AATTCTCGGTCCAGTATCTTACGTGGATACCAGAACACAATGGAACGTGGATATTAATTTAAATTGTACTTATTGCTTTTTATCAAACGACGAATCTGAGGTATTTGCTAAGAACGAACAGAAGTATTTATTTAAGCAGGTCTACGAGAGACCCTTTTATAACATAACTGGACAGAACAAGATTAACATAGATTCATTGGGAATGGTGATTAGCTGGATGTTTTACTTTCAGCGAAGCGACGCAAACTTGCGAAATCAGTGGTCAAATTATACGAACTGGCCTTATAATTATATGCCACAGGACGTGGAACCTGCGCCTAGTGCGGGAGATTATAACTATGTAAATCCTTTAGCTCCGGGTCCTCCTAGTATAGGTCCGGGTGTAAATCCTAATGGCTCGCCAACACATATCTACACAACAGGGCAATACAATCCGCAGAATATTCAGTATATTTTAATAGCACTCGGAATCCTCCTGGATGGGCAATATAGAGAAAATATGTTGCCGGCTGGTGTATATAATTTTGTTGAAAAGTATGTGAGAACCGCTGGAAATGCGCCACAGGGTCTGTATTGTTATAATTTTTGCCTAGACACAAATCCGCGAGTAATACAGCCATCCGGTGCGATGAATATGAGCAGATTTACAAATGTTCAGTTTGAATTTACAACCATATCGCCTCCAGTAGATCCATACGCGCAGGTGTTAACCATCTGCGACCCCACAACGGGAGATATTGTGGGTATCAACAAACCAACGTGGCGTATTTATGATTACAATTTCAACATGTATTTAATTGAAGAGCGCGTAAATATGGTAATATTTGTTGGTGGTAATGCGGGTCTATTGTATGCTACATAAATATTGAACACCCTTAAATAGCCAAAATTCCTACAACTGTGTAGGAATTTTGAGAAAATAATGTCTAAAAATATCCCTACACCTGTAGATAAAAACGTGTTTTTTCGTTGGGAAAGTTTTTTCAGAAAATGAAAATGGACAAATAAATGTCCAAAAATCGAAAAAGGTAAAACAGTGTTGCGAAATAACATGTTTTTACTGCATAATTGAAATTTATGGTCTGGCCACCAAAAAAATAATTTTCAATTTGTGACGATAAAATTTTATACTTTTTTGGGAAAAGAAGTTAAAATTAAAATATTCTGTCAATGTATAGCAATGTTTAGCAATGATTTTAAGCCAAAATTAAGCCCTGATTATTTTTGTGAAAAGTGTGACTATAGAACGTCTAAGAAGAGTAATATGGATAATCACTGTTTGAGTGCTAAACACATAAAATCAATGATTAGCAATGATTTTAAGCCCGGCTTAAGCTCCAAATATACATGTCAAAATTGTCATAAGGAATATAAAGATAACTCCGGATTATGGAGACATAATAAAAAATGTTGTGTGATTGAAACAAATGATGAACCTGAAGTAAATAATAATAATAATGCGACTGACAAGGGCGATTTGATTAACTATCTCATAAAAGAAAATCAGGAATTTAAAAACTTAATTCTTGAAATTATAAAGAGGGATCCCTTATAAATATATTATATAAAATTTGATACTTAAAGAATTGAAAATATCAAGTTTTGACCTGGGAAAGTTTTTTCAGAAAATGAAAATGGACAAATAAATGTCCAAAAATCGAAAAAGCCAAAACAGTGTTGGCGAAATACATGTTTTTACTGCATAATTGAAAGTTATGGTCTGGTCACAGAAAATATAATTTTCAATTTGTGATGATAAAATTTTATACTTTTTTGGGAAAAGAAGTTAAAATATTTTTCTATTGTTAATGTATGACAACGATTGACAACGATTCTTTAGTAAAAACTAGTCAAAAATTCAGGTGCGCAATTTGTAACTATACTGCGTCACGAAAATATAATTTAGATCTTCATCTTAATAGCATAAAACACAAAACAAGTCTTTTAACAACGAATGACAATGATTCTTTAGTAAAAATTAGTAAAAGTTATCAATGTCAAAATTGTGACAAAGAATTTAATGATAGAGCTGGATTATGGAGACATAATAAAAAATGTTGTGTAATTGAAACAAATGACGAACCGGAAGTAAAAAATAATAATAATAACAATGCGACTGATAAAGACGATTTGATTAACTATCTCATAAAAGAAAATCAAGAATTTAAAAACTTAATTCTTGAAATTGTAAAGAAGGATACTTATAATCAGAGCACAACTAATATTACAAACACAAACACTAATTCGCATAACAAAGCATTCAACCTGAACTTCTTCTTGAATGAAACATGCAAAGATGCCATGAATATTACGGATTTTGTTGAGTCAATCAAGTTACAATTGTCAGACCTAGAAAAAGTTGGAGAATTGGGTTACGTAGAAGGCATTTCCAATATTATTGTAAAGAATCTGAAGGACCTTGATATTACTCAAAGACCGGTTCATTGTACTGACAAGAAGAGAGAAACAATGTACATTAAAGATGAAGATAAATGGGAAAAAGACGATGAGCAAAAGAAGATGCACAAGATGGTCAGAAAGGTCGCAGATAAAAACGCAAGAATGCTGCCAAAGTTTAAAGAAGCTCACCCAGATTGTACCAAAAGTGCTTCACGGTTTTCTGACCAATACAATAAAATTATAATGGAAGCAATGGGTGGAAGAGGTGACAATGATTTTGAAAAGGAAGAAAAAATCATTAAAAAGGTTTCTAAGGAGGTAATTGTTGACAAAGATTGATCTCCCTAAGGGAGGGGAGCATTAGACGCAAACGGACCATCTTCGATGAATTCCCCCGTTAAGCTATAACGCTCGGGGTAGTTCGGCATAAATTGAACAGCAGGTTGTTTATATCTCTTATCAAACAACGCTTGATCTTCATTAAATCCACCCATCCACGTATTAACGCCAAAATTGGGCATGGCTGGTTTAGAGAACATATTGGCGGTAATGGCCCTTTCGCGGGTTCCATAACCACTTGTTAATGGCGAATATCTTGGTGTAACACCGACTGTAAGTTTTCCGGCATCATCATTACCCGGGACAGTATCGGGCGCACTTTTCAAAGGCGGTGTGTATGGCTGACAGCCAGTGCAATCAATATCTGCCGAACACTGTTGACCGGTTATAGCACATCGCGCAGCCGGTCCGCAAAAATTTTTACAACTATACGTTGTTGTTAAAGGAAGATTTACGGTGTGACTTGTTGCGCCGCCAGAATCCTCTTGAATTATCGAGGGTGTAAAACATTCCATAATGAAGTTATTTTCAGTTAAATAATCAATCCACTTAAATATTGATATGAGTAAAATAAAACTTGCTAACACCAAAAATAAAAATCCAGATTGTTTTTTAAAGAATTCCATAATAGTAATATAATATCTATGAAGATTTAAAATTAATTCGAATTAGGTGATTTAGTAAATAATAACTTTATAGGGTCCAAATTATTTTCTTTTGTCTCATTTTTCTTTTGTCTATGTAATATAAGTAATGGCAAATTCTGATGAAACGGATGACAAAAAATCATATACCTCGAAATTAACCACTTATATTATCATCATAGTAATTGTTCTATTCAGCATACCGGTTTATTATGGATTCAGTGGTCTAATATTATACGCATGTAAAGTAGCACAATCTAACGTTTTACCTGACGATAAAAAATGCTATCCATATGTAAACACCAAGCCGGAGATTGATCCAATTTTGACGAACATTTTTACGACGAATACGGATCCTCAAATGTCGATGAAATTAAAAATACCATACGACGAGTATAACTCTTCAAATAGTATACTAGATGGACTGCGTTCTTATAAGAACAATCCCGATTCATATTTTCTACTAAACTATTTTGTTACCATTCTAGAAAGCACGCTACAATTTAATTATTCTATATTTAGTTATGTATTGAATAAATTAAATTTGTTGCCGGAAACGCTGCTTGTATTAACGGGTCCTATAATATTCTCTATATTATCGCCGTTCATTATTTTTGTAGATATCATACATTTTATTTATTTATGGTTTACAGAAATGGGTTGGTTTTTTAAGGAAAACACAAATGACACAGGTAAAGGGATGCCAAAATGGGAAAACATCGGGTTTTTTTCAGGACCATTTAGATATTTGGTAGCATTTGGTCTAATTATTTTATTTACATTGGCGACGATTTTTGCGTGGAGTTTGTCATCAGTTTTTATATTTTTAGCGTTTTGGTGGTGTATTTTTAGCGTTATCACATTTAAATCAGAATTGAATGGTGCGCCCACGACTGGATTCACAATTATAAAAGAAACATACAAGTATTACAAGGGACAAATGATGGGCCTCCTAAGTTTTTTTGTAATTTTGTTTGCCTTTATACAATTGGGAGCGGTAGGTGGAATAGTCCCTAGTATCCTCGTTCTGTTAATATATTTTGGAATAATAGCAATTGATATATACACTCCGGTAACAGAAAAAGGCTTGTCTCTCCTAACAAGTTATAAACAGGCCAAGAAGACGTGTGTTTCAGAATCAAACCTACCCAAAGACAAACACGGTCTTTTGTATCATTGGATTTTTGGCGGACCCCAATCAGGAGGAAATATTAAAAACGAGCTTAGAAGTATAGGGAAAAAATTTAATTTACATAAAAATAGGACTTAAACCTATAATTAAAATATTGATTAATGGGAAAAAATAAAAAGCAACAAGTAATTCCAATGGTGAGCATATGTACGCCAACCTTTAATAGGCGTCCATTTATACCGATGATTATTAAATGTTTCGAACACCAGTTGTACCCAAAAGATAGAATGGAGTGGATTATAATTGATGATGGAACAGACAAGATTGGAGAATTGGTAAGCCATATTCCACAAGTTAAATATTTTAAGTATGAAGACAAGATGACGTTGGGTTGTAAGCGGAATTTGTTGAATGAAAAGGCAACGGGGGATATAATTGTGTATATGGATGACGACGACTACTATCCACCCGAAAGAGTGCAACACGCGGTCGAAACCTTACAAAAAAATCCAAAAGCGCTTTGCGCCGGGTCGAGCGCGATGTTTATTTATTTCAAACACGTAAATAAGATGGTTCAGTTTGGGCCGTATGGACCAAATCACGCCACAGCTGCGACGTTTGCTTTTAAACGAGAGTTGCTAAAAATCACGCGGTTTGATGAAAAATCTTCTGTGGCAGAAGAGAAGAAGTTTTTAAAGGATTATACAATTCCGTTTGTTCAGTTGGAACCAAAGAAGTCGATTTTAGTATTTTCACACGAACAGAATTCATTTGATAAACGGGAATTACTCATGCAAGGACCTAATCCGCGCATGCATGATTCCACATTGGTTCCGGCAGATTTTGTGAAAGAAGCCGATATATTGAAGTTTTTTATGGATGATATTAATAATTTGGCTTCGTATGAGCCAGGTAATCCAGAAAACAAGCCGGATGTAATAAAGCAAATTGCGGAACTGAAACAGAATAGAGAAGTAATGATACATGAACACATGAAAAAACAGGCTGAACACGCAGAAATGATGAATAAATTACAGAAGGCCTCTTCTCTGCCAGCGGCGCAGAATAAAATTAGTGAAATGGGTATTTTAATTCAACAGCTCACATTAGAAAACAATCAATTAACGGAAAAGGTGGCATATTTAGAGGACAAAATGAAGCAACTCATAAGCGACCGAATCAAGGAAAAAATGCAGGAACGGCGTATCACTCTTTCTCAAGAGGCGCCGACAATAACTTCATTGTCGTAATCATTTTTCAATCAAAATGCGCACAAATTGATTTTGTATTTAGAAAATTAATATAACAAATATACATATAAAATTAGTATAATTTATATGTATATATATAAATGAGTAACTGCGCCCCGGTTGTACCAGAACCAGCTAGACGAGCCCATTTTACGAATAAAGCAAATGGTTATAAGGAAACAAATCCAGATACAGGACTTAAAATAGGATATACACTGAAACCTAGACAAGATCTATGTATTTTGAGGTTTACTGAATATTGTAAAAGAAATGGAATGTTGTTATTACATAACGTAGGATCAGGTAAAACGGTTACCTCATCAGAGTTATTTATAAATCTTTTCTCCTGGTTGACTCAGGCTGATTTCACAGCTCTTAACGCTAATAATCCAGTTCTTCAAATGAAACAAGAAAGCATCGCTAAAATAGAATTAAACATTTCAGATATTAAACAGCAACTTATAATGAACATCTCCGCCGCCAAGGCAGCCGGTGGGGCGGGAGGGAACCGAGGAGAAATCGCAGCCAATTTAAATAGTAAACTTGACGAGAATGAAGTAGAATTGGAGGCGTTGAAGGAGGATGTGAAGGCGATGAATGGTAGTTTAAACAGAGAGGTATTGGTTATTTTACCAACGGGTCTATCTAGACAATTTAACGAAGACATTGAAAAAAATATTCCGGGCATTCATCGTAAGACTGATGGATGCGATGAAAATACATATACATATCTGCGTGAAGTGTTGAATTCTAATAATACAAAAACGTGGCAAACTTCACCATCGTTTACAATAAAATATATGGAATATAGAGAATTTAATAACCTTCACGCAAAATATGACGAAAGTGTGTCAAAACTAAAGGCCATATTTAAAAATAAAATTGTTGTTTTTGATGAAGCGCATAGATTATTCCGTCCATTCAATCCGTGCGATATAAATTCAAGTATTATTGAAAAATATATCACAGATAACGTATTAATAGAGGCAAAAAATGTAATTTTTATGACGGGTACTCCATTAAAAAATAGCGTGAATGATATGTTTAACATGTTGAGATTAATAACAATGCCCAAAGGCGACACAAATGTTTACGAATCAGAAGAGTTTAATTTAAGTAATTTAACAACATATAACAAATATATAGCTCCTCAAAAGTTAGTTTTCTCAACAGGATTTGATATCGCTACAAGCTTTGCGAGAGCAGCATTTGTATTTAGTAATTTTATTCGTTTGAAATTTTCAGATAGATTGCCAGGGCGTATATTGTCGAACTCAAAAGGTCTTGTGTTGGAAAAGAATGTAGATTTAGAAAATAAATTGGTCAAGGGTTACAATTTTTTTAGTTATGATAAGTTTAGAGAAAGGCTTGGTTATTTGCGAGCAAAAATGCAAACTGTGTATACGCCGCGGAATGTTGGCGGTAAATCAAATAAAAAAAAAACAATAAAACGAAATAAAAAACGGGGTGGGAGGAATAAAACAAAAAAAATGGTCGGGGGGGACGAGATGACATTAAAGGAAGCATATGAAATTTTAAAACTTACAGACCTACCGGAAGCAAAGGCAAATCCACCTGTAGGGCCAAAAAATCCAGACAGTTTGAAACAAGTTACAAATACATATAGAAGACTTGCTCGCGAAATGCATCCCGACAGAAAAGGAAATGAGGAAGATTTTAAAAAGCTGAGCAACGCTTACAGTGCTATAACGTCGGAAGATGTATCAGAATTTCCAGAACACGATGTGATATGTCAATGCCAGTATGATGCGTTATTTGGAGCTACTAATAAAGACATGTCAAAATTATATTCAACAATGATAAAAGTAATTAATTCTCCCGCGGTTTTAAGAGCTATTGAACGAATAAGTGTCAAACACTTAATGACTGAAATGTTTACAACTGACCCAACTATATATACATTATTGCTACGACAGGTGTTCGATTCTATAGAAGAGGATAATATATCTGAAACAATTATTATTATTGACAAAAGTTTAAATGATGAAAATGAGCTAGACATGGACGCATATCTTGATAATCTTAGGAATGAGAGTTCGGACTTGTTAGATCATATAGCATCTGATACAACTCCTGATACAACGACTCCTGATACAACAACTCCTGATACAACAACTCCTGATACATATGATGTGCTGTCCGATTTTATAGATGCCGAATTTCCAGATGAAAAATTACCAGATGAAAAATTACCAGATGAAAAATTACCAGACATGATTAATAAACTCACGAGTAAAGAAAAGGATGAACTAAATGACATGTTAATAAAAGCATTTGGAACAGAATTGAATAACATAAAGGAGCTGGAGGGAACTCTTAAGGAACTGGAAGGAACGCCTACAGTTAATGGTGGCGGCACTGGCGGTGCTGGCGCAGCAGTGGGAGTTGCGTTAAATGCTTTGTTGATACTCGCACTTGGTGCTATGTCTGTAGCAGGATCTGGGAAGCAATCTGTGACGCAATCTGTGACGCAATCCGGGATACAACCTATCAATGTTGCGACAAGTAATGTAGTTGTTTTGGAAGATGCACTTAATAATCTCAACACAGGGCTTGCACAATATTCTATTCCCGTGGAAAACCCGAATATATTAGAACAGAATAACTTAACTTTGGAGTTTGTGAACGAAGAAGTAGGCGATATAGCCGGGTTCTTGGGCGTCCCACCGGTTCCTGCTATTCCTGCTGCGCCTGCTATTACTGCTATTCCGGATGTTCCTGCTATTCCTGACGCGCCTGATGCCCGCGTGGTTCATGTGCTTAATGCGGTTGCCGCGACGGGTAACGCAGGTATATTGGGATCATTCGCATTAAGAGCATTAAGAGATACGGCTGTTAATTTTGATCTGCCAGGAAGTAGTCTTGAGCTACCAGTAGGAAGTTTTTATGAGCCGATAACACAACTCCGTAATATTTTGTCTACATCGACATCAGACACAAAAAGACTGTTTTATACCGCCATTGAAAAGGTACTTGATCAAGGTAGTAGTTTTAGTAAAACGTTTAAGTATGCTTCGGATTTTACAAAAATAGCGACAGAGATTCTTAAAAATATGGACCTGTCAACAGTAGGAATCACATCAGCATCTGTAAAATTAGTATGGGCTGCAATTAAGCAAAATTTTAGCCTAATAATTTTTAATAGCGGCATGCTTCAATATGGATTGTACGCGACGTTTGCCGGCGCATTTACCAAACTAATGTATGACGCACGCGAAGCCGATTGGCAATTTGGCAGCGTGTTTAGCGAGTATACAGATATTTGTTTTGGAAAAATTAACACACTGTCAAGTTATGTGAAAAAAAATATGAACCCATCTAAAAACCAAATGGCTTTAACTATATATGCGAGAAAACTTGGATACAGTAGATTAATAGGTGATGTAAATAAACAATTGCTAGAAAGGAACGCGTTTGGTTCAGTAAATATTGATAAATTTGTTGTAAACTCTCAGAAAATCATTTCCACGATATCTACGCCAATGCCATTAATTAACGAGTTTTATTATAATAGCGCTAAAAACACAAATTTATACACACTAAAAAAAATCTATGAAGGCAATTTGTTAACTCTTACAGGTGAAAACCTTAAGTATCCAAAAAGGGTTGTGAAAAACAATTATATATTTTACAGCCCCTATCAAATATTTTTAAACAATCAAGTTGTATTTATAAAAAATTTTACTAATGATAGGAAAAATATGCAGATAAGTAATGAATATTTGCCGTGGTTTTTCAATCGTCCCGAAATATTACAAAATAAATTTATTGGCAATTGTAGTTTTGATATCGCATATTCTCAAACAGAATTAAAAGATAGTTCGAAATCGGTAGTTTATTACGATGTTGACACAAAGGATTATAAACTGAATATTAATTTTGAAAAGGTTCCGCGGGGTGGACTAAAATCTATAACGGCAGATGGTATTCGTTTTGAATGTCCTAAGTTTAACAGAATATTACTTAATTTATTGTTGATGAAAACGGGGCAAATGGTGTATGAAAGTACTGTTAAAACTAATGAAGACGGCAAACCAAAAATATACGATAAAAGTATATATCCACCATTTCCTGGCACACCGGATGATGTAAACCGACCCAGGATTGAAATAAAACCACAACCACACTTTAGCACAGGTAAATATGATTCTGCGAATAAAACTACATTAAGTGGCGACGCTCACATAAAACCACAAAACGACGCACACGCGTTTCTTCCATTTGTTTATAGTGCGTCAGATGAGTTAGGTTTAAATTTGTTTGCTTGGTATTTAAAAAAAATGGGATTTAAATATACGTGTCTTCATGATATAGCCAAAGATATTTCAGTCCAGACAGACCGGTCACTTAAGGAAACATACAAAACTCTTACGGTTCCTGCTGCTGAAGAGACTGATTTTAACAACTGGGTAAATAACAATGTATATAACTACAGCACTGTCGACATTAATGAAGCAATCGCAGATTTTAAAAAAATTTTTGGCGAGACTACCTTTAACACAATTATGCAGGACCCAATTTGTATTTTATTGCATCCATTAAAAACTGAAGGAATCGATGGAAAATATAATCCCGCAATTTTTTTGATGGAGCCCGCATTGAATTTTGCTGACTATGAACAGTTGTGTGGAAGAGTCTTGCGAAGTTATCCTAAAGATTTTAATGTTAAACCGGAAAAAATGGTATATCAATTATTGACAACTTCTGAGAAGTGTTTGAAGAAATTTATAGATGAAAATACAGGGAGACGACACAGCATCGAAAGCACATTACCAGACGAAGAAGATTTTTTGAAAGACTATTTCGCGACAGAATCAGTTACACCTGAACGACCGGGTATTTTTAGCAAAAAATACGGAACGTCTGGATTTGATCTTTACACCCCCGATCATTCACTTGCCATGGGTTATTACGGACAACTCGAGTCTTTGTGTAAAACTACTATAGATAAGGACGTGACTGTGGTCGTGAATAAAAACGCGCGTGATAGACTTGACGTGTTTGAAGGTTTTTTGCGCAAACAATACGCAGACCTAATGGGTTATACTAACTTAGAAGGTGCTGTCTTAAATAATTTCACGTCGAAATTAAGTTCAGCAATGCATATTTATAAAAGAGGACTGATTAGGTCTCCGTGGTTGTCAGGTAAGTACAGCAATATAAAAGGAATTAATAGTACCGGGTTTGATTGGTTAAGGGATAATTATGCCGTTACAAAAAATGCGTTAGACAATATTTATAATTACAAGTATTTAACAGAGTGTGCGGCTTACACGTTGGATTTTTGTGACAACTTTAGAAGGGCGTCGTATGTAGAAAAAATTGAAACCGAAGAGGAGGAAGCGCAGAGAAAAAAGGCAGAGGAAGAAGAGAAGATGAAAAGGGCAGATGAAGAGGATGAAGACCTGCATAATGTTGAATTGCCGAATTGGCATAAGATTCCAGAAGAAGAAAATGAGGAAGAATATAATTATGAAACTGTTAACTTTACTGCGTCCTATTTGGTTAAATTAGTTCAATATGTAGGTTCGATTATGGGTGGGTCCACGTCCACTTTTATTAATGATGTAAAATCAACTGCTAGTAAAATGGATTATGAAATAAACGAAATGAGATTAATTAAGTATACAGAATTTGATTTTAATAAAATTGTATCAAAATTGTCTGGGCTCGAACCAACTGTCGGGTATACACCCCCTGTGGAGGTAAACGCGAGAATCCCTGAGCTGGATATAATATTAAGCACTGTGAAAGATGATGTACAAAAATTATACAAACCGTTATGCGATCCTTTTGCCGAAATGCGCAATAAAACGTGTCATCAATTGTCGGATGACCCAATAATACCCCAACCTGTAAATGTGGGAACATTTAATGAGTATGTTGAATTTGTAAAGGGAAGATATGAAGCGTATAAAAATCCGGCAGCCTCAGAAGCCGATAAAAGAGCGATACGCGATGCGATTGAGACTAAACGACGAGAAGTATTTGAACCTGCACCGGCAGTAGAAGGACAAGCGCCTGCAGAAGTAGCACAAGCGCCAGAACCAGGGCCAGGACCAGGGCCAGGACCAGGACCAGCACCAGGACGAGGACGAGGACAAGGACAGGGTCGAGGACAGGGTCGAGGACAAGGACGAGGACAAGGACGAGGACGAGGACAAGCAGCAGTAGCACCAGCACAAGTAGCAGTAGTGCCAGCACAAGCAGCAGTAGTGCCAGCACAAGCAGCAGTAGCACCAGCACCAGCACAAGGACAAAGAAAGGTATCAACAAGAAGTAAACATGGAGGGACTAATAAAACGAAAGGGTCAAGAAGGACAATAAAACGTAAATACCATTAAGAATTCCATCAATAATTCAATAAAACCTATAATTGTAATCATTTTTCAATCAAAATATACTTAAAGATGTCTTGATTATAACAGTAATAATGGAGTATAACGAGTCACCACACGAAGCCAACCAGCACGTGCTTAACCCTAACGATCGGTTACAGGATACACAAAGAATGGATAGTGGATATAATGTAATTTGGAGACCTTCTGGGAAAGGACCTGGTTTGAAAATGCGTAAGATTGAGTTGTATACTTCGGCGGATACTGGTAGTCATATTAGAGATGCGGAAACCGGACATTATTATAGTAACATGGTGGGCTCGAGTGACGAGGACCTCTATTTTAAGGTAGTTCTTGCGACGGGCGAATGTAAGAGTAGAAATAATTCGTCTACAATGTTTTACAGTTCCCCTCGCCATTACATGTCTCATATGCGCTGCGATTTGGATCCAAATCAAATTGCGAAGTGGGAGGCAAAGCGCGACGCAAGAGTGGCCGAGGCTGAGAAATCCCGAGAGGCTGTGCGTTTCAAAAGGCAGCTCATCTATGTTAACTAAATAACCAACACAAATAACTTACTCAATAACCAAAATAAAATAACCAAAATAAAATAACCAAAATAAAATAAATAAAACAGAATAAAAACACCATGAAACTCATTCATGATGTTTTTTCATAATTCTAAAATAAACAACTTACGACAATGAGTAAAATAATACGATCGCATATTTTATTCTTCGTCAAAAGCGAAATCTTCTTCTTCCTCTTCGACATCCTTATCTGTGATTCCAGTGGCATTCTCCTTGATGTATTTTTCAATATACCTGTAAATGCGGCTAATATCCAACTTTCCGATTTCATACATTTCGGTCAATCGATTAAGTTCGGCGTCATTATCCGCATTCTTTAGATCAATAAAAAAACCAAACAGGTCCTTCTTATCCATGCCTAATACTTGGCATAATTTTTGTATAAATAGCGAATTGTTATATTCAGTGGAATACTTAGTTAAAACCTTGGTAAATCGTGTTTCTGTCGGATTATAATGCTGCTTCTGTGGGAATGAGTCGTGATACATTTTATTATTTTTTAGTGTTTTAATCAACGAGCTCATTTCGTTAAACTGCCAAATTTGTTTCTGAAATGTAATTCGGTCGATATAATCCGCAAAACAGACATTTTCTAGCTGATTAATATAAAATGGTATCGAGACCTTCTTGTCCGCCTTTTCAATAACATCAATTAGGTTTTCGTGCCACAACAGTCCAACACTTGTTCTATCCGTTTCATTCATAACGCTATTATGCTCTGCCACTGTATAATACTTATTAAATAGATTTCTCGTTATTTTTTTCGTATCATCACTGTAAGACTTGATTCGTAGTATATTTTCGATTAGATGTTCGGTAAAAAATTCGGGCTTATTTTTATAAATGGTATATATGCCGTGAAGTTTTCTTAAGTCTCCTTGAACAAATGCGGCTATTCTTGCCTTGATGTCTTGGTCAATGCTAGGTAAAAGAGGCGCTACTATATTTGTTACTTGTGTTAGTGTGGGTGTTTTAAGCTCTATTGTGTTACAGACCTTCATAAGCTCCTTGATTTTCTTATCTACCTTATAATTTCCTATGCATATAATCGGATTGATTGTAACTTCTTCCAACTTTTGTTTTTTAGTCTTTTTAGGACGGATTAATTTGATTAAGGTGTTGATACCTCCCTTATCTCCATTATTCATACCATCAATTTCATCCATAATAATTGCGAGTCTTCGCGCCTTTTTGTTGAATAAACTCATAATATTTCTATCTGCCATGTTATGCTTTGTTATGTCTTCAATCACGGATGTATTTCTGATATCTCCCGCATCATATTTTATAACATCATAATTCATTTCCTTCAGGATTTTAGTAACAAATGTAGTTTTTCCTGTTCCTGGATCGCCAAATACATAAATACCTCTTTTTAAAAGAACATCATTTCTATTGGCCTCGAAGTTGCGCAATATATTCTTCACTTGTTCGGCCTGTTCGGTCCTATTAAGAATTGTATTTATTTCTAAGTTCTCCATCTTATATAATAAATAATAATTGTTTTTATGTAGCTTTTTTTGTTATTTGAAAACTTAATGAAAGTGTGTCATCTATTTAACAACGTTGGGTTGTTCCGTATGTAATCCCATCCCACGTAACTCCACAATTATTCGCCCATGTAGATTTATTACATGCACCTTGAGACCCTGTATATGTAGGAGTATTAAAGTCCATTTCTAGATGTTTCTTTCCGCTCATTGGAGGACAAGTTCCTAAATCTTTAACATTTACGCATCTGGTATCATCGCCTTCGCCTTCGAATTTCCAATAATCGGGGCAAGATGGAACAACTGGCGGCCATTTTTGTCCATCCTTGGCATACGACAATGAAATACCAATAAATACAAGCGCAATAATTAAGATTATGATAGCAGAAAATAGAACAATCTTTTGAAACCCTTCCATATAAATTAAAGGAATATATTTTTTTTATTGGAGTAATATAAATGAATAAAGTAAATAACGGAAGAGTTGATATCAAAACACCTAATACTTCAGCCTTGTTTCAAATGTACGATAAAATACCTGCTAATCAATGTGTGACCTTTAGGAACGCCACAGAGGGGCTATGGACATCATCCACCCTATCTCAAGCATTTTTCTCTCAAGAAAACATTCAGATCTTACAAAATGGAATACGAGCGGGCATTTATAAAATATCGAATGGACAGTATGTTATTGGTGACCAGGATTGCGATTCGCTAAAAATAATAATGAGGAGCGTGTTTTTACAATACGCCGTGAACCAACCAAATAATTTCCAAGAGCAAATTTCGGCATTGAACAAGATTGTTTTGGATTACTGTATCCAACAAGTATACGGCGAAGCCCAAGGCTATATGAAATATGTAAGTGATGTTAGCACATTAGTCGTACCGATTGCTCATCCTGTAATGGCAAATGACAACGATCGCCAATTAGAATTTAAGGGGTGGTTCTAAATTTTAACACAAGTTTAAATGTATTATTTTTTATGAAAATAATATTTTATGGGAGATAACATCGCAACCAATATGACAGATAAAATAGAAGATAAAATAGTATTGATATGTGCCACTGGTCGTTCCGGGTCAACGACATTACAGAGAATTATTAATACAATCCCAAATAGTAATATATGTGGAGAGAATTTTGGCGCAATTAATAGCTTGCTTGAGTTCTATAGACGTATCAAAACATCAAGCGTCGAGTATATACCAGGTCATTTCAATCCAGCAAAGTATAGCGAAATTATTGAAAAAAATATAAAACCTGCATGGTACAATTCTTACAAGTATCAACAAATCGTGCAATTAATACAGATGACAATTATAAATATGTTTAAAAATAGTGCGACGACGAATGTGTGGGGGTTTAAAGAAATAAGATATGACTCTGGAAATATTCAATATATATCTGATTTTAAGGAACTGTTCCCCCAAACAAGGGTTATTGTTCAGATTAGAGAGAATATTCGTCAACAAAGCAAAAGCGGATGGTTTAATAATGATAAAAGCGCGGTAGGTTTCTTACAAAAGAATAGCAGAGAATTAATCGAATTCGCAAATAAAAACAAAGAATGGTGTTATTTAACGAGTTTTGAACGAATGTTTGATAAGGAGAACATAAAAAAAATGTTTGATTTTATTGGCTGCAGTAATGATTATAACGAAGCTATGGTTACCGAAGTCATGAACAACAATATAAAAGATTAAGACTAGCAATTGCAATTTAGTAAAAAATATAAGTAAAATAATAACGAAATTATTATGAGTTAAAATAATCAAATATATAGTATATATATTATGTCGCATATTATGCCAACATCGTATAATTCTTCCAGAGTAGGTAGGGGTCCACACGAAAACCATAGATTACCAATACAACATATATTACAAATGCAGAATAGAAATATTGCAAATATAAATAGAGATATCTGTAAACTAGGAAACAAAATAAAAGAAGTACAAACAGAAACACACGCGAACAGCGCTCATTTTCAAAATCTAACAGATCACATTAAAACGAGTGATAATAACTTTTCTATTGATAACGTCAATACCATCACAAAAGAATATATTAAATGTGTCAACAAATTGAACTTTACAACAAATCTTATCAATGAGAAGAAAGACGAAATCCAAGGAGCAGGCGAATATGCTTCTGTATTAAGACCTATATTTGAAAATAAATACACTGATAATGCTGTAAGCATAAACGGATATATTGTCGTTGCTTCTGCTGAACCAGTAAAAATGATACATTTTTTTGAGCCAGATTCGAATTGGGATAATAAACAAAACAACATATGGAATGTGTATCGCGAAAAATGTGAAACAGATGGCTATAATAGATTTAATGAATTAAGGAGCAAATCACCGAAAAAAATGCAATTCTATGTATTAATTCCGTATGATTGGGAGTTGGGTGTAAAAATTGCGTTTTTTTTGTATACCCCTGATATTTTAGACAAAACTGGCAAGGAGTGGATCAAAATAGTATCTGGATTTAATTTAACCCCGTCAATAACTAAATACGCGAATGTTTCGGATCTGCCAGCATCATATATATCCTATTTAGGTAAAATCGAGGACGCATTTAATACATTTTCTAGTAGTAATACTGATTATAAATTAGGAACTATTTATCAGTTTGGTCCCGACAATAAATTCAATACACTTAAGATTATTTCATCTGTTGATTACCCTTCATGGAAAGATGAATACATTGTTAATAGTTATATTCCTGGTTCCAACATTGACATGCCTAATATTATTTACCAGATCAACGTTGGGCTTAATCGTAATTATACTTGCTTGCATGAAGGAGAAGTCGTCATAGTCGAATATGTGATTGGATCAGTCTATTATACAGGTGTTATTAAAATGATTCTGGTCGATGGATACGATGGTTTATGTTATCAAATACAGTCTATCAATATTAACGATTTATTTGAAACGTCCGTACAAATGACAGGTGATGTTGACATTCAAGGAAATTTGAATGTTACACGATACAATGGTGACTCTGTTATTTCAACTGATAATACTCGCAAGGTTACAACATTTCATGATAAGGTAGGCATTAATCAACGATCACACGAAGTAAATGGATTGTTAGATATTGATAACATGACCCAACAAACTGTTTTGGATTTGTTTGATGACTTTGTCCCAGGATTAACCAATAGTTATGACATAATACAAGTAATAATAAAACACATTGCTAACAAATCGGAAATACAGTCTTACACAAATTTATCCCAATTTCCAGTTGGAAAAACCGATAATATAATATACAGCAAGGGTTCCCATAATATGGATTTATATATACCGAACCATAAGACAAAATCTTTTGAAGTTGTTTTATACGTGCATGGAGGATCATTTGTTTCTGGTAATGAAGAAGATAAGGACGCACTAAGGGCAATGGCGCGGTTTAACTCGGAAGGTTATATTACCTGTTCTATGGCCTATTCACTACAATCACCACCAGCGGGCGGATATACACTAGACTGGTGGATTAATGCTGTGATCAAGGCAACAAACGACCTGATTGACGCGATTGAATATATAAAGAGTTTGGGTGCTACTGGAGTTCATATTATAGGATATTCAGCTGGAGCGATAATGGTCTTAATGACTGCACTGAATGATAAACATCCATTTACAGATATTTTGAAGAAAACACCACCTAATTTTATTTTAACTCGTACGTCAATTGGCGGCTCATTAATTACGCCAGATGGTTTTTCCATAGTAAAGTATTTGGATGCGAATTGCCCACCACTTCTATTGTGGAATGGTACCGCCGATAAAACCGTCGATCAGAAGGGCGCGATTGCTATCAAGCAAAAGTATACCGAATTGGGTAAACCCGAAAAATGTCGGTTATATTTACTTGATGGTTCTACGCACTCCTCTATATTAATTGATACATATAAAGGGAAAAATGCCTTGGATGTATCTATCGCATTTGTAGGTTCATCTCTTTTTACGCTAATAACAGAAATGTTTGCTGATAATACAAAATTGTTTGACTATAGAAATCAGTGTACCGTATTTTCTGTCCCCATTAAAGCTATTATAAAGACTGAAGATATTAACATACTCCATACCGATGGTATTGAGGTTGTCGTGGGTAATCAAACAAGTGTCGGTATAGGTAAATCTATACTTTCAAATAACTACACTTTCAAATTATTACAACAACGTGTAAAAGAAGTTAATCAAATGAAATCGGAAATTATCAGCTCATCGGACAATTCTAACATTTTTTCATTTATAGAGTTAGTATGTAATGATAATAAGAACTGGTATGTTGTTTCTATGAGAGCAATCACTGATATTGTGTCGATGTCTGATATTAATAGTAATAGTAATATGCTCTTTGTTATGACTTATATAAATGTAACCAATATTATGGTTGACCAGTCTTATTATACTGTATTCACCAAGTTATTTGATTATGTTAGTCGGGAATGTCGATTTATGAATTATGTCGCTTTATTATTTAAAAATAATACTAGCAATAATACTAATCGATTGGTTGATGCCAGTGGTAACTTAACTAAGGATGCCAATGGTAACCCATTAATAGCATTAGCTATAAAGAATAATGAATATTTTTCATCCAGACTCGGATTGCTTCCCGAAAGTTATATTTATTTATATACATTGCGTGATGATGCTAGTGGTTACGACAATAGTTTTACATTACACGAAAGTAATCCACAGTGGAATGGACAACAGGCCAGCGATTGTTGGAATGGTGATAGTAATGTTGGCTTGCTTGTTAATATTATTAACGATCAACAATACCAACTTTACAATAACCGTCAAAACTCTATTTTTGCGGTTAATTATGTATGGACTTCGTTTAGAAAAGTAGCATTTATCAATTTAATAACTATCAACAATGTCAGATATATTTTAGGGTCGGGGTTTAACCTAAATTCATTACTTGGACCAACTGTGGTAGTGCGCGGGGACAATAGTGTTAGTGGCAATTTTTATGTCAATGATTCAAGTGATAATAATATTTTTAAGGTGGATAATGTTACAAAGACTATTTCTAACTTGTATAAAGTTGGTATTGGTATGTCAGAATTACCTAAGTCTATTTTACATGTAACAGATACGACTGTATCTGAAATTATAGCTGAAACGGATGCTGCGGCCGAACAATATGTTATTCTGAATAAACTTGCCCGTAATCTGCGCGAGGCTCCATCTGAGGCCTCTTTTAATGATATTATTACTGAGCTTAACGTAACACAAACGGTTAATAACTATTTTGGCATTTACCGAATAAATCAAGAGACATTCTTGTCCACTGACATAACAGTTGTTTATCATTGGTTATATCCCAAGTGGCAAACGTATTCTTTTGGAAATATAAATGATTCTGTAAATAATGTTCCAATACAAATAAGTATTGGGTTATATCAGAATATATTAGATGAAGATGCCATATACGATGGTCGTATGTGTTTTAGGTTGTTTAGTTTTGTATTTGGTTGGAAACTGTTGCGAATTATTTGTTTCAAAAATAAATATAATGGCAATATGTACTTTTTATTAACCGGTACAAATATTCAAAATTATGGAATACGATATAATTCCAATAATAACCTACAACGATTATATGATCAACGTATACGATCACCTAACATATTAGCTGAAATTGATCGTCGTATCCGTATTAAAAACAATGAAGCTATTAATCCATATTATAACATCTTCGAGGGGTTGAACTCACTTAATGTATTGAATAAAACATATAATAGTATTCGTATGAATCAATTCAAAATTGATCTTAACATAAATAATTTATTTGAAATTAAAGTAACAAAAATCATTATACCTTTAGATACGTCAATTGATGATATATCATTTGGGAGCACAATTAACTACGCAGATTTAAGCTTTAATGACCGAACTAAATTCGCTAACATGTACAATTACCTAACATCTAAATATACCAATATTCAAATTGGTGATTATTTTTTATTACGATATGATGATTTATCCGTTGACCATATAGCATCTAGTAAATGTATAGATGTTTCTGGTCAAACGATCACATTAATTCTAAACGAGTTCTCTATTCAAGATTGTATTAATCCTTCGTTATATGTGAATGGAGACACGCAATTATGTGGTGAATTGATGGTTGGTAATGAAAATGATAGACTCAATTATGTATCTATTGATTCAAATCGACGTTTTTTTGGTGTTAATACTGATGATCGCTTCATAAATTATTCTGATATGGTGTATACTACGACTACAAATCGATATACACCTAAGCATAATGTATATATAAAAAATGACGCATACCCGGTTATGGTTAGTGAAAGAATATGTGAAGATGCTAGTGGGACAGATGTAAGCAATAATGATTATATTAAGTTTGGAACCTATACTGCCTTTACTGTAAAACGCAAAAGTAACATTTATGACTATTCCACACTAGCTAGTTATGCGGATAAACTAGATGAGGCTTTTCATAAGAATAAGAAGAATACAACTGATACGGTAACTCATATGCGATATGGTCCAGATATATCTTTTGAATTATGTGATAAAGATAATAAAACTGTAGAATTGGGACAACTTCAACTAACTCTTGATGGTATGGATGCGTCTGGTAATTTACAATGTGGGTTTGGTGTGTCAGTAAATGACTATGATAAGGGCACTTCATTCGGAGATATACGACGAAACATTATATATGTAGACAACTCTAGTACGCTGTTTGTTAAGCAAATTAATTTGGGGGGCAAAGTATTGTCTACGGATGATAGTGGCAATTTATTATGTGACGGAGGTAATATTTACGTTTCATCTGCGAATTATCCTTACCAACGTGTATTCCCTACGATACAACAACTTCAACTAAATTTGAACAACAAATTTATTATTGGCTATAGAAAGTATGTACATTCTATGATTGACTTTTTTAATACTAATTTAACCAATGTTAAATATATGGATTTGTTAGATGACTATAGCCTTTCTAATAGTGAATACCAAAAAACACTTGTAAGTATGGTAAACCATTATGATATAAGCAACAATCCGGTTCGCGTTCAAATGGTTACAGTTAGTGGAAATATTTTTGCTGATAGCAACTATTCGGAGAATTATGGAGACGTGTCAACTCAATCTACGAATATTTATAATAATCCCGAAATCTCTCAAGCCATTTTGGTCGGAATCGGAGGGATGGCAAGGTGCACTACTAACACAAAATTATTAAATGTTTGTATTGGAACTGAAAATAAATGGGGCACAATTGTATTGACTCGATTAATAATGGAAGTGCCTGTTGAATAAAAATCTAAGAAAAATACATTTTGTTTCTAGAAATTCGGCAATAAACGATGTGATTAATTGTTCTAACATAAATAATCTTAGTTAATTTTTATATACTACATATTTGGTGAAAACTATATAAAAATTATATTTGTGTATGATATACACCTGTTATGTTTAGTGGTTTTCGTTTAACAACAATCAGTATCTTATGCTGCGTATTTTCAGTTTTGACATATTCTGTAGCCGATAGCACTTGTATATGTACGGCGGTTCAATGTCCAGTCTTAGGGGTAAACACATTGGTAATGGGTAACGGCGGGTCAACCGTAAAATACACATACATTCAACATAACGCACACATAGTGGTATCATCTGTCACAGGAATAGTGTCGCCTGAATCATTGGATAAAGGCACAGAGCCGACAAAGTGCACACAGGATTATTCTCGCATGTTAGAAGATGACGGTTTGGCAAATTGTGATGCGGGACATATTATGGCAAATCGTCTGGGAGGGTATGGCAATGAGCCGATAAATATTTTCCCGCAGAAATTCTCTATTAATCGTGGTGCCTACGCGCAATTCGAAGGAAAAATATACGAATGTATAAAGAGTGGCGCAAATAAAGCCACCTTAAATTGGAATTTTTCATATGAAACCACAAACCATACAATGCCAAATAAAGTAGTGTATAGTGCGGATTTTGATAAAGGCGATTGTACGCATTTAGAAGATACTTTTTCTAATTAAATTACATCATATACAACATTTAACATCATATATAATATTCTAAATTTTATATTATATATTTAAACGCTCTCTACGACCATTAGTGCCTTTTTTACAGTCTTCTTAACAACGCCCTTGGCAACCACCTTTTTCTTCTTGTCTTCCCCGGCCATAAGCCGCGCTCTAGCCTCTTTATATTCGACATATTGATCTCTAAGCTGATCCAACTCAGACTTCCACATCTGATTCACAGACGTTGCCTTTATAACCGCCAACTCAGCCAACTTATCGCTGCGGTCCTTTAACAATTTTGTAACATTCTCTTCGGTGACTGAATCCATTGGCATTTTTACAAGATACCTGTATTCGTCATCGTCTTCAAGTTTATCGTATCCCTTTTGTTGTAACATTTCAACAACGAAATCCTTCTTCTTTTTTCTCAAATCAATTGTTCCGTCCAATGTCTCCTGTATATACTTGGCCTTGTTTGATAACAAAACAAGATCTTTCTCCAAAGCATCAATCATATATGCCTTTCTAACTCCATATAAATCTAATCGCACGTCATAATACGCATCAATAATCTCCGATATTTTATTATACTTTTGAAGAGTATCCTTTGCGTCGAACAAGTGCATATTTGTCGTTGTGTTTGTAGTATACAATTTCAACAGTTTTTCTAGTCCATTACATCCGTGATCGCAACTCGTGCCTTCAAGCTCGTCTAATTTCCCCTTCATAAATGTAATAGTAAAGTCGACATTTGTATCCTTGCTCATATCCTCATAATCTTTAATTGTAGCAGGAATTTTCTTGCCATCTTTGTCAACACCAGGCTCTATTAGATATTCAATTAATTCCTTGAAATCTTCTGTCCAATAGCCAACAGGCAATTCAGTTACCTTGATTTTATCAACACCTAACTTCTCGTATACACCCTTAATCAAGAACTTTTCGTCGCTAATCTTTGTGATGCGACCTGTAAATCCTTCGTAATAAGGGATAAAGTCAATTTCGCCGTCAGTCGATAACAATTTATTATTCAAATAATCTATGATTTGTAATGGGTTATAACACATAATATCAGTGCTAAAGCCTGTTCCGATACCCTTAGATCCGTTTACTAACAGCATTGGGATAATAGGTGCGTAATAAATGGGCTCAACTAACAAACCATCGTCATTTAAATATGTTAAGACGTTGTCGTCTGTGGATGGGAATATAGATCGCGTGATTTTATTTAACTGTGTAAAGATATATCTTTCCGATGCGCTATCCTTTCCACCTTGTAATCTGGTTCCAAACTGTCCGTTTGGTAGAAGTAGATTGATATTATTTGAACCAACGAAATTTTGCGCCATTCCCACAATAGCTCCATTCAAACTCGCCTCTCCGTGATGATATCCCGAATGCTCTGAAACATATCCTGAGAATTGTGCGACCTTGATTTCAGTTGTCAGATTCTTTTTGAACGCGGAGAAGAGAATCTTTCTCAAACTAATCTTGAGACCATCCATCAGGTTAGGAATACTTCTATCGCAATCATACTTTGAGAAATGAATTAGTTCGCGGTTAATAAACTCTTCATATGAAACGTTTGTTTTTGCTGTATCAAGATACGCATCTCTGTCGTATAACTTAAGCCAGTCCTTACGGTCGTCTGCTCTTTTTTTATTGAAGACCATGTCAATCGCATCGTCGCTCTTATCGGAATGTTGAAAGCCTACAACCTTTCTTTTCTCAAAATATTCGCGGAATTCTTTTCCAGTGCTTGTACCAAGTCCCTTGTAATATTTAATCTTCCACCCCTTCACGTCGTTTTCCTCCTTCCACTCATTATACTCGCCATCATTATAGAACTCCAATTCAACGGCACCCTTTTTCGCCTTCAAGATGGGAGTATTCATAAAACCGATGAATCCCGGAATATTAGCAAGCGTGGGCCACTCAGACTGAAACAGATTAATGCCAAGTCCCTTTATGTGACTGCCGTCTAAATCCTGATCCGTCATAAATAGAACCTTGCCATAACGTAACTGTTTATACACATCTTCAATTGTATTATATTTTTTACCTGTCTCCAGGCCCAAGATTTTCTTGATCTCAGTAATTTCCTTGTTTTCAGAAATTTTCTTGACGTTTTCCCCCCTTACATTGAGAATCTTACCCTTCATCGGATATACTCCAATAATATTGCGGTCATCAGATGACAATCCAGAAATAATACCTGCCTTTGCTGAATCTCCCTCGCAAAATATGACAACACAATCTTTGGATTTTTCTGTGCCAGCCCAATTGGCATCAGTGAGCTTCGGAATACCTCGCACTGATTTACTCTTAACTCCGTCCGTCTTTTTTGCTGCCTTGTTTTCCTTCACTTCGGTTAATTGTAAGGCGGCATCCATAACGCCCATCTTGGCAACCTTTTCAATAAATTTATCAGACACGTCACATTTGGACCCGAATTTGGCAGAAGGTGTATTCATATAATCCTTGGTTTGGCTGTCAAATGCCGGGTTTTCAATATCGCAACGCAAGAATAAAACGAGTTGTTCCTTGATGGTGTTCGGGTTTACTTTGACCTTTTTCTTTTTCTCTATGAATTCACACAACTTTCGGGTTATTTGGTTCAAAATATATTCGACGTGTTTTCCTCCCTTTGCGGTGTGAATGCCATTTACGAATGATACTTGAACAAATTCATTTGTAGGCGTTAATGCGACGGCATATTCCCAACGGTCGCCGTTGTCTTCGTAAACTCTCTGAGAAACCGACTTTTCACCTATATACATGTCGATATATTGCTGAAAATTTTTAATTGGGACCAAATTGTTATTGTATCTAACCTTGAGGGTTTTATCAGTAATCGCAGATATATCATAAACGCGCTTCTTTAATAGCGAAATAACGTCGGCAGAAGGTCCTGTAATACCCAATCTGTGATAGTCCGGCTTGAATGTAATCTTAGTATATGGCTTGTTCTTGCACTTGGAAACGGTCGGCTTGCCGATTTCATCTAGGTTATTCTTGAACTCTTGAATATACTTGAGACCGCGAATATGGTCAACCGTCTCAATTCGTCCATAAGTAGACCAGATAAGAACTAGCTTGAAACCGAAACCATTTTTACCTCCAACAATTTTCTTCTCGTCTTTATTGTAATTTGTAGAAGTTCGAAGGTGACCAAATACGAGTTCAGGAATCCAAATACCGTCTTTTTGTGCGACATCAATACCATTACCATCGTTGACCATTGTAATCGTGCCGTCTGCTTCAATTGACACGTCAATATGACTAACAGGTAACGCGTTTTCCAATTTACTATCGACCTTGGTCTGCATTCTAACAACATGGTCACGACAATTTACAATACCTTCATCGAACAGTTTAAATAAACCGGGAATGTAGGTAATATTTTTTTCTATAATTTTCTCGCCGTCTTGACTCATAATCCACATATCGGCATCAATGTTTTCAACGGAGCCAATATACGTATCCGGATTGTCAAGGATATGCTGTTTATCGGTCTTCTGCTGAACATCGAAGAATAGGTGGTCTGAATCTGTAGCGCTCATCGTATCTTATTATATAATTCTATTTTTAACTACATTTTTAAAATCAATTTTTTATTTATCTCAATTCTTTTTGTAAATCTTGTTGAGAGTTTACCCGAGTCAAAAATACATAAAAGTATTCAAAAATATAAGTAAATTCAAATAAAATAAAATAACCAATAATAATAATATTAGCATGCACTCACAACGTCAATTCACGCCTGGAAAAAAGGCGAATTCCATAAGATCAATCAATTATGTAGCCGCTTACAACGCGGCATTTCCAAATTCGCAACAAATCGCGTGTTTCTGCATTCCTGATAAGTACAATAAAACCGTGCTTGGTTCCGATTCCCCGTCTACAAAAATTTCAAACAACAGACGGATATCCCAGATAATTAATTATTCGCGTGGCGGAAACATTCAATACGGTAATTCTTATTTAGGACAACCCTTAAATATCAATTCTTTAGGGAGAGCCGAGGGGATGCCAGGTGGGAGCGGAAAACCGCCGACAAATAGATTTTAGTGCGTTTCTCTCAATCCGAATAAATTTATTTTCTCAATTAATCTTATAATGACACACGAACAAAATATCGGATCTCGCGCTCAAGTTTGGCACGGAACAGCAAAAAAGACCAGTGGTGGTCTTACCAAGACCCATCTTATGATGAACAAGCACGGACGCATCGTATCTAGAAAGATGCATACCATGGCCAAGAAGCAGAAGCGTCTTGTAAAGGCCGGCTTTTTGACCAAGAAGGGTCACTTTGGTTTCGTCAAGAAGGGAATGTCAATGAAGAAGGGTCGTAAGGGTAGCCGCAAAATGAGAGGTGGTATGGCGCACGGCGGTCCCCTCTCTCCGATGGCATATGCTAACGGCGAGGGTGTTGGAACATCTGGTGTTGACTTGCAATTTGTGGCCGGTAATGCCGCATAAATAAATAAATTATAGTGTATTTTTTAAGTTACAATATAATTTTAAGAGGAGGTAAACCAGTCAGTCTCTATAAATTTATCATATACAATATGGTCTGCGAATTTGTAATACAAATATTTTTCAAAGAATCTTTTACTGACAACAAACTTTAACGACTTTGCGCATGCATATTTGTTGTAAAAATTATAGGCGTCATCAAACGAAATCAGTGCCAATTTATGGTCCAATTTGATTTGTTCCTTTATAAAATCAAACGAGTCATTAATATCATTACTTTTATTCCACATGGAACACGTGACGCTCAAGACAAATTTATCCTCTACAATCTCGATGGCAGGGAAAAAGTGCTTCAGGATTTTCAACATGCTCTCTTCGGTTATATTGCCGCTTGACATTAATTTATCTGAATTTTCTTTTGACCAGGTCTTAAAGAGTGAATTTAGTTCATCTACTTCTAATTCATTGTCAAAAATAAGCTCAGAATCTAGGTTATGTGTAGTTATCGTATTTTCCCAGAATTTAATAAAGTCACTTTCTACTGGTAAATACCGGCTGGTTATGCCAATAAAAGAATCAGAATCGTTATCATATGAATACTTTTCTTTAAACCGTGTTTTTAACGAATTTGAATAAATGACATTCGGCAAATTACAGTTTGACAAGAATTGCTTCCAAACAAAATGAAGACTCTTCCATTCCATTCTACATTCTGAAGCAGCATCGACAATGTATTTACAGCAAAATTCATCTACAATGTTATTTGGATTTGTATTTTTAAGATAATAGGAATATAGTTTTAATTCTTCGTCGGATCTATTGTCAATAAATTTATCTGAATTCTCGTAGCGTGATGAATAATGAGCTGCCACGCAGAGTAAATCAAGTCCAATTTTCTTCAACATTTCTCTCCACGCCTCGTTTGAGAAGCTCTCGTTTATCTTGATTAATCTACAATTTTCGTATGTGTGGTTTTCATGGTACTTGGTCATAAAATTATTCGCTGTATTATTATTGCCAATAGATACCAGAGCCACGTTGTCGAGTTCATTCAATAATTGTTTCATTTTGACGCTGACTAGATAAATCAAATTGGTATTCTTTTTCAAAATATTATCACCAATTATGGTTAGGAAATACTTGGCGGAATTTTTTGAATCAAAAATAGTAGGATATAATACATTTAGCACATTTTGAATGGTGTCTGTTTCAGGAACGGAACTAAATAAACTACGCTCTTTAATTAAGCGGATAACATTCATCTTTGTCTTGTGTTTCCATTGTAAAAGAATGCGATCCTTTGAAATACTAGAGAGAAGCTTATGGATAACGTCATCTTCTTTGACGATTAAATATTTGTTACCATCATATTCATAAAAAAAATTGTTTGTATGTAAGTAAAAGTATTTGTTCTTGCTCAGAAACACTTGAATAAATACCTGTTGTTCATTTGTTAAGTAATTATTACGATTTACACGCTTCTCGTGGTTTTTCAGTTCATTTTCGAGCGTGTTTGGTAGATATGTTACAATATGATTATATATTCTTTGTATCATATATTCATTGTCTTTGTATTTTTCTAATAAATATTTCACAGTTTCTGAACATTCTTGTTCTGTAGTTTTATCTGTCATTCTATGTTCCTTACGAATAAGCTTTTAAATTAGTTTTTAAATAATATATATTATATTCACATCAGCTTACTCGCTCCAAACCCCTTCTCCAATAAATTCAAAATTATTATTCCACGCCCCGGTATATATTGTTCCATCAAGAAAGGTTATTGTTCCTATTCCAAGTAGATTTGTTGGAATCCATTCACCGTCATAAATTGTGCCATTATCAAGTACAAAAGTGCCTTGGCCAGTAGCGTCAAGATTAGTATCCCACGATCCGGTATATACACCGCGAGATAATTTTGATGTTACTGTTAATGTTCCTGTTCCGGATTTATCGGGATTCCACGCCCCATTATAAGTTTTAATATTATTTGTACATGTTCCTTCAATAATTTCAAGTTTTCCTTCAATAAATTCAAAATTATTATTCCAAGAACCATTATATAATTTTACACGACGACCGTCTTCAGGCATCTCCATTATTTCACCGGGAAAGGTTATTGTTCCTATTCCAATTTGATTTATTGGATTCCATATCCCATTATATATTGTACCATTATCAAGCGCAAAATTTCCGTGCCCAGTAAATTCAAGGTTGATATTCCACGATCCTGTATATACTCCATCAGGAAAGGTTAATGAATCGTGATCTCTAGTCGCAATATCACTATTCCACGAAGTCTTTCGACTAACGCCCTTACCAACAAGATTATTCATAATTGTAGCAATTTGTATTATATTTTACATTCAGACTTAATAAAAACAAATCAATTTTTTTTAAACAGCGATAATTAAGTTACGAATTGTGGTATTTTAGCATAATATATGAGAAAAACGCAACAAAGGCACGCGATACGGGTTAATGCCCACAAATTATTTTAAAACATATAATATATATGACTAGCTATAATACTTATTTAAAAAATAAAGGTGTTTGTTGTCTGGCTGGGCCTGTTGGACAGAGAGGCGAACGTGGCCCTACGGGTGTTTATGGTCCTACTGGGCTTACTGGCCCTACTGGTCCTCAAGGAATCCCGGGCACGGCGACTTTTACAGGAGCAACCGGTACAACAGGCCCTACTGGTCCTATTGGTCTTCAAGGTGCAGGTGGCGCATTAGGATATTGGGGGTCGTTTTGGTCTGATGCTAGTCAAAATAATATAGGTGGTGCTACATTGCCAAATATTATGACTTTAAATAATACTGACCCTAGTTCAAATGGCGTATCTATAGTTTCTAATTCACAAATAACAGTTGCGAATGCTGGGGTTTACAATATTCAATTTTCTGTTCAAGTTGCAAAAACAGATACCGGAACAGACTTTATTAATATATGGTTTTCTAAAAATGGAACCGCTGTAGCAGATTCAAATTCACAAATAAGAAGCGTTGGAACTGATGATGCTTTTATTCCCGCATGGAATTATATGTTATCATTAAATGCTAATGAGTATGTTCAAATTTATTGGCAATCGGCCGACGTAGCCATGAGCTTAGTAGCTCAAGGAACACAAAATCTGGTTGGACCTCCAGCATATACAATTCCTGCAATACCATCAGTTATCGTTACAGTTCAGCAAGTAGCATATAACGGTCCTACAGGTCCTACCGGTCCTACAGATAAAATGTTTATAATAGACCACCCAAAAGACACTGATAGATATTTAGTTCACGCTTGTTTAGAAGGACCAGAGGTGGGGGTATATTATCGCGGAACTTCAGAAATAATAGACAATCAGTCCGTAACAATTGAATTACCATCTTATGTGCCTGGATGGGCAACAGATATTAGCGTTTTAGTAACCGCCATTTATGATGGAAAGGTGAAAACATTTGCGGCCTCAGATGTTGACAGAAATGGCAAATTTATTGTTTACGGAGAGAATGGAAGGTTTAACTGGATAGCCATTGGCAAGCGATCTTCAGTAAATGTTGAACCATTAAAATCTGAAATTAATGTAAGTGGGTTTGGGCCCTATAAATGGATCGAATAGATTCTCCATTTAAAATATTTGTGCGTTAAATATTTTAAATTCATAAGTATTTAAAGATTCTGCTTTAGAAATTGTATAATGTCTACATTTTCCAATAAAAATCACGCCTCAACCCCCACAGATGGAAATGTGTTAACTATTAAAACTGTCCAGATTGCGCCGTTTAGAACCTTGATGACGGCCCTCAAGGACATTCTTTTAGAAACAAATATTTCTTTTGAGCCGGATGGCATTCGTATTATTAATATGGACAAGTCACACACCATTTTAGCTCACCTTTATTTAGCGGCTCAAAATTTCGAGTTCTATGAATGTAAGAAGGAAAAAATTATTATTGGTGTAAATATGTTTCATCTATTCAAGTTGATTAATTCGATTGATAATGATGATACATTGACTATTTATATCGAGAAATCAGACTATGTCGACGGTATTGTTTCTCATTTGGCCTTGAAATTTGAGAATGGCGAGATTAAGCAATGTAAGACCCAGAAACTCAGATTGATTGAGCCCGAGCCAGAGGAGCTGCAGTATCCTGACGTAAAATTCTCGTCCATTATTAATCTTCCTTCGGCGGATTTCCAGAAAATTATTCGCGATTTGTCTTGTATTTCTGATAAGCTCGAAATCAAGTCTGTTGGTAACGAATTGATCTTTAAATGCTCTGGACAATTTGCTTCTGCTGAAATTCATCGTGCGGAATCAGACGGAAGTATGGGGTTTATTTTGAAGCAGGACTCGTCGAAGATTATTCAGGGGGAGTTTTCGCTCAAAAACCTTGGGTATTTTATTAAGTGCACGAACTTGTGCCAGCAAATCGAAGTGTACTTGGAAAATGACTTGCCGTTGGTTGTGAAGTATAATGTTGCAAGTCTTGGGGAGATAAAATTATGCCTCGCGCCGCTTCCCTCGTCGTAATTCTATAATATTTTATGATGTGTTATCGTAACAAACCAATAAATATAGTTGGTAAGAAGCGATTTTTTCAGTAATAAATATTATAAAATAAATTTGATTTGATAATATATTATTATATTAAACTAATATAAAGAGTTCGGTGTATTTAAGTTATGCCTATCAAATACACGTATAAACAAGTTCAGGATACATTTACACAAAATAAATGTATCTTAACAAGCGAAATTTACGGGAATCAACTTAGCAAATTAGATTATGTAGCTTCTTGTGGTCATGCTAATTGTGTAATCTTTAAAGATTTTAAAAATGGAGTTGGATTAAAATGTAGAAATTGTGCTTTAGAAATACCAACATATGAAGATGTTGTTAAAAAATTTGTTGACAAAAATTGTATGGTAACAATGAAGCAAGAAGATTTTATTCAAAATTACAAGAATAACAATTGTAAAATAATTTATAATGCTTCTTGTGGACACGAAAATGTTGTAAGTTATAAAAACTTTATTACATTAAATCAGGGCATAAATTGTCCAAAATGCGTTAATAAAAATACTGGTGTAAAATTAAAAGAACTGAGAACTGGTGAAAATAAAAATAATTTATTACAAGAATTAAATGGCATTAATTATTTTAAAGAGTTAATAGGAGACCATTTTACGACAATTAAGTCATTTGATGGTTGCAAGGCTGATATTGCTATTAAAAGATTCGAAGAAATTGAAGATTTATGGTTAGGAATTCAAGTAAAAACTACTAATAAAAAAACAGAAAGAGAACAATATTATTTTAGATTAAATAATGGAGAATATGACAATTGTTTATTATTATGCATTTGCGATGAAGATAAAAGTATGTGGCTAATTCCATACGAAGAAGTTAAAGGTTTGAAAACGATTGGAATCGCAAAAAAATCAAAATATAATAAATACGAAGTAAATAAAGAAAACTTGATTGAAAAACTAACAAATTATTACAAATTAATTAATAAGTTTGAATTTACAATATTGGATACACCAACAAGTAAAACTCAAAAACAAGAACAAGAATATCGCAATATAAGAGAAACTAAAATAAATTTTATAAAATTTAAGAATAATGATATGGAAGGACTAGTGTATGATTTTATGATTGGTTCTAAAAAGGTTCAAGAAAAAGTGGGCACAATAATTCATAATAACGATAATTCGTATATGTTTAGTTTATCAAAATATGATTGTAGAGTAGATGGAAAATGTAAAAATAAATGTTATGAAGCGGGTGACAATGATTTATATTGGTTAAATTGTAAAAATGGTAAATTTTATGTAATTCCTGAAGAGGCGCTATTAGCAAATGGTCATATAGGGAAGGATTGTAAAAAGGAGAAATTATATGTATCTCTAACAAATGAAAATACAGAATGGTGCAATGAATATTTATTTGATTACAATAATGTAGACAAGGCTCGATTATTAAAACTATTACAATAGTTTAAAATAATATATAAATTTTATTATTAAATATATATATTATAGATGTCAAGAAATTATGCGAACTACAGTCAATATTTAGGAGCCCAAAGATGTTGTGATTCAAGAGGACCTGGACCTGTTGGACCTCAAGGCCCCACCGGACCTGGCGCTGTAGGGCCAATCGGCAATACCGGTCCTGCCGGCAACAGTGTAACGGGTCCTACCGGACGAGGATGCATGGGTCCTACTGGTCCTTCTGGAGGTCCTACTGGTAATACTGGCCCTACTGGTCCTACCGGGCCTGTGTCTGTTTTTACAGGTGCTGAGGCTTCGACAGGACCACCCGGGTTATATTTATTAATGGTCGATATAACTTCTGGCAATACTATTTATAGAAGCACAACTAGTTCAAATGATAACGCCAAAACATTTGTAATAGAGCACCCCACAAACGATAACAAGTATTTAGTACACGCGTGTCTTGAAGGCCCTGAGTCAGGAGTCTATTATAGAGGCAAGGGAGAAATTATAAACAATGAATGGGTAGAAATCAAATTACCGCATTATGTAGAAAAACTCGCACACGATTTTACCATCCAAATTACACCCATTTATGGCACCAAGATAGTAACATTGAATTCTAGTGAAATTGAGAACAACGCATTTAAGGTGTATGGCGAAAACTCCAAATTTCATTGGACGGTTTATGGAAACAGACACGACATTAATGTCGAGCCGGATAAGGACGCAGTAAATGTCAAAGGTGATGGCCCATATCTATACATTTGAAAAGTCAAAGTAATCTTATAAATAAAATTATATATTAAAAATAAATATATAATTAACTAAAAATGAGTACTCTTGTATCAGCATTTGTGAGCAATGTCAATGAAAGATATATAGATTCATTAACTCGGTACTATAAATTTGGTAAAATATTATTGAAATCTAACGCGCCCAAAATAATTTTTCTAGATGAGCCAATGTATGATTTAATCGGCGACGAATATGACAAAGCAAATACATTGATAATAAAAATAAAAAAGGAAGATGTCTATTTATACAATTATATAGATAATCTAACTAGATTTAATGTAAACTCAACTGATCATACAAAAGATACAGTTGAATTTATGTTTACCATCTGTAATAAGACGGAATGGGTTAAGGAGGCGATTTTATTAAATTATTTTAAAACCGAAAATTTTATATGGGTTGACTTTGGTATTCGGCACGTATTTAGCGGAACAGATGAGGCCTTTATAGAAAAGATCAGCGCTTTAAACTCTAAAATGTACAGCGGTGTTAGAATTGGCGCGATATGGAATGTAAATAGTAGGTTTAATATTGACATTTATAAGGATATTGCGTGGTATTTCGCTGGCGGAGTTTTTGGTGGGAACGCAAACTCTCTAGTAAAATTTTCAGAGTTAATGAAAGACAAATGTATTGATATTATGACGAACAAAAATACCATAATGTGGGAGGTAAATATATGGTATTTAATTTATACTGAAAATCAAGACATTTTTGACGTTTATTATTGTAATCATGATAACAGCATCATTACAAATTACTAGGTATATTTTACGATGGAATCTATATATTTTTTATCGTAAACTCCAATTCGCGTAGTTCGATCCCACGTGCTATAATTCATGAGAACCTGTTCATCTTCAACAACAATGCTCAAACAATATTCAATTGGTTCGCCTTCAAATTTAAAAGGAGCCGAATAACGCAACAAATTCATATCTCCGTCGAACACGACGATTACGTGATAATAGTGTCTCGGTTGTTCATAAGACACAATGTGTGTAACAAACCAGATTTCCTCCTCCACGATTTGAATAGCTATGTTTCCATTATTATTATTATTAGTTCCGTGTTGATTGGAATACTTAAACCCACAAGTAGAGCCACGTGTCCGGCTGAAAATACCCGGCATTTTTCTAGTTTCGACCAAAGTTAGCGACTTATCGGCGTCATTAATTTTACAGATTTTTAAGGGAGACCAATCGTATATAACATGAGTTGATTCCTTATAGTCAACATAGACCCAATTTTTTTCGCAAGACGCCTTGTTAAAAGTGGGAGTAATTTCCATTCCACTTAATATTCCGGCTTGATAATCATAATCTCCCACTACAATACCGATCTGATTGTTCGCGTGATAACCGGTTCCGATAAAAATCGGTTTCTTGCTTTCTACATCAAAAAATATTCTTACATCTTCAATACCAATATACCTTCTATTATCAAACGTCAACCCAAACCACTTTTCAGACACTATTTTAAGCTGAGCGTCTAATTCAATACATTTATTAACAGTTATAATATGTTTATCGCAATGTAAATAGCCACCACCTTCATTGATATAATAATTCACATATCGGATATTCATTTTATATCCACCGGCATTGTCCGTGTTAGCAACAAGACAACTAGAAGAGGAGTATAATTTGACATCTTCATTATTAATCGGGGCAATAACCGAATTATCAACGATAATCTTAGACTGTTGAATTAAAATATCCTTGTAGAATTTCATATTTTGGAGCATGTTATTAATAAGACTATCTTCCTTAGAATTATTTAACACTTGGATAACCTCATAATTTATGTTTTTATTTCCGGTGTAAGCAGCGAATACCGTATATTCGTAATAAATTTTACTCGTATAGACATCGTCGTGTAAAAATAAATAATTCTCTCTTCTATTGTTACGATCTAACACTTTTCTAGCTAGTTGATAAATCATATCACCCAATTTATGTTTGGAATTTAATCTGTAATGATTAATGATTTCATATAGTCCCTCGAGGCGTTCTGGATAATATTCATAACCTTCTAGCCAATACTGTATCGCGTCGTTTATTTTGTCCATTTTTTTAAAGCATAGACCAATTCTATAATAACTGTACCACACCTCTTCTTGCCATCCTCCAAACTGAATTCGTTTTTTATATATATTGATCGCCTCGCCGAATTTTCCGGAGTCATGGTAACTATTTGCTAAATAAAAATGATATCTAACATTATTCGGTTCTTCATTTAATCCGTCTAGTAGCAGCCGTATATCTCGTTCAAATTTATCGTGCTTCGATCCGCCATCTCCAAAATCCCGAATAAACAGGTCCTTTTTCTCGAACCCTAAAACCCGGTTGTTACTTGGTGTGTCGATATATTCGTGTGTCACGCCAACATACTTGTATAATCCATTGTTTTTCATAATTCTCATATTTTGATAATAAAACGAATCGTCTCCTTGAAGAATATTAAAGCTATCCGCGCGGTTGAGCACGCTTTTATTAAAATTATTGACTTCAAGCACCATATCAGCGTCAAGTAATAATACAAAATCGGACATTTTTAAGCACGATTGTAGAGCAAAATTCCTGTTATGGCAAAAATTTTTGAATGGCTCTGTCACCACTTTACCTGGTATATTTTTACTATGAAAATATTCTGTGATTAAATTAACTGTATTATCGGTGGAACCGGTATCGCAAATGCAATAACAATCAATAATAGAGAGAACTGAATCGAATAATCTTGTAATAATTTTGCTTTCATTTTTTACAATCATATTTAAACATAATGTCGGTGTTTTGGTGTTGTTTAAAATAAGCTCCATACTTATTATTTGAGGAATTTTTTAAATTGTAAATAAATAAATAAATATATATTATAAATATAATAATGGCCAGCACCCGCTTTAAATATGACGACTGTAGAACGAAAAAATCATTACAGCAATCCACAGACCCCGGACGATGGATTTTAAATGTTCCCGGCAACGGCGCGAATCCGTGCTATATGGAGGATCCTCAAATCATTATACAAAAATGGGGAGGTAATTTAAGAACAAACACCATAAATTTAGAAAGTGATCTACGTGGTGTAAATAGACAAATCGGGCGTGATTGTTTAGGAAAAGACAATTATACACAGTATAATGTTCCAAATGAGCCCATTAAGTATCCAACATGTAACAATTTGTTTACAGAACAGTCGAGGGCAACAAATCCCGCATGGTGGTATCGTGATTTAGAACAAGTCGATTGGCAATATCCACCCCTAAATCCTCAAGCGAATACGTGTTTGCCGTTTCAGAATAATTTAAGCACACGAATTTTAGAGAAAGATTATTTTACTCCAAAGAGAGTTTGTGTTATTGACGAAACAAAAAACGACCTACCTTCAAGCTTCAGTTTAATTAGAGGCGGTTATGTAGGCGGCCCTACAACGTGCCAGCAAACGAATTCTTGCCAAACCAGGTAATTAAGACTAGTCAGCCCAAGTAATTTAGATTATTATATGAATAAAATATAATACTCTATATATATAAATATGGAAATAGCGATCCCTTTAATAGCATTAGGCGGTATGTATGTTGTATCAAATCAATCAAACGAAAATTGTAGCAAAAATGAAATAAAACAAAGCAGAAGGGAAAAATTTACAAATATGGGAATAAGAAGCAATTTAGGTGTAAGGACAGACAATTATTTACCAAATACAAATATTCCTCCTCAAAATTTTCCAGTGTCAAATATAAATCAGTTAGTAGATACCGTTCAGGAATATCCTAATCCAAATGTTGCGACTGATAAATATTTCAATCAGAATTTATATGAGAAACAGGTAAGGAATCACAAACCAGTAGGACAAAACCCTCAAGAAGTGTATTCACTAACTGGCAATTATTTAAATTCGGATCAGTTTAAACATAACAATATGATTCCGTTTAATGGTGGCAAGGTAAAGGGTCGCACATATGATATGAATATTTCAGAATCAGTGTTGGATAACATGATCGGATCAGGGTCTCAGGTGATTAAGAAGATAGAACAGGCACCATTATTTAAGCCTGAAGCTAATATGCAATGGGCTTACGGTATGCCTAACCAGAGCGATTTCTATCAGTCAAGAGTAAATCCGGCAATGAAAAATAATAATGTGAAGCCATTTGACTCCATTACGGTTGGTCCTGGGCTAGACCAAGGATACGGAATAAATGGTAGTAACGGATATAATTCTGGTATGGAGGCTCGTGATAAATGGTTACCAAAAACGGTCGATCAATTGAGAGTTGAAACCAACCCTAAGCTGGAATATGAGCTTGTTAATCACGAGGGGCCTGCGAATTCTTTTATAAAAAACACACCAACAACTCAACTGTTGGGTCGTGTGGAAAAACAGAGACCAGACACATTTTTTATCAATACGCAGGATCGTTGGTTGACAACTACTGGCGCAGAAAAGGGAGAAACACTGAGACCTATTCAAGAGATGGGAGTGGTTAGACGCAATGATATTGAAACTGAATATATGGGTCCTGCTGGGGCGACAGATATCAAGGCGGCAACCGCGCCAGAGAACTTTGAGCCGTCAAAACGCCACGAGGTTATGTCATGTGGTGTAAATCATTCAAGGGCTACCGGACAAGGTAACCACACAGATAAAGATGTATTTTTGCGAAGCCATACAAATTATGAAAACAACCGAAGCACTGTAAGACAGCCCGAAACATTGAGAAGCGGTTTTAGTGGAGCTATTGGGGCCGTGATTGCGCCTTTAATGGACTTTTTAAAACCAACCCGTAAAGATGAAACCATTAATAATGTTCGCATTTACGGCGAGGCAACGTCATCTGTGCCGAAGGGGTATGTATATAATCCTCAAGACGCAACCGCCACAACCGTCAAAGAAACAACTCTTTACGCACCTACATTCCGCATTAATAATCAAAAGGAGAGCATGTATGTTAATAATTACACGGCTCCTGACTCGACGCAGAGAGATTCTACTAGTTGTCAATATTATACTGCGGCTGGTGGTGCTGCTACTGGTTATGGTGATATGAATTATGAGGCCGCTTATAGACAGCACAATAACGATATAAAGTCTTCTACGATTGGTAATCGACCAAACCAAGGTGGAACACAAGTGTTTAATCAGCAGATGCATTTGACTACAATTAAGAGCGACACTGACCGTTTAGATGGAAGAGTCAATCCGGCGTTTTCCAGATTATCTGGGCTGCCTCCGTCTGTAAATACATATGGCGCAATTCGAGCACCACAATACTACAACGAATGCGCAAGTTGTGACCGTATTCAACCTGATATATTGTCTGCTTTTAAAAATAACCCATACACACATTCATTAACCAGCTCGGTTTAACCTCCCGAAATAACAATTTTATATTTTATCATTTACGTTGTATTAAAATATAAAAACACTTCGCAAAATATAATAAGTCTGAATGTCCTTACAAATTCATCAAAATATAAAAGATAAATTGGGGTTTTTTTTTGAAAGCCATAAAATCCCGAATTTACTTTTTCACGGCGCGACTGGTAGTGGAAAACGCACAATTGTTAATGAATTTATATCGAAAATTTATGGCGGCGACAGGGATAAAATAAAGGCATTTGTAATGTATGTAAATTGTTCGCATGGAAAAGGTATCAAATTTATTCGCGATGAGTTGAAGTTTTTCGCAAAAACACACATAAATTCAAATGGTGGAAATGTTTTCAAAAGTATAGTTCTGTTGAATGCCGATAAACTAACAATGGACGCTCAATCGGCTCTGCGTAGATGTATCGAGTTATTCAGTCACAATACGCGGTTCTTTATTGTCGCCGAAGATAAATATAATTTGATGAAACCGATTTTATCCAGATTTTGTGAAATATATGTTCCATCGCCAGTCATAAATGGCAAGGCTATAAATTTATATCAGTATAATCTTAACGAGCTGTTTAAATCGAAGCCTTTAAAGTCGCGACGTATTGATTTTTTAGAAAAGGAGCTATTAAAGTATGTAAACAAGAAAGCACAGCCCGAAGATATGATATTGTTATGTGTTAAATTATATGAAAAAGCGTATAGCGGATTAGACATTATAAATTTAGTAGAAAACCCGAAATTTATGGAAGGGGTCCTGAGCGATGATAAAAGATATGAGTATCTTGTCTGCTTTAGTCGTGTGAGAACTGAATTTAGAAATGAAAAACTATTAATGTTGTTTATATTAAATTTCATTTTTTTAAGTTCAGATCTGGCTTTAGAAAATATAAGTTTTATGTAAATGGATGATTTCAATGGAAGCGCTCTTCACGAATCGAAAAACGAATGGGGGTCTCGTTTAGTAACAATTTTGACGCCCTTGATCGTTGATGGATATAAGTCTATTTTAGACGAATCTTTAAAGTTGTGTAAAGACAATGGAGAGACCAACAAGTATTTAATGACCTTTCAGAACCTGATATCTAGAATACCCAAATGGAACGCACAAATTATCGAGACGGAGAGAAAACGAATTTGTGAAAAGTCAGGATGCTCTTATTTAGAGGAGCTGATTACGTGTGTTCATATTATTCAACTTAAAATTTTAACTTCTATGCGGGTTGGACAAAAGCAGAAGAAGATTGATATTAATATTCCCAAACTAGACGAATTTATACATAAAACATATATTAATGTGGCCAGAAAAGTTTACAAGAATGTTTATTTATTCGAGGTAAATTTGCCTCCTTTACAGATTCAAAAAAATCACAGAGAACTAGAAATCATTGTGCAAGAATGTATATTAAACACATTAAGAGAGAGTATCCCGGTTGAAGCAATTTTGAAGGCTTATATGGATGAGAGTGTTGAAGAGGATGTAATTGAGGAGGTAAATGAACAAATAATCGACGAACCTATAAGAGAGGCGGTGGTAGCTGGCAAAGTTGCTGCTGTTGAGTCGAATGTTGAGGCAATGGTTGAACAGCCACCAGCACCTTCGAGTCGTTTAAGTTTTAATGATATCGATTACGTTCAAAATCAAGATGGAGCTGTATCAAATGTCAATGCGCCTAAAAATATTCCGCGACTAGAAGAAATCAGTAGCTTTAGATCACAGCAAAGGAAACATGATGAAGAAGACGACGATGATTCTCCCAAACTACAAATCTCTACGCAACCATTTAATCTAGATGCTTTAGATATTCATAATATCGAGGAACCTTCGATTGACTTGTTGCCTGATTTGTTGATTGATGAAATTGAAATTTTGGAATAATTGCGTAAAAACGTAATTTAGAATCTGCTTTAGTAATTTAAATGAGTAATATATTTATTATTGCGGCAGTCATATCGGTAGTATTTTTGATTGCGAAATTTATTGAAATGAGATTTATTGAAAGAGAGAGCAAACCACTCAAACTATTAATTCGAGATGCTCTTGTGGTATATTTTAGCGTTGTTTCTGGATATTTTATACTGAATCAAATTGAGCCAGCAACGCATGGAGACTCAAGTGTAACGCCAATCTTTACAGACAACCCTGGCTTTTAGATGAAAAGAATTTTTATTATACTATTATATAATGAAAATAAAAACAAGAAAACATATGCGGAAAAATACAAGAAAAGACAATGCTCGCGGGAAAAAAGCGCGTGTTACGAGAAGACGCGGGAGTAAAAAGGCAACGCAATCAATGAAACAAAAAATGATAGGAGGTGTGATTTTTACAAAAGAGCAAATGAATTCTAAGAATGCGTTTAGATCAGAGTTTATGAAGGCGTTTGAAATTCTTAAAAAAGACCAAACGAAAGGAGTAATTGCGTTAAAAAAATTAATCAGAGAGAATTATCAAGGCATAAACACATTAATCCCACTCACACATAATGGGGTTCCGGTTTATAAACGCCCTAATTCCCCTGAAATAATAGCGTTTGCGCCGTTACTAGTTGTTATTTTTGAGAATATAGACGATTCATTTACAAAAACGCGTTTAACAGATCTTTTTATAAACAAAAAAGGGAATATAAATCTTACTGATTACGCAAATAAAATATCCGCATTATCAACAGCTGTTAAACTACAAGATAAAGAATTGGTTGATTTTTTGTTAGATAATGGTGCGGATATATCAGTCTTAACCCCAGAACAGAAGGGGTCACTTATTTCTCTCGAACTTAAGAAGAAGTGGGAGGCGGATTCGAAACCTACTTCTGTTATTCCGGTACCTGCTCCATTAGTGGAACCCATTGTAGAGAAGGCAGATACAGAGGAAGCAATTAAAGAAATCGAAGAATTACACGCGCCCCAACAGTCAATTCCTCTTGTAAAATTGACAATCCCAACTGAACTACCTGAAACAGGATATGCTCCTGATATAGAACCTGAGTTTTGGAAACCAATTTTTAACGAGAATGAAATGACTGCGCTGCGACAAACATTGCGCGAAATGTTAAGTAAGGATAATGAAATAATGATTGATAAACAAACGAGAGAAGTGTCACAAATGTGGAGTGTATGTGAAATTATTAAAACCATAATACCAACTTATTATACTCAACTTAAAAACGACCCATACGATGTTTTTGGAACACTCATGTCTGATAAAGACATTGATTTCTCTCATTTTAATATATTACTGTGCGCTTCTTTACTTGTTTTTGGAATTGTGTCTTATAAAATGATTGGACAGGACTACAAACTATTATTTAAAGGAGGGAAGGCGGTTCAGTTAGTATTAAAAGGAATATCAGAAATGGGTGAGTATAAAACCGAGGATATTGATGTTTTAATCATGCCTAACACAGATATTCCATACGACGAGAATAACGTAAAGAATTTAGCAGGACACATATCTTATCTAATAAAATGGTTTTTACAATCTCCGGAAACAAAGTACAACATATCCGTTCTTCCACCAAATCCGGCGAATATGCGGGCAAATCCGTTCATTTTCAAGTTAAGTTATGTTAAGGACGCCAAAAAATACGACCATAGAAAAAATATGATGATAGATGATTTTAGACAGTTCTCAGACGTTGATTTTAAAAAGGTACCTGAAGATGTAATGAAGCACTTTGATACGGCAACTGATTATACTTTTGTAATTTCGGAATTACATACAAAGGTATTATTTAGATGTCCTAATTTGGGCGCATTATTGGACGAAAAGGTTTACTATTATGCCAAGTACATGGAACTTAAAAATTTGCTGACCCAAAACAAACCTATAACCGATTCAGAGTATAAAACTACGACGATTATTGATTGCGACAGATTTTTAGAAAAGTTCAAACGTGCTATTTTACCATTGAACAAAGGGTTACAGAAGCAAAGAGGCAAACAGGTCGCAGCAGAAAAAGAAACAATGGAACCACGCCTATTAAAGTTAAATGTTACAGATCCAGCGCTCATAAGGTCTGTTATGGACAGTTTATATCCATAAATACTAATTTTCTAAATATACGACATTATACGATAACGAATTATTGTATAATATAATTTACCTGCCAGTCCAAACTTTTACAATATATGCTGGTAGAGTGCCTTTTTTTAAGTCGGCCATATAATGATCAAAAGTGTATTCGTAACTCTTATACACGTCCATTATATTTCCAAATACTGCCTTTTTATTTGCCAGACTAGGGTTTTCTTTAGAAAATATACACCCCAATATTCTCTCTAAGCAGCATCTATCCCTTCGGATTTTAACTGTGTTTATCATAGATGTAATCCGGTATTTGTTTTCTATCTGTAACAAGAAACCGTGATTTATATATGCTTGGCAACCAAAACACCCCGCCCATTTATTGTGATTCAGACCAAATATTGTCAACTCGGTTAGTTTAAGAGACTCTTGGACGGGTTGCGCATTGCGTAGACCATCTGTAATTCTATTAGAATTGTGAATATCTTCTTTATCTGGGTTAAAAAACCATAAAGGTAAAACTGGTCTACCATTGAACGCTTCAAATGGGACCCTTTTATGAAAAAAAAGGCTGTCGTGCATAATTACCGCATTTTCAAAAAACTTGTTTTTAATATAATAGTAGTAGGGTAGTAATTCTCCTCTACCGTGGAATTCAGATTGTATAATAGTTAGGTTTCTATAATCTGCCTCGGGTTTTACAAAAGCATAATTGCTGTTGTCGTCAATAATAACAATTTGCTTGTGTGGATAAAACGTTCGCAATAACTTGACGCATCGATTCCAATATTTATTTGATTGTTCAGAGTTAACGTGTCTTGTTATGATAAAACCAAACGAGCTCATAATATACAATGATATTATTGTATTATGAACTAAAACGAAATATAAAACTTACAAAGTGCTAAATTCTTATACATATGACGGAATACTGTCAATATCTATTACATCGTCGGGGACCGCGCCCTTAAAATCGGAAAAAGCATTAAATTCGGGCCTTTCTAATTGAGCTTGAGGCGTGTGGTTATGAACACATCTGGCAATCATTTTATACAATTTAAAGTCGGGGTATCGGTCAGTACCGTTGTTTTTATATAACATATTTATACCTTTATCGTCTAAACACCACTCGACAATCAATCGCTTAACTGGGTCTGCGCACTTGGACAATTGGTGAATTTCTTCGGTATCCTCAACCACGTAATCAAAGATAGAACATGCTAAGCGACATAAGTCGAAACTATAATTTGGTTCCAATCTCGGTTTCTTATCATTCAAATAGGGTTCGGTGTTATACTGAGTTGCCGCATCACCGCCAGTCTGGAAACTGTCGCTGCAGAACAATTTGCCGTTGAACTTATATATGCTTCTTCCAAAATCAATAATTTTAAATAAGCGACCAAATGTTGGCACCTTGTAGTGCTTCTTTTTGTAGCAGTAATAAATGAATTTTTTGTTGGTATGATTGTACATAACATTATTCGTGTGTAGGTCATTATGTGTTAGATTAAATGCCTTTTGATACGTAATTAGAATCATAATTATTTGCATAAGCGCAGAAAACCACTCTTCGTTGCCTAGTTCAGTATTCTTTAGAATTAAATCGTCGAATGTATTTTCACAACACTCCATGCTTATAACCTGAACGGGAAATTTGGGGATAGTTGCGTTTATTCTCTCCTCCTCTTCATCAAATTCGTCGTCTTCGTCATCGTCTTCCCATTCATCGATATCATCGCTATTATTTTCTTCATGCTCTCTGCTCTCGCTAGCATTGTTATCGTGTTCTGTATCTTGATCTTCAATAGCTCCATCGTTACTACTATCGTTTGTATATGATGACCTTGACGAGCAAGTTGAATTTGATTTTAACGAGACACGGTCGTTACTTTTGTTGTCAAGCATATCAGCATCAGTGAGGTCAACTAAATCGGCCAGATCAGATAAATTAATAGTATTTTCTGTTAAATTTTCCAATCCGTTTGTATTTTCTTCAAACACGTTGTCAAAAATTTCATTGTTGAAGGATTTTGCGGATAATTGCGACATTGCGCTTGTAGTGTGAATTTTAATCGGTTTCAAAACTGGATTTTCATTTTGAATCAAATGGTCATAATCGTCGATTTTAAATAAAACATTTTTGTTCTTATTAAATAACTCGGAATTATTTAAATAATCAATATCGTCATATACATTAAACACGAAATCATTCTTGATTCCTAAAAAAGAACCGTAGTAATCGATGCCGTGTGAAAATTTGTGATTTTGCTTTAATCCGCTTGTTAAGAAGGTGAAAAACCCGTCGACATATGCTGAATTATTTTGGTCTACAAATTTTGCGTTACAATCTGAATCACTTGATGTTAATTGAGGTAATACAAACAAATTTTCATCATTGACATTATATTTGCCTATCAAATACTTATATGGATCTAATAAAGGGGCCATTTTAAAAAATCCCATAACTTCCTTCTGTTTATTATTATTTGTGTTCTTAACTTTGCACTTGTATATATTGTTGTCATTTTCAAACCTATTTGCTCCGGAAAGATACCATTCATGGTTCAAGTTTATGCCGTTATAATTCGTATCATTTAATGAGAAAAATCGCGTATAAATTGGTATAAAATTTTGCATATCCGAGATAAATAGCGATTCGGGTTTTGCTAAACTATTAAAAAGTTCAAGGTTCTTTCGTTTTTGATAATTAATCAACATACTTTAGCTAATTAATATATAAATTATATGTGTTTTTAACTCATTGTATGGCCTAAACACTTTTGTTCTGTGGTTGGTTATTGTATTGATATCTTCTAGTATATAATTTGGCGAAGAGTTATCCTTCTGTTAAATTCGTTTAGCATAATATATTTATTTTATCGATTTATTAAAATGACGTTAGAATTAAAAAAATTTGATATGAAAAATATTAGCTTTAAGCCAAATGAAAATAAGGGTCCTGTGGTTGTGTTAATCGGCAAGAGAGACACAGGCAAATCCTTCTTGGTTAGAGATTTATTATATTATCAGCAAGATATTCCAATTGGAACGGTAATTTCGGGAACAGAAGAGGGTAACGGATTTTACGCAAAAATGGTACCCAAGTTATTTGTTCACAATGAGTATAATTCGGCTATTATTGAAAATATTCTAAAACGACAGCGAACAGTTCTTAAACAAATTAAAAAGGAAATGGAGACTTATAAACGCAGTAATATTGATCCGAGAGCATTTGTTATTTTGGATGATTGTCTCTATGACAATACGTGGTCACGAGATAAACTAATGCGTTTACTCTTTATGAACGGAAGACATTGGAAGGTGATGTTGGTGATAACTATGCAATATCCTCTAGGCATTCCGCCCACACTGAGAACAAATATTGATTATGTTTTCATTCTTAGAGAGAATTATATCGCAAACAGAAAACGCATATATGAAAATTACGCGGGAATGTTCCCAACATTTGAGAGCTTTTGTCAGGTGATGGATCAATGTACCGAAAATTACGAGTGTTTGGTTATTAATAACAACTCAAAATCAAATAAATTACACGACCAGGTATTTTGGTACAAGGCAGATAACCACGGCGACTTTAGATTAGGGTCGAAAGAATTTTGGGATTTGTCCAAGAACCTTAAGGACGACGAAGAGGAGGAACAATATGACCCAAATGCGGTGAAAAAACGAGGCGCAGGCCCAAAAATTAGCGTGAAGAAGGCGAGTAAATGGTAGAAAGCAAGATTTCGCTTTTATGAAAACTGCTTTTAAAATTAAAAAGCAGTTTTCAATGACTTAAAGAGTATCTTATAATAAATAGTATAATAAGATGCAAGAACTAAATATTGTAGAACTCATAGAGAAAAATCCAATCTCTAAGCTGTCAAAGGCTTATAATAACAAATTACTAAATAAAATTAAGGATAATTTTACTGATTTTGAACAACAATTATTCGTAAGTAGTTTTTATTGCTACTTAAATTATAATACAAATATTGATTTTGTAGTTGATTTAGATGATATATGGAGATGGTTAGGTTTTTCTACTAAACAAAATTCAGAAAGAGTGTTAGAAAAACATTTCAAACTTAATATAGATTACAAAACCGCTTATCAATTTGGAACAGCGGTTTCTGAACAAGAACCTTTTGTCAAACAAAATGGGGGGCAAAATATAAAAAAAATATTAGTAACAATTAAATGTTTCAAGTCATTATGTTTGAAGGCTCAAACAAAAAAAGCATCCGAAATCCACGAATATTATATGAAAATGGAAGATGTTTTACATCAAATAGTGGAAGAAGAAACCGATGAATTAAGACTTCAATTGGAGCAAAAAGAAAATACTATTTTGGAAATAAAACAAAGTTCTGAACAAGAAAAAAATCAATTATTACAAAGTTCCAAAAAAGAAAAACAAAAAGCAGTAGAACAAGCTACAATTATTCAGTTCCCATTAAATACTGAATGTATATATTTTGGAACAATTGACAACACAAATGAAGATAATGAGAAACTAATAAAGTTTGGTCACACAAATGACCTGGCAACAAGAATATTAGATCATCGTAAAAAATATAATAATTTTATTTTAGCAGAGGCATTTAGAGTTCAAAATAAAGTGGAAATTGAAAATCTAATAAAAACGTATCCTAAAATTAAAAGACAAATTCGTTCACTTGAAATAAATGGGAAAAACAAAACAGAGATTATTGCTTATGATGCTACAAATTTTACGATAGAAAAGTTATCTAAGCATATTAAGGATATTATTCATTCTAAAACATATAGTATAGATAATTTTAATAGATTAATGAAACAAAATGAAGAATTGGAAAATGAAAACAGAGAATTAGAAGAAAAAAATAAGTCCCAAGAAATAATGATTATAGAGAAAAATATTGAAATAAATAGATTGAGCGAAAAAATAGAAAACCAACAAAAGGTTATTGAGACTGTTAAAATTGAAACACAATCTGTTTATCAAAATGTATTATTACCCGAAGACGATATGAATAAAAGGTTTAATGATTTTGTTAATGAAATATGTATTGTTAGAACCGACGTTGAAGAATTATCTGTCAATCTGGAAGGGCGGTACCGCTTATGGAGCCATGTTAAACCTACTAAAGAAGTATTTCACGCATTAAAGAATTATTTGGATACAAGATTTAAACCCAAACGTATTGAAGGCAATCACGGATATTTAGGCATTAAATTAAAACAGGTTGAATATAAAAAGTCTAAGGAAAATTCATTAGTCGAAACATTTATATTTCAAGTATGTCAATTTTCCGATTGTAAAAAGGTTTTAAATTCAGTTTTATTGAGGGAATATCAAAAATGGAAAGTTTCTGTCGACAAAGAAGTGTCTGAGAATGATATGAAAGAAATTAAAGAATATTTAAATAATTCGCCTTACGCTCTTAAAGCAACAGTATGGACGTGTGAAGGAAATAATGAAGGATATTATGGTTTGTCTATAAAACAAAATGATTATAAACCAAAGCTTATTTCATCAACTGGTAAAAAGGTATATAAGAGAGAAGTAAAATCAAATATTTTACTTGCAACATGGGATACAATAGCAAAGGCTGCCGAATTAGAAAAAATATCATCTGCTAAAATGAGCAGATGTGTAAAAAATAAAACTATAATAAATGATTATTACTATGCTACAGAATAGTTTTTATTATTAGATATATTTTAGACCTTTTTACATTTCAACTGATTCTTAGCGTGAAAAAAGCGAGCAAATGGTAGAAAGATTCTGTATATTCAAATTTAGTGTATAATATATTATCGTATAATATATCATATGGTAGGTATCATAAATAAAAGTAAAAGTAATAAAAAAGCTCGCAACAAAACTATTAAACGGACTACAATGTCGCGCGCGACTCCATTTCCAATCGATGTAGTTTACACATGGAAGGGCGAAAACGCGTCAAATGATAGAAGATTGGGATATAATCACGAACTACAATATAGCTTGCGTTCTGTTCATTTTTTCGCTCCGTGGGTGAATAAAATATTTATTTTAATGAATAATGCTAAACAGCCTAGCTGGATAAAGGACAACAGTAAAATAATAATAGTTGAGCATTTTGAAACATTTCCATCTGAAAAATATTTGCCAAATACGAATTCAAACGCAATAGAAACTACCATCGCAAACATTAAGGGTTTATCGAATCATTATATATATTTTAATGACGACATATTTTTAGGTCGAAAAGTAAAATACACAGATTTCTTTACAAGTGATGGCAAAGCATTAATAGATGATTATTCTATACATACAAGAAATATAGTTAGGGGCGTTGGTGAAAATAAATTGCTCTTTGATGTACCAAAAAGTGCGGACAAGTTGTACAAACACATTCCTATTTCACTAATTAAAAATTTAGTATTGGACTTTAACAACACGTATTCTGATTATGTAGATTGGATACGCATGACAAAAAAAAGAAAGGACAAGGGGTATGATATTTGCGAAAAGAATAACTTGCTATCACCTTGTCAGCAAATTCACTATCCGATAGCAGAATTTATGTATTTGCATAAAAAGGCAAAGCTTGTCGATAATGAAAATGCATCGGCGGTTTACGTGTCGTCCGCAATTGGCAACTTTTCAGAAAAACTAGATGACATTATTACTAGACGGCCCAAATTTTTTTGTATAAACGACGTTGAACCAGATCCAGTAAAAAGAAAGGTTATTGCGTCTCAGATGTTAACATTTTTTAAAAAATATTTTCCAAATAAGGCGGATTTTGAAAAATAAAATAAACCAAAATTAATTGTCACTTGATATTTTATGTAATATAACAAATTTTCATTTTTTATATTATTTGTAAAATGTTTCTATTTATTTTTTTCATTTGTTTCTTCATTAATCAACCCGCTCAAGGGTGTTTTTTTGAGCAAATGGACCGCTTACTAGCTGACTCGCACCATTATCCGTTTTACCAGAAACAATATTTTCACCCTCAAACAACTCCATACAAATATCGGCAGTAGATATGTTGTCTTGTTCTCTGAGTGCGGATTCTTGTGTATTCGCGCTATTTACGCCAACCAAATTGCCCTGCGCATCGATGGTCTGTGTTAGTGTATTTCCGGATTTCTCAGCAGCCTTGATATTTTCGTCGATTGCCTTTTGTTTCGTTTCCTTCACGCGCTGCTCAAAGGTGTTCTTGGCGTTTGCCTCATTCTTGTTCTTCTCACTCATCAATTGATTTAGCTCATCCTCCATGTATTCAACACGACCAGTCTTATACGCTTCGGGGTCCCACGGCATCCACATACCAACCGGACCAACATATACGTCGTGATTCGGGTCTGCTTCACGTAACAACTTACAGCGTAACTCGGCCTCTTCTTGTGAAGGATAAGAGCCACGAATTTTTAAACCGCGAGTATTTGTTTGAAAGTTGTGAGCGATATCAAATTTCTTTTGTAGATCGTCTTCGTTCTTATCAATAAATGTCTTGTACTCGTCGTCCATTTTGGATTTAACAAGTGTTTCGCGCTCCTCCTTTACAAACTCCTTAAAATCGTTAGAAACATCATCGAACGAAACGTTGTATTTAAAAGAGATAAAGTTTAGAAACTGAACAAACTTCTCCATTGATTTACTGAAATCCCAGCCCTTTAGGAATTCTTCGAACAAGAACACCTGCTTTTCCTTGAGAATTTTTTCGGGAGAACAAAATGAAATACACGCGAATTTCTGTCCAGCAATTGGTTTATCCTCCTCCAACAAATCAACATATTTGGGATTGGGCTTGCCGTTTAGTTGCTTTCTTTCAACACCTTTACCTTTGGATCGATCCATTTAGTTATTTAGAGTATTTAATTTTAAGTTTTTTATCGCAATATATATATTTTTTTCTTTTGATTTAGTATAATGAACGGATTGATTAACATCGCTGAACTAGTTAAGAGAATCATTAAGTACCTTGTTGAAGGTTTAATGGTGGCAATTGCTGCCTATGCTATTCCTAAACGTTCCTTGAATATTGAGGAAATCGTGTTGATTGCCTTGACTGCTGCTGCCACATTCAGCATTCTTGACACCTACGTCCCCAGTATGGGTGCTACTGCCCGCTCTGGTGCTGGTTTCGGTATCGGCGCTAACTTGGTCAAATTCCCTGGTGGATTTTAAGCCAAACTAAGATTACAACAATAGTCTAAGATTGTACCAACAACCTAAGCTTATAATATATTTAATCTATTGTTAATATATTATGACGAAACAAATGAGGAAGAAGTCTAAACGGCGAATAATAAAGAGCCGACGTGGGAAAAAGTCTCGACGACAGACGCGTAAGCAAAGAGGCGGTAGGTGTTTCGGAAATGGTGTGGGAGCCAATAGTTCTGATCCCAATTTCTCAGTTTATAACACCAATTTACTAAAATTGTTTCCGTATAGACCAGAGAATTAAAACTCTAAAACGGAAAAATGCCTTTATAACTATCTATATCTATCATTAATCCGCCATCAATCGAAATAATAAATTTTTTTATAGTAAATGAAGGATATTTTTCTTGTATTGTTTTAGCAGCACTGTTTAAATTAACGATGTGATATTGATATTCTTCGATGTGAGTTATATTGCCATATTTTGCCTTATAAGCACCACAACTCATGTGATCTATAAGTATTATTTCGTCTATTTCGTGTAATTTATGAGAAAGTTCGATGTGGGCATCTGCGCATGATTGCCAGTTATAATCGAGTAAACCATTGTAACCCAAGCTAGAGCCTGCTAAAATAAACTCATCGTAATTATTTTTATAACCCATATGTGTAAGGTTACAAGTTATATTGTCTCTTAATCTAAAATCCATGCAGGATAATACAAATGCGTTACTATGATGTAAATCTATTTGAGTAGTATCAACGCAGTCTTGGCATAGCACCAATCCAGTTATAGGCGTTGGAGTTGTTGTCAATGTAAGTTGTTGTGATTGTGATTGTGGTTGTCTCTGACCTATAATTCGTACATTGCGATTGTCAAAGTTAAAAGCCCTTGCTCCGGCACGATTACAAGTTGTATAGAAATTCTTAAATCTTCCCATTTATATATAAATAGTATTTATTTTACTAAATTTTAAAATAATATAACAATGTTGTTTTATATTATTTTGATTTGATTTTATAAACCAACACCTCTTTTAAGTTGTCATTTTATTTAGACTGTGTGAATAAATTCCCAGTCAAGTTCTTTACATATTTGTTTCCAAATTGCGTCCTGCTCTATTCGTTTTTCCTTGTCTTTCAATAGCGGGAATAACGGTAAATATTTCTCCTCACCTAACAATTCACAAAGCTTATACGCAGTATAATAATAATTTAAAAAGTTGACTCTGTCATCCGGACAATATTTCGAATATGGCGCCTGTAGCTCAGAAAAAAGATTACACAAGGTTTCTTCTAGTTCCGGAGACATTACAGGTGGTTTGATTCCAAGCTTGTCCTTAATAAACGGTATATGCTCATAGTATTTATTATATCCCAGCTTTTTAAGAACTTCCTTGGTTTTTGCGTTGGTAATCTGTGATATGTCAATTCTCTCCTTCTTAATCTGAACCTTAATGTCCTCAACAACTTCTGGTGGAATCTGTGTAGTCTCCTTGCCTTGAAACTGGGAGAGAATTTCTTTGAAATGATTAATTCTTTTGTAGGCATAAAAACAGACCTCCTTGGGCGGCTCCTTGTATGACGGTTTTTCATTCTCAATTAAATACGGAATACTTCTAGAACATGTGTTACATACTAGAATGCCTTCATCTTCTAATGGTATTAATTCGCCTACATGACAAATCTTGCATATATCTGTTTGATAAACAAACGAATTAACGTCAATAAACATATCGTCAATATTGCTTAAATATTTTTGGACAATATTGCTATTTTCAATATGTTCTGTATTATCTATAATAGGCTCCTCTCTAATTTTAAAAAATGAGTTTACTATTTTAGATTTATTCGTCGACGCAACAGCCTTGTTCCCGACGGATATATCCTTTTTATTTTCAAAATACTCAAAAATATATTTGGAATTATCAAGAAAATACTCTTTTTTCTTTGTTTTGAGACCCTTGAGTCTTTCAGTTAGTGCCTTGACCTGATCTTCCAAGTCAAGACGCACCTCGAGAGAAACCTCGCCGCTATCTATTTTATTTTGTATTTCTCGCCTTTCCAACTTTAATTCAGGGATGGTATTGTAATCATCCTTCATGAAATCATTTAAAAACTCCTTGTGTTTATTGTCAAGAGTAACTGCCGTTTTCTTATTATATTTTATAGTTTTGTTAGATTTTGGCTTGAAATTTGGCATATCCCCGTTTGCTTAATTTAATCATAAGTATTTAATTAATATTTCCCCTTAAATATATTTAGTATAAATGCAAAAATGTGGCATTTAACGATTAATTAATAGTGTAGAAGACTATTCTATTTGCTATAATTGTAGCACGAATATCAGTCAATTATTTATTTGTATTTTGAATAATAGTAGCGCATCTAACAGACTAGTTAAAAATATATTTTAGTTTTCTTTTAATTAATTAAAAATGGATATGAAGCTTAATTTAGAATCTTTAAGAGATTTAGAGAATGAAAATGTAAAAGTGGATGTGATAAAATTTCAAAAAATGATTCTGCTTTTTAACTCTATAGAGCAAGGTTGGTCTGTCAAGAAAAGGAATAGTTCTTATGTTTTCACAAAAAACCACGAAAATAAGAAAGAGGTTCTAGAGGACGCATATTTGTTGAAATTTATGAAGAGCAGTTTAGATTTCAATAAAATAATATCCTAGTCAAATTATTTTTTTTGTATAAATTAAATTAATTTAATTAAATTTAATTAAATTAAATTCCAAAATTTTTTTTTCTTTAGCAACTATATAAAATGGGAGGTGGATTAATGCAACTCGTCGCTTATGGCGCCCAAGATGTTTACCTTACTGGTAACCCTCAAATTACTTTCTGGAAAGTTACTTATCGCAGATATACTAACTTCGCTATTGAATCTATTGAACAAACATTCAATGGTCAGGCCGATTTTGGACGCAGAGTCCAATGTGTGATCTCCCGTAACGGTGATCTTGCCTACCGCACCTACTTACAGGTGACTCTTCCTGAGATCAACCAACTTATGGGTCTCGGAAACTACAGTGCCGGCTCAAACCAGGGTGTTTATGCCCGTTGGTTAGATTACCCCGGTGAACAGCTCATCGCCCAGGTTGAGGTGGAGATTGGTGGTCAGCGCATCGACCGCCAGTATGGTGACTGGATGCACATCTGGAACCAGCTCACAATGACTTCCGAGCAACAACGCGGATACTTCAAGATGATCGGTAACACCACCCAGCTTACCTTCATCACTGATCCCTCTTTCTCTGATGTTGAGTCCCCTTGTGACTCCTTGGCCCCCCGTCAAGTGTGCGCTCCCCGTAACGCACTCCCTGAGACCACCTTGTATGTTCCCCTTCAATTCTGGTTTTGCACAAACCCCGGTTTGGCTCTTCCCTTGATTGCTCTTCAATACCACGAGGTCAAGATCAACCTTGATATCCGCCCTATTGATGAGTGCTTGTGGGCTGTTACCACCTTGAACTGCAACACCAACCCCTACGGCCACCAGGCCGGCCAAATGTCCGTTGGCCGCCCCGTCCCCGCCACCATCGCCTACAACCAGTCTTTGGTCGCTGCCTCTTTGTATGTTGACTATGTGTTCTTGGATACCGATGAGCGCCGAAGAATGGCCCAGAACCCCCACGAGTACTTGATTACTCAGCTCCAGTTCACCGGCGACGAGTCTGTTGGTTCATCTTCCAACAAGATCAAGCTCAACTTCAACCACCCCGTTAAGGAGCTCATTTGGGTTGTCCAACCCGATCAGAACGTCGACTACTGCTCGTCTTTGACTTGCGATGCCCTCTTGTTCAAGGTGCTTGGTGCCCAACCCTTCAACTACACTGATGCCATTGATGCCCTCCCCAATGCCGTCCACGCTTTCGGTGGACCTGCTGCCCTTGCTGCTGATTCCCGTGCCTACATTGATGCTCGTGGTCTCTTCCAGGATGCCGGTGCTCTTGACTACATGCCCCAGTCTACCGATCCTGCTTTCACTGGATACTGGCACGGACCTTCCAACCCCTACAACGAGGTGAACTTTGGCGGACCTTCTGTTCCTATTCCTACTGGAACCCCTGCCGACATTGCTGCCCTTCTCCAGAACGGTGGATCTCACATGGATAACTCCGGTGTGTCTGATGCCGGAACATTCGTGCTCGCTGAGACCTCCTTGGACATGCACTGCTGGGGCCAGAACCCCGTCGTCACCGCTAAGCTCCAACTTAACGGCCAGGATCGCTTCTCTGAGCGTGAAGGTTCTTACTTCTCTTGGGTCCAGCCTTACCAGGCGCACACCCGTAACCCTGATGAGGGTATCAACGTGTACTCATTTGCCCTTCGCCCTGAGGAGCACCAACCCAGCGGCACGTGCAACTTCTCCCGCATTGATAACGCCACCCTTCAGCTTGTGCTCTCCAACGCCACCGTTGAGGGTACCAAGACTGCCAAGGTGCGTGTGTATGCCACCAACTATAACGTTCTCCGCATTATGAGCGGTATGGGCGGCCTTGCCTACTCCAATTAAAAAATTTTTGTTACGATTTATCGTCTCATTATTTTTTACAAATTTTAATAATTAGTTTATAACTTATTAATTATTAAAGCAAAAACCAATGTAAAAATATATCAGTAAATAATATATAGAATGAGCGTAGACATTGTAAATCTCATTGAAAGCAACCCAATTACCAAATTAAATGGCAATTATCAGTCAAAATTAGTGGAGAAGGTGCAAAATAAATTTAATAATTATGAACAACAAATGTTTTTAGCCAGTTTTTATTGTTATTTGAAGCACGATAACAAGACTGATTTTGTAATTGACCTTGATAACGTCTGGAGTTGGTTAGGGTTTAATCAAAAATATAACGCAAAATGCGCGCTAGAAAAAAATTTTACTATTAATAAAGATTATAAAATCATTGCTCCTGAACCTTCAGGAGCAAAGAATAAAACCAAAGGTGGTCACAACAAAGAAATAATTATGTTGAATATTGAAACCTTCAAAAAATTTTGTTTGAAAGCAGGAACAAAAAAAGCAGATGAAATTCACGAGTATTATATTAAATTAGAAAATGTTTTGCAAGAAATTTTAATAGAAGAAAGCAATGAACTAAAACTTCAATTAGAAGACGCAAAAAATGTAATCATTCAAATTGAAGAAACGCATAAAACCGAATTAGATACAAAAGTTCAAAGGGAACGTGAACAAATTTTGCTTAGAGAATTTAAAACCATCTGTGGTATGGTATATATTATAAAAGTTAAGACACATCCTGATGGAACTTATGTTGTAAAAATTGGTGAAAGTAGAATCGGCATTCAAGAAAGATATAATGATTGCAAGTTAAAACACGGAAACGTATTATTATTAGATTGTTTTGCCGTTAACAAAAGCAAGGACTTTGAAACTTTTATACACAAACACGAATACGTAAGAATAAATCAAGTAAATGATTTGCCGGGACATGACGATGAAAGGGAGCTTTTTTTAATTGGTAAACGTTTATCATATAAAACACTATTAAATGTTATTAACAATAATCTAAAATATTTTAATAACAATGATACAAATAAACTAGAGCTTGAAATTGAACAATTAAAACTTTTGCTTGAAATGAAAACTACAAATAATGACAACCTATTAATTCAAGAACTAGTTCAAAGTGTAAAACAATTATCGTGTCAAATAAATAATTTAGAAAAAACAAACCAAGAAATGATGGAGAAATTAAACTCAACTCAAACAAAAACCGCCACAGGCTTTAATGAACCATTAGTAACATTGGGACCACGTCTTCAAAAAATCAACCCTGAAACAATGACTATTATTAAAGTATATGAATCAATCGCAGAATGCTTGAAAGAATATAATTTCAAGGTAAAAAGACCAAGCATTGATAAAGCGGTTAAAGAAAACACAATTTACATGGAATATAGATGGGCTTTCGTAGATAGAAGTTTGGACCCGAACATAATCCACAACATTCTTCCAACAAAACAAACCAAGATTCAAAATCTAGGATATATAGCAAAATTGAATACAGAAAAAAACAAAATTCTGAATGTTTATTTAGACAGAAAAACGGCAGCAATTCATAACGGATACGCATCATCTTCCGCATTAGACACTCCTGTAAAAAACGCATCTGTAACAAATGGGCATTATTATTTTTTATACAACAACTGCAGCCAAGAATTAATTGATAATTTTGAAGAAAAATATGGAGAACCTGTTTTATATAAGGATGGAATTGGGCAATACACTAATGAAAATCAGCTTGTAAAGGAATTCATTTGTAAATATGATTGTATCAAACAATTAAAAATGAGCGATAAAACTTTGACAAAGGCGCTTGACAATAACATTTTATACAACAACTTCTTTTTTAGCCGTATTGGATGTAAAGTAAAGTGTGTGTAAACTGTAAATGCAAACCTATTACTCGATTATTATTATATTTAATTTAAAATTGAAAGCATTTTAATTTAAATAACTTAAATCATACTACAATACAAATACAATGTCAAACGATCTGAATTATTACGAGTTTTATTTTAAGGAGGTTTATACGGTTAACTTCAAATATTATAGATTTGATCCCGAGATTTCTATAAATACATTTATTGAGGAAGTAAAATTACAGGCGCGAATTGATTTTCAATTGAGAAACGATGAAGATATGGAAGTTGTGGAAGCCGGACAGTCTAACATAGTTGGAAACATTTCGGAACGGGCTCCTGCTTTAGAGCCTTCTGATTGTAAATTAAGAGAGAAATATGGAACCCGTGTAAAAAACACAGCCTTTTATATTAGAAGGGTTTCAACCACAGCAGATGCCAACTCGTGGGTAGGTCTCGCTTAAAAATAAAATAAAAATAATAAAAAAATATACAAACTTAATACAAATTTACATAACTGTATTTTTATTTTTATTATTTTTCTTATTTTTATTTTACTTTTTTCTTTTTATTTTTATTTTATTCGTATTTATTCTTCTGATTGAGTATCCGATGTTTCAGGATCTAGTCCCGCGTCGTCCTCCAAATCATCAGCAATTTCAACATACATATCATTTTGCCATACAACCTTACGAGTATTAAATAATCGATTCATATTTATAATTTCTGGTTTATCCGTCTCAGATGTAAATAGCTTCATAATCTGTTCATCGTCGCGGAATCTCACCGTATAAGTTTGCTGGATATTATTTCTTCCAATTCTTCCCATAGCCTGAATAAGCTTCTCTTGAGTAAGATTTAAATCCTTGCTGAGAAAGCCGTGACAGAACTGATAATTGGTTCCGTAAATATAGTCGCTTGAAGCAATAATCATATATAATTTTTGTTCGTCTGCGAGTCGTTTCATAATTTCCGTGTAAGTTATATTTTCGTGATTAATAAACACGCCAATACCCATCATTAATAAGACCTTCCACGTATTTTCAACTCCATTCAGTGCCATTATATCAGATACGACGTGTTCGTCTATATTGCTAGTAAAAGCGCCACTTGTATCAATACCTTCCGCCCACCGGTCTAGATGCATTCTTCGGTTAGGAACAAACGCATCATTTAATGTTGCTGACTTGATCATATTTCTAAACGTGTTGATTTGGTCGGTCAATTTAGAAAGCCCCGCCTTATTTTCAAATTCAGGAGGAACATCCTTACTTAGCTTCTTAGGATCCTTACTCGACTTATTTCTACCTGCGACCTTTTGGCTTCCGTGAAACCCTGACACCGCATTTTTTACCTGTTTATCAGCAGCCTCTCGAATAACTTCCGTTTCTGATTCGAGCTCGTGTAGTCGCTTATTAATAACATTATTGTATTCGATTTTCTTCATTATATCGTCCATCACTGAAGCAGGAATATTCGCCTGTTGTATACAAAATTTCGCAATTTTTTCAATGTCGTTTGATATAAAGATTGTTGGTCCGTCTGTTAGAGTATGCGCATCCTTTGTAGTAACATAAACTCCTGATGTTCCGGCGGGGGGCGGGCTCACCGGTTTAGTTTTAGCCAACAGATCGCTCTTGAATACTACCGGTTCACTAACTAATCGAGTAATCGGTGTTCCTGCCAATCCGGTAGAACTATGAGTTGGTCCAAAACTATTACTCTTGGTCAGCAGTTTCGAGCCTTTAGAATCCACACTCGCGTTTTCTAATATTCGCGGACGTCTGGCAGCGAGTAAGTGCGAATATATATTTGTCCATTTGTCAGGCATTACATTTTGAAGTAGCTGAATATAATAGGTTTTAATATTTTTCATATTTACATCATCTAATGTATCAAAATGTCTTTCTAGACGCGTTTTTCCTCCCCCAAAGCCATTATTGTTTACATAGGTAATGAATTCGACTACTCCGGCCAAGTCAAAATACCTTAAAAGCGTCAAATAATCGTTACAGTGTTTGGCAACGGCTAACGTTTTATTGTAATCCTCATATAAATAGTGTGGTAGCACCACAAGACCGTCCTTATTAATAATGGGAATCGACTTTTTACAATCGTGGCTAACAATGTTACAAATTTCGGCGCCTTGAAACTTATTCAAGAAGTCGGGGATTGTTTCACAAAGCTCATTTTGCTTCGGCAATGTAGCAGACGACAATACGACATTAGGAATACAATTCTTCTTCCAAATTTTTCGGATGGTGGAATGGAATTCGTGTTCAGAATAGTCCAATGTAATCGTGGGCTCATCCCAATACATGATGATATCCTGCGCCTCGAAGAAAGCAAGCATATAATACATTGCCGGCAAATACGACTTGATGTCGCAAATCATAATTTCAACCTCGGTGCCAACGCTATTATCCACCTTTCCGATTCCACCTGTTCTCCTATTTATAGTGTATTCCTTTGCTGCGAAATAATGTAAACGAATATCGTCCGCACTCGCGCATCCGAACGCAAACGCAATCTTTTTCTTAACGGAAATCGCCGCTCTAGCCAACGCCAGTCCAACGTGTCTTGCCGCGCAAACAAATATTATTTTTTTTTGCTGAGACAGGGCAATTGGCGTAAGTGTTTTTCCTGTTCCAGTAGGAGCCATATATAATATCAACTTGGGATTGGGCTGCTTACATGCCGTAAATATATCTTTCTGATGCTCATATAACACCAAATCGCCATATTTCAACAAGCTATCATTTTTCTCAACAAAGTCAACCGCATTCTCGATAATGACTGACAAATTTATATCATTCTCAAATATTTTTAAAACTCGATTTACTAGTTCTTTCACAAGAACATTTACCTTGGCAACACTGTTTCTATTAAGTTTATATACTGTAAAATAGTAGAAATGGAAAAGCTTCTTGTTCCCAATCTTCCTATTATGTATGATATTTTCCATATGAGTTAACAGTGTAAATTCATACAGATCGTGCTTTCGGATTGTAGGTTCATCATATCTATCTAATCGAAGTTTTTGACCCGAATTTATTTTTATATCCCCGGATATCTTCATTTTTTTATATGTGGCGTCAGCATGGGCCAACCCTTCCTCAATTTTATCACCACTGGCGCGCAAATATTTAGCATATAGATAATCTTCCATCTTATCGGAAGCTTCCAACTTTAAATACGCAAGTATAGAGGTCGCGTTATTAATCTTATAATTAACATCAGCGTATCCTTCCATAATTAAATTTAAAATAGCTATTTCAGATGTTGAAACGGGCACCTCAATTGAGGTCCACTCGGACTTGTTTAGTTTTCTTTGCTTGAGATCCATTTCTGGTAAGTGTTCGTTTAAGGTAATGAATGTAGTAGGCTCGTTTTTAAATTCAATTTTTTTTTAAATGAAAATAAAAATGAAACAAAATAAATATTAAACAAATAAACTATATATCGTTATACAGAGAATGCAATCTAGCGCCTATACTATCGTTTCTATTGAGGGCAACATTGGGTCGGGCAAGTCGACCTTGCTCGCAAATCTACGTGAAATCTATAAGGAGGATGCTGACATTGTATTCTTAAACGAACCGGTTGATGAGTGGGAGAAAATTACCGATGAAAATGGAGTAACAATTTTAGAGAAATTTTATGCTGACCAAGAAAAATACTCGTTTTCGTTTCAAATGATGGCATATGTTTCTAGATTGAAGGTTCTTCGTTGCGCACTTCGCGACATATTTACAGCTCGCCTGAATTCGCGAGGGCCTGCCAAAAAGGTTATTCTCATAACCGAGCGTAGTCTATTTACTGATAAATTAGTATTCGCAAAGATGCTTTACGATGATAAAAAAATTGAGCCGATTAACTATCGCATATATTTAAATTGGTTTGATACATTTCTGGACGAGTTTCCAGTCCATAAGGTCGTATATGTTAAGACCGATCCTGAGCAATGTCATAGAAGAATCGCAAAGCGATCACGAGATGGAGAGGCGAATATCCCATTAGAATATTTACAAAATTGCTCTAGATATCATGATAATATGTTAGATACCGCATCTAGTGAGTGTGTTTGCGGCGATCAGTTAATTTTGAACGGTAACGTTGATATTTATGAAGACAAACAACACTTGGACAACTGGATTAGCGACATAGACGCTTTCATTAAAGCATAATAATAAACAAAAAAGAATAAAAACAAAAGAATAAATAATATATTTTTATTTATATTATTTATCTCAGAAGAAAAAGGAAAACAGCGATTATATAATATTATACACTTAAATCGATCACAACTGGATAATGGTCTGAATCCATTTTACCGCAATATTCGGCGTAGTCGTGATAAATAAACGCATCGACAATATTTTTTCTTATTGCGTCCGTTACCAAAATATGATCAATCATCGAGTAGTCTTTTTGAGAAATTGTATTACAGTTGCTATCAGAATCCCACCACTCAGTATAGCGCTGACTTTGAACAATTGTTTCCGCAATACTGTAAAGTTGATATGTGCCCGCAAAATCGCCACGCGAACCCTTTAAAATATCTAACACATATGACGTGGGCTTATCACTATTTATATCTAATATTTCCGCATCATAATCATTTAGATCACCAAGCATAATCACCTCATAATCCTTTTTAATATAACCAGAAATTACGGTTTGAAGAACCGACGCCTGTGCTTCTCTCTGTGCGCATTTACTCGCTTCGGTAGGGATGGCTATTAAGTGTGCCGCTATAAAGGCTACATTCATTCCATTAAATTCAAACTCTGTTATATAATGTTTAGTCACACCAGACGAACTTGCGGGGCCAGTGTACCCACACTTTGATCCTGGAATGGGATAATTATAGCGTAATTCGGTCCTATACAAGCTCACACCCGGGTCAACACGTGTCAGCATACCGACATTCTGACCAGTCGCTGTATCAGTGCCTTTTTTTAAGTAGGGTGTATAAGAACTATCCAAGCTAGACTTTAACATGTTCAATTCGTCACACCCTTCGACCTCACAAAAATTAATAATGTCCGGATTAATAGCCTTGACTCTTTTGGCAACGTAATCCATATGAGTTTGCGCCTCCGTTACGTTTTTCCACGTGCATCCTTCGCCAGGGCAGTTCATTTCGCTATAATAATCAATAAATAACCACTCAACGTTGTATTGCGCAATACGCAACTTACTCTTGTCAGCACGTCTATCACCGTGACTAGTCACCGTTGGGCATTCAGTATCGGCGAAAATAATGTTAGCAAATAAAGACAATAACAACAATAATTGGATCATTCTTTATATTATTATATAAAATATATTTAATATCTATTTTATATGTTTTATATGTTTTAAATAAAATTGAAGCGGTATCTTCCCGTTTAAATAACGGCATAATATCTAGATAATGATACACAGTATCGTAAGCAATGTTCAAGCAAACGCGCTAGAAAAAAACAACTTTATATTGAACTTTGATGGTTGTAGCAAGGGAAATCCAGGAGTAAGTGGGGCCGGCGCCGTCATCTATAACAATAATATTGAGGTATGGGGAGGCTATAGCTTTGTTGACACAAATGCGACAAATAATCAGGCAGAATATACTGGTTTAATTATCGGATTAAAATATGCGGTAGATAATCAGATTCAAGATCTACTGGTCCAAGGCGATAGTCAATTGGTGATTAATCAAATGACCGGAAAATACAAATGTAATGCGGATAAACTTGTTTGCCTTCATAAAACGGCTAAAGTATTGGAGAAACAAATAAAAAACGTTCAATATGCGCACGTTTTGAGAAAATTTAATGCGCGTGCTGATGAATTATCAAACATGGCGGTTCAAAAATATACGGAAGATTTGCCTTAATATTCGAGCAATTTAATATTCGAGCAATTTAATATTCAACAATTTTCTTGGTTTAAATTTTAAAATATCTAGTTCATTTTTTGTTGTTGGAAATTCAGATTTTCCATATATGTCCTGTAGCATAAGCCATTCAAATATACCACCCGCATATATGTATATATTGTAGAAGCCGAGAGAAGTGAGCTGTGAATATTTTTCATACATTTTTTCATCATTACAGTTTCGCCCATAAATAACAATTTTGATATTCTTGTGATGCGTTTTAATACACTCGTTAATTAATTCGATTTCCTTATTAATTCCAATTGTGGACGGTATTAAACAATCTTGTTCAGAAACACCCAATACATTAATTAACGCGACTCCTTCTGGATTTTTAATTATATATTGAATATCTTCATAGTTAATTTTTTGTATTGATTGAGAATTTCCCATAGATATTACTAAATTTATTTATTTAATATTTAACTTCAAATATAGAAAATATTAAATGCGATTCTGTTGTTATTTCTTTTTTGTTATTTCTTTTTTGTTATTTTAGGACTTTCGAAAAATCACCGTTTTTATAGTGAAAATATATAAACCCTGATAGTCCAAATAAAACGTCAATTAATAAATATACCCACGCTCCGGTATTTCCCATTATTGCATTATACGCAAACAAAAAATAGAATACAGCGTGGATTGGCCTTAAATCGTTCCACCATATCTTCCCTCCAAACACTTCGGCGCCCGTTTGCCGAGACCCTGTGAGAAAAATATAAACGAAACCGATTGCTGGTAACAGCGCAAGATATCCCATATATTTTAGATATCTAACTGGGCTGTTTTTAGCAGCAATAACAAACAATGTGCGAATACCAATACATCCAACTAAAAATAATAAAAACCGTTTTTGAATATTATTCATACATTTTAGATATATTTTATAAATTTTCATAGTTAATTTATAAAATCTCAAGGACTCGAAAGTAAATCGTTTGCCGATTGGTTGGAAAGAAACACACTCGCATCGTGTCTCTATTGTTGTCTTCAATCTCACTAATAACATCAGTGTTTTCATGAATGACCTTCTTGTAAATTTCAATAATATACTGAAGACTCTCGAGCTCCTTAAAATAACTCTTGGTCGCATTATCAACAACTTCAACATTAAATGGCTCCTTTTCAAAAAGCCGTGAAAACATTATAAGCTTCTGTGGGAGCCACGCGTTACATCTGCACGGTCCAAGAGCATCGTCCTCTAGATAAGGTGGTGCGTGATTCTCAACATAATAATATCCGTCAAAATGAATATAACCCTCTTTTCCATCACAGAAATATTCTATTGGTTCTTGGTCACGTATATATGGAGTTTTTTGATGGGTACCCTTTTCATACCCATAAAAATAAACTTGGTGCGTTGTCATTTATATATATTAGACTCAATTTTTAATATCATATTTCCCTAATGGAATTGAACGACAATCTCTACTTCCTCTTTTTTGATGCTTTTTGTAGCAGAGATTGACAGCTCTTCTCTCTTCTTTCTAGTTTTAGCATTCTCATTTAATCCTTCCTTTCTCTTTGACGTGCTATTACGACTGTTCATGTCCTTCTCAATCGTATCATAATTTTCCTCGATGTATTCGATCACTTTATTCTCTAGCGCCCACTTGAAAAAATTTAGCTGACCTATGGTTGTCTCAATACTAGTGCCATTTTTGTATGGAATACTGATCCGGTCCCATCTACAAAAGGGATCAAATCGCTTTTTGGAATATGCCTTTAATTTTAGCTTGTAATCAAAATAAACCTTAAATCTAGTCGTGTTATCATTTACGTCCTTAAATGTATATAATGTGTAATATTTCTTAGCATAATTTGTAGCAAACCAATCTACAATACGAAGAGAAATCTTGGATTCCCCAGTAATAACCTTTAGCATCCTATGGAGATACGTTTCGTCCTTATAAAAATCCATCAAATTATTTAGCAATAATTCATTTTGCGTTGTATATTTGGCAACCGAGCTCATTATGTAAAATGTTCAAAACTTATTTAAGTCGTTTATTTAAAATACTATTTATTCAATAAAAATTAAACCTGTCATATATATATACAATGCTTGAGATTTTCGCTCCCTTTTTCGCCCCACTAACTAAAGATTCGTGTATCTATTTTTTAATTTTAAGTATATTCTTCTTTGTGGTTTTAATCTTTACTCTATTTGCGGACTTGTTCTTTATCATAAAGAATTTCAAGGTCTTAAACATTCGGTTTTTCCAAGGAGGCGTATTGATACTCTTTAATGTGTTCATTGCCTATTTTGTGAACCGTCTATTATACTCAATGTGTGCTAGATCCCTAATCTAATCTATTTGCCACTGCTTGATGCTCTAGTTTCGCCTTGAGTTGTATTGACTGGTTTTAAAAATTGATCTCGAATTGATATGTCATTGACATATGTGCCTTCTCCTAAAAATGGGTTAAATCCGATCTGTTGGATCATATCTCTTCCAGATATCTTGGAATCTAATTCTTCCCGCTTATTTGAGACCTTAAATCCAGAACCAGCCTGACTTTGATTTAAAATATCCCACGTGTTTTCGTCGTGATGTAACGATGATGAATATGCGGATGACTCCATGTCCTTACTGAACTGTTTATTTTCTAACTCTTGGACGTGTTTTAATCGCCGCGATCTTTCGTAGGGTTCCCCTTTAGTCCATTTCCATTCCATATTTAATAATATACTTATACTTATTAAATATTATTACACCGAATAAAAATAAGGGCGATAATAACTCACATTTCTCTCTTTACAATATTTAACTGTTTTGTAAATAAAAACTTTTCGTCGGTTCTCCGTCTTCTACTTAAATTACACTCTAAACACGCTAGATGAAAATTGCTAATATTGTGCCCCTTATCATTATCAATTCTATCAACCGACCATTGTTTATTTTCTCTCGACACGTCATATACAACAAGCATTTCTCGTTTACAATATCTACATTTCAAATGACCTTCTATCATTTTTTGAATGACAGACTCGAATGTTATAAAGTTGATTTCATCGTATCGATCCTTTATTTTATCCTGCTGCTTATATCCTGATATTTTTTTGCCTATTTCTTGAATAACAATCCTTGATATTTCATCTGTACTATCATAATTATTATTTGAAATATCGCTTATTATTTGCACCTGTTTTGTAAAGTTATAGATATCCTCGTGAAGGTCCCATTTTGCAGATGGAATGCGCTTCTTTTGTTTACTCTCTTGCGTGCGCTCATTTATTATTTTTTTCATCTGATATCTATTATTAATTCCTGAAATGTTTACCTTTTTAATATGGTCTTCCATATAGCATACGGCTATATTTATATATTAGACTTTTAACTGATATAAAAGTATAGATCTAATATATTATTCTGCGAAACTGAGTTAAACTCATCTATACATATTATATATACATAATGGAAGAACAACCAACAATCATTGACGAATGTCAAGAGCTCAAGAATATTAAATATAAAACAATGTTGTTAACTGGTGCGCCATTACATGAAACTAAATCTTCAAATGATATTTCTAATTTGGATAAATTTCTTGAAGCCGAAAAAATTAATAACAATAGTGAGCCTTGGTGTAAACTGAACAAGACTGTAAAGGTAAAGAAATTGATTGAATATGTTGAAAGTTACGGCGGTGAAAATAAACTAGATGTCGAGGAATGTTCCATGTTAACTACGTTTTTAAAGGACAGTTTAGATAAGAAAAAGTTGTCAAGAGTAAAGGACGTTATTTACGATAAGATCACTGGAGCAGTTAAGGATATTCCTGCCCTTGTGTATAATAAATCCAATAAACATTTTACATTGAAAAATATGGATAATAAGCGCGTCTCGACATTAAAGTCACTTGCGCCCAAAAAAATTAATGGAACAGTAAGGAATAAGCAGCTCAAGGTCAAGCCCGAGGCGACGGATTCCGCATCAGACGACGAAAATTAATACAGTTAATTTCGCAGAAAATGCTTTTAATAATTATATTAAAAACATTTAAAGTATATTATATAAGACATGTTTATTCACGAACTAGAAGACCTCAAAGAGTGTCTTGATGAAATTATATTTGAAGATGAACCTTCTATATTTACGGAAGAATATGCGGTTGAACTTGTTGAAACCGCGCTGCATTTAATGGATGAATATTTGGAAATGTACCCACACACCATTTCGGAACCAAATTTTCGCGAGGTTTTATTAGAGGAAATAAAAGACATTTTCTATATTCAATTTGAAGAACAAATCGACTCCATCGATGATGGTGATGACATAGAAGATGAATTAAACGACCTACTAGAAGATGCCTTTAACATTTTTATAACTATCTTTCATCCAGATAAATCAATCAATATTAAAGATACGGAACCGGATTGCTGTGAATTGAATAATACCGAACTTGATATTATTGAGCAGAAAATACAAACACTACGCGAGGCGTATCAACCCGCACAAAGAACCCCCGAATGGTATCAGTTTCGATGGAATTTAATTACAGCGAGTAACGCTTGGAAGGCATTTGAATCGCAGTCCAATATCAATCAGCTTATTTATGAGAAATGTCAACCTATAAAGCCGGCTTCAACCGAACTGGATGACGCGGATAAGATGGTAAATGTAAATACTCCTCTTCATTGGGGGCAAAAATACGAACCGTTATCGGTAATGATTTACGAAGATAAATATAATTCAAAAGTAGAGGATTTTGGTTGTGTACAACACAGACACTACAAATTTTTAGGCGCGTCGCCCGACGGGGTTGTTGTTAACAAAGACTCTGACCGTTATGGGCGTATGTTGGAAATTAAAAATGTCGTTAGCCGGGAGATTACCGGTATTCCTAAAAAAGAATACTGGACTCAAATGCAACTTCAAATGGAGGTAGGCAACCTCGATCAATGCGATTTTTTAGAAACGAAATTCATAGAATATAGCGACAGTCATAGTTACGAAGCAGATCGCAAAAATGACATTGATAACGAAGGCACTGATAATACTACTATTTCCGCTGATGGTAAATGTAAAGGTATGATTGTTTATTTTCACAGAAACGATGGGACGCCGTTTTACGTATATAAGCCATTGCGTCTAAAAACACACGAGGAAATAACAGAATGGGAGGAAACAACTGTAGCGACATATCAAGCAGAACCTTATAGATATCTCTTTATGAAATTCATATATTGGAAATTAGAAGTATTTAGTTGTGTTCTAGTATTAAGAAAGCAAGACTGGTTTAAGAATAATATTCAACAGTTGGAAAATGTATGGAATATTATTGAAAAAGAGAGAAAAACTGGATATGAGCACAGAGCCCCCGTCAAGAAGACAAAAAAGGACAGTTCAACTTACGCAGACAAACCGTCACCAGGATGTCTACTCACGTTTAACAAAATAATCAAGATTGAATAAATTTAGTATAATATATTCTGCATGTCGGTTCTAAATGGTAGCAAATTTGCTTGTGTGTCAAAATACCCAACACGTGTTCCACATTCAGGGTTCAAAGGCGGGAGTGGCTCAATATAATTGCTTTTTAGTTTCTTATCATGATATAATGCGCCACACATGGACGCAGGCATACATGTTCCCTCATCAGGGTTATAAGGATATCTAATATTGTTTGTTATTTGTTTATAAGAGCCGAGTTCAAATACGGGATAGTGCCACCAGATATCGCTAGCATCATTATCTGATATTTGATTTTTTCCGATTGCGGGATATGTATCTACCAATACTTTCATTTGAGCCGCAGGAAAATCTCCCATTGCTCCGTCTAAAGTATAATTTGAATAGCCCTCCATATTTTTCATGGATTCATATATTTTAAAGAAAAGCGGGATTCCAATAGCTAATACTAAAATAAGAAATAAAAATGCTGTTTGGTTCATATATATAATTCATATATTATTTTACATAAATCTTAAATATATAAAGTTTTCCAACTGGTTTAAAAATATCCGCCAGAATTATTATATAGGCATGAATAATTCGAGTGAAATGCGCGTCACTAAACGTAATGGACAACTGCAAGACGTATCGTTTGATAAAATTTTAGAAAGAGTTAAAAAACTTGGGCACGAGGCAGGCGTAACGATTAATTATTCCGCACTTGTGATGAAAGTAATTGACCAGTTATACGACACAATTCCTGCCACAAAAATCGACGAATTAGCCGCGGAACAATGCGCGTCTCTCTCTACAAATCATCCCGATTATGCTAGTTTAGCTTCGCGTATTATCATATCTAATCACCAGAAAAATACAGACTCGTCATTTTTTAAAGTAGTCGATAAATTACATACATTCAAAAATATTCACGATAAAAATACACCCCTAGTATCTAACGAATTATATTTATTTGTGAACAAATTTGGCGACCGAATTGATGCCATGATTGATCACAATAGAGATTATTTACTCGACTATTTTGGATTCAAAACATTAGAAAAGGGATATCTGTTCAAGGTCAACGATGTAGTTGTAGAAAGACCTCAGCATATGTGGATGCGTGTGGCTATTGGTATTCATTACGAATTAACGTGCGAAAATATGGAAGAGTGCTTGGCGCTCGTAAAAGAAACATATGATCTAATGTCACAGAAATTCTTTACACACGCAACACCAACTCTTTTTAATGCCGGAACTCCCAGACCGCAATTGTCGAGCTGTTATTTAATCGCATTGGAGGATGATAGTATTGAAGGTATATATAAGACCCTCGGCGACTGCGCTCAAATTTCAAAATACTCGGGTGGAATAGGTCTGCATATCCATAATATTCGCGCAAAGGGATCTCATATTCAAGGGACAAATGGAAAAACCGATGGCCTAGTTCCTATGTTACGCGTGTTTAATAGCACGGCTCGTTATGTAAATCAATCAGGCAAAAGAAACGGATCGTTTGCCATCTACCTAGAACCGTGGCATCCAGATATTGAAGACTTTTTGGAAATGAAAAAGAATCACGGTGACGAAGAACTCAAGGCGCGTGATCTATTCTATGCGCTCTGGATATCAGACCTTTTTATGGAACGTGTAAAAAGCAACGCAAAATGGTCTCTATTTTGTCCGAATGAATGTCCAGGACTTGATAACGCATATGGCGGCGCATTCAATGCCCTTTATGAGAGATATGAAGCAGATGGGAAGACTCGTAAGATTATAAACGCCCGAGACCTGTGGTTTAAAATTTTAGATTCTCAGATGGAAACGGGAACGCCCTATATTTTATACAAAGATGCCGCAAATAAAAAATCAAATCAACAAAATCTCGGCACTATTAAAAGCTCCAACTTGTGTACCGAAATAATTGAATACTCTGACGCAAATGAAACCGCCGTGTGTAATTTAGCATCTATTGCGTTACCGTCTTTCGTTAATGAAGCTACAAAACAGTTTGATTATGACAAACTACACGAAGTTACCAAGGTTGTCACGAATAATCTAAATCGGGTAATTGATGTTAACTTTTATCCTACCGAAAAAACAATCAGGAGTAATTTGAGTCATAGGCCCATTGGAATTGGTGTACAAGGGTTGGCAGATGCGTTTATTCTTATGGATATACCGTTCTGTTCTGAGGAGGCCGCGACCGTTAATAAAATGATTTTTGAGACGATATATCACGCATCGTTAGAAAAAAGCAATGAAATTTCTATATCTCGAAACAAAACAATAAATGAATTGTTGTCTGGCGGCCCACATGAACTAATTTCAAAGCACATGAACCAATATGAATGTAAATTATTGAATTTCGCAGATAAACATCTACTAGGCACATATAGTTCTTTTCAAGGCTCCCCCGCGTCAAAAGGAATCCTTCAATTTGATATGTGGAATGTAGTCCCAAGCGATAGATATGATTGGGACGCTCTTAAACAGTCTATTGTTAAAAATGGATTACGAAATTCGCTTCTAGTTGCTCCTATGCCAACCGCGTCCACATCACAAATCCTCGGATTCAACGAATGCTTTGAACCCTTCACTAGTAATTTGTATTCTAGGCGAACCTTGGCAGGCGAGTTTGTTGTTATTAATAAGTATTTAATGAAGGAGCTCATTGCGGCGGGTCAATGGAACGAACAGGTCAAGAATAATATTATCGCAAACAAGGGATCCGTCCAACAATTGACGATATTGTCTGAACACGTTCGAAATAAATACAAAATTGTATGGGAGATGCCTATGAAACACCTAATCGACATGTCAGCGGATCGCGGCGCGTTTATATGTCAGAGCCAAAGTTTAAATTTATGGTTAGAAGACCCAACATATAATACATTAACAAGTATGCACTTTTATTCATGGAAAAAAGGCCTCAAAACCGGAATTTATTACCTGCGAAGAAAAGGCAAACACCAAGCACAACAATTCACGATAGAACCCGAAAATAAGACGGCTAATAATGAGCCAAAGGAATCAGACGGCATCTGTGAAATGTGTTCGGCATAAGTAAAATTGTGAATATATAATAAAAATATTACAGATTTTTATTATATTGATTATATTGATTAAATAATATAAGTATATTAAGAGTTTTTATATACTTATACAAATGTCTCATAATATTAGTCATATATTTTATATTAATTTAGATAAACGTCTAGATAGAAGAGCAGAAATTGAATCCGAACTCTCCAAGTATGGATTGGAAGCAGAAAGATTTCCTGCTATTTATTTTCCACAAGAAGGATGTGTTGGATGTGGAAAATCTCACTTACAAGTGTTGGAACTTGCGAAATCAAGAAAATATCCAAATGTTCTTATTTTGGAAGACGATTTTTATTTTGTCGAATCAAAAGACGTAGTTGAAAATGAGTTGAGTAAATTATTTGAATTTAAACCAAATTTTGATGTGTGTTTTTTATCCTATAATTTACGCAACGGGCATGTAGACAATAATAATCCATTTTTAACACGAACCAAATATTCCATGAGTGCTTCAGGATATTTGGTCAATGAACATTATTACGATAAATTGATAGATTTATACAAAGACTCCATTCCAAAACTAGAAGCCACAAAAAAACATTGGATATATGCAAATGATCAAATATGGCAAAATTTACAGGAAGTCGACGAATGGTATTGTTTTACAAAACGACTAGGAAAGCAAAGAGACGGATTTAGTGATAACGCAAATGCGTATGTTTCTTACAACTGCTAGCATTTATACGCATCCAAAATAAATAAATAGTTGTTTTATCATTATAATACCCGCCGCCCGCGAGACATTGTTTTAAATTTATCGCACGTTTCACCCACATCTATTTTGAGTGTCATCATGGCATAACATCTTAACGTTACTAAAATATCATTCAACGAATTATGTAAATTATTCGGCACCGAATCAAACAGTTTTTGATGTAGTTCACTCAATTTTGGAAATTTATTATATTCTCGACCGGTCTTCCCGACCACCTTTATCGCACATAAATCAATAGAATTCTGCATTGTACAATAAACATTTTGATAATTATTCAGCATGTGTAGATAAGTTTTATATGATAGAAGCTCATCTGCAGGAACACCGTTTGATTGATTATAAATAATACGTAATAATTCTACAATAATAACATTTATATCAAACGATACATTATGACCAACTAATATATCTACATTTTTTAACGCCCCAAAGAACCCCGACAATACCTGATTCAAGTCAACGCCACCCGACTTGGATATTTCATTCGTGATTCCGTGAATCGCAGAAGACTCTTGAGATATGTCCACCCCGTCTGCGATCTTTATTATATTGTCTTCTATGACACAAATATCGTTATCTGAAATGTCATAAATTATATAACTAAATTGAACAATGTGTGGCCACAAGTGTAAAGAGTCTGGATTTATTGTCCTCGTCTTTGGGAGACCCGTGGTCTCTGTATCAAATATTAAAACCCGCATTTAACTTATTGATCATAAGGGTTTAAGTCCTTGTATTTTGTATGTTTTATTAAATCATAAAAATAAGTTTTTCGTTTTCAATTTTATTTACAAATAATTTTTACAAATTCCAAAACTACGTCGGTGCCAGATTGTTATTCCGTGTGTTTTAATTCCATCCATATGTCTCTTTGCGCCATAACCCTTATTCGAATCGATTCCGTAATATTCTGATAGTGTTGGGTTTTGTTCGCATAACTCAGTTATATATCTATCTCTCTCCACCTTTGCTAATATAGATGCCGCCGCAATAGACGCGTATTTGTTGTCACCTCCTTCAACTGTCGTGTGCGGAATCGCTTCAATTCTATTTGTTTTTTTATTTAAATAGGTGATTGGTTTAAAATAATTTCCATCTATTAACAGACTATAAGACATCCCGTTATTGTCCGCCGGAATCTTTTTATTATATTGTTTGATTACTTCCAAGATTGAATCGTGCATTGACGTCTGTGTTGCCTGTAAAATATTTATTTCGTCTATTGTTTTTTCATCCTCAAAGCTTATATACCAGGCCAACGCATTTTTTTTAACGTAATCTGCGGCCTCATCTATCTTCTTTTTTGAATGAAATTTTTTACTGTCCTTAACCATTGAACAATCAAAGCTGCCATCTTTAGGTAAAATTACCGCAGCAGTGTAAACTCTTCCGAAAAGTGGTCCTCGCCCAACTTCGTCCACTCCTATCTCAAATACATTTTTGTCCTCTGTATAACATGATTTTAACAGCGGTTGTGCGACCCGAGGTTTGCGTATCTTTTTCGTTTTTGTTTCTGTTACATTTTGCTCAGTGTCTGAGCTTAAACACGACATGTTATCACCGTCAAGCTCCATCTTATAGTGTATATATATTAATATACCCTTAAAATAAATTTCAATTTTAAATATTATTATAGATTAAACTTTTTTCACTATATAAATTATACAATGAACAATGAAGCATTATTTCTTTTCTTGATTTTATTATTAGGCCTGGTTTTATGTTCCTTTTTAGGAGGTAACTGCGGTAGCGAGGGATTCACAGGCAAGTTTTCAGGAACGTTCGTAACTGATAACAATGGAAAATCTGGAGACTATTCCAATAAGGACAATCATTACAAGGGTCATCATTATAGTTCAGGGCGTGGATATGACAACTATAACCATTTTAGCAAGACATCTACTCAATTACCTGGCGGAACAACATTTTACGGTCAAAACGGCGGTTATGTTGTCGCAAATTCAAACAGCGATGGTTCGCAAACCTTAAAGGTTGTATTAGCAGGCGGACAGCAGCCAATAATGTTGACGACTCCTGCCCCTAAAGCCTCTAGCACAACTGAGAGTTTTACTAATTCTGGCGATAGTTCTACATTTTACGGTCCAGATGGTACCGAAGCAGTTGTCCAACATGGCGCAAATGGTCAGCCTGTCGTTCAAGTTCAAACATCGTCTGGTATGTACAGTTATACAACTGGAAACGATCAGTCGAATTCTTCCTCTAATTCTGACAGCATGTCTTCCTCTGATGCCGATAGCATGTCCTCCACACAATATTTCGGAAGCACGGGATACCCAATTCAGACTAGCGGCTCTAGTTTGTCATACCAAGGACCTAATAGCAGCAGCTCAAATTTACCATACCGAGGACCTAACCGCGGGGCGGATGCTACAGCTGCGTCGGCATCTAACTATGATTATTCGAGTTCTCTCCCCAAAGGTATTCCCGCCAGCCAAATACCACCAGGTCAAGAGGACATGTATATTCTAAAATCAGAAATTGTTCCTCCTGTTTGCCCCGCTTGCCCCACATCGACGGCTTGCCCTAGACAGGAAAAATGCCCACCGTGCCCCGCTTGCGCCAGATGCCCTGAGCCCGCGTTTGAATGCAAAAAGGTGCCAAATTACAACGCAGCAGCAGGCAATGATTCTCTTCCAACCCCCGTATTGAACGACTTTTCGTCCTTCGGTATGTAAATATTGTTCTGTTTTAAAAATAAAATAATTATATAGTGTATAACTATGCAATTATTCGTAAAAACGCTTACAGGCAAGACTATAACATTAGAGGTTAATTCATCCGATTCGATAACTGATGTTAAGCAAAAAATCCAAGATAAGGAGGGAATTCCCCCAGACCAACAGCGTCTAATTTTTGCTGGAAAGCAACTCGAAGATGGTCGCACACTATCGGATTATAATATCCAAAAGGAAAGTACGCTTCATTTAGTCCTAAGATTGCGCGGAGGTAAATAGATCCGTTAAGATAACAATATTTTTGCTAATACGTCATATATTAGCAAAAATATTAATAATATTATATATAATATGAGTTGTTTGTTTAACAGTCTATCTCGATTTATTCCTGAAAGCAGCTTTGATATCCGTCAAAAGATATGCGACTATTTAGAGGCTAACAATAAGATTATGGATGGGATTGAAACCAAGGATATTTTAACTATGGACTCTAATAATTACATACAAACTATGCGAAATACGTCTACGTGGGGAGGAGCAATTGAAATACAAGCGGCGTGTAATATATGGAACATGAGTATAAATGTTCATAATATTAGAGGAGGTGAAGGAGGGCAAATAAATTTTGTTCCTATTACATCAGAAACATTGAAAACAATAAATATAACATGGAACGGCGGTCATTATGAAGCGCGCATTATATAAATTTATTCACGTGTCTTCATACATTTTTTGTCTATATTAAAGGTAGCCGTTTTATCTTCCTGGGGAACAATATTAATCACACATCTTGATTTTTTCCCGTAAAGCGGTTCTGTGCATCCCTTTTCTTTTGCTCTTTTCTTCATTGTTCGTTTAAAATTGAATACCCTTGGTTTTTCATCGGTGCATCTCGATCTAAAATGCTCATATCGTTCTCTCACATCGCAATATGATAATCCGGATTTTTTGTGTAACATTTTATTAATCGTTTCATGTAATTCATAAACATACCGAGAAAAAGTTTCGCGACTGGCCATATGACACATCTGTAACGGCTTCTTTTTAAAATTATTTTTTAGGTTTATCCGACAATATTTACACGGTAATACGTGTTGAAGATTAACAATAAATTCTCTATAATGTTTTTTATTTTCGGCAGTCGGTTCTACAGGATAGTTAAAGCTCATCATATGTAGATAATGCCATATCGCAGGCCCCCATGACGCCGTCAACATACCGTCGCCAGAGTTGTAGTCTTTTCGTGTAAATACCCTCTTCTTACTTTTATTATCGGTAGTTTTATTAATGGCAGTTTTATTATTGACAGTTTTATTATTGACAGTTTTATTATTTGTATTTTTTCTATTTTTATAGGTATGATTATTTCTACGAGTATGTGCCATATATATATTATTCATATAAAATAAAATATTTACAAATTTATATGAATTCAGACGCCCCATTTAACTTATTAATATTTACGGATTCAACGAAAAAAATCTGTTTGTGCTCAGCATTGTCAATATTTATTATTGTCATGTTTGTAATTAGTCCACTGAACTACTTCGTTAAGACGTCACTCTTTATGAAATTGTTGGCTTTACTATTACTTGTCTACACCATATACTTAAACTATGAACAAACCAAGGCATTAAGAAACGCAGCTCAATTTGCTAAATCTGAACAAGTTAAATCTCAATTAAATATGAATATATTATGCAGCTATATTTTTACAACCTTTATCGGCTTATTAATTATTTTCTTAGTCAAGAGCTTTTTATAGTTTAGCAAAAGACGCCGGTTTGATCGATTTCTTAATCTCCATTAATTTTTGGTAATATAATTTATCATTTGGGAAATCATATTTCTTGACTTCAATTAGTTCTCCTTTGTTTGTTCGGAACAACATATAAATATATCTGTAAAATATCTTTATATCGTATTCGTTAAAACACAGCCTAAATTTCTTCTTGGATAATATATAAATGGCAAAATATGTTAACTTTAATCAGGCTTTACCCATTGGCGGCGAAGAAAGTATTATATCCAGGATGCAAAACGCCGGAAGTAATCTTAGCAGCACAACTATCACAATAATTGCTGTTGTAATTTTATTCGGCATTTTAGCAGCGTTTTATTATTTCTATTATCTTGCCCCGCAAATGAACGCAAAATACAAGCCAAATAGTGAACATGTTGGCACTGGAGCCGATGAGACTAAAAATGCGGAACTGTTATTTTTCTATGCTGACTGGTGCCCCCACTGCAAAACCGCAAAACCCATTTGGAACGACCTAAAGAGTGAATATCAGAATAAAACGATAAATGGTTATCGTGTGGTTTTTACCGACGTTAATTGTTCCGAGGAAACCGCGGAAGTAGATAAAATGATGAATCAGTATAACATTGAAGGATATCCTACAATTAAATTAATAAAGGATGGACAGGTTATCGAATACGACGCGAAACCATCAAAGGATACGCTCACTCAATTCCTAAACACTGTTCTCTAAATTAGAGAGAAATTCTGTGGCACTTGTAATACCGCTAGTGAGTAATTCACGTCTTACATCTACGCTATTGAGCGCAGTTCGTAATACTTCATAACTGAGATTTTTCGCATCGCACACAATTTCATTCTTCAACGGAGATTGAGTATGGTCTGTGTTCACGCTAAATACCGCCTTGTATATAAATCCCAATAAAAAATCCATTATTGTAGACTCCGCGTTAATTATGGGTGCCTCAGAAGAATATTTATTTTTAATTCCAAGTATTTCATCAAGCGATTTGCCTGATTCAATACAATAATTAAGTGGGTAATTACAGAATACCCCACCGTCGATATAACACTTATCCTCTACGCAAACTGGACTAAACAACACAGGTAAACTACACGTCATGTGAATTGCCTGCATGAGAGATAACTTCGGGTGTGTCAAATAAGAAATGTCGTGTATTTTATATTCATTGATCTCAAATGAAAAAAAATGTAATTCAATATGCGACAAATTAAAAAATTCCTCCAAGTTTATATTCATGCTGATATCCTTCGCATCTAATAATGGTTTAAAACATTTTCTAATTGTACTAATACCAAAAAGGCCCTTCTTAGTGTAGGCCTCTAATAAGGATTGAACTTTTATAGGGAAAACATCGTGCCACGGCCGTTTAATAATGTAATCATTTATGGTTTCCCAGTCAAACCCGAGACAAAGCAATACACCGACAATTGCTCCTGCAGAAGTCCCATAAATTGTTTCTATATTTTTTAAACAAATAAACTCCTTCTTTTCGAGATGCTGTATAGCTCCCAGGACTTGAATCATTGATGGGCCGCCACCGGAAATTACCAAATGTTTAATTGTCATTGATTTAATAATTACCGTGCTTTTAATAAGTTTTTTTCTGGATTGAATTTAAATGGCAAATATATTTACATTAGAAAATATCGAGGACTTTTCAGAAAAACTAAACATTGACGATCTTTATGAAAAGAAACGCATGCAAGATTTAAATAAGCTAGCGTTGTTTAATAAGCTGTTAAACCGTATTCACGTGAAAATTAAGACAGTATCGCGACAAAAAATAGACGAGCAGTTTTGTTGGTTTTTAGTCCCGGAAACAATTATTGGTGTCCCGCGATACGACCAAGCTTCTTGTGTAGCATATCTAATTGATAAATTACAACAAAACGGTTTCAATGTCCGGTACATTCATCCAAATACATTATTCATCTCGTGGATGCATTTTGTTCCATCGTATGTAAGAACAGAGATTAAAAAGAAAACCGGTATTGTTATTAACGAATACGGGAAAAAGGTTGATGAAGAAAATCCCGAACAGAAAACAATAACAAACACGTTTACAAATCCCAACGAATATGTGTTAAACAATACCATTCAAGGCCAAGATCCGAATCAAAAGGGAAAGCCACAAAAGAAGGAATACACGCCGATTAAATCATATAAACCATCTGGTAATCTAATATACGATGACGATGTTTTAAACAAAATCGGCGATAAGTTTCTTTAAACGGTTATCCGTTCTTTAAGTTATTCTAAATATATATAATTCGTGGCGCGATCTTTAGGCAAATATACTACAACCGTGTAGGAAATTCGGGAAAATCGCGCTCAAAAACTTCCCTACACCTGTAGCAAGAAACATGTTAATTTGGGGAAAGTATTTGGGGAAAGTCAATTTTGGACATTTTTTTTGTCCATTTTTGAAAACCTAAAATACTTTACTCGAAATAACATGTTTTGACTGCATAATTGAAATTTATGGTCTCATCACAAAAAAAATAATTTTCAATTTGTTACGATAAAACTTTTATACTTTTTTATGAAAAGGGTTTAGGAGATTTTCTCACTAGCATATATAGGATAGTAATGGCTAGTAATAAATCACCCGAAATCTCCGCAAAATTTTCCTGCGAATTATGTAACTATAAATGCTGTAAACAAAGCGAGTATGTCAAACATATTTCAACTGCTAAACACAAGAAACTAGAAAATGCTAGTAATAATGCTAGTGAATTGACGCCAAAATCTCCGACCAAATTCAAATGTGATTGTGGTAAAATATATAATCACGATTCTAGTTATTATAGGCATCGGCGGAAATGTGTCGAACAATCAAGTTCTAACAGTAACAATATGGTATTTGATAAGGACCTATTTTTTCTTCTTGTTAAAGAGAATAGTGAATTAAAAAACGTTATAATGGAAACAAAAAATTATATGATAGAGCAGCATCAAACTACACAGAATATGATGCTAGAAGTCATTAAAAATGGGACAAATAGTAATAGTAATAGTAATAGTAATAATAATAATACAACACACACAAATTCGCATAACAAGGCATTTAATCTTAATTTTTTCTTAAATGAAACGTGTAAAGATGCGATGAATATTACAGAATTTGTTGAATCAATTAAGCTGCAATTGTCCGACCTAGAGAGAGTTGGAGAGATTGGTTACGTTGAAGGCATTTCTAACATTATCGTAAAGAATTTGAAGGACCTCGATGTTACTCAAAGACCCGTTCATTGTACCGACAAGAAGAGAGAAACAATGTATATTAAAGATGAAGATACATGGGAAAAGGATGAAGAACAGAAGAAGATGCACAAACTTGTAAGAAAGGTTGCGGATAAAAACGCGAGAATGGTGCCAAAGTTCAAGGAAGCACATCCGGATTGTGGCAAAAGTGCTTCTCGATTTTCAGACCAATATAATAAGATTATTATGGAAGCAATGGGCGGAAGAGGTGATAATGATTTTGAAAAGGAGGAGAAGATAATCAAGCGCGTTTCCAAGGAAGTACTTGTTGAAAAGGAACCACTTTAAATACAATATTTACAAAATATTCTTTAAATATTTAGTATTATTTATATATTTGTATAATATATAAATGGCTAATTCGAGAGCAAGGAAAACAAGTTCGAGAGCAAGGAAAACAAGTTCGAGAGCAAGGAAAATGGGTTCGAGAGCAATGAAAATGGTGTCAAGAACAGCAAGGAAAATGGGTTCGAGATCAAGAAAAATGGTGTCGAGAGCAAGAAAAATGATGGGGGGTGACGATGATGATGATGATGAGGAAATTCATGAGGGGAATGTTGTTGCGGGACTTCAAACCATGAATAAGACAGATGGACTTAACACACCAACAGGGAATAATCAATACGCAACAGGGGCTAGCGGAAGACAATATAGATCCAAAGAAAGGTCGCGAGGTGTGTTTTATTGGGCACCGCTGTAACGTAAGAAGACAGAAAAGGTTTCGCGCACAAATAATGTATTTATATATTAAAATATATTAAAATATATAAATAAATATACGTGTTATGAGCCACTTGTAAGAAAGGTTGTGGATAAAAAATGCGAGAATGGTTCCCAAGTTCAAGGAAGCACATCAGACTGTACTAATAGTTATGTAAAATAATAAAATATCTATTTAATTTATATGTCTACTACAAAAATAAATAAGAATACAAAATCAAAAACAAGAAAACAAAAAATTAAACTGATTGAAGCCGCAAAACACTTGACGCCAGAGCAAATGGCAATTGTTTGTAAAAAATCAGCAAATACATATAATACATTCGAAGATAAGGTTGAGGAAGCATTTAAAAAAAATAACATGAATATTGTTTCAACAAGTTATAATTTAGAAAAACAAATTATTTCGGATCTCAAAAAGGCTGTTAATACAAAAGATATTCAAGCAAATGACGATTATTATTCATATATAAATGACAGATGGATATCTGATTATGACTTGACGGAAGAGCAAAAATATATTGTTCAAGTCGACGATTTTAGACTTGTTCAAGATAAGGTATATAGAGAACTCGCGCAAATATTAGACGATTATGTAGCGGCTCCATCAACAAAAAATACCAAATTGGGAAAATGTGTTCGCGACGCATATACATCATTTAAAGGATGGAACACGGATGAACAACTCAGACGCTCGTGTGCCGAGTTTGTAAAATATGTGGACAAATTGCGAGAGAACAAAGTATCTATATGGAGTAAATTGGGAGCATTAAATAGAAACGAAATCGCATCATGGGGTAGTCCATTTATATGGTCCATAAATCCAGACGAAAAAAACCCAAAAATATATAAATGCTACCTAGAACCTCCACAAGTAACATTAATTGACGTTGATGTATATTTTGAAGATGATCGTGATACAGAAGAGGAGAAAAGATACAAAAAAACCTACAAAACCAAATATTTTCGTTATTTAAACGAAATGTTTACCTTATGCTTTGGTAAAAACCACGGATTCAATGTCAAGGACATATTTGATACAGAATTTGAACTATTAACTGCGATGGCATGCACAGCGATTCCTGAAACAGACCCAGATGGATATAATTTAGTAACAGGAGAGGAGGCTCTACGTGTTTTTGGATTTGACTGGAATGAATTTTGCAAGGCTCTCGGGTTTACACACATTCCCAAAGACTTTGTCACCTCTAACGTAAATTATTTGTTATGTGGAACACAATTACTTTTAGAAAAATGGAATAGTCCGAAATGGAGAACATTTTGGATTTATCTAAAAATTCGCCAACAAATGAGATGGAACGAGGAAGGGTTTCGCATATTCTTTGAATTTAACGGGAAATTTGTAAGAGGCATGACGCAAAAGATCGACAACCAAATTAGACCAATCCTTTATGGTATGGGGTTTTGTTTTAATACGTTATTGACAAATGAATATATTAATAAATACAACAACGAACAAGCAATTAATTATGTTAAAACCATGGCAGAAGATCTAAAGACTGTATTTATTCGAATCATTCGACGTAATAACTGGATGCAGCCTAAGACAAAAGAGAAGGCAATCAAAAAGCTAACAGCCCTTAAATTGATTGTAGGTTCTCCACGTGTGTTACGAGACGATCCTATATTGGATTACACTACAAACGATCCGTGGGGAAATATAGAAAAAATTGCCTTTTGGCGTCATAAGGAAGCAGTAAAATTGGTCGGAAAGCCAATTATTGATATTCCTGTAGTAGACTGGTCACAAATACCCGCAAAATTTGTAGGCACACAAGCGTACATAGTTAACGCATCTTATACTCCTACAGAAAACGCGATTTATATACCTTTAGGATATATCCAAAAACCGTTCGTAGATTTAGACGAAAGAGGTCTCGAATATAACTTGTCGCGAATTGGATTTACAATTGCGCACGAAATGTCTCACGCTTTAGACGATTGGGGAAGTAAGTATGATGAATTTGGTAAATTAAATAATTGGTGGAGCGAAAAGGATCAAAAGGCATTCGAAAAAATACAAGAAGGCGTAATTAAGCAATATGATGCGTTTGCGGCATATGACGGGGTTGTATTTAATGCTGCTCCCACAGTGGGAGAAGATCTTGCAGACATTTCGGGTTTAGCAATATGCCAAGAATATTTGAGGGACTTTCAATTAAAAAATCAAGATATTTTACCAATACAGTTCCTTTCATTTAGAGCATTCTTTGTATTTTTTGCGGTCCAATCTCGACAAAAAATAACAAAAAGGGCAATATTGGCGCAACTAAAGACAAACCCACATCCTTTAGACAAATATCGTTGTAATGTTCCATTGTCTAGGTCTAGAGTATTTAGAGCAATTTTCGATGTTAAAAAGGGGGATAAAATGTGGTGGCCTCAAATAAATACTGTTTGGAGTAATTAAGGAATTTTACACTGCGATAAAATTTTTTTGTGCGATATATATATAAATGGCAAAATCCCGTTCCGCTCGTTCTGCATCTCGTACTCGCGCTCGCAACGCGTCCCGTTCCGCTGCTCGTTCCGCTTCCCGCGGACGTAGTCGCGCCGCTTCCCGCATGGCATCCGCTGCCGCTGGTCGTGCCGCCTCTGCTTCCCGTGCTGCTGCCGCCGCCGCTTCCCGTGCTGCTTCTGCTTCCCGCAGTGCTTCTGCTTCCCGCAGTGCTGCTGCCGGTCGTGCCGCATCCGCCGCTGCTTCCCGTGCCGCCGCTGCTGGTCGTGCTGCCGCTGCCGCTGCCTCCCGCGCCGCCGCTGCTTCCCGCAGTGCCTCTGCTTCCCGTGCTGCCGCTTAAGCGACAATAAATCCCTTCTAACAGAATAAATATTTACATTTTAAATATTTATTGTAAGTATATACTATATAATGCGTACACGTCATCGCAATCGCACGCTACGCCGTCGAGGAACTAAAAAACACCGAGGAGGAAAAAAGACAAGGACAGGCAAAAAATGGACCACCGCTATAGACGCGGCAGGGAAAACATTGAAAAAAACAGGATCTATTGATGCCGCACGAGAGAGTTTAAGAAAACAGGCGTTGTCAAATGCGCGCAAACTTTTTGGTGCCATTAACGATCATTAATATTTACTTATGTTGAACTCATCCACTTACGTTCCGAAGTTTAGTCGCTCACTTCCGCTAGCGCCCCAGATCGCTCCAAATATAAAGTTATATAAAATTTATAACTTTATAACCGGGTCGTTATCTTTAGACCAGTAAATTACTTATACTTATGCCACTACTACAGGTCCCGTTGTTGGTATAGGTGTTGTAGTTGTTACCGGTCCCGTTGTAGTTGTTGAAATAGGTGTTGTAGTTGTCATAGGTGTTGTAGTTGTCATAGGTGTTGTAGTTGTCATAGGTGTAATAGGCGCGTCAACTTGTCCTGCAGCAACAACAACGACGGGTTGCTGTTTTGCCGGAGCAGAGACCTTCTTAGTATCACTTATGATTTTAGCCGCATCCGCCTCCAATGTTTTAATTTGATTTTTCGTTGTTTCTAATATCTTCGATTCTACAATGGCTTCATATAATTTGATACCATTCACGTAGTCATTCTCGCACTTTACATATAAATCAACGATAAATCTTCTTGTTTTTTCGACCGCCTTTTGTAGAGAATCCTCAGTTAATTTAGGGTTAATTCGAATCGCCTTTTTACCAGAATAAGGGTCAATCACATATGTAAATAATTCATTAATTACTGACAGTAATTTTGACTGATTATCTGCCGCACTCTGAATCATCTTTTTTGTATTCTCAGCATAATCAACTAACAATTTGTCCTTTTTATTAAGAGTATACTTGGCTTTAAAAATGGGATTATCTCCCTGGCAACCACTCTTTTTACTATAATCCCTTAATTTGATATCACTAAATTTTGTAACTTCGGGCGGCATAGTTTCATTACCCGTAAACGCTGTATAGAAAATGTTCAGATCTTGTAAAAATTGTTTTTTTGTCTCGCCCGTCATTCCAGTAAAACTCCCATTAGAATAATCATATTTGTCATCAAGATATAGTCTCATTAGTTCGGTAATGCCGGGTTCATCTGCTAGAGTTGTGTCGAGTCCGGTTTTAGTAGTATTCATGTCACATACTTTGGGCTGTATAGTCACATTTCCAGTCGTATCATCAATGACCTCTCCCCTCTTGAGAGACCTAATTCGATTATCACAAATATTTAATTTATATAATTTTCTATTTACGTTTTTAGGAATGCGATCCTTCTCTAAAAGACCGGCCTTGACAGTCGTTCCATTCGTGTCTTTATAAGTATAAACCGGGTTTATTGTCATAACAATCGCTGAAAATATGTGAGCAATCTTGACATAAAACTTTGCGATTCCAATACAGACACGCTTTTTCTTTATGCTCTTTTGGGCGTCATTCGAGATGTCTAAACCTTCGAGGCTGTCCTTGTTTATAAAACTAACCCGTTCATTACTTAGCTCATTCACTTCTACGCCTCCTTTAATCTTTTGAGCAAGATATTTAATGTCCATGTCATTAAAATACCTTTCAATTATGTCAGATGTTAATACAACCAATTTATCACAATAGGATTTCTCTGATAGTTTGCTTAAACTTTTAAAGTCCATTGTCAATATATAATAGGTCGCAATATAGTCAATAATTTCATAAAAGTTTTGAAATTCTTTTTCAGATGATTTATTTGAAGGCGTCGAGTTGTTATTTCCCATATATTATACCCGCTTAAAAAATAATATAAATAAAATTGAATTAGATTTTTATTATCTAACAATTGATAATAATAAGATGAGCAATGATAAAAGTCAAAAACGTAAAAATATAAATATTAACAAGACCGAATTATGGAACATATTTGATTCGGAAATTGAACACCCAGATAAACAACAGGTCCCGCTAGAGTGTATTTATGGCTCGGGAGGTAGGGAAAAATGTGAAAGATGTGAGAGTAGTTTAGCATTTTCGGAGGAAGGGTTTTTAACATGCACAAATAATAAATGTGGTATCATCTATAAGGATTTGGTTGATCAGACGGCAGAATGGAGATATTATGGCGCAGACGATAATCAGGGAGCGGACCCGACGAGATGTGGAATGCCTATAAACCCGTTACTAGTGGAGTCTTCCTATGGATGTAAAGTATTATGCGTCGGTTCAATGTCTTATGAGATGCGAAAAATAAGACGATATACCGAGTGGCAATCTATGCCGTATAAGGAAAAATCGCAATACGACGAATTTCAAATAATTACCGTGATGGCTCAGAATGCGGGGATTCCTAAAATGATCATCGATGATGCTATCGGATACCATAAAAAGATATCGGAATATGAGCTAACGTTTCGCGGGGATAACCGTGATGGGATTATTGCGGCGTCTATATACATATCGTGTCGCGTTAACAATTATCCTAGAACAGCAAAAGAGATAGCATCCATATTTCGATTAGATGTAACTAGTGCGACAAAGGGCTGCAAAAACGCACAATCAATTATAAATAATTTAGAACGGGATATGGATAACAAAGAAAAGACGAATCTTGGTAGAACAAAACCTGAGGCGTTTATTGAAAGATATTGTAGTAAACTTAATATCAATACAGAGCTGACTAGACTCTGTCAATTCGTGTCAATGAAGATTGAAAAAATGGATATTATGCCGGAAAATACACCGCCATCTATTGCGGCGGGAGTTGTGTATTTCGTTGCGCAAACCTGTAAATTAAATGTGAGCAAACGTGATGTTAAAAATGTTAGTGAAACAAGCGAGGTAACCATAAACAAATGTTATAAAAAATTGGAAAAGATAGCAAAGGACGAAATGATTATACCGGCGGCAATATTGAAGAAATACGCGTAGTATTATTGTAATATATTAGCAGATGTTGTATATTTGTAAAAAAATGTTTTTTATCGGTATATAATATGAACGAACAAACTATGAACGAACAAACAGGCGGATTAAAATTGAAAAACATTGAGAAGCGTGGATTTACTCCGGTTTATGATATGGTAGATAAAGATAGCTCCACAGTGTCTTTACTCACAGCCAACTCACTAAAGGGTTTCATGTTCAATTTAAACGTTGATGAACCAAATTCAGAGTATTTAACTTTAAATGGTACACGATTTACATCTGTAGTTACAAAGTTTATTCTCAAATTTGTTGTACTTACAGGTAGACCTGATTTCCATTTAGGAGACTATAATGGTATAAGAAAATCTTCTGAATCGCCCGAAAGTTTTTTTGAAGAAGCAAAATTACAACAATCTATTTGGAAACAATCTATTGCTGGAGCAAGACCCGCAATATGCCCTCCAGTTGCGAATTTGTCCATGTTTGATACGATAAATTCGGCCCGCCTTTTATGGTTTTTTTTTCGTAAAACTAATACCAGACCGGATACTAGTCAGGTGTTCGATTTTATATTTAATAGTTCAAACAAGGCAGGTCGTGGAACAGGTGTTTTGGTAATGCCAACAATAACTAAATCAACTACACTAGGGAGTTTTCTAAACTTACCAACAAATAGCCACTTTTACGGAAAAGAAATCACTGATGCTGAAAAATCAGAGGCGGTTTCAAATGTATTTGCGCAGATCGCAAGGTTATTTATTGAAATTGGCGTCATTCATTTTGACTTGCATTCAGGGAATGCGATGATTTATCTGAATCCGGAACTAGAAATAAAAAGTTCGTTGATTGATTTTGGAAGGGCGTCAAATATACTTAGTGGCGTAGAAGATGATTTTATAACTAAGGAATACAAGGAGAACTTCGTAAAGGTGGAAATGAAAAAATTTTATGATGAATTTTTCAAATTAACGCGCGATCGCGACAATTCAAATGATAAAAAGAGCCAGTATATGCGACGTGTTCTTGATTATATTGCTAGTGCTGATTTCACCGTAAATAATGATAGATATTACAACAACGATGGCAAGCGATATCAAATGAGGTGGTATGCCAAATTTGCCAGCTATATACCATTAATGGCAAGGGCATTTGATATATTACAGACGATGATAATTGTAAATATAGATAGCACGGGCATACTGCCGGCAACCTTGAAAACTTATGAAAGAGACGGGTATCTTGTAAATTTTGATTCTGCTGAAGGTTTAAGATCATTTATAGTTCCATACCCAGGTCCTGCTCCTATTAATACGGGTCCTGCCACAAATGGTGGGAGAAGAAATAAGCTGAGAAAATTCAAAAAGACTAGATCAAAGAGACATAAAAATAAGAAAAATACAAATACTCTGAAGAACGGATAAATTTAAGATAAACTTTTTACATTGAAATATTTAATTTAATGTAAAAAGCCGCGAAATAGTTATAAATGTAAAAATAAAACCTCTTTATAACTCTATAATGTCTTCGGATTTAAAGATTCCCAAACGTATTTTTATTGTTCCATATAGAAATCGTGTTCAACACAAGTTCTTTTTTAGCAAATATATGAGTTTTATTCTCGAAGGTAGCGATGATTATGAGATATATTTTTCGCACCAATGTGACGCGAGAACATTTAATAGAGGGGGGGTTAAAAATATCGGCTTTATTGCTGCTAGAAATAAATACCCACAACATTACAAAGACATAACCTTTATATTTAACGATGTTGATACCATTCCGTTTACTAAAATATTTGATTATGAAACCACTCCTGGTGTAGTTAAACATTATTACGGCTTTAAATACGCACTAGGAGGTATCGTTGTGATGAAGGGAGGGGATTTTGAACGGACAAATGGGTTCCCGTCTTTTTGGGGGTGGGGCATGGAAGACAATGTCCTGCAGAAAAGATGCGAGGCAGTTGGGTTAACGATAGATAGAAGCATATTTTATAATATTGGCAGCCCCGAAATCCTTCAACTATTCGATGGTATATCGCGGATTATATCCAAAAAGGACCCGTGGAGAGGAGATCACGACGACGGCATAGATGGTCTGTCTACAATTAGCGATTTAAAATATACAATCGATGACAAATCTGAAAACCCTACAGATAATATATTTACGGTGAATAATCCCAAAATATTAGTAGTAAATATTTCGACCTTTTTAACACGTGTGCCATTTGGGTCAGAAGAATACTACAATTATGATCTAAGAGAACCCAAGCGAAAAATTATCCATCCAGATAAAATAAAGGAGACGAAACGGACAGTTGTCTCGACCCAGGATTGGACAAATATACCATATTATCCAACAACTCTTGAAAAAAAAGAGAATATGGTGAAATATTTAACATCAATGGGCAAACCTGTCCCACATTCCTTATTACATCAAATCGCAGAAGGGCGAAAAAACGTAGTAAAAAATGACTCCTTTAATAATTTCCAAGGTGCGCCAAATAATAACGAGGCGCCGCCAAGACCCCAACAGCAGGTAATTCAGCGCGCCCAACAACAACAACAAGCGCCACACAAATATTCGCAGCAGTATGCCTCATATGTAGGTGCGAAACCGAGAGCTCAAGCAAGCGCACGAATAGGAATGGGCGGATCATATTAGATACTAATAAAAACACAAAAATTTTACATTATATTTTTATTAAATTACTTAAATAAAAATTTATAATATTTATATGGTCCCTCCGGATTGTACTCTTGTTACAGCTTGTTTTAATTTAACAAATATTCACGGCAGTTCACGAAGTGTAGAAGAATGTATAAATAATATGAAAACTTTATTAGAAATTCCTTGTTATTTGGTTATTTTTACAGATAAAATATGTTATGAAAAAATTAAAAGTATTAGAGACACACTTCATTTACAGTGTCTTACTCATTTTATAGTAAATGATATAAGTGAAATAGAATCATATGCCTTTAATGACACGGTTAAGAAAAATAGGTCGATATATCATCCTACAAGAGATGAAAGAACGTGCAGCGAAAGTCATTTATTGTGTTGTAATAAGTTTAATTTTGTTTTAAAAATTATGGATTTAAACCCGTTTAATACAAGTAAATTTGGTTGGATAGATTCTAATTTGAAGCCTAATTGTGAAAAAATATGTGAAAATTATGAGAAAAATATGTTATTGAAAATTTTAAGTGATAGCAGAGGCGATAAATTTCATCTACAAATCCTGAATGTTTGTGATAAAAAATATAAAGAAAAACATCATAAAAAAGAAATGTATCAACAATATAGATGGATAGTTTGTGGTTGTTTATTTATAACCGGAATTGAAGTTGGGAGAAAAATTTTAAATCGATTGAATGAAAATTTTATAGAAACTACAAATATGGGTTATGGACACGGGGAAGAAATGTTTTTTTTAGAAATTTTGGACGAATTTTATGATGATATTGAAAGAAGTTATGGAGATTATGGTCATATTTTAAATAATTTTATTCAACCTACAAAAGGGTTTCATTATATTAATAATTGTTGTGTTAAAAGTTATTTAAATTTGGGTTATCACCGAGAAGGATACGATTGTTGCAAAAAATTAATAAATCAAATAGAAAGTTATAATGTACATATTGATTGTAACACATATTTAGATTTATTATTTTCTTTGTATATATTTACTTTTTATCACAAAGGTAAAGAAGAAGCTAAATGCGTTGTTGAACATATTAAAAGCACTGTTGTAAAAAACCCACTCGTTAAAAGTGAATATGAAAAAAATAAGGGGTTTTATGAATCACAGTTTACCCACGTTTATTTTTAGAAAATGCATAACCCCGGACGGTAGTTAAAAATCTGATAGCACAATATGCGCATTTATTTCTTGACCCACACATATACCATTTCGGTATGATTATTTTGTCGTTTAGATTTTTTCAATGGAAACGACTCGTGTGCATCTCCAAGCAACTCCTTTAAAACATTATCATAGACCTCCTTACAAATATTAATTATATAATGACCTCCGTGTTGAAGACCATTATATGTTTTGGCAAACAACGGCCTATAAAATTTGTCGTCCATGTCCTTTTTTGATATATATTTTACATTATTCGCATATTTTTCTAAAAAATAATACGGAGGTGATGAGAATACGGTGTCATAATTCATATTTGAATAGTCCACGTCAATCGCATCGGCAATGGTATTTTCAAATTGGGTCGCACATTTTGTCTCCAAAAACTTTATCATATTGTCGTAAGGTTGCTTCAAGTCCGAATTAATTTCTATACCATAATATGCGTCTAAATTAAGTGCTGCTGCGGCAACTGCGGATCCGCCCCATCCGCCGCAAAAATTAAGCACCCTTTTTGCTTTATACTTGGTGTACATTTCCATACAATTTAACGGCCTCATTATATTTATCGCGCTTATACAAATATTATAGACCTCTTTAAGAACAATATATTCGTTTTTGGTATTGTTTTTGTTTTTTACATCTTTATAATATGTCAACATCGTCTGAATAAACTTCTTCTTTTTAAATTCTTCTATATTTTCAATAAACCCGAAGAAGCTAATGTCGTATTTCCCTTTTGTTTCGAGGCGCTGTCTAAACGTAAAGTAGTCAACTACGTTATTTCCTATGCGAGAACGTGATGACGTAGTATAAGCATCTTTGCCAATTTGTATTAAATTTCCCATGTCATCTTCTAGATCGTCGACCGTTATATCTTTGATTTTGTTAGCAATCTGAGTTTTAAGCTCGTCAGTTATCATTAATATAGGGCGAGAGATATTTGTTACACATTTTCCGAATTATATATTGTCTAACTATTTTCTAACTATATTATATATTATATGTTTTCATTTGGAAAAAAAATGGAAAATGAAGACGCAAAACCTCTAAGCATGATGATACAAACTAAACAAGAAAAAAAACAATTCTCAGGTAGTCCGTGTAATAAAAAAGTATTTAACAGATTATTGGACACAGATAATAAAATTGTATGTGATAATGACAATTATCCATCTTTACTACAATCCGTTTCAAATTGTGACCCAAAATATCAACTAAATAAGGATTTAGGAATAGATTCGAGCAGCTGGGGGAAACTAAATGCAAAATACGAGGGATGCGGAAATATACGCGTACAAAATGTAAAAGCAAGAGACGATTTATTTGATTATTATAATAATAATCCAATGGGGATAAAAGAACGCGACGCAAGTATTGAGAATGCTCAAAAACAAAAAGTAGACCTGGGCAAAGAAAAAATAAATTTGGAAGAGGAAAGGATAGACGTTTTGCGCAAAATACTAGGAAACTATATAACGAACACCTCTAATTATGAAAAAATGCCGGATTATCAAGCAAAAAATAATGAATTTAATATGTTAATGGCAAAAAAAACGGAAAGAGAAGATATGAATAAAAATTTGGTGAGCGCACAGCAACAAGAACAAAAGGCCACTCTAGATGATATACGTTCTAGAGCAAGTCCGTATGGAGGGAAAATGAAGAAAACTAGAAAATCGAAGAAATCCAAAAAAACGAAGAAAACGAAGAAATCCAAGAAAACGAAGAAAACCAGAAAATATAGAAGACTTTAGTCGTAATATGTAAAAATGTAGATATAATAATGTTTATTATATGTAATAAATGTGCGGTATATTTGGTATCATTTCAATTAAAAAGAAAATATTTATAAAATTATTATAGCCGGTACGGTAAATAAATTATAAGGTAAATAAATTAGACGGTAAATAAATTATACAAAGTAAATAATATAGAATAAATTCTATATAATTATAAAATATGAACTCGGTGTCAGATATCCAACACGCGTTTTACATAAATTTAGATTCCCGCCCAGACAGAAAACAGCACGTCGAAAGACAACTAGGCATTATAGGGATAAATGCTCAGAGGTTTAAAGCAATTAAATTACAAAATGGCGCGCTGGGTTGTAGCATGAGCCATCTTAAATTAATAGAAACGGCCAAGGCGAACAATTGGCCTCATATTTTAGTAGTTGAAGATGATATTTTGTTTACGAATCCTTCTCTCTTTATTCAACAATGTAATAAATTTTTATCAACACATAAGGAGTTTGATGTTGCTCTAATCTCCGGTAATAATGTCCCTCCTTATAGAGAAATAGATGACACTTGTGTTCAGGTAACCAAGTGCCAAACAACTACCGGATATCTTGTTCAAAATCACTACTTCGATACACTTATACAAAATTATAAAATGGGTATTCAAAATCTGATGAGAGAGCCTGAAAATCATCGTATTTATGCTATTGACAAATTCTGGTTCAATCTTCAGGCGATTCATAAATGGTATTTAATTATTCCCCTCACGGTTGCCCAGAGAGAAGACTATAGTGACATTGAAAAAAGACCGACAAATTATGCGCGCGCAATGTTGGATCTGGATAAGGAGGCATTCTTTAAAAAGCAAATGGAGTTGCAAGTAAAGGCAAATTTGAGTAAGCTGCATTTTTAGACATAGATAATTAAATTTTGCCTTTTTCTACTAGTCGCGGAAAATCACTCAATTCAATATCTGTAAACACCTTATTTGTCGCCAATGACAGTATATTTGTTTTAAATCGCCCGTCCAAGTGAAACCCAATCGCATAATCCTCCAAATATTCTTTCATAATGTCGTCCTTTTTGTTAATCAAATTTGAAATGGCGCTTCTAGATAGAAAATAGAAACGACCACTACAGTATTTGGTTACATATAACGGTAGCTGTTTGGGGAGCTCTGGGTGTATCCTATTATATTGAGACAAATATGGCTGCTTTACGTCGACAATATAGCCGCCATAGTGGGGTGGTTGTGCGATGCCAGTGATTAACCCTGTTAAAGTATCGAAAAACTTGGGGTTTACTAGTATCTGATCGTCGTCGGTTTTAAACATGTATTTAAACTGAAATGTGTCGTAAATAGCTTCATATGCGGCGATTACCTTTTTTGGTAACGAATTATAATCATCGGCGACCCTTACCCAAAGCATATTATTTGCATCGTCAAATTTAAATGCGGATTCTAAGGTCTCGTCGCCGATTACATGGTAGAAGCGTAAATAAGCCGGGATTTTTGGTAGCCAAGTCATTTTTTGAAATTGCGCCTTTTTGACATACTTTTTGCAATTCATAATTAGCATGATAAAGTCTTGCTCGATCATTTTATAATAAATTAACTTGTTTATATTTAAATATTATTGGATTTAAATATAAATTTAGGGCATATGGCATTTATTTCCTCATATACCAATGTATACTGATAAAATCATAGTTGTTATTATTCTCGAATCTATCCTTATTTTCCCAGTTTAATTGTCTAATGACTATATCGTTTGGGTGATATAAATTCATAAATGTAAAATATATTTCATATTCAGAAGCACCGCTTCCCATAAAATCGTTCCTGTCAACAACGGCTAAGAAAATTTGCCAAAATGATTTTTGATTTGAAAAGCAGTCTTCTACCATTTTCATAAGTTCATTTACCATGTCTGTATGGAAAAATGAATGATGTGTAATACCAGACAACGGATGCGTTTTCTTTAATGAAGGATGTAGTCTGTTCATATGTAAAAAGTATGGTTGATGATTTTCTGTTCCAGTTGTAAAAATATGTTTACCATCATCAGTAATAAATGTGGTCGGTTTTAAAAAGTATGTATCACTATCTATTATTAGATACCTTTTTAATATTCCAGGTATAATATTTCCAGCATAAAATTTCAATAATTGCTGTAAATACCAACCATTCCTGTTGTTTGGACCAAATCGATTTACCAAATCATTTATTGTAAATGGAAAAATTTTTTCGTCAATCGTAATAGTTCCAGGAACTGATATAGTTGGGTTTGAACATACTAAATAAATATTTCTATACCCTATTACATTTTTGGTTGTATATGGCACAACACTTTTTATAATTTCGTTATCGTGTGGTCCAACACATACTACAATGTCAAATAATATATCTATTTTGTCCATATATTAATAATTAATAATTTATAATATAATTATTACAATAACTAAACCTATACAAAATTGTGTAGGTTCTTGTGATGAATGTGTAAATTAAATATACTCACTAGATAACCGTTTACTTTTAAAAAGGGTCTCTTAATATTGTCAGTTTTTACCCAAACAAATTCATAGTTATTATATTTAATGACACATGTTTCATTTATAAATCCAACGGTATTATTTGGATTGTTTCTTGGGTCAACGCCGCCTAGATATTGCCCCATCGCAGCAGCATCAAAAATACAATTAAAATCTGTAAAATTTTGAGAAACAAATCTTACCTCTTCATTGTTCGTTATATATCCTGCAGTTGGAAAAATTGGCAACGTCCTTATTATTCCAGTTTTATTTTTTATACTACAAAAATTTTCCATGTCATTTTTCGAGAAATCATAATTATCTAAAATTATTTTGAATACTTCGCTTGATGGTATATACATTATACTAGCTATATTTCGTCTAAATGTGTCGAATGGTAGATATACAAATTGTTTATTAAATTTGCCCAATATATTATTACAATTATAATACACTAGTACGTCATTTTCTAAGTGAACAACATCCTTAATATTATATTTGTTCATAAATTCATAAATATAAAAAAACCTTAATGATGTCAACGTCCAAAACCCATTTCTAAAACTTTTATCTAGACTCGTTTTTGAATAATAATTAAATGTATCTGGCAACTCATCAATATTAATTAATTTGACCCTTCCAGAGAATGCGTCGAATGCCGTAAAAAATTGTTTATTGGTTATTACATATATATTTTCGTGTTGTAATTTTATTAATTGCGCAATGTTGTCTAAAATATATTCTTGAAAATTGTTAATGCAAACTAAGACGATATTCATATGATATACACCGTATAAATTTTTTAAGTGCTTTTGTTGGGGTAAACTAATTGTATTTAGGTTTGGCATGCGTTATTTATAACAAAAATACAATAATGTAAATAAATATAATGGAACGAGTTTTTACAAATATATATGAAAACAAGGTATGGGGCGATAATAATAATCCTGAATATAATGGCAGTAGTGGGGGTGGAAGCGACTTAGATTATAATAAAGATACCTATGTTCTTTTTTTGAAAAAATTTATTGTTGATAATAACATTAAAAATATAGTTGATTTAGGTTGTGGAGATTTTAAATGTGGTAAATTAATATACGATGATTTAAATATTAAATATACAGGTTATGACACGTATAAAAAAATGATTGATTATAATTTAAAACAACACTCTTTGCCAAAATATTTTTTTGAACATTTAAATTTCTTTGACAACAAAGAAATTATTATAAATGGAGATTTGTGTATTTTGAAAGATGTTTTACAACATTGGAAAATGGATGAAATTTATACGTTTTTAGATTATTTAACTGAAAAAAAAAATTTTAAATATATTTTGATATGTAATTGTTGTAACCAAACAAAAGATAATCCTGACAATGAGGCTAGGTCTACACCATTATCAATTAATTTTTTTCCATTAAAAAAATATAATCCGGTAAAATTATATAATTTTCATACAAAAGAGGTATCAGTTATATGTGTAGATTAGGCGTTTTACACCTTCATGTGTGTAAACTTATTGTATATAATATATTTAAATATATTGTGCGTCATTATACAAAATGATAATTTACAATGCCAACCGTGGAAGATTAGGTAATTCTATTTTTAGGTTTTTAGCAAATATTATTTTTTGTCTTGTTTATGATACAGATTCAACTGTTATCAACCACAATAGGTGTACCCCTCGTGTTGTAATAACCGATAAATATTTTATGAATTTATGCGACCAAATTTTAAATGAAAAGAGTGTTACACCAATTGAAAAATCAAGTGTATTGTTGTTTGATGGATATTTTCAGCATGACAAAATATATACATTATTTAAACTTCAAATCGTGAAGTTTATTAAAACGCATCCGGAAATTATTTTAACTACAGATCGCAATGAAAATTATAAGGCTATTGATCTAGTTAATTTTGATATATGTAATAAATATAATATTGTATTTCATTTACGATTAGAAGATTTTATTGAAATTTCCCATGTTATAAACCCAAACTCTATTAAACGAATTATAGACAATATAGTTTCAAATTATCCTGACGAAACTATATGTTTTGTTGTAAATTCTCCAAAAACTGAGGTAGAAAAAGGATATATCAAATATCTCACAGACAATTTAACTAACTACAAAATAGAATCAAATGACGTTATCACGGATTTTACAATTATGCGGAAAGCCAAGGTTCTTGTTTGCTCTTGTTCAACCCTATCATGGGCAGCATCATTTTTAGCTGATACATTAGAGAAGGTATATTTTCCAAATTACAATAACCCTGATAGAATTCATGAAACATTTAAAATGCCAATCCCAAACACCATATTATATGATTTTGATAAATGTTCTATGGAAGACCTTCTGAAGATATTAGGTTAAAGCAGGTCGTTTTCTAAATAGATTCTCCCATTTGGGGCGGTACGCGTAATTATTTTTTGTTTTGCGATAAAGTAAAAGTGTAAAAATATTGTATTATTTTATGAATATTATTACAGGTGAAAAAATTCAACAAATGTGCGATATTTATTTTGGTTTAGAAGAAGATTTTCATTTTAATCCAATAATACGACCCCAATTAACTAAACAAATCAACATAAACGATTTTAACAGTGAAATAAATAACCCATATAATATATTTTGTTACTCTCATAGAATTAAGTCGTTGTCAACTAAAATTCATTTACTTAAAAATAGGTTTATTTTGATTACACATAATTCAGATGGCGATATTACTGAATCGCGCGAGACGTTGACTATATTAAATTCCCCCAATTTAGATAAATGGTATGCTCAAAATATTTGTATTGATCATTGTAAATTATTCCTTTTGCCAATTGGAATAGCAAATAATCATTGGAAACACGGAAATCTAAATATCTTTGATAGTGCTGCTGTATTACATAATATGTCTAACAAATCAATGTTAATTTATTTTAATTTTAATGTAGATACAAATAAAACAAAACGAATGCGTTGCTTCGATAGCTTGAAAAACAAAATAGAATGGCTAAAAAATGTAACTCCATCAGAAAATATCGAAAGACTAAGTCAATACAGGTTTTGTATATGTCCCGAAGGGAATGGAGTTGATACACACAGACTGTGGGAGGCCTTATATTTAAAAACAGTTCCGGTTGTTATAAAAAGTGACTTTACAAGTATATTGCAAAAAAATAACATACCTCTTGTAGTATTAAATGGTTGGGACGATTTTAACATTGATGATTTAAACTACAATACATTTGATTTTGATAATGCGCAATTTTTAAAAACTATCGATCTGCGCAAAATATTGTTGTAAATATTTGAATAGTTCGCAACTAAATACCATTATTACAAATAAACCGCAATATATATTTAAATACAATAAGCATTTAACTATATGTCAATAACATTTTCAAGTTGCTTTTATATAATTAAATCTAAATTTGACCCCAGCATTTATATTCAATGGATGAACAATTTTATTTCAATGGTTAATAACTTTAACTTGGTTATTTATACAGACGAAAACAGTAGCAAATATATCGAGACCAACGGAAATCAATGGATAACGATAATCATCAAGCCTATCGAGCAATTTTATAATTACAAATATAAGGAATATTGGGCAGCGAATCATCAAAAAAATCTGCTGCTTAACGATAAGTCCTGCTGGGAATTAAATATGTTATGGTCTGAGAAAATTTGGTTTGTTAAAGACACTATAGAGAGAAAAATATATGAAACCGATTTTTACGGATGGTGTGATATTGGTTATTTTCGTAATCGACCAGAAGATACCCACACTAGCAAGCTAACTAACTGGCCAAATTCTGATAAAGTGAATCAACTAAATCCGGACAAAATCTACTATGCCTGCATCAATAATGATAATGGATATATGAATTATCTACATAAAATTGTGAATAATAAGAATACTTTGGGTCTGCCCGTGCAACCAATTCCCGCACATCAAAACTCGATAGCAGGCGGCTTTTTTATTTGTCATAAAGATAAACTACCTTGGTGGGCGGAAACATATAATAACAAGCTAGAAATGTATTTTAAGAATGACTATTTAGTAAAGGATGACCAAATAATAGTAGTCGATTGTATTCTTTCGGACACAGAACACTTTGTACTATTTAGAGAGAGTCGTCCAATGTTAGATAATTGGTTCATGTTTCAAAGAATATTGTAAACACATTCGTCGGGTTCATATATACAAAATTCTAATGATATATTATGATTAGTATTTTAATCCCAATATATAACGGTGTTGATTTTATTTGTGAGTCAGTGTCGTCGGTTTTACGTCAGACATACGGAGAATGGGAACTAATTATTGGCATAAATGGCCACCCGAAAGATTCGAACGTTTACAAAATCGCAAAGGAATACGAGAAGGTGACGAATAAAATACGCGTATTAGATCTATACGAAATTAAGGGCAAATCAAATGCCTTAAACGAAATGATTAAGTATTGTTCATACAATTATGTTGCGCTACTTGACGTAGATGATATTTGGCATGAGCAAAAATTAGAGCTTCAGTCGCAGTTGCTGAATAAATTTGATGTTATTGGGTCAAACTGCGTGTGGTTTGGCGATAGGCCTGGCATCGTCCCTCATATACCAGTAGGAGACATTTCAAATTATGATTTTTCTAGTGTAAATCCAATCATAAATTCGAGTTCTGTCATTAGAAAGAGTCTGTGTTATTGGAACGAGAACGGTATAGAAGATTATGATTTGTGGTTGAAATTAAGAAACCACAACAAAAAGTTTTTTAATTTTAAAGAAATACTTGTTAAACATAGAATTCATACCGCATCGGCTTTTAACTCTAAAGGAAATAATGACAAGGTTGAAAATTTGTTACTGAGTCACGGCTTCAAAGGTCGCAGCGAGAAAATAGACGCGGCAAAAATAAATATTCCACACGTGAATAAAATACACATGAAGATCTAAACGGGGATTTTTATCCAATCGCCCGGACATAAATCGCGCGTATCATTTCTTGCGACCTCTCCAAACCATGCTGACGGATAATACACGAGTTTATCTACGAATGTGTTAAAATATGCGCCCCACCAACTGAACGAACTATTCGCAATAATATTATGGTGACAGCAACTCATAAGCAGCATCTGTTCCCAGTCCGCAAGAGTATTGCTCGCACGCGTGAAATTGTAGTCAGGGAATTTAGCAGTTAGTTTATTGATTGTAACTGTAACATCGTCATAATCAACATCCTCGAAAAAGAATAACACATTGAATGATTTTGTAGGATGCCGGGTTTGTAGATGTTGGAGTGATCGCTCATAGTAGCCATACGTTGCCAGCGGATGAACCTCCTGTATTTTCTTGTAATCGCCAATTCTAAAATGCATACTAATCGTATTTTCCGTGTAATCATTACTTAAATCAAGTTTTAATAACAATGTTTCTTTCATTTTATTAATACCGATCATTCTACAAATGACACTATAACTGTCCTGAAAATATTTATAGCTTTGGAAATAACCGAAGATTAAAACGTCTTTGTTTATCATTTCTCGAACAGGTAACTCGTTGTATGGGAACCCGCTCTCTCTGATAATAGTCACGGCCGGCATGGACGGCATTAAAAATGGCCGCATATTTGAAAAAAATGTGTTCCAATATGTATTCCTTACGGTTGTAGAACCGCCGCCAAGGGACTCGACATTTATAAATTTAAACTGTGAATTACTTTTTATTGCGTATGAAATAGTCGCGAATATCTGAAAAATTTGGTTTCCAAGACCACCCATTAAGTTACACGTAATCATTTACTCTTAGTTGTTACATTATATTTAAATATAAAAATGAATAATATTATTTATAAATATTGATATGCATAATATAACAAAATGTATACTACCAAATATAGACCGACTAACCTATCCGAATTTATCGGCAATAAGGGCGTCATTCAACCGTTTATAAGATGGTTGTTAGAGTGGGACGCCAACAATAAGAAGACAAAATGTGCGCTTGTTTCTGGCGTAAACGGTATTGGCAAATCACTTCTGGTTGAGCTTATCCTAAAAAAACACGATTATAATATTATTGATTTGACGATTGGGGATGACAGAGATAAAGAAACTATTACAGAGACGATTGCACCGCTTCTTAAAACCAAGAGGACATTTAATGGGCAAGAAAACGTATTGGTTGTAAGTGAGGTAGATGGCGGTGGCGACTATGGATTTATTGCGACATTAACAGAATGTATAAAGGAGACGTGTATTCCCATCATATGTATTTGTGATGACAGATACAGTCAAAATATCAAACCGATACTTAATTATTGTTATGATATTAAGCTAGCTAAATCGAGTTTTGATGATATTTATAGGCTAATCTACAAGGTTGTAACTACAGAGCAGATTAGAATTAGTAAACAGGCAATCGATAAATTGTATGAGGAATCGAATGGCGATATCCGTTTTATATTAAATACATTACAATTGGGGATTAAAAATGGAAGCACGAGTAAAAACATTCAAAGCTCGAATATATTTGATACAACCGGTAAGCTATTTTCGATGGATTTGAATATAGACGATAAACTTAGATATTATTGGATGTCGCCTGATATTCATACACTAATGGTTCAAGAAAATTATGTTAATAATACGTTAAGTAGTCGGGACGATGTAAAACGACTCGAAAATATTGCTTATTCGGCTGACTCGTTGTCTGATGCGGATCTGATTGAATCTGTGTTTGATTTTAGTCTGTCTTCTTATGTCGCGATAAATACTATAAAGGCGACGTCTAAATGCAATAAGAAATCAATGATAAAGTTCCCACAATTTATGGGGAGGGTCTCGACTAAAAACAAGAACAAAAAGAGTAAGTTGGATTATAGCACAATCAAATTAGTTGGAGATAAATTTGTGGCGACGGCAAGCAATACTATAGCAGACGGTGCGTTAACAAAATGTAAAAAAGTCAAGACGACAACTGCTGTCAAAAAGACGCGTGTCAAGGCATAAAGTCCGCACAATTGAGCGGCAAAATGAGTTGTTTATACTACAACCGTGTAGGAAAAACGAAAAAAACGCGGATAAAAAAATCCCTACACATGTAGAAAGAAACATGTTATTTGAGGTAAAGTATTTTGGGAAAGTCAATTTTGGACATTTTTTTTGTCCATTTTTGAAAACCTAAAATACTTTACCCCAAATAACATGTTTTGACTGCATAATTGAAATTTATGGTCTGGTGACAGAAAATATAATTTTCAATTTGTTACGATAAAATTTTATTATTTTTTATAAAAATAATATCTGTTTCCTATATATGGAAACTTTAGGAAACGAAAACAAGCCAAAAACAAGCCAGAAATATTATTGTATTTTGTGTGATTATAGAACGTGTAAGTCTAGCAATTACGCAACCCATAATTCTACAGCAAAACACATAAAACGAGCAAAAACACCTGTTTTGGAAACATTTGGAAACCAAAACAAGCCAAAAACAAGCTGTTCACAACATTTTTGCGAAAAATGTAACAGAGAATTTAAAAACCGATCCGGATTATGGAAACATAAACAGAAATGTAACGACACAATTGATACTGATTCTGAGAAAGAAATGACGCCAACAATCGACCCATCTGACAAGGAACTCATTATTATGCTCATTAAAAAAAATGATGAATTGCAAAATATGATGATGGAGGTTATTAAAAATGGAACAACACAAAACAGTCACAATAATACAACAAACTCACATAATAAGGCATTTAATCTTAATTTTTTCTTAAATGAAACGTGCAAAGACGCAATGAATATTACTGAATTTGTTGAATCGATCAAGTTACAGTTGTCAGATCTAGAGAGGGTTGGTGAAGTGGGTTATGTAGAAGGTATTTCCAATATTATTGTAAAGAACCTGAAGGATCTTGATGTTACTCAAAGACCGGTTCATTGTACCGACAAGAAGAGAGAAACAATGTACATTAAAGATGAAGATACATGGGAAAAGGATGAAGAACAGAAGAAAATGCACAAGTTAGTCAGAAAGGTTGCCGATAAAAATGCGAGGATGTTGCCAAAGTTCAAGGAAGCACATCCAGATTGTACCAAGAGTGCTTCTCGTTACTCTGACCAATATAACAAAATAATCATGGAAGCTATGGGTGGAAGAGGTGATAATGACTTTGAAAAGGAAGAGAAGATAATCAAGCGCGTTTCAAAGGAAGTAATTGTTGAGAAGGACCCTTAAAAACAAAAATACTACAACTGTGTAGGAAAAACGAGAAAAAACGACTTTGAAAAAATTCCTACACATGTAGAACGAAACATGTTATTTTGGGGAAAGTTTTTTGGGAAACTCGATTTTGGACATTTTTTTTGTCCATTTTTGAAAAGCTAAAATACTTTACTCGAAATATCATGTTTTGACTGCATAATTGAAATTTATGGTCTGGTCACCAAAAAAATAATTTTCAATTTGTTACGATAAAATTTTAAATACTTTTAAAAAAAAGTAGCTTAGAATTTTTTCTGTTGCTAATTTAGAAAGAATGGCAACAGAAAAAATGAAAAAAAATGATAATATTTATTGCTGCGATTTATGTGACTTCAGCACGTGTAAAAAAACAAACTACGATTTACATCTACACACCAAAAAACATATCAGCAACAATTTAGCAACATTAAGCAACACAAAAAAGGAAAAATCAAACTTTCAGTGTAACAAATGTAATAAAATGTACAATGACAGGACCGGTTTGTGGAGACACAAGAAGCTGTGTAATGTTGACGAGAATAATGTATTGACTGAAGAATCACATCAAATAAACGAACTCGATGAACTTAAGGGCTTTATGAATTATTTAATGAAGGAGAATTCAGAGATGAAAAGTATGATGATGGAGGTAATTAAAAATGGAACAACCCAAAACAGTCACAATAATACAACAAACTCCCATAACAAAGCATTTAATCTTAATTTTTTCTTGAATGAAACGTGTAAGGATGCGATGAATATTACAGAATTTGTTGAGTCAATTAAGTTGCAATTGTCAGATCTAGAGACTGTTGGTGAAGTAGGTTATGTAGAAGGTATTTCCAATATTATTGTAAAGAACCTGAAGGACCTTGATGTTACTCAAAGACCGGTTCATTGTACCGATAAGAAGAGAGAAACCATGTATATTAAAGATGAAAATACATGGGAAAAAGATGAAGAACAGAAGAAGATGCACAAGTTAGTAAGAAAGGTCGCGGATAAAAACGCTAGAATGCTACCAAAGTTCAAGGAAGCGCATCCTGATTGTACCAAAAGTGCTTCTCGCTATTCAGATCAATACAATAAAATTATTATGGAAGCTATGGGTGGAAGAGGCGATAATGACTTTGAAAAGGAAGAGAAGATAATAAAGCGCGTTTCCAATGAAGTAATTGTTGAGAAAGATACCGTCTAATAAAATAATAAACCGCTTTAGGGCCTGTAGAATTTATTTTATCCTATAATTATATAATGAATAGTATGTCTGAAGAACAGAAGGCTAGAGATATACCTGAGCTAGAAAAGGCTCTAGCATATCATATCAACGAATTTAGACACCCTGAAAGTGACGTTTTTGGGTCAGACAAAACCTTAGAAGCTATGTGCAATGTTAAGGCCAGATTGGATACGTTAAAATCAAAAGGTGGAAACCGCAAATCTCGCCGCAGTAAAAAGAGTAAAGGGAAAAAGAGTAAGAGAAGGAAGAGTAAAACCAGTAGAAAAACAAAACGACGCCGTTAAATGATTTTTTTTATTGGGTTAACGAAGAAAAAAGTAGTTTTAATTTGTCATGAAGGGCGATAGCTTCGACATTGATATCCGTATTTGTTTTCCCGCAATTGCCTCTATTTTGATGTCTCAATAATCTAGAATTGTCCTTATATTCTTTACGACAAATTTGGCACGCATATTTGCTTTTTTTAACATCATTGTTGTTCATCGTTATATTGTAAATATACATTTAAGTTTAAGCATATTTACAATTATATTCGGTCAGTCGGTTTAATAAAAGAACAACCGAGACTTTTTGAGGTGATCGTTGTATAATTCGGATTTTACGTCTGTGTCACAAGTGATCCTTGTTTTCCTATATTCAAGAATATCATCTATTTTTTTGTTTTTATTAACATATAAAATATTTAACTTTTCGGCCGTGCCGCGTGATTTGTCTCCACTATGAATTTTATTCCGTGCGTCAATTTCAGCGTTACAAATAATCTTCAATTCATTACAGAATTTCATTTCGTCTATATGCATTTTTATAACATCCATGAATATATTTTTGTTGTAAATGTTTGGATATCTATATCTAATTTTATCTGGAATAATGAATTGATTTTTCTCTTTTATTTCCTTTACTTTCTTTTCAATTTGCGTAATAAAATTTTGGACATATTGTATATCATATTTAATAGGTTTTTCAGTTTGATTCACGGGTTCGGCGTTCTCTCCCTTTTTATTTTCAGATACATTACTAAGCAATATTTTACCAGAAGTAAATTCGCATTCTGAAATAAGTTGGTCGAATGAATATGCTGTCATTTTATGCGCTTCTGCTTTCGCGTCTAACTTGTAAAAATTTACAAGTGATAAAATGACAGTATTTATAGCACTTGTTCCGGAAACAATCTTTACAGCAGTTGTATTATCATAAAATATTCCACTAATAACCGTCGACACAGATGATATAATTATTGCCGGAATCATTAGTCGATATAGATAAAATTCGCAATAAGATTTTGCTTCTAAATATAACAACTTTTGGCCTTTTAGATACAAAGAAATTAGATCTAACGACGTTGATAACTTACCGTCATTATATCCAAATTTAATATTCATAGTATCCATAATATCTAAAAAACCGCGATGTTGCTTGAGGTGTTTAGGTTTATTTTCAGGGTCTAGTTTGTGAGGGTCTTCCATTTCATTAATACCATCGCCTAGAGACGACGCATCTTCTGGGATATCAATACAAAAGTCGGCGGTCTCAGGAGAGAAGTCGGCAGTCTCAGGAGAAAAAAACATAAATATACATATAGGTATGTTTTTTATTTAGGCTGTTTGTTGGCATTTTTATTGTAAAAATTCAGTTAAAGCTTTTATTGTAAAGAATAGTATATACCATGGAAACCATGATATGTACACAAATACTAACCTCAGGAAAAAATAAGGGTGCACAATGTTCTCAACAAATCGCGTGCGCAAAGCATAACCTATGTGTTCGCCATAATAACATGCGGATAGCAAAAAATTACAAAACTCACGGTGATTATGGGAATCCCGAACAGGCTGAATTATGGGTAAAATGGATTATGAGTGTTGGTGAGCCGACCTCTAAAAATCATCAGACATGTTAAATGCGTCATCTATTCCGACCTTGTTTGATAAGGAGTATTCAGAAATTTTGCGTTCGAACATGTTCGTTTTACCCTCGAGACTGATTAGTTCCATCCAATCGAAGCAATTTGTGACGTTGTAAATTTTTGGGTATCCAAGTTGAACGGACAATCGGTCAGCGACGAATTTAATATACTGTGTCATCAAATCTGAATTCATCCCAATCAATTTACACGGTAACGCTGAGCATATGAATTCAGTTTCAATCTCGACTGCCTCTTTAATAATTTCATGAATGCGAACACGGTCGATCTTTTTAAGCAACTTACTATATAAAAGTATGGCAAATTCGCAGTGAAGCGCTTCGTCTCGCGAAATTAATTCGTTACTAAAGGTGAGACCAGGCATTAGACCGCGCTTTTTGAGCCAATAAATACTACAGAATGCACCACTAAAGAAGATACCCTCTACACACGCAAACGCTACCAACCGAGTCGCAAAACTACTGCGATTATCATGAATCCATTTTTGCGCCCAATCGGACTTCTTTTTAATACAGGGGAAGTGTTCAATAGCATTAAACAGTTTATTTTTTTCAACCGCGTCTTTAATATAGGTTTCAATTAGTAGACTGTATGTTTCATTATGGATATTTTCGATAGCAATTTGAAACCCATAAAATGCTCTGGCCTCTGACACCTGAACCTCTTTCATGAAACGTGATGCCAAATTTTCCAGAACAATTCCGTCACTAGCCGCAAAAAAGGCCAAAATCATAGAAACGAAATATTTTTCGTCACCATTTAGGCTTTCCCAGTGTGGTAGATCCTTTGTTAAATCGATTTCTTCGGCTCTCCAGAAACAGTCGACTTGTTTTTTATACATTTCCCAGATGTCATTGTATCTGATTGGAAACATAACAAATCTATTATCGTCTGGTGCCAACAAAGGTTCTTGTTGGGTTTTTGACATCCTAAATAATATATATAAAAGATTTTAAAATTTTTAGCAAATAATAAAATAACAAGTAAATTTAAGTATGAACTACAGAATAGAAATAGGCGATCATTTAGCGAATGAAGACCAATTTATGAAAATACAGGCGTTAATCGAGTTAAAAAAGCAATCTTTAATTGACAAACAAAAAAAACTCAAAACAGTAACAAAAACGAACGAGTTTTTGAGCTCTGTCAAGGAGGATTATGTCAAGTATTATAACGTTATTGTTGCGCAGAAGCAGGATCAAATTAAAGCAATAACAATGCTTAACGAATATGTAGAGGACCTCGCGTCTTCTGGAGAGCTCAGTGTAAATAATATAGAGGATGCGAGAGTTGAGCAATCAAAATTGCTTCGCGAAGTGAAACAGATTAAGCGGGGACTCGATTCATTAACAACGGACACCAATCATATCGCCAATGAATTACACAAAAAAATATAATCCATCAATAAATTTTACAATCTCGATAAATTTTCATAACTATTATGTAAATTTATTATACGTTTATATAATATATGGCTGACAAATTTTTAGAAGAATTCCAATTAAGCATTGATAAACTTAACGGATTGAAGACGCGATTAGAACAGAAATCCGCTGATAAGACGAGGTTTAACACAACATTAGTTACATCATTGAAAGGGATTAAAGACAAAATCGCGGCACTTGCGAATCAGATAACTCAGTTTAAATTGATGGTAGACGGACTTCAAGGACAAGTGAATAATAATGCGGCCAATGTAAAAGGCAAGGAGGACGAAATCGCGCGCGCAACGCAACAGGTGACCGGTTTAGAAGAACAAAAGAAACAATTAACAGATCAACTTGCGCAAGCTCAACAACAGCTTGCACAACAAGGGCAGGAGACCCAAGCAAAAATAAACGCGTATGAGGCACAACTTCGAGAGTTAACCGCAAAAAATGCCGAGATACAAAAACAACTTGAGGCGTTGAATACTGAACTAGCCGGAAGGGGTGACTTACAGGCACAACACGCGCAAGAGCTAGAAAAACAGGGTGAAGCATCCAGACAACAATTAGAAAACCAAGCAAAGGCGAATAAAGAACAACAAGACAAATTAACGGCAAGAATAAATGAGTTGGAAGCTAATTTACAGGATTTACAAAAACAGTTGCAAGACAAAACGGCTGAAGTTGCGGCACACGTTGAAACCATAAATAAGAAGGAACAAGACGGTCAGGCGCAAATTGCCGCGTTAACCGCTCAGATGACCGCTTTACAGGCTAAAAATGAAGATTTAATCAACAGAATTGCCGCCGCAACTGGTGTAATTAATGATACTGTAGCAAAATTACAGGAATTAATTATGAACGAACCCAATCCCGATGAGATTACGAATGAGATTGCGGAAATTGAACTCTCTATTGGAAATATTGCTCGCGTAATACAAGGACAGGCTCCGGCACAACAAGGACTAGGCCCGCCACAGGCTCAGCAAGCGGGATTGCCGGGAAACACACCCATAACAATTCAGGGTACAACGCGCACCTTAGATGCGTTAAGAGTACAATTAAACGCAAAGATCGAACAATTGAGACAAAGCGGCTACCAAGGCGACAATAAGTATCAAGCGGCCTTAGAGGCGCTTCGAGCCGCACGCACACCTGAAGATGTAGTGCGAATTGTAAGTCCTGTTTATAAAAACGGAAAGGTGTTTGGAGGTAAAAGAACAAAAAAAAATAGACGAAAGCAAAAGGGAGGGTTTATTTATAAACAAAAGTCAAAGAGAAGAAGCATTTCAAGTAGCACGCGTAGGAAGAGGTCGTCTAAGTCAAGGTCCTCTAATTTTTAATCGGTGAGAGCATCCCTCTTAATCCCGGATAAATTGCGCATTCGCTAGGCCAGTTACCCGTAATTTGCCTATTATATAGCGCTCGTGGATTGGTCCTTTTTTGTATTACATCCGCTCTTTTTCGCATAACATTCTTCCACGTTCGCTGTATTAATCGGATCCAAACTGTTTTTAAAACCGCGACGCATTCCTGCGTTTCCAAATACATACATTCGGCAATCTCGGGTTTTATATAGGTGTTCCGTGCTACAATATTGGTATAGTTTTTATATATAGGGTGATTGTTTGTGCGTGAGTCGCGAGTGGTTATTAAACGCGAGTATACATTTGTTATTATACTCGCGTTCGCATTAATTATTTCCATATTTAATTCTTTAAATCTACAATCAACTAGATAGTGATGGCTTACATTTGATGCTGGGTCTATACCATGTATTTTTGGATTATGTAGCTCACATAATACTATATTATATCGTGTTTGACTTGCTTCATCAGGGTCGTAAATAATATCATCATCGGTATCAGAATCATCGTAATATTCTGCGTTGTCATCGTATTCATTATCGTTGTCTTCGTATTCGTTGCTGTTATAGCGGTTTCCATTGTTATTAAACGCGTCAATATTAGCGCACATCCTATCTATTAATGTATTTTAACTTTAATATTATTTAAATTATTCATTTTTTTTTAAATTATATATATATAAATGAAAGTTAGCTCAACCGTGTCTAAAATTCTTTCAAACAAGTTGGTATTAAATATTGTATCCATCATCGCCCTTTTAAATGTGATTGGGTATATGATGATGGGAAATCTCAATAATGTTGTTATGTTCCTTATAATTGCGGTCCTTGTTAGATACTTTAGTAAAAATATGATCATTGTTTTAGGTGTTCCTTTGGTGCTCGTTAATTTGATGTCCTTGAAGGGCTACTCTTATAGAGTCGAAGGCATGACTACTGATAAAAAGAGCGAAGACAAAAAGAGTAAAGACAAAAAGGAGACGGATTCAGAAGAGGACAAGGAGAAAAAGCCAGATGATTCTACCGCCGCTACAGATGGCGTTGGAGCATCTAACGATAAAAAGTCAGACGAGCATTTTGAGGTTGGTCGCCCCAAAAACGGTGGTTCTAAAATCGATTATGCCGCAACTATCGAGGGAGCATATGATCAATTAAATAGCATTCTAGGTAGCGATGGTATTAAAAATTTAACTGGCGATACACAACGATTGATGCAACAGCAGGCCGATTTGGCGAAGTCAATGGAATCCATGGCACCTATGATTGAAAAAATGATGCCTATGGCGGTTAAGGCGTCAGAAATGATGAAGAATATGAATGCTGATGGAAAGGGTATTGAAGGTCTAATGGAAATGGCTAAAAAAATGTCTGGTGGAATGGGGGCTGGCATGGGGAACGCATAAACATTAAGAGGGTGGTGTGTGTATTTTAATATTATAATAATATAATATGAAAAGGTGTCCTCCAGGTGTGATATGTATTGAGAATTACTCCATCTTTTTTTTAGTTGTTTGTTTGATTATTATCGTGTATTTAATTTATAATAACATGCAACGCAATAGCGTTGTTGTCAATAATAGCCCATCTGAAAAAATTATCATTAAAGATACACAAAGAGAGAATAATGGCGGCGGTTGGTTTGGAGGGCTCATTCCTAGTTGGCCATATACCAATTTACCATCAGACCCACTATTAAACCCTTATGCGCCGCCATTAAGAGACGAGCGATATTTTATACCTGGATTTAACGGGATTCCGCGGGGGGCGATTCCTATTAACATTGCCACAAATATTGGCGCAGTAGACACTACTTATAGACAGATGGGCATATTGACCCCGCTTAACAGTTCTAGTAAGGATAGTATATTACCATTAATGGGTCGCCCATTGTTTACGAATAGAGACAAATGGCAATATTATTCAACGAGTAATCAACACAATAACGTAAAATTGCCAGTATCTAGAGCGGGTAGAAGCTGCACAAACGAGTATGGATGCGACAAGCTTTATACAGGTGATACCGTGTATATTGAAGGAGCAAACGAAACCTATAAAGTAACGGTATATGATAATGATACTATTAAGTATTTACCGTTTGTTTAATATTCGCGGGGTTAATGTAGTATGATAAATATTTTTATTAAATTTATCATATTATTTATTTATTTGCGGCTCATTGTTCTTCGGCGCTTGGATTTTCCTTTCTTCGTCTTCATTTTTTGCTTCTTCGTTTTTCTTTTACCGCCAATGCCGTTACGCCTTGCTGCTTCAACAACGGCGTCAGATTGCGGCTTTATACCTGTAAGCATCTCTCCTACCTTATTTATCACGTGTTCCGGTGGGCCTGACATCTTTTGTTTTGTCATTTGTCTTGCGATGTCATGCATTGTAGCAATTTGTTGTGCCATGGAAACAATGGTAACATCATCCTTGCCATAAAAATTATTTTTACCAAGAATCAATGGCGGCATATTTGACACAAGACTGCGAGCGGCATTTAAACGAGCCAGAACAGGCGCCCCCATAATAACCCTAGTTAAACCACTTTGTGGGTCAAATGCCATAGGATTAATACGGGAAATTTGAGAACCAGGTTCAAATGCTATTTCTGTCAACATTGGCGTTTTAATAAACGCACCATTTTCTATATTCGTGACCCCAAGAGGAATATGAATTGTTTCCAAAGATGTCGCACCAAAAAACGTGAAATCTCGAATCCTTGCGACCCCCTCGGGAATGCTAATATTTTTTAAAGATGTCGTAAAGGCGAACGAGGCATCTCCAATTTGTGTGAGCCTAGAACCTTCTTCAAATGTCACTTCTCTCAAGCTTGATGCTTTACTAAATGCCGAATGTCCCAGTTCCTCTACAGATGCGGGAATCTGAATTCTTTCTAAAGATGTCGCGCCAGAGAACGCTTCGTTTCCAATCGTACGAAGTTGAGAATTTTCTACAAATGCTACTTGATGCAACTTTGTCGCATCCGTGAACGCATTTTCGCTAATCTCAACTACAGATGCAGGAATACGAATCATCAGCAATTTTTTTGCGCCGGAGAACGCCTCCTGGTCAATCTCGGTCCAACCCTCTTCTAGAATTAGTATTGGTGGACTTCCGTTTTTTTTCCAAATCTTCTTTGTAAATACTGTACTTCCACTTTCAGGGGCTGGAATGCTAAACGTATCCATTTGTATATACATTATTGATAAATTAAAATGTCAAAAGTGTATTAAGCGATTTTATAACTCTGGGCTGTGTGTTTATACTTAACTATTTGCCAAACTTTCAGCAACATCTTTAACAGCGACAAACCCGTTTTGTGCGCCATCACCCGAGTTTGCGTTTTGAAGCGATCCGTAGCTGTTAGGCGAAGGTGCCTCCGTAGACGAAGTTAGATTTTCATTTTGTATCGAGGGGACGAAGGGCATACTATCGGCTGATAGTTGCGTTGTTATAGTCGGTGTCGCATCGGCAGATTGCTGTGGTTCTTCATTAGTCGAATCCATATTATCCGGAAGAGCGCCACCCATTTTTGTTCCAAACATACCTGATGTTATATTGGCATTGGCAAGATCGCTGTTTGTGATAAAGCGAGGAGGAGTATATTCACCATCCGGAGTGTTTGTTTGCGGTTCCAACACCTCTTTAGACGATTCTGTGTTATCAGTAGGCTGGCCACCTGTATTAGCTTTAAAATGAACTCGTTTCAACGATTTTCTAGCTAAATTGACCCTTCTATTTTTTCTAAAGGTCTTACTCCTACTCGAATGACCACGTTTATTTTTGTTTCTTTTTAGAGTTTGCTTTTTTTTGCTGTATAGTTTTGATATTTTGCCTTTAGTTAAATTCATTCTTATTATTATATCTAAATAAATTAATAATTTTATTTATATAGTTATATTAATAAGAATGCAAGATATAAATATAACAAATGATAATGTGAAGGGTAAATGCGACCTAAAATGTTCCTATAATTTCACATATTCAGACAGCAACACCACTGCCAAAAATGACGGAGTTATGATCAGTTTAACATATGACAATAGCAGTTCACCACAAGTAGTATACAATACTCAAAAATACGTTGTAACAAAAGTCTACATTACAAGTCCATCAATTCACTTATTTAACGGATCTTTAACGGATGCCGAAATTTGTATAGAACACGCGCCGGTTAAGGGAGGATCAATGTTGTCCGTTGGAATACCAATGAAAGCCTCGAGTGAGTCATCCACGGCATCAGTTTTATTAACAGAAATTATTAACAGCGTTGCTACCAATGCTCCAAGTAAAGGAGATTCTACCAACTTAAATATAAGCGATTTTACATTACAGAAAATAGTGCCAAATAAACCATTTTTCAGTTACACAGATTCGAATAACAATATGGATTGGATTGTGTTTGGTTCGTTAGACTCCATTCCATTAAGCAGTTCAACATTATCTACTCTCGGAAAAATTATCAAACCATTTACGCTACCTATGATGGGTAACGGGCTATTTTTTAATTCAACGGGTCCAAATAGCGTAAGCATTGGAGAGGGTATTTACATAAAGTGTAATCCAACCGGCGCATCGACGGAAGAAACGGGGGTAGAGTATGCCAAAAATACACCGTCATATGATTTGTCAAAAATGTTAGAAAGTCCGGTCACACAAATAATCATCCAGATTTTCTTAAGTTGTATTATATTCCTTATCATCTTTATAGGGGCTAGTTATTTGTATAATTTTGTTACAGGGGATACTCCAAAGCTGGTGAAAGGATTTGCGTAGCTTTCTCTCTTCTAATGTTTAAAATGCTTGTAAAATAATTGTAAATTGAATAAAATTATAATTATTTGTTTTATTTGTTAATCGGCGACGCATCGTGTGTATCGTCTAATAAGGGTTTGAAGGATGATGGTGTAATGGAATACCCAGACTTCATAATTGGCGCCATTTTAGAAACGACCTCCTGTTCTAAAGTATACGGGAATTGGTTATAGGCTGTGAATTGCGACATTTTCTTTTCTTCAGAAGGAGCGAATTTTTGAAGAGCAGCTATTCCGGTTGTCATTGATGATCGGCGAATTAAATCAAAAGCAACAAGCAATGATAATACTGCCAATATAGGGTGGGCATTCATGAATAGATAGATTACGATGACGAACATAACAATTTTACCGCCCATTGAATCAATCATACTTGCGATAGGTTCGGGAGTTTTCAATCCTAAAATCAAATAGACAACAAGCAATATTATCAATACTAACTCACCCATGTTTTCTTTTTTAAATAAGCGAGAGAAACTTTCCATATATCATAATGATAGATTTTTATTTAGTCAAATTTTTAAAAACTTCAGCAAAAGGATATAAACAAATTTTACTAAATAATATAATCCAACTTATGAAGCTTAATACCTATCTTGGCCAAAAAGGCTATACTATACATAAAAGCGAACTTACCATTGAACAGCAAAAACAAATAAGAAATGATTTAACTATTAAACCATTTCTTATTGGTTCTCCTATGAATGATAACCAGAAAACGTTTCCTGCTTATCGAGAGTCAGCAAATAAATTTTATGTACCTCATTATTACGGTAGCGACAATTTTGGTCCGCCTAAACAGTACAAGGTTACAGACGGAACCGATATTGCGGTAGAATTTTGCGGACAGTTACGCGATTATCAGGAACCAGTTGTAGGTAAATTTATAAATCATTGTACAGCTTCAGTATGTGGTGGTGGATTATTGGAGTTGCCTTGTGCGTGGGGTAAAACATCGGGGTCATTGTATATTTTGTCAAAACTAAAAAAGAAGACGCTTGTCATCGTTCACAAAGAATTTCTGATGAACCAATGGATAGAGCGAATTCATCAGTTTTTACCTAAAGCTCGTATCGGGAAAATTCAGGGTCCCATTATTGATGTCGAAGATAAAGACATTGTTTTATGCATGTTACAAAGTTTGATTTCAAAAGACTACGACCAATCATTATTTGACCAATTTGGACTAACTATTATAGACGAGGTCCATCATATTTCTAGCCAGTCATTTTCAAACTCATTGTTTAAGGTTGTTACAAAATACATGCTCGGATTATCGGCAACAATGGAAAGAAAAGATGGAACTACAGCTGTATTTAAAATGTTTTTAGGTAATGTAATTTATAAAGCAGAAAATAAAAGCGAACTTCTTGTCGAAGTAAGACAAGTGACATATAAAGTTGACGATGATGATTTTAACGACACTATTTTAGATTTCCGTGGAAAACCGCAAAATAGTTCAATGATTTCGAAATTATGCGAATATAATCGTAGAACTGAATTCATTGTTAAAACATTGTGCGACTTTATTCGGGTTGAGGAGGTAGATTCTGAAACAGTGTGCCAACATAAATTAGAAATGGACAAGGCCGTGCCACATTGTTCAATTTGCGGCAAAAATAATAATTATTTGGTCCGCAATACGTGTTGTGATTCTGTTAAATATTGTATGCCTTGTATGGAAAATATTGAAGCAAAAGGCGTTAAAAGAGAGAGGCCAAAATGCCCCAACTGTAAAAAAGTTTTAAAATATGAACAAAACTATATTGAAAATAAATATGTGAAACCGCTAGAGAAGACGCACACAATCGTAATGGCTCACAATCTGAATATATTACATTATATATATAAAAAGTTTGTCTGTAAAAATTTAGCCAGTGTGGGGTATTATATTGGAGGAATGAGTGAAGCTGAGCTTAAACGGTCAGAAAAGAAACAGATTATTCTAGCGAGTTTTTCGATGTCACAAGAAGGGCTTGACATTCCAACGCTAAATGCAGAGTTTTTAATCACACCTAAAACTGATATTGTTCAGACAGTCGGAAGAATTTTAAGGGCAAAGCATCAATTTTCGCATCCCATTATTTATGATTTTGTTGACTCACATGACGTATTTCAAAGACAATGGTTAAAAAGAAAAGCATATTACAAGAAACAAAATTATAAAATTATAGGGGTGAATAGCAATGAATATAATGCGGATTTTTCAAAATGGAAACAAGTTTTCGAACCTAAAACAAATAAATTATGTATTACAAAAACGTCTAAAAAACAAATATCAATAAAAAGCAATAGTTCAGACAAAAGTATCACAGACGATTCTGATGTAGAAGAAGAGGAAGAGGAAGCTGAGGGTCCAAAGGATAAGTATTTGGGTGGTCAATGTTTATTAAAATTTAAAAAATAATATTGTTCACTAGGTGTAAGCAATAAAAAAAATAAACAATACAACAATATATACATATTTTTATGTTTAATTTTAATTTTTTTATTTTAGAGCAAATTCTTACTTATCATTTTCTTCATCTTGTTTATATATATCATTTAGTTTTTGAGCTAATTCTTCGCCTATGTGTTTAGGATTAAAATTTTCTACAAGAATTTTGTGCAGTTTCGCCCAGTTGTAATCTCTCCGCGTTGCTTCTGGAGATTGATACAAACACGTTTTATTAACAAAATCATCCAAGAGTTGTTTTTTATCTAAAAGAGTGTCTGGTAAAATTTCGATCATTCGGGCGGCGGCTATTCTAGAGCATGGTTCGTATAACATTTTGAAAATTAAAATTGATTATATTTGGGATTAAGTTATGTCTATAATATATTTATTGTAAAGCATTTCAATTTTTTATTCAAAATTGCGGTAAATTAAACTGGCTCTCATTTGTGTTGTATCGTCTGTTGGAATAGAATGTAACCAATAATTATTTGTAGGATAGTTGATTATACATAGGTCACCTTTTTCTAATATAATATTTATTGGTTCAAAACCGCTACGTTCAAATCTCATTACGCGCGATTCTCCAAGCGAAATACTTGCTATTTTCGTCCCTTCATTCATTTCTTTATCTTTGTGTGGTTTTATGCCAACTTGACCTGAATTGTAAATTTGTAAAACGCATGTATTATATTGTTGTTCGGTAGTTTCAGTTATTTTATCACGTATTTCCTTGAATTCTTCTTTCCAAGGAAATACTGGAGTTTTTATAATTTTCCCTCTATACGTAATTACGTATTCATTTATGTCTCCATAAATCGTTTTATTTCTTTTTTTTGAAGGTTGTCCTGCTTTTGTTATCAAAGCGTGTTTAAAGTGTTGCGGATCTGTTAAAATAGAGGATAATAACGCATCAGATGTGGGTTCTTCTAAATATTTTTTGTAAACAATAATATTTAGTTTATGCGAAGGATTGCAATACTGTTCTGTCATTTTAAATTGTGATGGTTTTGGTTTATTATTTTGAGGTTTCTAGAAGAAAACATTCATTTCAATTTTATTTGTTAGACGTGCTACAATAACAGTTTATTTCCAGATAGAAAATACTTATTTTGATTTATAAAATTTTAATCCATTTATCTATACTAAACATATCTCCATGCCACATTCGATCCGGGGTATTGTATTTTGGGTAATATACATTAGAAAAAAACGACAAATAACCTATTACAGCAGAAAATGAACCGTGTGATAATAAAATGTGCTTGCACGTACTTGCAAATTTAATCGTTCTAATTTCATCACAATTAATTAATTTTGCCGATGGATATAATTTAAATATTATTCTTATAATATCGTGTTTAATATCATCAGTCGCTATATATAAATTGTTAAATTTAATTCTTTTTATTGTATCTAAATAATAATTGATTCCCGCGTTCAAATGTGCGACGTCCCCTAATCTAACATGAATAAAAAGATCGTTATTTTTATTATAACGTTCGTTAAATGGGTTTTTTGTAATAATGTTATTTTTAACAGCATCAGTATTTAAATGTTCATATAACAAATTTGTTATTTCCTTAGTCTGGAAATAACTTTCATTTGGATTCAACGCGTAATTTAAATTATCACAATGTAAAATAGAAAAATAATTATCATCATTTAAAGGTTTTATATTATCAAAAACATTGGTTCCACTAAATAAATCAATTCCTAATCTAGTAATTAAATCTTTGGATGAATAATCAACCTTAAGATTATGTTTTTCTGCTATTAAGCTGACTGCTAAATTTCGTATAATTTGATTACCCAATCTTCCGTTATTTGATGTAGTAATCATTTATTATAATAGTATAAATTTTATTTTTATATAATTTTACAATTATTATATAAAAAATTTAATGACCTTTGCTAGGGAAACCAGTATTGGTGTAGTGATTATAGTTGTCTACGCAATTCGTGCTATTAGGTAACAAGCGAATAGGAGGAGGATTAGCTAATCCCAATTGGCTAGCGGGCAAATCAATTCCTGCCACTTGATATGAAGGCGTAATTGGCTGATTATTTTGGAATTGGCCATAGCCACCTCGCTGCTTTTTACTGCGTCTAGATCCGTGTTTACGTTGAACGCGTCTAGTCTTTTTACCTCCCGCGCGACTTCTCGACGCCATTCTACTTCTAATACGTTGTTGAATTCCTCTCATCTTTTTACTTCCGGCCTTCATCTTCTTATATTGTTTAGTGATATTTTTTATTTTTCTTTTGAGTTTTTTAGCGCCTCCCTTAAATAAACATATACCGGGCACAATTCCTGCCGCAGCATCAATATTACTCTTTGAACCCGCTAAACCGGGAAGTCCTGGTATTTCATTGCTGCTAAAACTCCCGGAATAATTTGAACTTGTCCCATTCACATACGGGCTAGTACTATAAGGATTTAAATTGCCATATCCTAAATTCGAAGCTCCAGAGCCTGACATGTATATATATTGTATATATATTTTATCGCGTTATAACAGGTTTTTATCGCTTATAGTTTTTTCTATTCTGTTCGTATGAGGCATAAATACCCTTTAATTCTGTAAGAGTAGTAACGCGCGCATCATTATTCGCAACTCTAACAGGGCACCATTTTTTGAATTTGGGATTATATACACATACCATCTTGTATGATTTGTCTAAATACACAAATTTATCGCTCTTATCGTTTTCAAATTCGTCTTCATCGTCACTTTCCTCTAATGCGTCCAAATTATGATTTTCTTTAATATTTCTAAATAACTTATTCATCATGACACTTGTAGTAAAATTGGGAATATGTGCGATGCCGTGTTGTTCTTCTTTTGACCCATGATTTAAACAGTATATGTCGTATATGTCGTCTTGAATTTCTGGACGAACCAAGAACACTATTTCGGCTTTTGAAGATGACCTGTTAACAATATGTTTTTGTTGCTGTGGTTCACTAGTTAATTGTGTTTTGATTATTGGCGGCGAAACAGAGTTTAATCGTTCACATCCACTAGCAGTGCGAACCGGTTCAATATAGTTCTTATAAGGTACCGATATGTGTTTATTATACATTTTGAATAACATGAACTGGATATTGCTTATTTTGTAATTTATGGTTGGCAATCTTTTCTCAAGTTCTTCATTTGTTTTACATAATAATGGCAAACCAAACACAATAAATGAGTTATTATAAGCAACTTGCTTCAAATCTCTTTTCAACATGGTATTCATTTTTGTTAACTTGTCGCCCCAGCTTGTTTGTGCTATATTACATCCCTTATAACTGAAAATATCTTCAATGTAGAAAAAACGATTGGATGACTGATATACAACAGTCCCATATAGGATTGTTCCGTATGCGAGGTCATTCGAAAAGCAAGCATTCGCAATTTTAATATCTGAAATCTGGTTCCCATCTGTTAATTCCATAATTAGACAAACAAATTTATCATTGAATGACGTAAACCACGCGAAACATTTTACGCCCTCCGGAATAGCTACAATATAGTCTGAGTTATGAACCTTCTTATAAATTATATTTTCATAAGAAAGTTTGACATTAGGAAAATCCTTTAATAAATTCGCTTTTTCTGATTGTGTCAGCATTTATAATATATATATATAGAACCGTATTCTTTAAACCTTTTTCATTAACACCTTTTTCATTATCACCTTTTTTATTAACACCTTTTTCATTAACACCTTAGAAAAGTAACATTCCTTCTTAATAACTTGAGAATGAGTCAATCTTTGACATAGAATCTAATGTAGCTAAATCAGTTCCAGCGTCGTTAGAAGGTCTCATCTGTTTTTTTAAGAAATCCTTCAGTTTAGTCTTCATATTATCCTCCTCCTTATTTGGTAGTAAATCTATGAGCGTATATTCATCTGTTGATGGTTCGGGTGGTGTTTCTTGGACGACCGTCGAGTTGCGCCGTATAATGTTATACATATTTTCGTATTTTTGATTGGGTGCATTTACTAAATCTTTTATCTTTGGAACTGTTAATGTAGATTTGAAAAAGTTTATCAGATAATGCACTAAAAATATTAAAATGATTGATATAATTGTAAATTGAATTATCCAGGATAGCATATTATTATATTACGATATTAGTTTAAGAGGGATAACAACCCAATTAAATCCTTTTTAACTAAAGCATCGTTAATATTTAGATTATTGTCTCCCTCAAAATATATATTATTCGGGACCATGCTAAAAGAAACACTTTTCTGAAAAATATTGTGGTCCTCTACATACGCCCCTTCTATGATTAGTTTAAAATTAGGGGTTTTAGTGAATTCAAAAACACATCTTTTGATTTTTGTAGAGACGTGTTCGGGGTCAAACATCGTTGCGACCTCTTCTGTAAAATAAGACCTATCTACAATCAACGTAAATGGGCTACAATAATCCTTCAATATCTCAATATCACTGTCTACAGCGGTTAGTTTTAATATTTTGGAGGGATATATTTTATATATTCCGTCGATGGAATATACCTGTATATATACTTCGGTTTTAACTAGATTATCATTGAATCCGGTTAATACGTTTGGGAGAGCATCTAAATTAAAATTGTTTATGAAGATCTTCATTGTAATTATATTATAATTGCACAAACTATTTAAACCTATTCAATTTATTTATAATAAGTAATGTCCCAGCCGTTAAGTATTATAATTGTTGAGAAGGGTGGTTCTTTAAAGCCGCTTGCCGTAAAGGACTTTAAATTGGATGAGTTGTATAAGAAGTGCGGCTTCAAGAAGGGAGATGATTTTGTTAAACAAGTTGAGTGGAATGCCAAGTATGACGGGAAAAAATATTTTATTGAAGTGTATGCGAAAACAGATGGAAGACCCAATTCCGAGAATAAGTATGATTTTCCGCCGCCAATTGATACAACCCTATTTTTTGGGAATTGCGCTATAATGGCTTATATTAAACAGGACGGAAGTAACGTGTATGTCGATCTAGGACTACCATTGTGGAACAAAATTTATGAGAAGCTATTTGGCGGTTTTGAAGATTTGGCAGCTACTGCGCTTGAAGATGAAGCAGAGGTGGATGAGTTGGCGAATGTTCCAAAGGAGAAAAAGACGAAGCAGGGTTATTTAAAGGACGGATTTGTTGTAGATAGTAGTGACGCGGAAGAACTGACCGAAGACTCAAATGATGACGAATCAAGTGAAGAAGAGGAGATGGACGAGGATAACTCGGCGGACCAGGAGGAGGATGACCTTGTTATTGAAGATCTTGGTTCAGAATTGAGCGAGGAATCTTATGATTATGAATCTGAATCTGACTCGACCAAGTAATTCTCCAAATTATAAAAATAAAATTGATATTGATTTAAATATAATATTAATATGTAAATCAATCAGAATGTCGCATTATAAAATCGACGACTCGGAGCTATTTCGCGGAAATATCAGAAAGAAGTTGGATGATATTTTACACAACGAAAAACATAGTTCTAATTTGGAAAAAGGAATATACAATTATGCGTTGAAGGAGGCAGACCAGTTCAAGGTTGTTAAAAAGTGGGACAATAAAAAGTTTATTCAGATTTATTTAGACCGATTGCGTAGTATTATGACCAATTTGAAGGGGGATGTTTTGAAGCAGATTCTAGACGAAACTGTTAAGGCACACGTTGTCGCGTTTATGACACATCAAGAACTACAGCCTGAACGATGGGCGAAACTTATTGATACCAAGACGAAGCGAGATAAGAATAAATTTGAAACAAATATTTCTGCGGCTACAGATACGTTTACTTGTCGCAAGTGTAAAGGCAACCAATGTACTTATTATCAAATGCAAACAAGGTCAGCGGACGAGCCCATGACCACGTTTGTAACTTGCCTGGTGTGTTTCGCAAGATGGAAGTGTTAGTTATAAAATTCAACTTTGTTTCCTTTATTATCATAAATCCAAATCTCATATAAATAACCAGATTCTTTTGCGGCTTGCTGTTTTAAAAATATAGTTTCTTTTTGTAGTAGAATATAAATATCTACATTATGCAAGTGGTTTAATGGACATAAGTCACCCTATGCTATGATATATTATTTTCATTAAAAAATAAATGTATAGTTTCTAGCGTTTTGTCTGTTTTATTTTCTTCGTTAGACCAATATTCTATCTGTGTTTTTAAAACATCCAACCGTTCACTCCACTCTTTTAATTTTTTTTGTTGAACTTGTGTAATCTCGTTTTTACTTATTTTCCAACAAGATTTTATAATTTGATTATCTTTATTTATATATTCATCAGGGTTAAATCTAATAAATATAATTGGTCTATGTCCTACATCTTTTGATATTTCCATTAATCTTTTATTTTCACAAGAACAGTCATAATTATTATGTTGGTTTTCATCAATTTCAACAATAATAATTTGAAATCCTAAATCTACAAATAAGTCAGGTCTTCTCCTAGAACAACCATCAATTACCTTTTTATCGCTAATCCACGAAAAATTAGGAAGGTGTTCTGTTATAAAATCAATAACAGATTTTTCTTTGGTTTTATAATTTCGTGTATTAGGTTTATCTGGAAAAATATAAATAAAACATCTTAAACAATAGTTGTCGTATTTGGAGTTTTTCATTGTATCGCAAAATCCAGAGACGCATAAATCACTCCCATCACAAATCCTACATAACTGAATTAATTTTTTATGTTCACACATATATTTTTCCTTTCTTTTCAGATACGCCTTCTTATTTCGTTCCTTAATTTGCTCTGGCGTTTGCTTATATTTTTTCATCTTTTCCAAAAGTTCGTCTTTATGATTTTCATAATAGGTTTTGCTTCTAGCTGGCGCAGTATATTTTTTCAACCTTTCCTCCAATTCAATAACTTTATTTTTAAGATCTTCATTTTCTTTTCTTAGTAGTTGAACCTCGTCCATTATATAAAATACAATAAGATATATTTAAATGGCCTCAACATAACATATATTTTACGTGTCGAACATTAACAAATATTCATTTTTTCTAAAAATGGCAAATATATTAACAAGTAAATTGCGTAATAAATCATAACTGAATTTACACCCCAACACCACATACTCCACATAGTATGGTCCTTTGTATAATTTAAAAAAGCAATAATCAAAGTAATTAATCCAAAGAAAAGCCCAATCCAATTTTTCTCATAAACAAAACTAAATAAAAAGAAAAATAACCAACCCATCCAAATAACGGGGCTCGTATCAAAAAATTTCCATCTTAAATGACCGCTTTCACTTATTACTGAATGAATATTTGAATTTGAAAATTTATATATGGAATATGGAACCGCAAGTGATAAATAGAAAATTAATAATACATTTCGCAATTTTACATTTGTTAAAATCATAATACTTAAAATTGGCTGTATAATTAGCAATAATGTTGCTAAATTTGAAAATATATTGTTGTAAAAGTTGTTATTAATATTTCTCCAAATAAAAAATTCTATTAACTGCATAAATACAAAAGACGCGATAAAAAAATATACCCATTTATTATTTAGTTCTTGAATTTTATATTTTGTAAAAGAATTATTATAAATAATCAGTGCTAATACAAAACTACTAAATAAAAATGTATTTAATGAAACATTCTCATTCCAACACATTCGTATAAAATAGGTTTATACAATATAATTTACATCATTCTAAATCTTCAATGGTGTAAATAATAAGACCCTTAACACAATTTGTATTTCTTGTGTCGAACATTATTGTATCCAATATCAATAAGCTTTTGTCCGTTGTCAAAGTTTAATATACTATATCCTTCCAATGCCGACGGGTCTACAAAATATTTGTTAATTTCTCCGATGGGATCCTTACAATTTTGATTCAATGTTGCCATCGGATTATTAAAGTTGGTTTTCACTATCATTACTGTTCGTTTTACCATTTCCTTTAATGAATCAATCGGCGCATTATCATAAACATATCCTTCATATGGTGTAATAAATGTGATATTTAAATATTGACCATTATGTTCTACTTGAAGTAATTCGTTGCTTAGTGTGCCGCCATCAGCATATAAGTTGCCGTTATATCTTATAGGTGGAAACGCTGCCGGGATTGCCGACGACGACATCATCAAATACACCTTATTTAAATCGTCATTATTTTCAAACGAATATACATCTAAATTACCGCTATATAAGTTAGTGGCGCCAATTAACGTGTGAATAACTGGCTCTCCGGGCATTTTATTAATAACAAGCATCAACGTGTTAAATAATGGCTCGGTATTTAGTAGGGACATTGACGTCGTAGGTAATAGTTTATATATCATTCGGTTATGTAAACTCGAATATATTTTTTCTGCCGCACGAATGCCGTCATTAATATTCTTATAATATGACAAAAACGCAGAGTTCAACGCGCCGGCTGAAATACCCGTATATGTATTATATTTTTTTGGGTCCATCTCTGCGACCTTTTTTATTATACCAATTTCAACCGCACCAAATGATCCGCCACCACTAAACGACAATTGGTTCACAACACACGAAACGTGTGAAAGACTTAATGAAACACTTAATAAAAATAACAAATGACCCCACATTATATAATAACTACAGATAATTTTAAACCGATTTACATTTAAAATAGGTTAATTTATTCAATGCGTAATATTTTATAATGTCTTTATATCCATTATATTTGGCACGTTGAATTGTTCTAGTAAAAAATCGTCAACCAACTCAAGACTGCCTTCAACCCACCCCTGATTCAAAGAAATATCATTATTTAAATAACATATGTCGTCATTGTCTGGGAATGGGTAAATTAATTCTTTTTGTACGTCGGTTTTTACTGTCTTATCAAAATTATTTAGATCAAACGCAGACCATACTGTAGTTCCATTGTTCCAATATGCCCACGCTATTTTATCTGGTAGTGGAATTTGTCCTGCTTCTGGAAACATTTTGGAACAACAGTTCAAAACTTCTGTAACTAATGAGTTGTTGGTTGTATCTATATTAATAAAGTCGGATTGGTTTGCGCGCGGAATTTTATTTGCCCAATATGTCGCGTCATTTCCGGCAGAATATGTCAGTAATAGATTGCTGCTATAAAACCACAATTGGTTTATATTGAGATCTGTAGTGGATCTACCTGACGAAACGTCTAGAGAGTCCCACCAATTATTTTCGTAGTAAAAGAATAGTTTAAACAACGGCAAATGGATGAGTTGATTTTGTACGTGTTTTATAAAGTTGATCGGGAACCCTAACATTGTAGAAATATTGCTAGCGGGAGAACATATGTATAATTTTTTTGTGTCGACTTGATAACTCGTATTATTCTCATCAGTAAGAAGTAATTTAATAGTTTTATCTTGGTTTGTTTCAAATTTACTCAAACTTACATTATGTAATATATTGCGAGTCGACACCATATTTTTTTGTACTACTTGCTCAAACGAAGTTTTAGAGAAAGCACTTAATAGGATTTGTGGAACCTGTTGATACCCATTTACTATCCAATATTGCGTAGAAACCTTATACTGGTTAAATGAGAGCATTTTGATTGCTCCACACACAAAGCTCATTGGAGTATTAAATAACCCAGGATATCCAGATATTTCACAAAATCGATTCCAATTTTCGTTGGATATTTTATTCTCTCCGTTCACAACAGTCTCTTTAAAATCGCGAGTAGATAAGCTAGACTGAAACAGCATTTTTCTATTGTTAAAATCAAAATTATTTGTATGTCCATACTGGGTAATTGTGCTTGAAATGTTATCAGTTATAAGATCAGTGACGTTTTTTCCTTTTTCACCCTCATCTACATAATATACCGAATCTGTGCTTGGAAATATGTCGCTGTTTTTGAATCTGTTGGTACGACCATAATAAATTCCGTTGTCCTGGACGTATGGAAATTCTACTATAGTAAGGCTAAGTAATTTAAGTAGTTGATCGACGCGTGGATGAATTGATGGAAAAATTCTCATACCTCCAAATTCTGGTGCAATATTTTTATCTTGGTCAATTACTTCAGCATTTGTATTTGAGTGTAATCTGCCTCCAATATGAGGGTCTTTCTCTAGGATCAGTATTTTTTTATCTGGGAACAACATTGATAATCTTTTCGCAAGATATGCGCCAGTAATTCCCGAATTAACAATAACATAATCAATCGTTGTATCTGGGATGGTTGCTGTATCTGGGACAATGATTGTATCTGAGTTTGTTACCAAAGGAGCCTTTTGTGTGGGTCTATTTAAAAAGGCGGCTGGGGATAATACATATCCCGAGGATCGATTTGCAAAGTTATACGCACGTGCAAGCCCTGCTTTACCTCTACTATTCATAGGCATAAACTGTGTTTTAGGCATCTATGATATATAAATAATATAATTATATAAACAATTACATCATTTCTTGTATCTAAATGAATGAGTTATTTTATCGCAAGCATTTTGTCAACATTGTAAAGCCTTATATACATTACATACGCTGCAACTGCGAATAACATTAACGGCACTTGTCGCCTTAAAAAAGCAATAATTTCACTATATACAAATATTATTGGCTTCCTTATTGTTTGGTTACTATGTCCAACTTTGTAAATATAATGTCTTAGAACATCGTCGGGAAATTCTGGAGCGATTTTGCGGACAAATGCCGCGCACTTGTTTTTTTTTAATTCGGTATCCAAAAATAATATATCTGCGTCATTTGCGTCTTTGAATAAATGTGGGCTCGTCGCACTAGCCATCCTATTCCAGTCTGCAAGATGCGTTACTTGTGAGAGGACTCCACCATTCGGACCCAATTGTTTATAGCCGTGTAAAATAATAGCGAAGAGACTTTCATTTGCCAACCCACCGTCGCATATTATTTTTGTTACGCGTGCCTGCTTATTCGCAAAAGTAAGAACTTGTAACACATTTTCTCTCTTTAATATAAACCACGGATCATTTGCAAGACGGAGATCTGGAGAAAACTGTTTAAGATTTGCTCGTTTATGAAAGTCAACGTTCCACCACGCCGGCTTCCAGCTCATAAGACTCTTATTGTAGTGAGTATAAAACAAATCTCTAAATTTATTGGGCGAAATAATGGGACAACACGAATCGGTCAGCATACAAAACCACGAATTGTCAACATCCGCTGTTAGTGCGAATTGCATAATCGATAAATAAGCGGGGATGACATGATAATAGCTAGTTTCGAATAAATAACACGGCGGAATAGTATGGTCTTTAATCCACTGCGATTTAATCTTTGTAAAATCCTTATAATAAAAGTATACATTTATAATATCCTTATTTGGCTCTATCCATTCCTTCCAGATTTCTTCTTTATTTAATATATGTTCGTAACTGATTATAAAACATAGCGCTACCTTCATACAGTAATTTCAAATTAAGGTTTAAATCTTAACCGCAATAACTATATTTAAAATTATCTCTCCATACTATGCGCCACCCAAACTGCGTTATTAACGGGCATATATTCAACATCATGCAAAGGACCCGTTCTCATTGATATTGTCTCGAATAAACAATTCACACAAGCAACCATATTCGCATATATATATGCTGCGCAACTATTCATATTAATTATATATATTATAAAATTGATTACCTATAATATATAAAGGTATATTTAAAACTAATATTGCTTATTACTATTGTAAGAATGAAAACTGAAATAATATACGTTCCATCATTAAAGAGAGAAATTACGTTTTACATTGGAAAGAATCAGAGTGAAAACTTTGATACAATTGATAAAGGAACAGAAGACGATTTATGGTTTCACGCCAAGGATGTCTCGTCTTGTCATGTTGTATGTGAAGTTCCCGATGATATAAAAAAAAAGAAGGAGCTCATGTACATTGTAAAAATTGGCGCGATGTTGTGTAAGAACAATACACAAAAATTGGTAAGTATTTCAAATGTAGAATTTATTTATACGCAAATTAAAAACGTTACAAAAACAGCCGTAGCTGGTTGTGTAACCACTCAAAACACAAAAACAATTGCCATATAATTATATAAAAAAATTTAACAGTGCTAATATATATTTGTATTTTTTTACAATATATCTTATTTTAATCAGAAAGGCAGCAAGTCTTGAATACGATAGAGGTTGCTTTATACGGGTCAATATTCGACGCCGGTCTTCTGTCTTCAAAGTATCCAAATCCATCTTTGGCTGTTTGAGTGGGAATTCTTACAGACGTATTACGGGTTCCCACTCCAAAACTAAACTTATTCATATCAGAAGTTTCGTGCTTCCCAGTCAACCGAAGCTCATTATGTTCTCCATAAACGGCAATATGTTCTTTGTGTCTCTTCTCTAATTTTGGCATACAAGCCTCAATTACTTTCAAGCCTCCGGGCGCGCGCATAGATGCGGTGCTAAAATTGATATGACACCCCGATCCATTTATAAGCGATGATGGTTTGGGATATAAATTAATACCCGCGTTGTATAATTCGGCCACCCGCTCCAGTAAATATCTCGCAACGACAAGCTGATCGGCAGCGCGTATTCCTGGACAAGGACCAATTTGAAATTCCCATTGATCCTCTGAAACCTCCGCATTAATTCCAGAAATAGTCAATCCGGCATATAAACAAGCGTGCATGTGCTTCTCAACAATGGCTCTTTCTATTCTACTAGATTGACCGCAATAATGACGCCCATCTGGAAGAGGTATGCGATTTGCCTTATCGGTAGAATTTAACAATATAAAATACTCTTGTTCCAACCCAAACCACGGCATCTCGTCCACCATGGTATTAAATATTTTTTCGGCATTGTATCTGTGATTCGTAGGCAACGGTTTACCATTTGGTTCATATGTGTCGCATAAAACAATGTAGCATTCACTCTTATCACCCTTCCGAAACGGGTCAGGAAATATGCTATGCGGCTTCAAAATCACCTCCGTATTTCCGTCAGAAGGCGCCTGTTTTGTAGACGACCCATCATAATTCCAATTTGGCACAACCAAGTTGCCCTCCAAGCATACTTCGCCGGTCTTAAATACGCGAGATTTAGACCGTAGTTCTCCTTCTCCGCCAATCCATAAATATTCGCATACTACAATCGTCTTGTTCATAACACTATTATATTTTATAATTATCCCTTTAATATATTATTCTAGCGAATTAACTTCAGCCAACAATCTAAGCAATAATGTTTACGGCGCAATACAAATGTCGGTAATGTAGTATCTAAAATCGCTATCATAGTATCGACATCATTTTCCTTACACAATACACACTTAAAGTGCGTCGTCTCGTACAAATGTTTAATTCCATTCGCGGTATTAGAAGTAGAGTGTGTTTCAATAAAAAAGTCCAGCGGTTGGACCTTTTTATTTTGTGGTTGAATTTTAGATTTATTGCTAGGCATATGTATATATTATATACAAGGTTTTTAATAGAATGTTATAATTATTATTAATATGTTATTTGTTCGAGGTCTCTTATGTTCCAATATTCGCAACCACCGCTTGGGATGGGCCGTCTAATGATAAACGGAAGTTTCTTTTCACGGAGCTCTAATTCAGCGATAATATAGCCATCAATAATGCTTTCTGGGACTTTTACAAGTGGGTTTGCGCCAGTTTCCAGTTGTTTAGCACGCTGACCAATAACTCGCGCCTTTTCATACTTGGTTAAATACGGGATGGTCCTATGAAGCGGATCAATAATAATTCCATCTGCGTTTTTAATAACAACAGACATCTTTGCGATTTCTTCGTAGTTGTGACTAAAACACTCGGGGTGAAATGTGTCAACATAGTTTTTAATGAGCTGAGAATCGAATTTTTGTAGATAATTGTCCTCATCTTCATCGTAATCTTCGTCTTCGTCATCAATTGTTATCAAATTTCTCTTCGGCTTTTGCGCGGTCTTTGCGGATTTATTTTGTGTTGGTTTTTCGACAGCTTCACCGTCTTCATTAATATCAATTTCATCATTATCGTCATCACCGTCGTCTCCGGCAACGTCTTCATAATCGTCATCATCTTCATCGGCACCCCCGACTTGTTCATCATCTTCATCCTCGTCCTCATCAACCTCTTCATCATCATTCGCTGCGTCATCATCGTCATCGTCGCCGCCGACGAGTCCCTTTTTTTTCATAGCAATAACCGGCTTAAACAGCGTTATTTTTTGCGAAGAAGCCTCCTCGGTTATAGAATCATCATCTGCCTCCTCCTGATGATCAGAATCGTAGTTGTCGTTATCTTCGTAGTCGCTCATTGTTTATTATATTAACTAAAGATTAGTTTTAAATTATTATTTCAATTTTCTTTAAAATATAAAATGTAAAAAATATAAACAATGTAAGTTTATATCTTTTATCAAGGGCAATATTTATATATTAAAATTATTAAATTTATTTATGCGGAGTCGGTTGTTTGCCACACAGTATCACATTCGGAACACATGTAAATATACTTCATATTGCTAGTATCATATCTAATGTAAATTATTTCGCGAGGTTTGCCATCTTTATTTGTAGCGCATTCAACATTTGGACATAAAACAGTATTAATACGAGGCAATGTAGGATCAAGTTTTGTATATTTATTTATAATATGACTAAATGTTTGCTCTGATTGTTTTATATGTGTCTTGGATACACATACGTTTTCAATAGCGAGTAACTTGTCCTCGTTTCCGCATTTTCGACAATAGTAGACCAGCTTATTCGGGTCATCGCTATTAATGCGAATATAATACATATTGGAGCAGTTAGTACAGAAGTGCATCTTTGATATATATATTATACATTAATTTATTTATTTATTTCAATTTTCTTTTAAATATTAAATTTAAACACCACCGAGCTACATTATGTCTACAATTATTCTTGACACTTTTAATCTTTCAATAAGTAAGTTGTAATCAACTTTAATCGTCATACTGTAAAACCCCGTCTTGTAAACGTGAGACTCCGATTCAAGTTCCACATTTTTTTTCTCTGCGAATTCTAGTAATTTATCATAGTTTTTAATAAAGTTTTCCTTTACAAACGGGTAAAAATTTTCAAAAAAGGGCATACAAACCGATTGGGTTTTATCAATAATGTCGCATATCGCAATATCCACATTCGCAAACTGAATAATTTCATTATAGCTTTTACAGTCTTTGTGTCCCTTATCGACGCCGGGTTCATTTAACAGTGGGTCTTCACATAGTAAAGTACATAATGTTAAAAGTAGTGTAGATATTGATTGACAAGATGTCCATTGGTCTCCCCGCCATGTATTTAAGAGCGAAACACACACCTTACCGCACACGTATAAATTTGGGTTAAATCGAACATTGTTGCCGTTTGTGCAATATTTCACTTTTGGCGGACTATGCGGATAATCTGCTGGGTATTCAATGTCAAAAAAATAATTTCCACCGAAGTATGGTGTGTCAGACGGTCCAATAATAAGCGCATATCCTTTTAAAATATCTGAGTCATCGTGCGCATAATATATACCATTGTCCGTGAGGGGATTTCTAATTATATGTCTTACATCTTTTAATAATCTATTGATAGTCTCTTTTGAGATATTGGTAGTCATTTGTTTATGTTATTTACAATGATAGTTTTAAACCTATTTGGAAGTAGAATAATTAATATAACCAACTAGTGTTCTACGCACGGCGTACTTATCCTATTTTAATTTTAAAAAAAATGAAATAGAAAAATGTTTATATATTATATCAACAAATGAATACACAAATGGCGGCAGCGTCTCAGTTTAAGGATTTAAATGAATTCCTCGCAAAGCATAGTGCAAAGAATGAACAGAAAATAGGCGAGCAATCCAGTTCTACCCACACAAGAATTCCGGATAAGGAGCAGAATATTTATGGTGGTTCGTATATAATCCCAAGCAGTGAACTCCCCACGTTTTACGGTCTATATTACAACAGTATATTTGTTCAAAAGCGTAAAGAATATTTGACCGAAAGACAATTAGAAAATGGTGGTCCTATGGCAGTCGATTTTGATTTCAGATATAATCACGACGTAACCACTAGACCGCATAAGGTAGAACATATTTCTGACATGGTATGTGAATACTCCGAACTACTTAAGGAATGTTATTTAATTGAGCCGAATAAATCGTTCGACATATTTATTTTCGAAAAGCCAAACGTAAATAGGTTAGCGGATGGATCGCTTACAAAAGATGGGATACATATGATTATTGGAATGCAGATCGATCATTGCATGCAAACCCTTATTCGTGACAAAATGGTTGAACAGATGTCGAATGTTTGGCAGGATTTGCCTCTCATAAACACTTGGGATTCTGTTTTAGACGAAGGAATCAGTAGAGGAAAGACGAATTGGCAGCTATTCGGCTCACGAAAACCGGGAAACGACGCATACGAACTAACACATCATTACATAATGACAATTGAACAAGCGGACGGTCAATTTAGAATGGATGAGGAGGACGTTAGTAAGTTCGACTTGAAGAACGATTTTGCGAGATTATCCGTTCAGTATGATAAGCACCCAAAATTTGAAATCAATCCCAAGATTATCGACGAATATAACAAGAAAATCGGAAATAAACCGGCGAAGCTCAAGAAGGCGTCGAGTAAGATTAAGATGAATTTGCTTATTGATAATGATGACGATGCAGGCGACGAAGACTATATTTCAATCGGCGATATTAAGGATAAGGATGGACTGGACCGAGCAGTTAATTTAATGCTCAAGAGTCTAAACCCGAACGAGTATGAATTGAAAGAAACACACGAATTTACGCAAGCTCTGCCGTCGAAGTATTATAACCCAGGATCTCATATGTTAAATCGTCAGGTAGCGTTTGCTTTAAAACACACCGACGATAGACTGTTCCTGTCTTGGGTTCAGTTACGAAGTAAGGCATCCGATTTTGATTATAATAGTATTCCAGATTTACATGCTATGTGGAAAAAGTTTACAAGGGCAAATCAAGATGGCATAAAAGTAACCCGCAAATCTATTATGTATTGGCTTAGAAAAGATAATGTTGTTGAATACGAAAAAATTAAACTGACCACGGCCGAATATTTTCTGGAACGAGCGTATGAAACCGCGACAGAATATGATGTGGGAATGGTTCTGAAACAAATGTATAAAGATAGATATGTATGTGTAAGTTATGATAAGAAGGGCATTTGGTATCAATTTAAAAATAATAGATGGATTATAGATAAGGGGTTAAGTTTGCGTTCGAAAATTTCTGAGGAAGTCTATGCGTTATTAACGACAAAGGTGGAGCGTCTACAGAAGGAGATGTTTGAATATCAGGAAGACGATACACGAAAAGCGTTTCTTCAAAAGAGGGTGAAAGTCATTGTAGATTTGAGTATTAAATTAAAGCGAACAAACGACAAAAATAACATTATGCGTGAGGCCGCTGAAATATTCTATGACGACGAATTTATCCGAAATATGGACACCAATAAATACTTGATGTGCTTTAATAATGGCGTAGTTGATTTTGCGAATAAAGAATTCAGGGAGGGATATCCTGAGGATTACATCACAAAATCGACTAAAATCAATTACATTCCATATGACGAGTCGAATGCTGATTTTAAGTCGACTGTTGCCGAAATAGAAACTTTTATGACTAAGTTGTTTCCAATTCCAGATTTAAATCGTTATATGCACGACCATTTAGCTTCGTGTTTAATTGGCGCAAATAAAAATCAGACATTCAATGTTTATCACGGAAGCGGTAGTAACGGTAAATCTATTATGGCTGATTTAATGTCTGTAACATTAGGTGAATACAAGGGAACAGTTCCCATTACACTTGTTACAGATGTGAGAGGTAAAATCGGTGGTACATCAGACGAAGTGCTCAAGTTAAAAGGCGTTAGATATGCTGTAATGCAAGAGCCTTCAAAAGGTGTAAAATTGAATGAAGGTATTATGAAGGAACTTACCGGCGGTGATCCGATTCAAGCCCGAGGATTATATTCCGAGTCAGAGATATTCGAGCCTCAGTTCAATTTGGTCGTATGCACAAATAACTTGTTTGATATTGAAAGTAATGACGATGGCACTTGGAGAAGAATTCGAAAGTGTGATTTCCTGTCAAAGTTTATTGACGAAGGCGAATCATATACGGACGATACTCCATACATCTATCCAAAAGATAAAAGTCTGAAGGATAAGTTACCTGCGCTTGCTCCTGTATTTGCGAGTATGTTAGTTAAGCGAGCATTTGAAACTGGAGGTATTGTTGAAAATTGCGCAACAGTAGAAAACGCTTCTAATAAATACAGACGAGGACAGGATCATATTGCGGCGTTCGTTGCCGAGATGATTGTTCTGACAGATAATCCAAATAAATTTGTAAACAAGTCTGGATTAAACTCTGCCTTCAAGAAGTGGTATGAAGAGACCCAAGGTTCTAGAAAGGCGCCAAAAGCCGAAGAACTACACGAGTTTATGAATAAGAAATTTGGTAAACCCAGACCGAAGGGATGGTATGGTGTTCAGTTCTTCGAACCCGACGAGGAATTTGCTGTATTAGAAGAACTATAATGACAAATAAAAATAATCTTTGTAAAATACAACTGAAAATATATATAACCCCAAATTATATATATTTTTTTACACGTTTAATTGTACGTGTATATATGTTAAAGGTAAACATTTTTTGGTAAAAGCCCATATGCTTTGTATATTAAATGAATGATATTTCCTAGAATCCAAGACGATACATATGGAAGCACGATTAGCGCAATCAATATGAAAATTCGCATTTTAAAAGTGCTCTGTGACGGATAAATCAGAGAGAAAACCGCGAAACAAATAACACAAATAATATAAATAGCCAAGAGAATATAGTAATAATAAAACTTTAATCCATCGATGCGTTGATCTTGATAAAACGTCTTTCGTTCATTTGTAAGAACATCATTCGTTTCATCCTTCAGGTCTAAAAATAGTTTTGTATTCTCTTTTTTATATGTGTCAAATAAATCATGCACGTTTCTAAAGTTCAAAAGTAGCCCATCATAGGAATCTATTTGAATTTTAAGATTTGCTTCATCTTGTTTAAAATTTTCAGCAGAGAGATCCGCGATTTGTTGCGCCTTTTGCTCCAAGTCAGCGGTGCGAACCTCCCTATATTTGGACTCGCCTTCAGTAAAAGTGATGTAATTTTGTTTTGCGGTATAAACCTGCGCAGGAGCAGAAGCTAAATTTGCCTGGGCGTCAGTATATTTCTGCTTAAGTTGTTCAGCTTCTCGTTCTCGTTTACAGTCTGAATTACACAAAACAGCGTCTGAAGCCTGGCTGATTAAATCATTAAACTTATTCATAGTATCTTGCGAGGTCATTGCTTACTATATTATACAATTATAAGAATTTAAGATTTTTGACAAAAATTATTTTCATTTATTAATAAAACTTGTTGATTGTGGTGCTTGATAATCGCCCATTTTATAATCGGTTTTATATTTATCTGGTTGCATTCTAGTTAGCGCACTCTCAACCATAGATTCTGTTATAAAAGATTCCTTAGATTTCTTAGAAGAAGAATCAATAGTAACAGACGAAGAGCCTACACATTGATTTAATTTATTGTCCCACATTTGTCCCGTCGAGCAACAATTCTGGCCAATGCACGTCCCAAAACCAGCAGGTGCCGCCCACGGATCAGTTGTTGATGCTGAAGATGAACCAGATGGTGCTGTTTTAGGGTCAAAGAACCAATCGTATTCTTGATAGTTCATGTTATCACGCATAATAATTGAAGCAAACCGTCTCCACATAAAGAATGCGCCAATTGCGGAAATAATTACAAGTAGAACATAGTAAAGGCTATCGGGTAAAAGCCCCGTGTTGTATATAAAAGCTAATATAATGATGGGAACCAATGTATAAATAATGATCTTCATGAATTGAGAATGCTCCGCATACTTTTCCCCGTAATAATCATTAATTTCAACTAGGCGAATTTTATTCTGTCGCTCATTTTCTAATACATCTAATCGACGCTTTGATTGATTTAATTCATTTTCTATAATATCGATTGCGACGGTTTGTTGTTGTAAAGTTCCAATAGATGAAGACAATGAGTCTTGAAAAAAATTATTAACTCCGCTTAATGTTTGGTATAAATTAATACGCATATTAGAAATCTGATTCATTTTTTCGACGATTTGTTCTTGCTGTTGAGGAGTTAGTTTATTCGCGTTTGCTTCTAAATTATTCAACAACTTTTGTTCCATTTCTTGTAAAGTTTGGATGTCATTCAGTATTTGCTCATTATTTTGTGCGATATTTGGCCCGGACATAATTATATAAGATATAAGAAGATAATTATATTCATGGTTGTCACCCTTTATTTTTTAACAATATTCATTGCTACAACAACTGTTCCGGTTGCTAGAATGCTCCAAAATAAATAGTCATAATTTTTTTGTAGCACAACAATATCACTGTCACTTAAAATATTTTCAATAGAGGTACTGAAGAGGTTTATTTTATCATTATTGCTACCAAGGTCTTGTAAATATTCTTCGACACCTTGTTCATTTGTTTTTATTTGTGCTTCTGCTTGTAATGAGCCATTTCCAAGACGACCTGTTAAATTAGTGAGCTGGAGTGTTAATTGATCTAATCGAGTTTGTAGTTGTGAAAGTTGTTGTTTTTGCGATGAATTCGCATTAGCTAACCCGTAATCTTTACCAATCGCACCACCGTCAATATATTTATTGTATCTAACTGAATCAATATTATTTGTCGCATTTGTTGCTCCAAATGGAGGATTGATCGGCGTTTTACCTCGTATATACAAATCAACGTTTGGTTGCGCAACCCTTGCTGTATTTGGATACATTTTGGAAGTTTTGGGCCAGCACATATTTTGCGAAAACGCAAACCCAGCACACTCGTTATTTTTATTACAAGTGGTTTGACAATTATTCACATTTGTATTTCCATATGCGGCTCCCGGAATATCGGCACCAGGGCTATCCGTTCCTGGCATTTTCGTATATGTATTTGAATACTGGGTGTTGCTAGAAGGGTATTGATGTAACTCTGAATTCTGATCAATGTATGCCACTTGAGTCATAGAAGATGGAACGCCAGTATTCCCAATGTTATATAATGCGTTGGCGCTGACACCACCTCCAGTATTTCCATCGGACATTTTCTTACAGTTTTCTTCCATAGTAAACGTATATAGAACAAGATTTCCGTCGGATTGCATCATTAAAGCAAGATTTCCATTGTTAGAACCTACAAAATCTCCAGCAGATAATGTGGAGCCACTTGCCATCCAATTTTTTCCATACTTGCCTTTAGCCGCTGCGTATTGTGCGTTGGGGGATAATTGCTTTCCGTTTGTTTCGGACGCCCATATAAAGCCCTGGTTATCATTGGGACCACTGCCTCTATATACACACATATTTCCGTCGTCTTGAAGAATTAAGAAATAATTACTTGTTACACCGTTCGCACTATAAATCGCATTAGACCATCCACCGCCAACAATAATGGGACTTCCCGTTACTTTATTACAATTTGAAGCCTTTCCATATCTTGTAGCTTGCGCCAAATCATTTGAAAATCCTGCCTGTCCTTGTCCGTTAGATGTATTTGCTGCTTGAATACTAAAATACTTATATTTGTTTGCTCGCGCGTATTCTGCGGCCGAAGCAACTGTATTATCAAATTTTGTTCCGCCCCATATTGAACTTAATGAGCCATCACCATTTAATAGCGGAAGCGCTCTCCAAGGTCCATCGCTATAACAGCCAATAAAATTCGCAGGATTTGCGTTGTTGCTGGGTGAAGAATATACAGATGCGCCACTAGAATTAATAACACTCACAGCACCACTCATTGATAGAGTCGCTGAATTTCCGGTCTGCCCCTGCGTATTTGACGACCATAATGCGGTCATCTTATTCGGCACTAAACTTGTACCTAGACGTGTTGCGGCAGGTTGGCTGTTACTTACCGCACAGAAACCCTTCGACGACGAACTGTCTACATTCTGTAAGGCGAAATACTGATAACCGGCGTCAACCGCTGCCGCTTTACAATTATCATACGTATACGAACCATCTTTGGGAGTACCATCAGTTAAAACTACATTTTGAATTGCCGTCGAACGATCAGTTGTTGTCCAATTTCCGACAAAAGACAATCTTTGTCCTCCTGCTGATGGAACCGTAAAGGTTGTTGAATACGTATTCCATTTACCGATAGCAGCATTTAATGTATAAAATGTTTTGCCTTCTACGCCAATGTTAATAGGGTTCGCCTTGCCCGATCCATCGAAACTTGTTCTGCCACAAGCACTAAATGTTAACGTGTAAGTAACCCCGGGGGAAAAATTTATCCAGACATTCGTCCACAATTGTTGGTTCATTTGAATACAAGCACATTGGTTCCCGTTAGGATATGGCATCGGGTATCCCCACGCAGCAGAGTTATTTACTATGACACAATTAAAGTTCCAACCAGGAATTAAATTCGTATTCCAAGTTAAATACTGATAGCTATTGCCTTGTATAGCTGCTTGACTAAAAGTTCCATTTCGTATTAAATTTGGCGTAGGTGGTGTTCCTCCTATAAATGTCATGGATGGTTGTGCTGGATTGTCAGCATAACATCCATCATATTTCGCAGTTGGGTTATCAATCAGTTTATTAACGAAAACATTGACACCTTCATTACCGACGTTCTGACCCATTTTTAGCGGAGTTCCGGATAGTAACGGTGGCGTTGTTGGTAGTGTAGCCCCTGGCGTAGAATACGCATTGTCCCAAGGGATATTTACAGGAATTGTGGTCTGCGGGATAGCAGTTCCCTTCATAATATCCTTCGATGGCACATATTTTGCGACTCCTTGATTTGTAACGTAAGCAATTTCGCCTGATGGGAACTGAATTGTTTTGTTCAAATATGGATTGTTGGGATTTATTCTATCCAAGTAACCAGATGTGGAGCCGTTTATTTCCGCAACCAAATTTTCATATTCTGTCAACGTTTTTTTATAGTCCATTCGAATACCTTCGATTGATTCATGTTGCGACGAATAATCGTTTGTTTGAATAGTATTGTTGGTTTGTTGTGTTAAGCTTCCTTGGAACCCTTCTAGTGATTTTTCATGTTCTTCGATTCTCTTTGTAATCTGTTTCTGGTATTTTTTAAATTTTTTCCCTTGTGTTAAAGCTGGTGTGGCGTCTATCAAATTGCCACCTTTTGAATTATAATCTGTTGACAAATCTGTTACCGTTTTTTTGGTTAAATCATTAAAATTTGAAAATAGATTTGATACTTCTGTCATATTAATATAGGTTTATACAAAAATATATATTAATACTAGTTTTACTATTTATTTCTAAAAGACATTATAGTTTTTAGTCCTTTTGCGCCACCCGACAGTACTGACGAGTTTGTTTGCGAATTGAAACTTAACCCAACCATAAATAGCGCAATTATGATAACAACAGCTAGAATGAGAAGTAACACGAATGAATAATAATTTTTATTTGCTGTCAGATCCCCTTGAATCTGTTGTTGATCTAATGTTTGATAGTCATTAATCGAATTATTGATTTTCTCTCTTTCTTCGTTTAATTCTATATATTGTCTTGCTAGTTCAGCCATATTTGTCTTACGATCGGAGGTTTGCGAACCATATGTTTCCTGGTTATTTTGGGTAAGCGTTCGTATTTGTTGATTGATTTCTGAAAGTCGCATGTTTATTTTTTGGAGTATCATCAACAATTGTTTTCCTTTTGGAACAATCGCATAATCGCTATCCTTTCCACCGGTGACTTCAGCGTCACCGCTTCTTAACCAGCACATGGGCTGCGCAGAATCAGTCGCATTAAATGTTGCGCCAGTACAGCCATTGGTGCTTGCGCATGAAGCACTACATTCTTGAACGGTAGCCAAGTTATTCTGAGCAATTGGTCCTGTTCCCCAGTATGTCGCATTTTTGATAGTAACCATTTCTTGTTTTTTGGGTGCATTACACGATTTCGCGCAATTGGACAACATATATTGGGGTGCTAATGGGCACCATCCTCCTTGAGCCCACATGTCACAATTAGGATTTTTATTAATATTGATATCAGACTTGACATCTTGCTTTAAATAATTCACATAATTCGCGACGGCTTGTCGATATTCAATTAACTTATTTCTATATTCGGCATTTAAGCTTTCTAAATCCAATACAACAGATTTTGGACCATTATATTTATCCTCAGTTGTTGAAAAGTTCATCTATATATGTATCATAAGAAAACTTATTTATAATGGCGCTTATAAAAACAGTATAGTAAAGTAGAAACAGAGAGAAAACCCAATCCCCATGCGATTATATTATCTGGGCTACCCGGACCACCCGGATTCGACGGAACAACACACATTGTGGTACAAAGTTTGTTTATTCTTTTTCTCTCTGTTTCTTGTTTATCAGACATTTTTCGAATAGATTCTGTTATTGATTTCAACCACCATTCGCGTAGTGGATTGTTCATTGTTCTTGGGTTTGACATAAATGAGGTAAACATATACGATATAAAAATATTTAAAAATTATAATTTGAGCGAGAAAATATTAGAATTATTTACACTACAGCGCTTGTAGCTGGCTTATAAACCCTCGATATGGCAGTTGCCGCAATTATAATACCAAAAAATAGCCCCCAATTTCGCAAATAATCAATATCATAAATATTCATATAATCTGAAATCAATTCCGATGCGGCGTTATTCTTGTGCTCAACAATACCCAATTTTTTCTTCAAAATTGAATTATTATTTTTTTCTTTCCTTATTAATACATCTAATTCGAACAATTTCTTATTAATGCTATCGGTATTGCTCTGAACATCATTCGACAACGCAAATAAATCAGAGTTTAGCTTATTAATATTTCCCTTTATATTTTGAAACATTTGCTGATATTCTGGATATTCGGGATTTGTGTTAAAAAACACGTAATATTTTTTGAAATCGGCTAAAATGGGCGACAATTGTGAATCTAATGTTTGTAGTTTTTCTCTAAATTGGTCTGGATCCGGAAAATTGTCTTCTATTTCTTTTGTACTGTATGAGTCCATTAATATATATATGATTTTAAATAAATATATTAATTAAAAGTTTAAATTTGTGTCGAAACAGTTTATTTTATCAACATAGTCCTTGGTTTCGTCGTAGCTGCCAACAAATGTTCCATTATTAAACACAATTGGAAATACCTTGACATTTACACCTGCCAACTTATTTATAAAAAGCAAAAAACGGGGTTTATTTTCAACTATATAATCGTCGCAATCTATTATATCACAAGTTACACGATTCTCTTCTAATAATTTTTTTACCCTTGAACAATTGACACATCCACTCTTGCTATAAATCGTAAACCCCGAAGCTAAAGGACCTACAAACTCCATTTATAAACTATTTCTATTATATTTTTTACAAGTTTCGAGCAACACGTATTTTAAATACAAATTCTATAATAATTCGCTTCAATTGCCGTTTTACTCGGTCGTGTAATATGGCAAACCTGTCCTGGTCGCAAGCCAATTACTCGTGCTACTGGATCGAATCTTGAAATATCTGGGAACTGCGTCTTTTCGGTTATATTATATTTTTGCATAACGCTAGTTACCTCTGATTCAAACATGACACGATGTGGCGGAACCAATTGATGCTCTAAAATATTAAATTGAAGGCGCTTGATACTTTCAACAACGATGAAAACTCCTTCACTTTCCCAAATATGCTTGAGTTCGTTAATTAAGGTCTCATTCGGGTCATCCTTGATAATGATAAACAAGGTATCTGTCTTCTTAAGCGTTTCTGTCAACACGAATAAATCGTCAATCATTTCTTGAATATTTTTAGGTGCCGGTCTAGCATTCAAATAATAGCGAATATACATTTTTTTCTTTGGGTTCTCAGGCGTAACTAGCTCATCTCTTATTTCTAAAAGCATATCCAGCTGGTTATTTTGTTTCATAGAGTGCACCTCATTTATGCTAAAATTCGCATACTCATCTACATTGTAACCCTGTCTGCCCATTAAATCTAAAATATTCTTTCTAGAATTAAATAAGTGGGAAATCGGAATAATTGAGCTTTGGCTTGCCATTCTTGTATCTATAATATAAACATATTGAATTATTTTATTTCATTTTTATTTATAATATTATTTTCCTGGTTCCGCCCGGAGCATCTGACGCATTATTTTCAGATGGTGCGTCAACTGATTTAGATACGGTAGGTGTTGGTTCGATGGGAGCAGCAACGTCTAAAATAGTTGGCGTAGACCCACCGCGTTTAGTTGCCTTTATTCTCTTCAAATATTCAATTTTTTCGTCGTTCGAGTAGTTTTCTATTTGAAGTTTTTCCTCCTTGCGTAAATTCATGTAATAATAATTTAAATCGTCGGGGAAATTGTATTTTGGTCGAACAGCTATTTTCCCGTCATTCGCCACAGTTGTTTCATAAAATTCGGGTGTAGGTGTTGAAGGAGGGGGTGGGGTAGCAGAAATCGAGGAACCTGGTGCGTATGTGGGCGAATTTGGGTTATAGACTGGTGAGTTTGGGTTATAGGCTGGCGAACCTGGAGCGTATGGGATTGAATCTGGTGCGTTGGGGTTGTAAACTGGTGAACCTGGAGCGTATGGGATTGAATCTGGTGTGTTGGGGTTATAAACGGGCGACCCTGGCGCAGAATCCGGTGTGTTGGGATTATAAGCTGGTGAGACTGGGGCATATGGAATTGAATCTGATGATCCAGGTACCGCGTTGTCAGGTGTTATTACCTGGGTAGGCTCTGGTAAAACATTTGCTTCTATATTTGCCATTGCTTTTGGAACCTCGCGGACTATTTTATCGACACTTGAATTAATCTCTGAAATAATCTTGGCTACATCGCCGTCACTGTTCATCAACTTGTTAATATTATTAGAAAAGGTCATACTCAATAGTTGATCAACATTCTCTTCTGTGATAATTCGCATCTGCACGTTCATTATCTGTAATTCGTGAATCAACAACTTAAACGCATATGGGACTTTTAAAATACTAAATGATCGCCCAAACCTACTTAAGTTCATAATGCTCTGTGTTCCATCAGGGTTTGTATTAAATTTGACTGGACCATCTGCGCACGGGCTCAAAAACAAATTTTTAGATTCATTATAGATGGCAATTGCGCCTGTTTTATTACAAACCGCAATGAAGAAATCTTGCTTTTCACCTCTTACCATGAATGATTCGTTTAAGAAATAGGACATTCCGTGTGCCAACACACCATCGCGTTCCATCTCTCCAATACGTAGACCACCGTCATTAGCGCGACCTTGAACAGGTTGTCTAGTCAAAACTGTATTTGGTCCACGAGCACGATAATTGATCTTATCTTTAACCATGTGCTTCAAACGCATATAATATGTCGGTCCAATATAAATATCTGCTGCTAATTGCTGACCAGACATACCATTATATAACACTTGATTACCGGACGAGTGAAACCCCGCGTTAACAAGAAGCGGCGCATATGTTGAATAATTCGGACCTTTTACTTGGAAGGCAGTGCAGTCGCCGTATGCTCCGTAACTCGTGCAGACCTTTCCAAACAAACTCTCCACAATTTGCCCTATTGTCATACGAGACGGAATCGCGTGTGGGTTAATAATTAAATCAGGGCGTATTCCATCCTCTGTAAAAGGCATATCCTCTTCGGGAATAATGAGACCGAGCGTGCCTTTTTGCCCCGCGCGCGAAGCCATTTTGTCACCAATTGCAGGCAAACGTTCTTCGCGCACTCTAACTTTGGCCACATTGAATCCTTCTTCGCCGTGCGTAATAAACGCCTTGTCTACATACCCCATCTGTCCCTTCTTGGTTTTCACAGAATCATCTGTCCATACATCCTTATTATTCATGGACGAGTTAATTTTACCAATAAGGATTATTTTGTCATTCAATTCGGTATTCTCTCGAATGAGACCGTGGTCGTCCAAAAAGCTATAGTCGTGTCCGCGCTTTTTACCCATTACATTATTTTTTTCGATGTTCGCAAACTTGGAATCGTTCATTCCGGTAACCTTGGAGCTTTCTTCTTTCGTTTCATACGAAGAATAATATGTTGTTCTAAAAATACCGCGGTGAACAGCACCTTCATTGATCAGAATTGCGTCCTCTACATTATACCCGGTATAACACATAATCGCAACAATCGCATTCACGCCGTATGGTTGCTCCTCTTGGTTAACATATTCTAAATATCTAGATTTAATAAGCGGAGTCTGACCATAATTCAATATAACTCCCATTTTATCTATACGCATTTGATAGTTTGAATGGTAAACTGAAACTGCCTGCTTACTCTGACCACAAGAGAAGGAGTTACGAGTCACTGGGTTATGTTCTGGGTAAATAATCAAATTACCCATTACACCCAAAATCAAAGATGGGTCTATTTCCAAATGTGTATACCACTTTGATTTCGCCAAGTCATCCACCGTCGTAGCAATTAACGCAGTCTCTTCTTCAGACGTGTCGATATAATCTACGATTGATTTATGCTTTTCTAGTGATTGAAAAATATGCTTTTTATCGCTACCAATATCCTTGTATAAATCGAACAAATCATAGATTTTATTGTTTTTTGTTTTAAAGTTATCGTCGGTTTTCTTCATAGTGCCGGAGATTACTTGCTCCCACGTAATACTACCACTTTCAAGGAGATCCTTTATTTCCTTTCTGTCATAACTGGCTTTACGGTCGTCTATATAATAAACAGGTCTAGTCAATCGTCCAGCGTCACTATAAATGTAGAGTTCGTTGCGTTGATAGTCAAATGATATGCTTGTGTATGCGGGAATAATTCCATTTCGGCGATATAATTTGAGCAGGTTTACGGTTTCAACGGGCGTGTCGATAATTCCAATCCAATTTCCGTTAACAAATATCTTGGAACACGCGCCTAATTGTTCGGGGGAACATTCTAGTAAAATACGCATTGGTGTATTCATTCTAAGCCATTTAATGATTGGATAACTAGACGAGGCGCTAGTAATATAGGTACTAATTGACATGTGTTTATGTAGGCCGATATTGCCGCCATCTGGCGTATCTATGGGGTCAATATATCCCCACTGTGACGAATTTAATAGACGTGGACCAACCACCTTTGCGCTAGCATCCAACGGTAAATTAATCTTACGCAAATGTGAAATAAACGTATTCCAACTTAAGCGATTTAAATCTTGAACAGCACCGATTCGCTTGGTATGCGCTTCTGAACCCCAGTTTCCCTTGAAAGCCTTTCTAAACCCCTGCTCTACAAGTCTATCCTTGAAGAACGTCTTGAAATTGGCTTCAATGAGCCCGACAAAATTGTCTTGATATTTGTTCGTATCTTTTTGTTCCTTTGTTTTGATTTGTTTCTTTTCCTTACGAGACAAGGTCTCATCATCTTTATATTCGCCCTTATGATAATAGTATTCTTCGTCTATCTTGCGAGTAATGTCCTTCTTTTGAATTAAATAATACTCTCTGAATAAATCATTAATAAGGGCACCTGAAAGCTCTACTCTCTTGAATCTAAAATTGTCACGATCTGTTGGCTTTTCTTCCTTGATATATACCTTCAATAAACGAGAAACCATATAGCCGACAAAATACGCCTTGTCTAAAAAGTTCATCTCTCCAACGTGTGGTAAGAAATAATCAGCAAGGATTTCTATAACACCAGATACAGTGCCTCTTTTTGTCAATTCCGCAATATACTCCAACGCGGTTTGTTGATTAAAGAATTTATTTGCTTCGTGAACAGATGGTATAAACAAATCGATATAAGGGTTCTTATTATTTGCTTCTTCATCGTTTAACGTATTCAATAAACATGTTCTGATAATATCCTTGTCAGATATAACTCCTAGCGCACGCATTAGAATAAAAAGCGGAACTGGTTTTTTTACGTTAGGCACTGAAACCACAATTTGGTTATTACTCAACGACGGTGATGGCGCAACAATCTTGACTGAAGCAGTTCTGATTGGTTTTGAGGTATCTTCTGAAACCGAACGTATTTCTGCGGAGTGACTATAAATATCATCATCTTTATTGACTCTAATATAAAGCATATTATCGGCGAATTTTTCTTGCGAAATAATAACCTTTTCTTTGCCGTCGATAATAAAGTAACCTCCATAGTCATTACGACATTCGCCCATATTAAACCTGACGTCCTTGCTCAATGTGTTTAAAATGCACAAATTAGATTGAAGCATAATTGGGAAACGCCCTAGGTAGATTTTGGGTAGTATTGTGGTATGTTCTTTTTTCTCTGTGCCAACGTAATAAGTAAAATCAACTTCTACGTCATAATGAATAGTAATTCCGTATGTCATATTTCGTAATCGAGCGTCATTCGGAAACATATAATGCGCACTATGATCATCATAAATGACGGGTTTTCCATAATAAATCTTTGAACCGTCTTTACCACCTAAATAAAGATGACACTCGTTTCTTTTTCCAATGTCGCTCCTCTCGTCTTCTCTCTCAATGAATCTAATAGGATTATTTTCATGAAAGATACGTCTAAGGCCTCGTTGAAAAAAATCATTATATGATTCTAAATGATGCGAAACAAGATTGGATGGGTTATCTTTAAAATATTTATCTATTACCTTCCAAGATATACTTTCTTTATCGGCTCCTTTGTCCATATATATATTATTATAGTCATATTTTTTTAAAATGTAATTATTATATATTATTTAATCCAATAATGAATCTCTTAATTGTAATGTCAAACTTACGTGTAATCTCATATTTCTTCTTTCCCAATTACCCCCGCCTCTGTAATGTAAAAATTTTTTATCATATATTTCACAATAATACTTATTGTTTTGATTTCTAACATCATTTTTTATAAACTCAATTAATTTTGGATTTTTTCTTACACATTCGGGCATTTCGCAGTCGTCCCACGTCCCGCTATATAAATGTCTTATATAGTAAATATTATCCTTATTAAAATCTTTATCCCCCCATCTAAGCTCATCTGTTATAGGTAATGATTTTGTTTTATTATTTAACCAATATGTCATCATACCTCCTACATCAAACCCATTTAAATTCCAATTTAATAAATGAAGTTCAGTCATTTTATTAATATCAAAATAAACCAAACCATTCCAAAAATAATTATATTTATTATTCATTCTTGACTGTAAAACAATTGCACAATCATAACTCTCATAGTCACTTAAATAAAAATCGTCAATTAAAAACATGTCACTATCAATAATCAAGTATCTGTCCGGATTTTGTTTTTGATATTCTAACATGTAATTCATAGAATCGGCGCATCTTATACAAGCAGATTCTTCGTTAATATGTTTATTATTTGGAATATTAATGCATTTAATATTTAAATTATTACATACTTTTTGAATAATATTTATTACATTTACATCACCTCCATTTGTAAAATCAGGAAACCCCTTCGCGTCATTAAATACAATAAATTCATAATCACACTTCATATATTTTTTTAATGTATAATATTGTATTTCAATAAATATAGGGTTATTTACTACGGCCGTTAGAACCTTCATTTGATTATAATAAATGTAATCTATTTATATTTATTGTAACTTTAATATTAATATAAATAGATTGTATTTATTATACCATGTATAAAATTAAAATATTTTGTCCATTTGCTACTAGTAAAGCATGTAAGGAAGTATATGAAAGAATCAATTATGCGAGTGAATTTAATTTTTATGGCGATAATCGCCAAGTAGTCATAACAGACGATGACGATTATACTCACGCAATTATATTGAATACAATTATGCCCGAGTTGAAAATACCAAAGAAAAATGTTATCGGACTCGCATTCGAACCGATTCAGTTTTTAGGTATAACCGACGAATTTGTTCATTATGCGCAAAAAAATATTGGTAAATATTATATTGGAGATAAATTTAGTCTCCCTGAACCATTTATAGAGCATTTTGGATACATGTGGCATTCAAGGCCTCCTAAGGAAATAACATATAAACCAAACTTAATGTCAATTGTTGTCAGTGACAAAAAATTTGCGCCCGGTCACAAATATCGTCATCAATTAATCGAACAAATAATTAAACTAAAGCTACCGATAGAGATATATGGACACGGAAGCAAAAATTATTCGTATGGGCGGATTAAGGGCTCATTTAATGATGCGGAGCCATATGAAACGTATTTATTTTCAATATGCATCGAAAACTTCAAAAGCAATCACTATTTTTCCGAAAAAATTATAACGCCGCTATTACATAATTGTATGCCAGTCTATTTTGGATGTAAAAATATAGATAGCTATTTTGATGATATACCAAAATTATCAGGTGATGTGAATAAAGATATATTATTATTAGTTGAAATAATAAAAAATCCCAAAATGTATTATAAGCCTACTTATAATCCAAAAAATTTGAAAACAGTCAATTTAATAGAAAATGTCCGTGAGTTATATTCTTAATTATGCGCTCTAGGGTTTTTTTTAGTTTTATTCGCTGATCGCGAGCGCTTAGTAAATCGAAACTTCTTTTTCATATTTGTAATACCAAATTCTGTCCACGGTTGTCTAGGTCTGTCCTTCACATAGGGGCGAAATTTGTCCCACTGGCGATGTTTCTTGAAAAACTCCTCTGCGACAAATGGTATTCCACAAGAGTTACCAAAACGTCCAATAAAACTCATATTCTTCGCTAGAGTAGTATCACAAACAATCCCATCAACTGCGCCACGGGGCGAAAATGGTTTTGGGCGCCCTGTTTCTGACATGTATTCTCGCGCATCAAGGTCGTAGTGAGAGCAAACCGTTCTAGAGCACGGATTGTCGTCCTTCAATAAATAAACGTCATAATGATCAGAAATGATTTCCTTTGCTATTTCAATATTTAATTTCCCCTTGTGCTTATCCATAAGATCTGATAGTCGAACCTGTCTGGCTCCCTGATGCCTTCTAACGTCATAAAACCCCGAATTTTGAACCTCAAGATTGCGTATTCTTTCGTCATATGGCGCATTAAATCCGATAAAGTAACCATTTTTGGTTCGCTCTACATTGTGATACTTGAGTCCAAGTTCAATTCGAAGAATTTCGTTAGAATTTGTGTCTCCGAATAACCACGAATTCGCATAATCACCCGAGTTTTCGTGAAGTAATATTTTACAGTAATCATCCAATGAATCGCCATATTGCATCGCCTGACGGATTCTGTAACCGACTGGGAAACGCCTCTCATACGGAATAAACCCACCAATAGTAGTTTCAGTTCCGATTATACCATTCGCAGTAACAAAGAAATCGGTACCACTCCAAATCCAGCATGGCGACGTCTGCATAATAAAACGGTGTCCCTTATCAGGATTTAAATCCAACACGACATTTGAAAATTGACCATCAATAAAATCAGTAAATGAGTTATGCGCACATACAATTTTACCATCTGCGGTCCAATCACCTACAGCCATAAATGCGCTACACCTGTCACTAGATCCGCCTTCTTTCCCAACACGAGATTCGGATTTTGTGGAATACCAATAAGGAATTGAACAATAAAAATTCCACGCGATAATTTCATCGATCGATGTTTTGCACCCATTCGCATTACATCCGTCGGCGATTCCGTCCATTTCTTCATAGAATTCTTTAAAGTCGCGAACCGTCATCTCCTTAAAATCCTTCGCAATTTCTGTAATAAAATATTCCCAATCCATTCCATATGCCTCTGGCATTAAAAACTGTAGTGTTTTTTGAATTTCTTTAAACCCTTCTGCGCAAAGATACCCATATGCGTATCCTCTCTCCTTCGGCGCACCACGAATTGAAATATATGTCCACCCTGCCTTTTCATAAGATATTCCGTTTTTTATTTTTGTTGTCATATTATATAATTATATATATTATATATAATTATTTACACATGTTTTATTTACTATGCTTTGCTAAAAGTTGATTTATGTGTTTTTGAATGCCCGTATTTATACTTTTTTCTTGATTTATTTGCTAAAATAAATGCCTTTTTTGTATGATTACAACCCTTTTCAATTATACTATAATCAACCGCGGCAGCCTTTCCAGAAGTTAATGAACTTGCTAATCGCGCTAATCCCCACGATTGAGGTGTTTGATTTGGTCTTGAACCAGACGAATAATATGCTCCTTCTCCTTTTTTTAAAATTTGTTTTAATGCTGATATTTTACATCCAGTTTTTAGTGATAACTCGCGATTGGGTGTTATATTTGTAATATTATATATTTTCTGCGCGTTCAATATGTGTTTTGATTTTTTATTTTTGTAAGATGATACATTTTTACGTGTAAAATATTTCTGTTTTTTATATAGTTTTTTTGATTTTAGTAGCATATTTATTTGTTTTTGTGTATCCTTTCTTGTTAATTTTTTTGGAACGTATCTAATTGGAAATCTAATCACCTTCATTTATTATATATTTATAAAATAAATGAAATTTGCTCATTTTAACCCTTTTTAAATATCAATCAAATTACATGTTCAACATTAGAAGGCCCATTATAACAAACAATAGAATCCACGGAAGAAGGACTAACAACCACGACAAACCAACGTGACCGTCCTTGCATATCAAATTCAAAATATATGTCCAGAACAAGACATAAATAAATTTGCTGATAAAAACGGCGGCGGTGCTAGGAACGCGGCAAGAGAATGATCCGACGTGATAACTATTTGAATTACCTAAATTTTGTATCAAGACCATTACCAACGCAAGCATCGATATTACAAAGTACAACATTGCTGGTGTACATAAATCTTTCAAACGCTTAGGGAAATCAGACATTATAATTTATATACAGAAAATAAAACTTATAATGAAGATGTTCTCATCGTACTCAAGCTAGGTGTATTTGGTAAATGTCCCTTCCACGGCATAGGGTTTACAGGTGCGGCATATCCGGACAACGCATTATAAGCACTGCCCATTCCAAATTGAACTTGTCTTCCTAAATTTATCAAATCTTGCGTTAAAAAATTGGACAACGCGCCGCCCCGTTGTTTCTTAGTTTTTTTTGCTTTTCGGCCTCTTTTACCACCAACAGTAAAAGGGGGATTTGCGCCAACATCTATCATCTGTCTAGAAATATCAGTATGATAGTTATTTGGTGCTAAATAATTGCGCCCACCTTGAACGCCATCTACACCAGGCCATCCGCTTATAGCAGGGGTCCACGGCGAACCAGCAAGACCATTTGGATAAGGGATTCCAGGATTACCGCCAGACTGTTTTCCCTTACACACACTACATTTACAGCCGGATCGATGATTGCCGCCACTCATAAGAGGCGCTGTACACGACGCGCAAGTACCTCCGCTCATGAATGGCAATCCACAACCGCAACTACCGCCCCGCTGATTGCCTTGTTGATTTAAAAAATTAAACCCACCTGGAGGCGGACCCTGATTGGGAAGTGCCTTATCCTCTAAAGCGCCTCCTTTGCCAGTATAAGCCAAAAAAGGATTTGGTACAAACTTTACATCTGTCCCTGGGTATGCTAAATTTACATCAGCCGAGCCACCTAAATAATTTTTACAGGTTTTGGATTTTTTTGAACACCCCTTCATTCTATAAAGTCTTTGGTGTTTTTTAGAAGAATTTTTAGCCATTTATATATACCTAGAAATTATTCGATATCAACGTGCGTTAAGAAATGTCTGCGACAACACATTTTTTTCATATTTAATTCATCTAATACCTCGCCCTCAGGGGTCTTCTCGACGAATTCCTTCGTTAAGTAGAGAACCTTGTCAACATCAATAGATTCTCCGTTACCTCTCTTTGCCATTTTCTTCTTACGCACTTGTTCCTGATAGTAACGATATTTATCAGCAATTACCATACCACACGTGAAGCACTTAATCGGGATTATCATCTCTTATATAACTAAATTATATTATTCTTATATATATTTTTATTTAATTCAATTTTATTTTTAATATGAATAATATAAATTTAAATACGTTGTCCTTTATAACTATAACATGCTTTCAAAAATAAGTAATTTTGCTGCTGAAAATACAGAGAGAATTGACTGGGACGAATATTTCATGTCTATTGCCGTCTTGGCATCATGTAGGTCCCCATGTGCACGGCTTAAAGTTGGGTCGGCAATTGTAAAAAATAATCGGCTAATCTCAATGGGCTATAATGGATACATACCCGGCGCGCCACATACAAGCCGAATTGAGGATGACCACGAACAGTCTATTATTCACAGTGAAGTAAATGCGCTTTCGGACTGCGCGAAACGAGGTGTTTCATTGGAATTCTCTAAAATATATGTAACTCATTATCCGTGCGTTCATTGTTTTAGGTCCATCGCGGCGTGCGGCATAAAAGAAGTTGTATATTTGAACGATTACAAGAATAACCGATTTGTTCAGGAGTTGGCACTCGATTCAGGTATCACAATTAAGCAACTTTAGGGCAGTTGTTGCCGTGACATTTTCCTTGAAAGTAATAATAATCAAGCGCCTTTGTCTTACCATTTGAATCAGAATTAAATGTCGGTCCTTGTGCGCCACCCGCTAGACATTTATCGTCACTCGTAAAAACGCAGCAAGACGTAGAGTTACAATTATTCTTTGTAAGTTTTCTACAAGATTCATCTAAAGTGCCGCTAGATCCGCGATGTGTCTCGCAAAACGCAGCACTTTTGTCAACTATGATAGAAGTATCCGGCGCGGTTAACCCTTCAATAGTAACAACTTCTATTAATTTCTTTGTTTGTGGAGGATCGTTTAAAGTCTTCCCTGCGGATTGAATAAATATAAGAAATGCCATTATTAGGAATATAGCTATAAATAGTTTAAGAACATATTTCAAATCCATTTTATATTATATTACTAATAAATATTTTATATGTATATTTTATAATGGCAAAATCGCGTAGAAACGTAAGAAGTGTTATGAAAACTATTAAAAAAACAACATCTAGAGCCCTTCCCGTCGTTGACAACGGGTTAAAGAAAGTGGGCACAGCTACTAAAGTTGTGCTCAAAAAGTCTATCCCCGTCGTAGAAAAAGGAGTGTCGGTTGTTTATGGCACAATGGCGACCGGGTTTGATTTAGGAATTAAGGGTGTGAAGAAGGTGGCTAAAGGCGTGAAAGCAAGAACAATGAGAAGTCGATCGCTCGCGGGTGGCAAAAGTCGCAGGCGTAGAGTAAGAAAATAAGGTGTGTAGTTAAATCATAAATAATATAATAGCAATTATAATTTAACGGGTTCTTCTTCTAGTTCTGGATTTATTTGAACGCTTTGATTTACGTGTGCGTCTATAAGTGCGCGAACGTCTTTTGCCCCCTCTCGCAGAAATTGGGCTATAGTCCGTAGTGATTTGGTTGTATGACATATTATACATATTATACATATTTGCGATATTTTAAATTTCGTGCAACACAGTTCCTTTTGACGTTTTCACTTTTTTTAATTTAGTGTTTTTTTTGTGAATGCCGTTATGACACGTCTCGCATATTGTTAGCAAATTGGCTAAATTATTTTTGTGAACCATTCCATCCGAATTACTAATAACCCCATTATCGTCAGCGTCTCGTTGATATTGTAGATGATGGACTTCTGTTCCCATATTGGTTCCACATTTTTCACACGTCCCAACCAACTTTTTAGAATTGTACCGCGACGTTTTTAATGTGAAAATACTCGCGCCCTCGGGATGATACTTCATTCTAATTTCATACGCAGCATCTAGAAATTCTTGTGGCAAGCCGAGTGACTTACAAACCTCTAGTCCATACATGCTATTACCAGGACCATCTCTCAGCTTTCGATCATATACCAACATATCTCGTTCCTTATCATACACGACCGACATGTGTTTCAATTTAACACTTTCTAAACCATTAATCTCGTCATATCCAACGATTTCATGTAAATGTGTAGCAAATATAAAACTACTCCTACATTTATGTAGTTTCTGTATTCCTGCTACAAATATACTAATCGCGCTGAGTGTTTCTGTCCCCGAGCATAACTCGTCTCCAAGAATCAAACTATTCTCATCGCCAAGACGTAATATAGTGCGGAGCTCTGACATTTCAACCGCGAATGTTGACAGGCCTTTAAAAATATTATCATTCCCCACGATACGCGTAAAAATATACTTGTATGGCATATAATTAAACTCCGCACACGGCACATACAACCCCGCTTGAGCCATTATAACAGAAATCCCAAGAGCTCGTATAATAGTGGTTTTCCCGACAGCATTTGTGCCATAGAGTAAAATACCATCTGTGTTATTATGCCCTAGATCGATATCGTTCGTTACATATATCTCGTTCGTTTGAAAATGTTCAATCAAACAATGTCTCAGCTGTTTTGCCTCTACAAATGACTTGTCGGATTTAACAATATTCGGTTTACAGTATTTATATTTTTGTGCTATTGTCGATTTCGTGTGGACAACATCTATAAGCGTTATAAAGTTAATGATGCTCTCTAATTTGTTCTGGTATTGTTCAAAATTAACAACAAAATTATTATAAACGCTTGTAATTAGATCTTTCAACGAAACCTTAATTTTAGAAATACTTTTACACAGCCCTTGTATTTGCTCGTCTAAAATAAAATTATTCGCCGCGCTTTGTTTTTCAAATTCAAACTGCTTCTTTGAAATTTTAAAATCGAACTTTTTATTGCGTGTTGAATCGTATTCTAATTGAACAACAGTTTCTTCGGCAGGAAGAGCGTCTATCAGCAATTTACATCGCCTGCTTGTTGAAACCAAACTGAAATTATTCTTGTCTGTTTCGTGGATTTTGACATAATCGTTGGATTTACCACTCTTCTTCTCCTTGTTTTCAATCAATGAGCTTAAATAATTCGAAATGGCATTTAGTTTATACTCTGATTCTTGTAGCGTCTGCGTTTTCTTATCCAGTTCGTCGTCTATGCCGCGCTTTATAAAATTCAACTCGAAATTCTGTAACTGGTCAATGTGAATGGCCTCAGTTAAATCAATATTATTATGAATAAACTGCGAGGTTTCGTCGCAATATTTTTTAATATCGCCAACATTCGGGTCGAAACATGATAAATACTCTATAATTTTAACATCACCTTCTATCTTTTCATATATTGTTTTAGCTGTTAAAATATTACTATATAAAGTCGCAAATGCCCTAGGAGAGATTTTTTTCAATACAATTTGTCTCTCCCATTTTGAAATATCCTTGATCAGCGATAGGTTTGTCTTTAAAAAATTATTGTAATTATTATACTCATCTAGAAAATGTTCGGTAATGTCATATTCGCGCTGCAAAATAGTTTCATCGCATATTGGATTTAGAATATTATAAAGAAATTTGCGCTTACCCATTGGCGTAAGACAGTCGTTCAATAATTGAGACACACACGAATACTTACTTGGCTTCACATTCCCGTCATTGATGATATTTAATTGCTTCAGGGAATGGTTTGCCAATGATAACTTTGACGCAGAATTTTCGAATACCGGCTCGGAAATTTTAGATACTAGATGTGGATTATGCTGATAAACAAAGTCAAGTAGAAAACAAAACGCTTGGGTAGCAATATAATTTTCATTGAAATTCTGAATAAATGTATCAAAATGAGCAAACGCATAGAACTTGGAGAGAATCTCCTTCTGATATGGCTGCTTTTCGCAGTTCTTGATCGCGGTCATTTTAGAAGTCTTATCGTTTACAATACTAATCTTATGAATTAAACTACTATTTATGCCAGCATAATTGATTACATAATCAATCTCATTCTCTCCTTGTAAATTATGAATCAATATTGTTTCACTTGGATTATAAATCGATATGAACCGCTCCAACTCGTCATATGTAGTAGGATTATTTACATACGTCTCCTTAAATTGAAATATATTTGTCTTTCCTGTGTAAATATCAATATTTGCGACACCTACAACGACAAATTTTCCCTTCATGAACGTTTTATTTTCAATTAGATCAATCCATACACACGTAATCGAATTAGACAGCACTTGCGTCTCAGTGTGAAAATACGTTCCAGGAGAGAATATGCCTGCTAAGCTTCGCGTCGTATTTTTTGCGGCTTCATCCTGAGCATATACGACGGCAGTAAACCCGGCATCCTGTATTTTTTTGATGTATTTCTCAATTTGGATATCTTTAAACCCAGCCATGACTACATTATCAGTGCCGACACACGTATTTTTCTCCACAACATTCAGTTCGCAAATCTGGGAAAAATCTACAATTCGGCTCCCTACAATGGTTTCAGTTTTTTCGCTGTTAATTCCATATACTTCAAAGAATGATCCGACCTGCATTAATAATATTGTATTCGCTCCATATTCGTCCTGATATTTTTTCGTTAGTTCAAAATACTCCTTAATGAGAGCCATTATATTTTATAACAGCATCTCTCTAATTGAATTTTATTTATAATATAGAAATAAAATTCAATATCCTTCACTAACATTTCAAGCTATATATCCAGAACGACAAATTCCGACTTGTTATTGTCATAACACGCATTCGTTAACAACTTTTTATATTTACTATAATAATAGATGGGCAAAATACCCAAGCTATAATGCAGAAATTTTAATAAAATAAGAATGATAGTAATATGAAGCGGAAACGAGAGTTTACTTCGGTGCTCAATCAAAATATCCTCCTTGTATTTTTCATTGTAAACAGAGATTTCAACTGTTAGCTTATTCGTGTCGTCGATATATTTGCTCTTGTATCCAGGAACAACTGAATTCGTCGCGTCTAACTTATAGATTGATTTTTTAAAATCTGTGTTTGACATGTTAAGATAGTTTTGTAGCATAATAACTGTGCTATGCTCGTTATCTGAAAATATGTCAATATCAATATCGCTCATTTGCGGGAAATAATCGTCGCGCTGAATACTTCCATAAAAATAAATTGGTTTATCTATATAATTTCGCAGATTGTCAAAAAATGACTGTTCATACGGCGTTAATTTATTTTTTGTGGTCTCCATTAATTTATAATAATATAATAAAATTATTATAAATTGTCATTAAAACCATAAAAGATATCATAAGGTGTTCAACTGTTGTCTACTATAATAGTTTGAGAGAATTCTCTTTTATAAAATAATGTGCCAGTAAAATACATGTGAAATAGAGCATTTTTTAAATATAGATACATTGAGTTTGTCATGAGTCCCAATCTATAATATAAATATTTCATTATATATAAAACCGCAACCATATAGGGTGCCATGTTGTTAATATCATTAATATTTTGCGTTACGGCTTCGCGGTATTTTTCATCATAAATAAGTAAATCAAACGCACAATCATTACTCTGATCAACATACTTAATTTTATGCCCGATAATTACGCCACCAGATTTTTTTGAGAATCGTTGGTATATCTTTTTAACGTCTGTTTTTTTTAGTTGTAAATAGTGATGCACTTTATTTATCATCTCATCTACATTATCGGTAATAATTATAATGTCAATATCGCTAGCATTTGGAAAAAAATCAATACGTTTAATGCTACCAAAAAATAATAATTCTGAACCAACGTAGTTTTGTAAATTGGTAAAAAAATTATACTTATAATCTCCTAATCGGCCTTTAATTTCATCCATACTAAAATAGAGATATATTAAAAATAGAAGCGCAGTTATAATTCCTTGTCATTCTTAGAAAAATTATGTAATAATGTGTCGGCATTGCTATTCATTATTTCGCCTGCCAACATTGCGGATTCATATAACTTTCTTATAACCTCATTCGGCGCGTTGCTCCCTGTCTTAATCAAATTGTGATCCCTCAAATATGTTTTAATGTCATTTATCGGTTTTCTTTTCAAATCTTTTTGGGCGGCTAAAATCTTTTTACGGGTTCCCCGATCTTTAATAAGGACGGCGACCGTTTTGCGTAGTTTTGATTTACCAAGAGTGTATTTTCTTTTGATTGTTTTTTTTGTTATCCTTTTTGTTGCGATAATTCGCTCATTTGGGGCGATATTTTGTGCTGGAGCAGGCATAGGCACAAGCGATGGCATTGGCTCTGAGATAGGAATAAGACCCGTTCCTGCAGTCATATTACTCGGCGGAACAACAACATTATTATGTATTAAATTTTGGGACATCATGACATCCATATCTTTTTGAATCGTCTCATCTACTTGCTTCTGCTTCAATTTTTCACGCAAAATATTCAAACGGTTCTCTCTTTCATTTTTCTCTCGATTAATATTTGCTCCTTCTATTGTTAATGCTAAATTTGGATTGGTCACAATATTATTTCGCTGTGTTTGTCTCCAATCTTTATAAGTGGGTTTTTGCCCACCTTTTAATATCCCGTATGGGACGTTGTCCTTTAAAACAACCGGAGCGCCACTAGCGGAAAGCAATTCTGTATTGATCCTCATTAGCGGGTGACTTAATTCTTCTGGCAATTCAATATTTATGCCTTGATGGTCGGCGCCCATAGACTGATAATTTTTTACAGTACTTCTCTCTAACTTCTCCCTACGGCGTCTCTCCATAATCTCACTATTTGCCTTGTGCTCCTTCTGTTTTTTATCTTCCGTCAGTGTTTGTAAATAGTTTAAAGAGTCGCTAAACTCATCCGAAAAGGAACTTGTTGTTGTCGGAATGCTTAATGTGGGGGCTTCAGCGGACTTACCCCCCTTTTTATTATTCTCTAAATTTTCGGTTTCGCGTTGCTTATGTTCTTTAATCCTTTTTAACAATTTGTTTTTTAGAACATTGGGAGAGATTAATGGAGTTACAACAGCCTTCTGTTTTTTATCCTTGTTCTTCTTCGTTTTTGAACCGCCCATAGAAAATAAAGTTGGATTTATTGAGATTGTTTTATTTGTCATTTATTATACTAACAAATAAAAATATATAAAATATAACTTGATTACGAATATAATGTATTATATAATAGCTTTTTCATTTCTGCGTCATTTTTTCTATTCTTAACGTCGTCGTTACGCAAATATACCGCAAACCCGGTATCTAAATCCTTCAATGTGAGCTTTTTTTTGTCGTCTTCGGGCTTACAAAAGACACGTCTACTATGAGCTATTTTTGTTTTGGCTAGAATGGCTTCAACGTCTCGACCATAGAAGGGGAAATACTCCTTATTCTTTTTAAACCACTCACCCGTTATTTTAGAGTTTTCTTCTATTTTCCAATCAATATCAGAGACCTTCTTTAAAAATATATTGTATAAATCCTCTCCAGTATATTCGTCCGTTTTAAAACGCCACGTAAATCTGGAATCCAAGCCCGGATTAAAATTAAAAAAACTCTCTCTCAATTCCACCTCATAACCCGCAATGATAACCATTAAATCATCCTTATTATCGCTTAATGCCTCACATAACGTATCTATACATTCCTTAGCAAAACTGTCCTTTTTCTCGGGATTTCCCAGCGCATACGCCTCATCTATAAATAAAACGCCACCAATTGCTTCTTTAATCACGTCTCGGGTTTTGATAGCAGTCTGCCCAAGATACCCCGCAATTAAATCGCTTCTTGTCACCTTTTTAAACGTGCCTTTTGACAAAATACCAATATTACTGTATATTTTACCCATCAATTTTGCCATTTCTGTTTTACCTGTACCAGGCGGCCCGTAAATAACAGTATGTAAAAAATCCCCTGTATTGTTTTTGTTTTTATGTAGGTCTTGAACAAAATATAAGATTTGGTCAACAATGTTATTCTTAATATCCTTCATACCAATCATACAATTAATTTCCTTCAGTGGCTCCTTAATGTCGTGTAGTGCCTTCATATTAATATTGTATTTAATAGCAGGATCTAACGGATATTTATCGATCAGTTGTAAAATATCGGCAATTGTATTGACCTCTGTATCAATATTGATTGTCTCGCGAATTTCAACCGGTTTGGTAGGCGGTTCGGTTTTAGACTTGGATGGTGTCCCAATGGGAGACATTGCCTTAGACGGCATAAGTGAAGGCATAAATGCGTGCATGAGAGGCGGCGGACCTGTTGGTTGTCTCGCAGGAGTATAAAATAGAAAATATTTGTGATCTAAAGGATCATTATAATAATTCGGGTCAGACCTATTAATATAAGCATCGTCGGTTGAATTCTGACCAGTAAATGTGGGTGCTGTATAATTGTTTGTGCTGAAATTTTCTTGAATTCGACTAATCAGTTTATCTATTTGCTGCTTAATGTCATCATCGGTTGTAGAAGGAGGCGTGACATTTCCTGATAAATCCGGAATAACAACCGGTATCTGATCAAGCGTGCTCAAAAATTTATTATATGTAACCACCCTCTTTGGATCCATTATTTGATTTTTGCGCATTCTATTTACCATTTTTGAGTATATTATACAATATAAATATTTCATTTTATATCATTTACGTCATTCAACATTAAATTCTTAGACAAAACACTATAAACTGAAGCACAATAAAATAATATATAACACGATAAACTAAAACACGATTAACAAAGTCCGCATCATATATGTATATATCACTAAAACAATTTAAAAATAAATTGAGATATAAAATAGCCGGAAAAATGATGTCACATAATAAAGAGAACGAAGTATCCACAATGAGTACTAATAATGAAAATTTGTTTGACATCGAAAATGATCAATATATCGAAACCCCTTGGACGATTATTGAATCATATTTCAAGGGCCAAAACCTAGAAAGATTTGTGCGACACCAACTAGAATCGTATAATAATTTTGTTGGGTTTCAAATTACAAAAACAATCGAAATGTTCAATCCTGTTCATATTGCGTCTGAACAGGACTACGACCCCGTATCAAAAAAACATTCACTCGAAATGTTCATCACATTCGAAAATTTCCACATCTACCGTCCACAAATTCACGAAAATAATGGGGCTATTAAATTAATGTTCCCCCAAGAAGCACGCCTGCGGAATTTTACATATGCGTCGGCCACAACTGTTGACCTTAACATAAAGTATATTGTTCGCACCGGACCAAATCTAGAAAATGCCCAAACATTCTATAAAACGATTCCCAAAATTCACATCGGCAAACTACCCATTATGTTAAAGTCGAGTATTTGCGTATTAAACCAATATAAACATTTTGAAAATACTCAGACGGGCGAATGTAAGTACGACGCCGGTGGCTATTTTATCATCAACGGATCTGAAAAAACAGTGTTGGGACAGGAGCGCGCCGCAGAAAATCGCGTATATTGCTTCAATATTAACAAGAATGACACCAAGTATACGTGGAAGGCGGAAATCAAGTCCGTCCCCGACTTTAAGTGTATTTCTCCCAAGCAAATTAATATGATGATTTCGTCAAAGAATAACGGATTTGGCAATGCGATTTGCGTTGAATTGCCGCGCGTAAAGCAGCCAATTCCGTTATTCATTGTCTTCAGAGCACTCGGCAACATTTCTGACAAGGATATCTGCGAGAAAATTTTGTTGAACATTGCCGACGACAAAAATAAACCAATGCTAGAAGCTCTTCAGGCGTCGGTTATTGAAGCAAATGCGTATCTGACTCAAGAAGAGTGTGTCAAGTATATCACCAGTTTCGCAATGTACACTCCAATTAATATGGACAAGGAAACAGGGGCCATTAAGAAACGCGAGTTTGCCCTAGAAATATTAAATAACGACCTGTTCCCACACTGCCATAATATGGAGCAGAAAATCTATTTCCTCGGATACATGACTAATAAACTGCTACTCGCATCATTCGGTATCCTTAAACAAGATGACCGCGATTCTTACCTGAATAAGCGCGTTGATTTAACCGGATCTCTACTCAATAATCTATACCGAAACTACTTTAATAAATTGGTAAAGGATATGGAAAAGCAGATTATTCGAGAAATCAACACCGGCTCTTGGAAATCGACCGACGATTATGAAAATATTATTAACCCGACAAATATTTATAAAATTATCAAGTCCACGACCATTGAAAACGGATTGAAGCGTGCACTTTCTACAGGTGATTTCGGCATTAAGCACACCAACTCCAACAAGGTAGGTGTTGCGCAGGTCCTGAACAGATTGAACTACGTTTCTAGCTTAAGTCACGCGCGACGAATTTCTACGCCTGCTGATAAAAGTGGCAAACTTATTCCTCCGCGTAAGCTACACAACACCTGCTGGGGATTTCTATGCCCCGCCGAAACTCCTGAGGGTCAGTCTGTAGGTATTGTAAAGAATCTGAGTTATATGACACATATTACCATCCATTCCAACTCACTATCCCTGTATGAATACATAATGCCAAATATTATTCACATCGACAGCGATAAGCTAACGAGTGTAGATATGTATGAAAAGGTCAAGGTGTTCGTCAATGGCGCGTGGGTCGGTATTACGGATTCGCCTCAAGAATTATACTTGATGTTGAAGGATAAAAAGCACAAGGGTATTATCAATATTTACACGTCCATCGTGTTTGATTACAAGATGCGCGAAATACGTGTTTGTAACGACAGTGGAAGACTTACACGCCCGCTTCTGCGAGTGAAGGATAAGACCCTAATGATAAATAATGATATCATCGACAAGTTAAATAAGACCGAGCTAGTATGGGATGATTTGCTCACCAGTTCCCGGCTCAGTAGTGCGGTTATCGAATATGTCGACCCCGAAGAACAGTCGTGGGGGTTAATCGCGACGAAACCGGCGAATCTTATTGCCAAGACGGATAATCTCACTCGATATACGCATTGCGAAATTCATCCCAGCACTATCTTTGGAGTCTTGGCGTCGTGTATCCCATTCCCTGAACACAATCAATCCCCGAGAAACACGTATCAATGTGCTCAAGGTAAGCAGGCAATGGGCGTTTACACCACAAATTATGAAAATAGAATGGACAAGACCGCCTATGTTCTCAACTATCCTATGCGCCCACTCGTAGATACGCGAATTATGAATTTAATCCAATTAAATAAAATCCCAACCGGAACCCAAGTGATCGTGGCCATTATGACTCACACCGGCTACAATCAAGAGGATTCGTTGCTAATCAATAAGGGATCTATTGACCGCGGAATGGCGCTGGTTACAGTTTATCATACCGAAAAAGACGAAGATAAGCAAAAAATCAACGGCGACGAAGAAATCCGCTGTAAGCCAGATCCTACAAAAACAAAAGGAATGAAGATGGGTAATTATAACAAGGTCAATTCCAAGGGGGTTATTCCCGAAAATACGTTGGTAGAAAACCGCGACATTATTATTGCGAAAGTAACTCCCATCAAGGAAAATCGCAACGATCACACCAAGGTTATCAAGTATGACGACCAGAGTAAGATCTATAAGACGGTCGAGGAGACGTATATCGATAAGAATTATATTGACCGAAATGGCGAGGGCTATACGTTCGCAAAGGTAAGAATTCGCGCGACCCGAAAGCCTGTTATTGGCGACAAATTCAGCTCGAGACACGGGCAAAAAGGTACGGTCGGAAATATTATACCCGAGTGTGATATGCCGTTTACAAGCGCCGGTATCAGACCCGATATTATTATTAACCCACACGCAATTCCATCTCGTATGACAATTGGACAGTTAAAGGAGACTGTTCTCGGTAAAGTGTTGATCGAACTTGGTCTGTTTGGTGACGGAACCGCGTTTGGCGAGTTTGATGTAAAGGACATTTGTAGTGAGCTTATTAAGCTTGGATATGAGGCAAACGGAAATGAATTGTTGTATAACGGCCTCACGGGCGAGCAGCACGAGTGTAGCGTGTTTATGGGACCGGTGTTTTATCAACGACTTAAGCACATGGTTAATGACAAGGCTCATAGTCGCTCGATTGGACCGATGGTTAATCTTACGCGCCAACCCGCAGAAGGTAGAAGCCGCGATGGTGGGTTGAGATTTGGAGAGATGGAGAGGGATTGTATGGTATCGCACGGGGCGGCTAGATTTACGAGAGGGAGATTGTATGATGCGTCAGATAAATATTCGGTGCATATTTGTAAAAAGTGTGGGCTCATCGCATCCTATAACGAAAAAATGCATATTCATCATTGTCGCACATGTGATAACAGGACAGACTTCTCCTATGTAGAAATTCCATATGCGTGTAAATTATTGTTCCAGGAATTGAATACAATGAATATTGCCCCACGACTGATGACGGACCACTAAGAAAAATATTAAGCAAATATCGTGGAATTGTTGTTGTATAAATAATTTATTGTGAATATTTAACGCATAATCATTTTTTTTTTGTTTTTTTTTATGTTTAGTAATATTATAATGGCGACAAACAACGATCCCTTCACAAGGGATATTACCTTCACAGGGGATGTTACTTTCAACAGCCCGGTTACTTTCGGTAAAGTCATTCAGGGAGTTACACCTCTCGCTGGCTCGAACGGTCAGGCGCTCGCAACTACCGCATTTGTTACTAAGGCAGTGACTACGGCAATCAACGACATCAAGGGCGGAGACCTTGAAGCAACACTAGATACGTTAAAGGAATTAGCAGACGCTATTGGAAATGGGACAAGCTTTAGTGGTAATGCGGCTACTGCTACCACCGCAACTCAATATTACATTGACGCAAATACCCAACCGGCTAGTATTAAAGATGCTCTTGCCGCGAAAGCTCCTCTTTCATCTCCTACATTCAGTGGTACTCCGAGTGCTCCCACCGCTGACCCCGGAACAAATAGTACGCGACTCGCGACATGTGCGTTTGTGCAAGCCGCATCAATGTCTGGACCAACGGGTGCTACTGGCGCTGTAGGTGCTACTGGCGCTGTAGGTGCTACTGGCGCTGTAGGTGCTACTGGCGCTGTAGGTGCTACTGGCGCTGTAGGTGCTACTGGCGCTGTAGGTGCTACTGGCGCTGTAGGTGCTACTGGTGCTGTAGGTGCTACTGGCGCTGTAGGTGCTACTGGTGCTGTAGGTGCTACTGGCGCTGTAGGTGCTACTGGTGCTACAGGAGCTACAGGCGCGGGTGGTGCTACAGGAGAAACCGGCGCTACTGGTGCTACAGGTGCTACTGGTGCTACAGGTGCGGGTGGTGCTACAGGTGCTACTGGTGCGGGTGCTACAGGAGAAACCGGCGCTACTGGTGCTACAGGTGCTACTGGTGCGGGTGCTACAGGAGAAACAGGCGCTACTGGCGCTACAGGAGAAACAGGCGCTACTGGCGCTACAGGAGCTACTGGACCTCAAGGAGAAACTGGCAATACTGAGCCATTCAAAAAGGCCTTCAAAGCCATAGCCATTTACTGGAACGGTGTCGCCACTAGCGCTCCCACCGTCACTACCAACGACAAGATAGCAGCAGCTAACGCATATATAGCAGCAGGTGACTCATATACAGCAGCAGAAGAGACTGAGTTAGCCAATACGGCGTACGAAGGTGCGGGGGATAAAAAGATGTTAGTTGCTGATAGCGTAGAAGAAGATGGAAATACCGCTAACACCGCACAAGACTACACTACAGCTGCCACAAAATACAATGAGGCTAAGGCAATTTACCTTGAGGCTAAGGAGTTGTACAACAGCGCAGGTAAGACCGCGAAAAGAGAAGGGGCTGATGACGCTGCCGACGCAGTTTTGTTGAAGTATAACGCTGCCGTCGCGGCAGCCGCACCTTGACTAGAACCTAATCCTAACAAACTAGCTGGTGACGAAGCGAAAGCACTTGGTGATGCCGCCAAGGCAGAAGGAGATGCCGCTCAAACCAATTATGACTACGTTTCAGCTTCTGAAAAATACACATTAGCTGCCGAAAAATACACATTAGCTGCTCAAAAATACGAAAGCGCGGACAGGATAGATCTAAAAGACGAAGCAACCACATTAGCTTTCGCGGTAACCGAATTTTCTACCAGGGCTGCCAACAGAGTAGCTGGTGACGACGCGAAAGCACATGGTGATGCCAACATGACAACAGCAAACAGTGCCAGGGATGACTATAACTACCCATTTGCTATCGAAAAATACAATATAGCTACCGATCTCTACACATTAGCTGCTCAAAAATTCACACGCGCTGGTGAGACCGCTTTAGCTACCGCGGCAACCACATCAGCTACCGCGGCAACCACATCAGCCAATGAGGTAGTTGAATTAGCTGCTGCCTCCAAATTAGCGGGTGACGCAGCGAAAGCACTTGGTGATGCCTTGAAGACAGAAGCAATTAACGCTGGTACTAACTATACAGTAGCTGTCGACAAGTACACATTAGCTGTTGAACAATACGTAATAGCTGTTACAAAATACGCACGCGCAGGCAGGAACGATTTAGCTGGTCACAGTTCGAAAGCCATTGGCGACGCCGATGCAGCCATTGGCGACATCAAAGCATCACAAGGCGGCGCCCAACCAGCAGGCGAGAAAAACGCAGAAGCCGGTGCCATATACGAAGCAGCCGCCACAAACTACAACGCAGCCGCCGAATACTACGAAGCAGCCACCGAAACAATCATATCCCGCGCGAGCTACAGATTAGCTGGTGAGATCTTCACAAAGGCTGCTGAACAATTAATGTATGATGGACAGAAAAAGTATAATAACAATCCGACCGCTGCTCAACAATTACGGGAGAGAGCTAGATTACTATACCTACAATCTGCCGCCGCCTACGATCTCGTACCTGATACTTATTTAGCCGGTGTAGCAAGACAAATAGCAGCTGACATGCCAGTGTTCGCGACTTTTGGGATTTAAGGAGGGGTTGGGATCCGTAATAAAAATTTCATAAATAATTAAATCTAAAACACTTTATTTATGAAACAAATAATTCTATTCATATTTGTAATCGGGTATAAAACTTAGCAGACCCTTCTTTACTACGTTATAAATTTTTGGCTACACCTTTTCTAAAGGTGTAAGACGCGCAATAAATTCACTATATATGTCGTAGAGGCAAATAAAGTGGCGCCCCATAATGTATCAAGGATTACCGTCCATATCGACCAATTCGTGAACAACGCATAGTTTGTCGTCTCGTAAACACCATAAATAACCAAGCCCAATAAAAACGCATCACTCGGACCTTTTCGCGGCTTAATAATGAAGTAATTAATACCGGTGATTAAAAATATGTAACATAATGCCGCTCCTAAATAATTCACCTTCATTTGTGACCCCTGTACATTACGTATTTGTTGTGTAAAATAATCACGTATAATATTTAGATAAACAAAGTCAATCGAGATCAATAAAATCGCACTTGCCAAAACTAAAAAATCAAACATTTATATAATAACGTGGTAAAATAATATGTTTAGATAAAAGCCACATTACATAAAACTTTTTTACTCTTGTATTATATAAATGTCTGTCGGATATACAAGCCCAATCAATGGAAGCAATGTCGCCTTCTCTTTTTTCGCAAGAAGACCAGGTAATGCGGGAGGAGCCATTCAGGGATGGATGCCTCAAACCACTCAGCTTACAGATAAGAGATACCCCGAGTATGAAAACATTCGCCAAACTCTAAAGAACTCGTGGAATACTACCTATCCTAGTCAATTAAGACGCAATAATATAAAGCAGAGTATTACCACCCCGTTTCGCGCGGTGAACAATGCGGGTGATCTCTTGAGTCGTGAGAATTATTCTTGCGGAGGAAGCTGCCAGACTTTCCAGAGTAGACCCGGACTTAAGGGATTAAGAACCCGTTTTGGTTCAGTTTCAGTTTCATGCACGCCATCCGCAGCATATAGCACACTTCAATTGAACAAAGATATTCCTGCCGCCGCGTGTAACGTTAAATACGTGTATGATAGCTCCGATTATGTTACCTACTTGAAGCAACGCGCGATCAACAAAAACTATAACGATTTATCCTTTGGAGGCGATCAGTCTAACGCGAGCCAATCCGCGCAACGTGCTATTCGACGATACTAAATCAACCTTTTACACCTTTGGGAAAGGTGTAGCCAAAAATCAACCTTTGAGAAAGGTTGAGCCAAAAAAATTTATAACGTAGCCAAATGGTGTATCTAAAAGCTAACTATATGTATAATATTTTATGTAATAATAATCATATAAAATATCATGGACAACAATGACAAACGGAAGCAGATTCAATATCAAAAAACCGACTTCAATAGTCATTCTATTTGCCAGCTCCCCGGCATTTTCAAGTGTTGTAAATGTAAACGCAATAATAATGTGCTAGTTGCTCCCGGTATCCCAAGCCAAAACTGTTTATTTTGTGGAACTCCTAACTTTGTAAAGAGATAAAAAGGGGTTTTAGCAAAGCAAAGATATTATAACTTATTAATCGTTTTATATTTATCTAGCGGTTCTAGTTCTTTTTCGGGTGTTATTTTATGACGTGAATTCTTTATAAAATACCAGTAATAAGCGAATATTATCATTATACCCGCGATACAACCAAATACAATGTAAGCATCGGTTTTATTAGTCCTACAACAATCAACTCTGTTCTCAGAACAACAATACTCATTATTATTCTCAACACATAAATTATCTGTTCTTAAACTTTCGTACCAATAACATTTATCTATTTTACTTTCAGTAGTACATATTCGATCGCAATTTGTTTCACTTATGGCTATACTTGGTTGAATTGTGGGCACTCGTAATGATGCCGCATCTACTATACAGCTTACTATATTCGTCGCACAGCAGTCATATTTTCCATCAGAACGCATACATGTAGTTTTACGATTACACGCATATTCATTGATTCCAATTGAGAAATTACATATTACATTATACATTATATTCGGGCATACATTCGTCTCCAAACACGTTGTCATTTGTTACCGATTGTTTGTTTGATATATTACGTAACAATAATATATCAATTTTATTGTTATCTAGATGCTAAATATAATAAAATATTATTGTATTTTATGAAACATAATACAAGAAAAAATAACAAAAACCCAAAAAACAAAAAACCTAAGAATAAAACGAAAAAACAACGATTTTTATTTAATCCAACAAATCCAGAAAAATCATTTGATGTATATATTGATAAAGACCCGACAGATACAATACATATAAAGTATACAACAACAGAAGATGTTGAAAATACGATTAATAACTTAGAAAAATTGTACAAAAGCAAAAAATATACACATAGCCGTATCTGGCACGTAGCAATGATTATGAAAGTTCGTTTGAAAGTATTACAACTTAAAAAACCAAAACAATATGCTTTAGCAAATAAATATTTTAAATTTTTAGGAAAAAGAACAAAATTAGATGAAAAGGATAGATATAATATTTCATTTGAATAAAATACAATTTGGGTTTCACTTTTTTTAAAGTAGGTTTTTTCAAATGCTTTTTCAGATACTTTTTTAAATGTCCATATATGTATATAAAATGACTACCCCATATGCCGTATCGAGAAACTTAGGATCCATGTCCTATAATAATTATGTCAACGCCCCTATTACTGGGCCATTAAGCACAAATCAAACACCCTGCCAAATCCCTTACCATAGTTATGGTATATTGGCAGGAATTAGACCAACACCACCGCAATTTTATCCCGGGCAGACACCAGTAGATGCTCAGATGAATACCAACGCAAGACATCAATATTTAAGAACATCTGTCAGCACTCAGGCCCTACAACGACAAATCGCTTTAGGAAAAGCTTCAACACCTTTAGGATATGTTATACAATCCTCTCAAAGACAAGTGCCCGTATCATCACATACCAATTATATTCCCCCCGTTCCAAGTTCATTGTATTTGAATACTCTTAAATCAAATGCTGTAGGACAAACTGCGTATAAAGTGAATCTACCAAACGCGGCTCCCACCGGAACTAAAAGTTATTATCCAAGCGGAACCAGAAGTGTTATACGTCGTGCGCGCTCCGGCGGGTGTGTAGCGCCAAAAAAGAAGGGTGCCATCCAAAATACTAGTTTATCCAACGGCCAAGTATGCGCGTGGGGTTCTATTGTGCGTCAAAATTATTAAGTATAAAAAAATAATATTTTGTATTATTATAATAATGCCGTACTATGTTAGAACTGGTTTCCCCTCGTTAACGCCTGCTTATGGCCTAGGCAGTTACGGTCGCACAGGTGCTGCTCTCCTCATCAGCGCCCCCCGCAACACTATTGGATCACAAGGACGTATTTACAGCTACATGAAGAACCACGGCCAAGGAGCTCAGTACATCAACTTCCTTCGCAAAGTTCTCGGTACCCCCAATGTGAACCCTTGGACTGGATTCTAAATAGTGTATTATAATTATATTAAGCAATATTTAATATAATTCAATATGATTTACTTGTGTTACACGCGGAATTAAATACGTCGGTGCTGTTTTTTTGTAACCAATATATATAAGATGTCGTCGAAATATCTCATTGAATTTTTAGGAACAATGTTCCTCATGTTTGTTATATTAGCTACTGGAAATTGGGCTGCGATTGGCGCCGCATTGGCGATTGGTGTTTTACTCGGTGGTGCGATTTCAGGAGGCGCGTTCAACCCTGCTGTAGCACTTGCTCTCTATAGTGCCGGCAAATTACCCAAAGCGGACTTGATTCCATACATAATCGTTGAAATCCTCGGCGCTTTAGGGGCTCTTTATTTGTACCAAAATTACGTCATTAAGGGATAATCGTTCATTAATTTTTACACTTTACAATATAATTTCTTATATTATATTATAAATGCCCAGACGAAATAGAAAAATGCGTGGAGGAGATATTGGTGAAATGTGGGGATCTTTAACTAGCGCTGTAAGTGGTGCTTATGAAAGTGCGAAAAATAAGGTTACCGGATCATCATCCGGTTCTACCTATACTTCAACGGCTCCTTCTACCTATACACCTCCGCCTGCGACAATGACTCCTGCTGCTCCCGGTTATGGAGGAAAGAGACGACGAACACAGAAAAAGATGAGAGGTGGATTCTCTCCTAATACGCCTACAACTGGCTTAGCTTTCAACGCATCACCAATTTCGGGTATTGCGTCTGTGAAAACTATGTGGGTTGGTGGCAAAACTAGAAAGCGTCGCAGTCATAAGCACACAAAGTCGTGCAAACACCGCAAGTCACGCAAATATTAAACTTTAATATACAATATCCATTACTACAATAATATAATAATGGATTTACCCTCTAAAACAAGTAAATTATTGTGGATCTTTATCAACAATTACTTCCTTGGAAACGCGTTTGATTATTTTCTCTTCCTTTTCAAAATCGTTGTCACCCCTTCCGCCCATTGCCTCCATGATAATTTTACTATATTGGTCAGAGTAGCGAGAAGTACTTTTGAGACAATCGGGATGCGCTTCTTTGAACTTGGGCAGCATTCTTGCGTTTTTATCGGCGACTTTTCTTACCATTTTATGCATCTTCTTTTGCTCATCATCTTTTTCCCATTTATCTTCATCTTTAATGTACATTGTTTCTCTCTTCTTGTCGGTACAATGAACCGGTCTTTGAGTCACATCAAGGTCTTTCAGGTTTTTAACTATAATATTGGAAATTCCTTCTACGTAACCGAGTTCTCCAACCTTTTCTAGATCCGATAATTGTAGCTTAATCGATTCGACAAATTCTGTAATATTCATGGCATCCTTACACGTTTCATTCAAGAAGAAGTTGAGGTTAAATGCTTTGTTATGGGAATTTGTGTTTGTAATATTATTGGTTGTACACTGATTATAAGAATCCTTCTTTACAATTTCAAGAATTAAGTTTTTAAATTCTTGATTTTCTTTTATGAGATAATTAATCAAATCATCCTTTTCGGCCGCAGCATTAGTATTACTATTTTTAACTTCAGGTTCGTCGTTTGGTTCAATTATGTCGCATTTTTTTTTGTGTCTCCACAAAGTGGTTCTGCTGTAAAAATTTTGCCCACACTCACAAATATTATCAGTAATCTTTTTCTCCTTTTTTGTTTCAAGTTTTGTTTCATTTGTTTCATTTTGGGCAATTTGCGACTGTTTTAGATGTTTAGCTGTCAGTGCGTGTCTGTCGTATGAAAATTTAACAGAGCATATATAGTCACAACATTCACAATAATATTTTTTTTCTCCTTTTTCTCCAAATTCTCCATTTTCTCCTAAATTTGTTTCATTTTGTTTCATATAATAATGAATAGAAAATAAATTTAAGTACTTTTTTTAATAAAATAAAAAATTTTATCGTCACAAATTGAAAATTATTTTTTCTGTGACCAGACCATAAAATTCAATTATGCAGTAAAAACTTGTATTTCGCCAACACCGTTTCGGCTTTTTCGATTTTTGGACATTTATTTGTCCATTTTCATTTTCTGAAAAAACTTTCCCAGGGTAAAACTTGATATTTTCAATTCTTTAAGTATCAAATTTTATTTATTATATATTTTCCAATTTATGAGGAATGTATAAAGTACCAAAAATGCTATCAATCCAATATTCACCAAAATTATATTTGGGGTGTTTATGATGTAATAAATGATGATTGCCGAGCAACCACGTACATCTATGGTCGTGATATAAGTATGTTCTAATTGTAACAAATATGTAAATACACAGTGCAGCCTGAAAATTAAATTTTATAACGATATTTGGTATAAATATCCCGACAGTTTGTATGGGATATTCTATAATATGCCCGTTAAAGGCAACATTATAAGTTAAATCGTTGTACATTGTTAAATGATGAGATTTGTGATACTTATATAGATTGATATTATGCGAACAAATATGTACCAAATAAAACCACAAATCGTAGCACACTAAATGTAATAAATAAATAAACATATTAGTCGTATATGTTTACATAATAAAAAATAGATTTCTAAATTATTAATTCACTCCTAGAGAGAATTGTGAATATTTTCAACCGCTCTAATCGTAGCATATTAGTAACATTATAGATTATGTTATACAACATATAATGGTTTGATTTATTTTAACGCGATTTTTCCATAAATCGGTAAAATATATAGATACCGACTCCAGCTAAACTGGCAAAATATAATTGATCTAATGGATCCTCGGGTAAGACTGGTGCTGCATCTTTTGCAACCGGATTCTGGAAGGTTTCTCTACAACTAGCCCCATTTACCGGATTTCTGCCGTTGGGAAACGAGCACGGGTCCATACTCTGGATATCCGCTACAGTCACGTAATGTGTTTCAGAGGAGGAGTTGTTATTAACATCGATTGTTTGCATCGTTATTTCTTGACAAGGAGGGGTGGCACCGGACACAAAGGCGCGCATAATCGCAAAGGGGTTTAATACATTTAGGTTGCCCATTGCGCCCGGAATTAAGCCCTTGAATTCCGAAAAGTTGACACCCATTCCGCTCGATATAAATGGAATGTTACCCTGCGGAACATTATTAACATAAATATATCTATCGGTTTGATCGCAAGTGGACGAATTATTGGGGTCTTTGCATTTATCAATTGCGGCACATTTTGCGCCGGTCTGCAGGAAAAACTTGTTGCCTAAAGGTCCACCCGTGGCGGATGCCTGACTGTTACCAGTTACCAAGAGCTCAACATACTGAATTAATCCGCCAATATTTGTCGCCATTTGCGACATTGTTCCTCTATCACTCATTCCGATTTGACTCGGCGATCGAATATTCTGATAATATGGATAGGTCGGTCCAAGCAATCTTTGTTCAACGCCCTTGGCATCAGACAATACTTCTTGAAATATATTAGACATTATACTTAAATTATACAAATATATTTATTTTCATAATTTTTTTTAAATAGTCAAATGACAAATGTTACTAAAGGTCCGGTATTATTTCGATTCGCTATCAGTCATACCAGTAACGTTTGGTGCTGTCCCGCCGGTCATTTGGTTTGCGTAATCCTTTTGCGCATTGACTAAGGCGTAAACTTGATTTTGTAAGGATACAACATTACCGCTTATATCTTGGACCTCCTTATCTAATCCGAGGAAAGTATCGAGTCTTTGTTTTAAGAAGGAAATGTTTCCTGCGTTTTGTTGTGCCAAAATAAGAGCATTTGCCGGATTATTCATATCATAATCTTTATATTCTTGATTATTTTCGATACCTTCTCTAATACGATTTGCTAAAACTATTTGATATAAAATTAATAGAATAAAAAATACAATCAAAGTATTTACCAATGTTAGCATATTATTATATTATAAGAAGATTACTTTTTATTTTCTCTCATAATAATATAAATGTCAACAGCCGTTTACCCATTAGGAATGAAGTCTATGCCGTCTTCAGGTTATAATCATAAGAGCACATATTTAAATAAACAATATATTTCGTGGAAGGGAACCGGTGTAAATAGCAATCCGGTAGGAACCGCCCCGGGGCATATAAGACCTTTAACAAACAATGATCCAGGAAACGTGTTTCAGACTGGTTTCGGGTTAGCACGCCCGATGAAACATTATAGAAAAGGCCGTGTGATTCCTCCAAATGAAGTAACAGGAATTCCAAATTTACAAGGTGTCGACCCGCATAATGGACAAATACCAGTAAATATAGATGAGAGCGGCCTTATTAATTATAACATGAACCGATTTGTGAAGTCGAGTAAGGGGACCTCTCTCGGTGGCGGATTTGGAGGTTCGGGTTTATTGAATGATATGATGGACAAACCTGGCGCCTTTATAGTGAGACAGAATCCGCTGAATGAAGCGAATGGTGTGTCTCAATTGGATAGCGATTGTAAAACATGTGAAGGTGTGGGAATTGTAGCCAGTTATTACCCAAACAAAACATTTTTACAGGAAAATCCTGAAGAAAACACGACCAATTACCAAAAATACGGGTGGTGCTGTAACGACGAGATTAAAGCCAAGCGCCGTGCCATTTATGCTAGCACAAATCTTAAGAAGAATTACTATACCACGACAAAACAATACCTACAGAATAGATGCAAGACGTATGACCAAAAGGCATTTAATTTCCTCTCATATAGAACGAACCTAGACGCGGCTGTTTATGACGCAAACCCCTACTACATTTCTGTAGATGGAAATAAAGGACCCAAGCCAGGAGGACCGGCATCGTTGACGAATACATATTTAGCGAACTGTCAACCGAACGCCCAAATATTCGATGCTACCGAAAACGCATTGATAAGCCAAATGCTCGCCATCATGGTTCAAGCCAATATTTTACAACAGGCGCAAGTGGTCGCATTCAATCTATTAGGCATAAATTCGATTCAAGGGTTCCGAAACTGGTTAAATGGATTACCTGAAAATCAAAAGGTGCCGGCCATTACCGTATTTACGGATTTTATTCGTAATCCTCATTGGGGTATGCCTCTTGCTGGTCCCTCCAATCAAACTGGCTGCCAATTGGTGGTATATAAACCGAACAACTACCAATTTGCCAAACAGGGCGCGGTGGATAGTTCTACAAGAAATCTCAAATTGAACGTTGACACCATTTCTACAAATGCGGCTTCTATTCAAAATTACAACAATACTGGCCCGCAATTGGTGAGCGCCAATGAAATTTATGCCGGAAACAATCCGAATTTAATTAATTTACAGAAGAACAAGGCGCCGACGTGTAATACACCATTGCCATTAAATTTCAGACAATCGGGTCCGTTCCAAAACAAAAAACGCTGCTATTACAAGCAATTACCGCAATTTCAAGTCCCGGCTTCGCAGCCATCTCCGTATCGTTATTTCCCAGGAACTGTATTTAGTTCGAATCACTTTTCGCAATCACCCAATACGTATAATACAACGTTTGGTTCCGGTCAATTTGGACGCACGTAAACGACAAACAATAATAAATAAAAATTTTATAAAGCTATATAATTTATAAAATTTTATTATACAAATTTCAATCAACATTAGTAATTATTCAATTAAACTCGACTTCTTTATTGATAGGCAAAAACATATTCGTTTTCTCGGTAAATTTATTACACGGGATTTTATATTTTTCACACCAAGAAACGGCCTTCTGAATATTATTTTTTTTCATAATGTCGCCCTTTTCTTCCTTGTTCTTGTTCTTTAACAAATTGAGTATTACCGTTAAAGATTCCAGCTGTTGTTGCCCGATTATCATATTTATATCATTTAATTTCATTGTAAAATAATAAGGAGCCTCGCTATCTAATATGGATGTGATTTTTTTGTGCGGGTGTTTTTTCAAGGTCATTGCGAGCCGAATGTAGTTGATTTTTAATATTTTGCTCTTGGTTTCGTTTATTTGAAAATTTTTACACACAACATATTTTTCAAATGTGGTCACATTACTAGAATTTGGTTTTAAAACATATACTCTATCATATAATGACGATAATATGAACAAAATGTCAGAAATGGGCTTATAAAAAATATGGCTTATTTTAATTATACAGCTCCCGTCCGCTTGTTGGTTTCGCAAAATGGTCATTAGGTTCTCAATAAACGAAATATTATAAGCATTTATGCTCTTTGTTTTTGTTTCGAGAAACATAAAGTCGAATTTTTCGTCGCCAATGGCTGCGATAGTTTCTTCGTTAATTTCATCATAAATTGAAATTTGATCGCTGTAATTTTCGCGAAGCATTTCGAAACATTCCACCGTATCACTATTGTTGGGTGTTATATGAAGCGTCTTAATTGAAGTAGATTTATATGTATCCCAGACACTTAAAGACATTGATACTTCAAGAAAATCATAGAATAGAGCGGATTGTGGCTTGAGCTTACTTACAGAAAACCTGGACCCCGGGACTTTAGAAAAAATATATTCATATGGGTTCACAGATCGAATCATATTATCATAACTATTATATGATAAATCTAGACATGTCATATCCAATTCGCGATCGCTTACACACGTGCTAATAATCTTTCTGTGTAGAATATTATAATAATTAAACAGGCTATGTGATAGATGTATTGTAGGGTCTTTGCCCGGGTCCTCCTCTATTGTAGGATTTATGGTAATTATATTATTAATTTTAGGTATTATAAAATAACTCATTTGGTTTACTATTTATATATTATAGAATTTATTTAAACCTTTTACATTCTAAAAGGCTATTTTACATTTAATTATCTTCGTCGTCACTTTCAAGAATTAGCAATTTCTTAGAGACAGGCGCCTTTTTAGTTGATTTGGCGGGTGCGGTTTTCTTTACCTTTGTATCTGCCTTTTTTGGGGGAGCGGGCATATCTTCCACCGCCTCGGAGGAGGCAACAAGTAGCATTTTTTTACTCAATTTACGGACCTTGGGCGCGATTTTCTTGTCTTCTTTTACAGCGACTTCTTGCGCGTGTGCCGTTTCAGCTGCGTTCTCAAGGACGACGTTCTCTTCATATTCGCCTAATTCAAGCTGAACCGTTTCAAGATTTACAGTGCGAACCTTCTTATAAACAAAATACCTATTCAAGAATGAAATTTTCTTTTCGTATGTCGTCATAAAGGGAGCTTTTTCGTAGTCCTTTGCCTTGAACTTATTCTTCTCAATTTCATCTGACATTTGTAGGAATAAATCGCTGAATAATCCGGAGGAAGCGGTGAGACCTAATTCGCCGGCTTCCGCGTGATTGACTAATTCAAAACCATATGCGCTCATAACGCGATTCAAGTAATCGAAGTTAACTAGATATTCGGAAATTATTTGATTAATAGATTCCTGATATACGTCAATTCTGTATCCAATAGAGCTGGAGTTATCTTCGAATGAGTCCGACCCATATCCTTTTGTAATTTCCCATATTTTTTTACCACCGTCGATGAGTTTTACACTTTCGCCTGTTTTTGTTTTCTTGAGCTCCTTAAATACCAATTTGCCGTCATAACACGTTCCAACAAAGTAGCCATTTTGTTTCGTACATTCGGCGATGTTTTTCATAAACCCCTTTAATGTATCCGGTGTTTCAAAGAAGTAGTGAATCGCAAACTGACAAGAGGTTACATTAAATCCGTCGGCGCCCTTGCCGTATTGTCTAGCAACACCCTTGCCGATTTTATCTGCCTCTTTCGGGCCTCTACCAAATACGGCCGCGGTTATTTGTTTTGCCTTATCATTCAACATCGCACTCCCGTCCTTGATATTATACGCACTGTTACCATTCACAAATAGCGCATATGGGATGTTTTTGTTCATTTTGCGCGACTTTAAGAATCTCGCACACGCACCATCAAGACGGTTTTCCAAATTATCCTTCGAAATATCGATTCCAAATACGAATGCCAATTTCGCACCGATCCACTTCGGAAGATCGCCGGCCTTACCGCACGCAAAATCGAGTAGATTATCGCCTTGTTTTGAAGCACCAATTATAAGCTTCCTCTTGACATACAAGTTATGGAAATTTTTCATAGCTTCCGTTCTATATTTTCCGGCAGACGTGTTGTAATAAACATCTTCGCTTACAGTTACGCTGGGAATATTCAGGCCTGTAGACAACATATCTTCGTCGATTCTACCTGACGGGTGTATAGATTTCCAGTTTTCATTACATACCTTATATGCGTTACCGTATTCCTTCTCGCCTCGTCGCAATTTTCCGGTCTTATCGTGACGAACTCGTAGCGGAATCCATCTCCAACCCTCTTCCTTATTCAAGTCGTATCTGAATTCGACAATTGTATTATCTTCAAATACTTCATTCTCTTCGGAAAACATCTTTTTACCTCCTGCGCCATCCATTCGAAGCATTATATTACATAAGCCGGCATTGGGGTCGTATGGTTCGGTTGGGTAAAACCGCATTGGCACGTAGTCATTGTCCGCGCGGTCTTCAAATCGTGGACCGAACTCGGGTAATTTATCATCAATTACGTCTTGGCACGGATTAATAAAGCCATCCTTAGACTCCTTAAACCCGCAGCGTAATTCGATCATTTTATAATCGCTATATTGAACAGAACTTGATGTATTTATTCCCTCTTCAAAGTTTGATTTAATCGCGTCGTCGCCGTTTGATGCTTTTACGGTTGTGATTAAGAAGTCAATTGTATTATACTGAGGAGGCTTCCATTTGAAGGACTGTTCCCACGTGACTTTCAGTTTAGGACCCGCCTTTCCAATTTCGTTGGATCCCACACCACAAAACGCGTGAGTAAAGATCAAGCCATCGGTCGTATATTCGAAGCGATTCTGTCGCTCTTTCTGTAAGATTGTGTTACAGCCATCAAATATGGATTGATTGGGGCCGTTAGGGAAGAATTCCTTCACTGAAAATCCAATGGGCGATAGTATTTCGCGTTCTTTGTATTGACTAACCGTTTCCTTTGCGGTTGATTTTGTCGGCTTATCTGTTACGCTTGTATTTAATATAGATACAAGTTTTAGATTGTGTTCAACATACTTCAATAATTGATAGCGTGATTTGTAAATGTCCGTCTCCTTCTCTGGTAACATGAATGAATAGGCTCTCACGTCTTGATTCTTAACGTAGTATATATCAAATGCGGCATATAAGTTTATAAATTTGCCGTTTTTATCGTGAGCAATCAATTCTCCATCTAATATTGCGTTGAAACATTCCTTGTTTTGTGTTTTTGCGCCGGTAAAGATAACGTCCATATTGGTATTAATAAGATACACCTTGCCTTCGTTTGAAATAAACATCAAATGACGTTCGCCGTCCGCCTTCTCCGTCACAACAAAGCTCTTGCGAATATTGGGTTCGGTCGAGTTATCGTCGAGTGGCGCAATATTTTTAAGCTGAAGAGTGATCGAGTTTGGACCAATAAAGTTTTTACTGGAAACGAATTTTGTGGCATCGTATTCGTCTTTCCATATCATTTTCATATACGATGTGCTAATGTTTTTTTGTTCGGGATATGAAACCGGATAATTTGTTCCTTGGAGACCACTCAATACATACTTAACGACCTTTCTCAAGGCATCGACAATAAGCTTGGGCGTATTGAATACGGTGGATGGGCCAATTTTCCTATTATCAATTTCTATTTCGATTTCATATACCTCTGGGTTATTGAAGATATTGGACTCGTCTAGTGTGTATACACGAAGCATTTGTCCACGATTTTCACGACCGAATCTGTCAGGTCCTCGATTACCGAACTTTGCTATACTAACGTCCACCATGAAGGGATAGTCGGGATGTTCAAATGAAACGCGATTGAGCATACGAAATTCCTTCTTCGATTTTCGCCAATTTTCCATCATAAATGTTTGTAAACCCTGTTTAATTTTCTCCTCTGTTTGATAAGCAACTCGAAAGTTAAAATCATCAAAGTCTACGGGGTATACTCTTTCTTTATTAATAACGCCCATTTTTTTATGAATAAAACTTACAGCTACCGGGTTTGACGCATATAAGCTTTTAATATCGTTCGATTTACAATATTCTTGGATGGCGTGTAGGCCCTTGATTTCAGTTCTAATATCTGATAATTTAAACCGACCCGTTGTGCTGTCAAGAAACTCGCAGTTTACTCGCAAATAATAATCACCATTACTATTGCCATTGACAACCTCAAACCCGGACGACTTTAATTTCTTGATAACATTATCATAGTCATTACGTAATAAGGATTTTATACCCTTGGTTCCAAATTTGACTTCTAATTCGTGATTTACGCGTGAATCATAGCTATAAGGGTTCAAACTATAATATTGTCTAATTAATTTATCAAGTCTATCCTGAGGAGTAGCCGCAGTTTTAACCGGCTCCTTAATTTCTTCGAATTCCTCTTCAAATATTTCGCGCGGTGCGTCTTTCGGCTGTAAATCATCCGGTGCCTGATTTAGTGGCGAACGAGGAGACGATTTAGGCTTTTGCGCGACACCTGGTGGGGGATCACTTGGAGAACGCGGTCGTGATGAAGCCATTTCTTCTGCCGCTGGCCCCCCTTCTAAATTCGAAATGGATAGTTTACCTATAGAACTCATTGTTATATTATATTAAGACATATTTTTAAATTGTTATTCATTTTTTTTAAAATCTAAAAATATTGGATAATCGACTCGTACAAGTCGTTTTTGGTTTTATTTTTACCGGTTTCTTTGTTCACGATTTCAATTTCTAATTTGCTGCAGATGTCAACTAGATCACCGACCTTATATGAGGACATTCCCTTTATAGGCTTATCGATGACGTTCAGTTTATACAGTGAACTTCTAATATTATTAAGGGTTCCTTCTTTGGCTAATTCATACCCATATTTTTTATGATACTTTGACTGTGCGGATAATTCGTGGACAATATAAATTACATTGGTATCATTCATCAAGGACTCGTAATACGTTTTATTATTGACGTAAACAACATTTATATTTTCAATCGCGCACAAAGTTAAAAACGCCTTTACATTTAAGGTTTGGTCATTTGCCAAATTATTTTCGATATTTGTGATTGTGTCAAATTTATATGTTTTAACAATGTCCTTGTTGTTGCGGATAGTTGAAACCAATTCGATTTTTTGTTGCTTCGCCACCAATGCGTTTTTATTATTAAACATTTCATAATCAGCGTCGCCGTTTTTCATAATATAGAAACACCAAAACAAGCTGTCTTGCTGTGAAGGAATAAACAATGCGGGTTTTTGCGCAGGGCGCGGCGCTATTTTCACGGGTTCTTGTTTAACGGGCAACAACTTCAATTTGAGCGATTTATTTATTCTTTCTTCGTCTAAAATATAATCTTGTAATTCGTTAAATACATCATTATATGATCCCATGGTCTACTTACTTACTAGTTATTTTGCTGTTATCTTTAATATCTTTCGAAAAGTATGTATTTCTGTAGTCCTCCTTTTGTTGCTCGATGGAGTTAAGAGCGATTTCTTGCGCATTTACATACTTGATATACAATCCCAATTCGTTAATAATATTTTTGTCAAGGTCCGTAAGATTAATATGAACGCCATATTTATTCTCATTTAAGGTGACATCGTTGTGTCTGTTGAGTATCCTGAGGACCTCAATCTGATTAAACTTGTTCATATTTTCAATAGTTTCACGTATGTAGTTAAGTTCACTGACAGAAAAATTATTACCAGTTGTTGTAGAAAGAGTTGCTTCCATTTTATTAAACATGGGGTGATGCTTTTAAATGTTTATTATGTATTTATACAAATGACGCGCGAAAACAAATAATGTCATTATTTTCCTCTTGATTTCTATCAAAAAATCTGAAAAATCCTATCATATTATTAATATAGTTAATCGGAATCGTTAATTTTTCTTCGAATTTATTTGTTTTTTCGTTTGTAAGTCTATTCTTTTTTAAATAAAAATACTCTGAAAAATCGTCAAAATTGCTATTTATAAAATCGACACAATCATAGGCTTCTTTTCTGGTTTTAAATTTTATAAAATTACTTAGCATCCATTGGATGTTATTTTTATTCGTAAATTTTCTTTTCACAAATGTTTTTAAATCCTGACAGGCATAATGTGCTATATAAATGTTATTTGAATAACTGTCATTTTTAGACAAGAATGGTGTAGCCTCAGTTATTTTGTCGTAACAAGGGATTATATTATTAAATATATCTTTGACGATACTATTCTTTAAAATGGGCAGACAATGCGGACCATATTGAGTTTCCTCTATGTGTATTTTTGATACTCTAGTAAGCGACTTTAAGCCGCCAGTAGCTTTGCATAACTTAGTCTCCGATTTGTTAAAGGTGTTTATAATACTGTCACTTGTATTATTAAATATATTATTTGAACCAAATAATAGCCAATTAATTTTTAAAACATCAAGTGGCATATAGTTTTGAACTAGGTCGTCAATATTTTTAAAATTATTCAGGAATAAAAATTCATCAATATCTATTTGAAAGACAAAATCAATATTATTTTGTAGTAATTCAGGAATAATTGTATTTTTCCATAGCATATTTGAATTAGATATATGTTGTGTAAATGTTTGGTGTAAATTATCATATAAATTTGCGTGAGAGTTATTTCTATAAATTTTGTAAATTACCTTGTCTATATTATTTTCTTCAAACACTTCTTGAATAGGTTTATCTGATAAATCGTCATAAACTATAAAATAGTTGAATCCTAACCTAATATAATAATTAACCCATTCTATTATGAATTTTTCGTTTCTAGCCGTGGCAAATATGGCATACTTCATTTAGATATTTACCTTTGTATATATTTAAACAGGTTATATTTTATAAAATAAAAAACTTATATAGTAAATAAATGGAATGTTTTAAAATACCAACAATACCTGGGTATAATATTGGTCATTTTTTCCATGAAAACCTGTTTTATGCATTAGACGCCTATATTAAAAATAAAAAGATAAAATGGATATTATGTAAAAAGCTCAAAGAATGGGAATTACAATTTACGTTGTTATGTATCAAACATTTAAATATTGATTACGAATATTGCGATTTGACCGGTTATAGAAGTGGATTACCCTTTAATATTAGTAAAAACTCGAACATGTTTTATATTTTGGAGCTGATACAAACCATTATTAAAAAGGAATATCCGGATGTGACATTTAATGAAAATTACAAGGTTTTATATTTTAGAAATGATGCCGCAAGAAGAAGAATGATAGGATATGATAATAAACTAGATGGGTATTTTGATGAAATTATTTACAATTTTAATTCCATGTCTTTTGAGAAGCAAGTAAGGTTGTTTATGAAGTGCTCTCATTTTGTTACAATTGAAGGTGCGAATTTAACAAATGTTATTTTCATGAATAAACGCGCGCAGGTTCTTGATATATCTCCAACAAATAATAGCTGGCAACTTATGTTTGGAACCAGTTATGCTATAAATATGTTTAATTATTTAATATTATATATGGATGATTTTAACAAGGATATTCAGTATAACGAAAAAATTGAAAATGCGATAATGACATTTTTGAAATAATTATCGGCATCGCACAAGATGAGTAATAACTTTTGTAAATATAATATTGACTCATTGTATATTAAGGTGTAATGTTGAATATCATTCAAAATATTCCCAATGTGAATACATATCCACTCAAATATGTATTTGAAGAAATTAAATTAAAACATAAACCTAACACCTTGTGGTTAGAATTTGGCGTTGCGAACGGAAGGACTATAAATTATATTTCTAAATTTACAAATGATACAGTTTATGGATTTGATAGTTTTGAAGGTTTGCCTGAAAAATGGAGAGATGGATTTGGCAAGGGTGCATTTAATAGAAATGGTATTCCACCACAAGTCAATAATAATATTGAACTAATAAAGGGTTGGTTTGATCAGACATTGCCCAACTTTGTAAAAACACATAATAAAAAGGTTTCGTTTATTCATATGGACGCTGACCTGTACAGTTCTACAAAATGTGTTTTGAATATTTTGAAAGATTACATGGATGTAGATTGTATTATAGTTTTTGACGAATTGGTTAATTATCCGGGATTTGATGGCCCAACTGGCGAGCTAAAAGCATTTTATGAATTTATTACAGAAAATAAGGTTAATTACGAGTGGATAGGAATGAATGGAACTCCTATAGGCATGTCTGGTTATTATCACGAAAACGTAGCGGTAATCATCCATTCAATAAATTAGATGAGCAAAGGTTTATAACAATTTATAATGTCGTTATTGGTTATATCATTATTATCAATCCAACTAAAATGTTTTTTGAAAAAAATGATGATATCTTTGGGGAGTGTAGTTTTTAAATGTATGTTATTTACGTCATCTGCTGTATTTTCTCTCTTCAAAAAAAATGCGACTATTAATGTTTTATTCTCATTTATCAATTTGATAACATCATCCGTCAATTTATAATTTTGCGAAACTTGTAAAAATATTTTAGAGCATATTTTTCTTTCAATATACGTTGTAATATCTTGGCACATATAATGAGCTATGTAAATTGGAACCTTATCATAAGGCAATTGTATCTTTTCTGTAAGCCGAATGGTTGAGTCCACTATAGTATTCAATATGTTCTTTGATATTCCATTGTAAACATTCAACACGTGCGGATTTGATGTAAACCCAGCATTTTTATCTGTACATATAGCAGACACCCTTGTTAAACATTTTACCCAATCACTAATTTTGATTGCGGATTTATTAAACGGCATAATAACGCTGTCGGTATTATTTTCTATTACATTATTTGATCCAAAATGAAGCACATTTATCTTTAATGAATCGAAGGGTTCGTAATAGTTAATTAACTTACTCACATCTTTAAAGACGCCTGTATGTAAAAATTCATCCGCATCTACATAAAGGACATAATCAATATTATTTTTATTTAATAATGGTATCAATTCTTTATCCCACAGTTCTTTACTGTTATAAATGCCATGTAGAAATTTTCTTCCGTTTGTATAAATCACATCATAAACTCCGGAATTTATATTATTTTTTATTAAAACAGCCTTCACATTTTCTGTAGAATCGTCATCTAATATAATAAAATAATCTATTCCGATCTGTGTATAATACTTAATAAACTCGACAATTCTTTTTTCGTTTTTAACATTTACATAAACAGCTGTTTTCATTGCTATACACCTTATACATATATTTATACCATTTCATCGAACGTATAATTATATTTTTCAATATCCGTTTTATAGTAGGTATAAACCAATTCTTTTATTTCATCATCATAAAAATATTTATATGACGCAGGAACGGCGCCCTGTATATCGTTTAACTTGATATCGCCAACAAAATAAGTAATGTCGCTGCGCCGTTTTGCGTGATGTTGTGAAGTATATTTGGTTACGTCAATAGTATAAGGTGTGCCGTCTTTTAATAATATATCATATTTTTCAAAATTGTCAAGTTTTATATATTTTGTTATAATTTTTTCTTCCAAATCGATATATTGTTTTTTTAAATGGTATTTATCGTTCACAGTAAAATAATCTATTTTATTACTGATTAATTGTTTTAAATAATCTCTAAAGGATAAATTGTGACTTTTTTGAGCTAACCATATTGAAACAGCTCTAGAATACGGGTTAACTATAGTTTTAATAATATTAACGTTATTTTTATATAATTGGTTAATATTGATTTCAGGAACATTTTTTATAATTATATCCATCTTAAAATCATGAATCCAGTTACTATAATTTTCAGCCTCATCTAATAATCCAATCATATCTAAAAAACATTTTAAAGTTATTGAACAACCTGCCCTGGGCGACCACAAAAAACATATATTTTTATCAATATTGCCATAATAATAATCTCCAGGCATTTTTACCCATGTTCTAAAACATGATGTATTTTTTAATCTTTTTATTAAAGAATCCTTATCCATTATTTACATTATAATATATGTTTTAAATAATAGTAGTCAATAATTAAATATTTGTTATTTTTTTCCAGACTCCAATATTCTCAACAATTCCCAAATTATAAACAACATTAATTTTATCAATAATCGCGTTTGGAAAGATAACCTCCAAGTCACTATAATTGTTCATATATTTTTCTTTATTTTGAACAAAGGTTGTAAATACATGGTGCACGTCTTTTAAAGCATCTTTCGCTAGTTTATAAAAGCACGTAAAATAGTACTCTCGATCCTCTATGGCTAGGTGTTTTTTAAAAATGTTCAAATTGTTATCATACTGACTGTATTCAAATGTGTCATTTATTTCATATCTACCAGTTATTTTAAAAAAGTTTTTAATTTGCGAGTAATCTTCGTTTAAAAACATGTTTAAAAACTGTAATTGTTGGCTAATTTCGCCAAATGCCTTGTATTCGAAGACATCCGTATAATAATTTAGGGTTCTATCGTCAGTTATATTTATAAAAGTATCTACTATGTGTGATAAAACAGCCTTCTCAAAGTTATAAAAGGGGGAATTATCAACCAACACAATATGCGAGTCGGGTATGTATTTCCGAATACTATGTATAGTGCGAATTGTTTGCGCCATTCTCTCTTGCCTGCTATAGAAACTTCTTTTTTTGACATACGAAAACGCATTTGTCGAAACAATTATCTTTGATGTGATAAGAACAATATTTTTCCCATCAATATTTTTAAAATGCTGCTGCGATGTGCCAGACAAGGCCTGCGCATTTACAGCAAAATAGTTATTCCATTTCGCGTCAAAATAGACGTTTTCTTCGATGGTATATAGAAAATCCTGCTTATGCTGTTTAATCAACATGTCAAGTTCCTTGTAGTTATTAAACCCATATTTATTCTTATAATTAGATAATCTATTTTCTACTACTGACTTGAATTTTTTTTTGCTGTAAAGAATTGGCAACTGTGTTAGCATAGCAAGTGATAGAGTATACGAGTATGTTTCGGGCCATATAGATAACTCTAACAGCACATTTGGTTTATGAGTAATTAATAGCATATTCAGCTCTGTAATATTATTATATCGATACACATTTGAAAAGTTTTTAATTTCAACATAACCAAACACAATAAAGGTAACATTTGTATCTTTATAAAAATTTACGATATTTTCGAGTAGATCTCGTCCCTTTTCAATTGAAATGGCGCCAATTATTCCGATGACAATTTGAGAGTTGGCCGTTTTCACAAGCTTATTGCTTTTTTTAAAATCCGGCAGCTCGATAACATCAAACGGTTTTTTATAATATTGAGTAAAAATAGGTAAATTCGCGTCATTCTGCGTTATTACTGCGTCAAATAAATTCAGGTCTAAATAGTGCTTGTTCATTTTATGTTTCGGCGCAATATCATTAAAATACGCTTGAGGGGTATTACATATGTTATAATAATCGTGTGTGATATATGTCGTGTGTTTGTTAATCTGTAGCAATTGTTTAATAAACCGAATATCGTGTGAAATAATATGATTAAAGAGGATTTTGTTTATTTTGTGTTGATACTTTTCAATAAATAAGAGGCTCTCGTCTAGATTATACGCATTTTCCAATTGATATTCATTGTTAATGAACAAACGCAGCATTTTATCGTAACTTCTAGCAATTATAAACGTGACATTCTTCTTGTAATAAGACATTATTGTATCCATGAAAAAGGTTACGCCACCCCCCATATTCGGCATGTCAACGATAAAAATAAATTCCTCAATTAAATCTACAGTGTCATTTGATATTTTTGTGAAATTATAAGTACTCAAATTTTGTGGTACATTATAAAATTTTGTGTATAAAATATCGTTATTTGTGATCATTCCTATAAAATAGATGTTCGTAATTTTAAGTAAATATCAATATTTAATATTAATAATAATAAATATTATGGAAGACGGACTTGAACAAAATATGGGCAATTATAATGTACAACAGCAACTAAACCCAGGAAAATCAGCGGAGGAGTTTGAAAAGGTAGTATATCTCTGTATAATAAGGGATGAAGGTGGGGTAAAAAAATATATAATTTTAGACAACATAGAAAAAGTTCACAAGTTTTCTAAGAATCTAAATTGTAAAATTGAAATTTGTAAAATAAATGGAGAGAATGGATATTATGAATCAACTGGCATAAAGGTAACGAATATAGTTAACGAATAATTATTAATCTTCTATAACGATTCTTGGTTTTGCGGCTTGTTTTTGATATGCGGGTTCCTTTTCCTTAACGAGCTCTCCGATGATGGAAATATATTTATCATTTAATTCGAATCGCTGCCCGATAACCTTTACATTAATCTTGTCGCCGTCCTTCACCTCATTAAACATCGCAGAATTATAATGGTGGTCTTTAGCAATAAATACGACAACTGGCGAGGGCATATCATTCGCGCTTTCACAACGAATGCCGGCTTTTGTAATATTCTTAGCAAGACACGGTATAATCATACCCTCAACAGGAAAGCAAACGTCGCACTCAAATACTACTTCGAACATGACGGTATTTCCGCGTTCAATAAGTCCGCTAGAATGCGTAATAATTTGTGACGAGTTTGGTTTAATAAAACCCTCCACCCCACACTTACCTTCAAGTGTAAATTTTATATTTTCTTCAATATTTTCCTTCAAATTTTTACCAATTGTGGTAATTGGCAATACAACCTTTCTAGTGAGTAAACATCTAGAATAAACTGTTTGTATCCGGTTATCCCTTTTTTTCTTTTGTTGCGTTGGTTTAATTGCTGCCTCCATTATATAGTATATACATAAATTCTTTTAATTATATTTCTTTCAATTTTATTTAATTAGAAATATAATTTTACGCGTGAATCAAATACAATTTATGCCATATGGCCATTTCAGGAGTTAGCATCCATTTCTTATCATCCTTCCTAATAGTATTAAAGTATCGCAAAATAAATTCTTGTAGAACACATAATTCAACATGACCTATTGCTTCGCTGATGACATTTCCGTCTTCGTCTTTCTGTGCCTTGGTATTCTCATTTGTGTACATTTGGGTTCCAACAATTTCGTTCAACTTTTGAAGCGTTTTCACCTTACCGGCTTCGTCGCATCTAGCGCCCGTATCTCGCTTAGAATCCATATTCTTTGTTTTAAACACTAAATAGCTGTTATTCTTTCCATAGCCAATAAAGCCTACAATTTTATTGTATTCGTCCGGTTTAAAAGCTAAAAATTCCTTGGTGGTTTTAGATGCGGCAACTTCTCTCTGATCTTCCGGTTCAGCTTCTACCCAAATATTCGCTTCATTCAAGATCATTATCATTCGTTTTTGTAATTTATACATGATAAACACTCGAAAATTATCAGCCTCGATACTATTTGTCTCAAAAAATTCCTTCGCATACCATTCGAGCGATTCTTTCTGTATGTTATCTAATGAGTACAAGTAATTCATCAGCGCAAGTTTATCATCAAATAATAGACTCTCTACTATATGCGCCACCAAGAATGCCCTTAATAGGTCATCCTTTTTCGTATCAGGATATTCTGCGGCCATTTTTCTCATTACAATTCCGCTATGTTTATACCAATTGTCATCACCACGAGGAACCTTCTTACCCTTTTTCGAAAAATCAATCGCAGCGTTATAATTCGTAGTCATATCGTCGATGACCTTTTTACCTTCAGAATGATTCACGCGTGGACCAGCTTCAGCCATCTTAGTTATATTTTTCTCTGCGACTGGTTTCGCGATGTTTTTATTGACCTCAAATTTGATCATATCGTGTTTATAATCAATGGGGACCGATCTATCGAATATGGATGCGTTTTTATCCCTCAACTCGATTGGTTGAAACAAATAATACTCGCCTATATTTACTAAATGTCCGTTTCTACCGTATTTGTCTGTAATAAATTCATTCTCATCGTCGATCAATTGTGACAGCGCGGAATAAATCTGAATATACGGGTATTCTTTTTGAACTCGAATTTCTCTCAGCAACACATCCTTTTTGTAAAAAAAACTTTCCTTCATAAGCATTCGTATACGTTGTAGAATTTTCTCCGAGTTCATAACAATAAACGGTTCAGTGTATGTGTCTTGGTTCAATTCATCTTCTTTTATATCTTTATCCGGCCGGCAATCATAATTACATTGTGCCATGTAATCACACGCGGGCGAAAAGGGGGCATCTCCAATCTTAAACTCCTTTAAAATGGTTCCGGTTGACAATTCTTGCGTAATGGGCTCCTTAAGATACTTGCTCATTGATTCTTGCGTAAAGTTTGTTTGGTCGTGATTAATAATACAATCAACGGCGGACTCCTTTAGAACACGTGTTACCTTTCCAATTTGAATTGCCTTATATTCGGCCACACGGTATACATACAAGTCGGCCGTTTCCTCGCGGTTTTCTCCTATAATCGTGCCATACATGAAAATTTCCACGTTTCTTTTTTCAAATGGTAAATCTTTATGAGAGAAATTACGCACGGCGCGCCCTATAACTTGTTCGGGTCGGTTTGTGTTGTACCACGGTTCTAAAATATGCACCTGACGAATGAATTTCAAATCGATCCCCTCTGATCCTGCCTTGGATACTAAAACGACCTTCACTTTATGACCATCTTTATTATCTTCGCTGGTTAATCCGTTGACTTCAAAGACATTATTTGGCGATAATCTGGGGTCGCCGGTGATCATGGCATATCGAGCAGGCATGAATTGTTTTTTATTTTCAGGTTCCTTCATAGTTCTAACGTCAACAACTTCAGTCGGTTTATTCTTGAATAATGGTTTTGCTCCTTGTTGCCCGTATCTTGTAAAGCCAATTTCTTCTAAAGCCAGCGCCATAGGAATTAACCCACTGTCGATGTATTGAGAATAAATTAATATGATTCCTTCTGATACCTTGTCCGTCTCGGCGTTGTAAATATTGTCCAAAATACATTTGATTTTGGCGCTATACTTTCCAATTACGTCGCGAGAGAATATTTTGCCGTAATTATCAAGGGTAGCCTTTTTGTATTCAAACTCTCCTTTCACATTGGGTGATTTGTTGTCTGTGAAATTCATCATTCTCTCCAAGCCCAATCGTCCTGTAAGTTGATTTGAATCAATGCCCTTATTACCGCCAATTTTGTCGGATTCCAAATCACTATCAACCAATGTTTTCTCACTATCAACTAGTGTTTTCTCGCTAACAACATCTCTTTTGTCAGATACGTTGTCGCTGTCTTCGTCATCAGTATATTCAATAATTAACGGTTTTTTGAATTGCGTTTTATGTGCGGCGTCATCTTGATCTTCATCTTCAGTTTCCATGACAGTGGACTCAGAAAAACTGGGCGATAACTCTTCGGATACCTTTTCGACGGGGATTTCATCTAATATAGCCTTCAATCCGCGGATAGGATAAGAAATAATCAGGGATTCTAGAGGTATTTGAAGTAATGTGTAGCCAAACGACTCCATATTTTCAAAACTAGGCATCTCTTTTACAACTCCAGTCTTGGTAGTGATTGAAATCTTTTTGTGTCTTAAATTGTAGATGATGTATTTGTAAGCGCAATACTGACATTCTCCGCAATTTTTACAATCATTCAGTTTTACAAGATATAAACTCAAAATACGCTTCTTATCCTCGTGCTTTATTTTTTTCAGGTTCAACTGATAAGATGGGTAGCCGATTGCGGGAAATGTATGCTCCTTTGCGAACTCGTTTGGATAAACTCTATACGGAAATGTGTATGGATTTTCACCTCGAACAAATGAAACATACCCGGTTGCTTTTCGTATGAGCATTTCCTCGCCATTTTTCTTAAAATCTCCATTTTTATCGAAAATATCCTTCACCTCAACTCGACCTCGTCTGTCATTCGTGTTCATTAGATTAAGAAGCCATATGATTTCCTTATAGCTATTATACATAGGAGTAGCAGATAGCAGCAAGAATCTCATATTTTTTGCTGATTTTACAAGTAATTCAAGATTAACCGCGACCTTTTTATTTTCATTATCGTCAGTTTTGCGAATATTGTGCACTTCATCAATCACAACCAATCTGTTATCGAATTCTTGCTGAAGACGCTTCATAACACGGGCATTTAACTCGGTTTTACCTACCTTAAGTATTTGAGGACCTCGCTTATTGGTTTTTTCCTTCGTGGGTCTAGCGTCCTCCTTATCATAACTCATTGTTTTAATAATATAGTTGGCAAATTGAACATACCCTAAGAAAATATAATAGGCGTTAATTAGATTTTTTATTTGACTAACTACCTTTTCCTTTGGCATTCCCTTCATGTTCATCGGATTTATCTCCTTCAGTAATTTATTTCCTGTACACGCTCGAATATTCCAGAGCCCATCAACGAGTTTTAATTTCCTTTCGTCGAATAACTGTAATTTAAAGTTATCTTGAACGTTTTCAGAGGCTACGATAATGATCCTCTTGTTGATTCCCATTTGTCTCATATAATCGCGCATCTCCTCACACACACCAATAGCACTACACGTTTTTCCAGATCCTAAGCCGTGATAAAGTAATAAGCTGTTATAAGGTGTCTGGAATGACATGAAATTTTTTACGAATGCCTGATGTGGCTGTAATTCAAAATCAGCATTTGCTAAAAGATCCGCCTGTTCCTTAATGGATTTACTAAGGTCCGGTCCTTCATATGCCGTATCGTTAAACTCCTTTTTTTCTGCTATCTTAACGTTAAAATTTGTATCATTTAGATTTGGATATAATGCGGGGTATTCGTCGTCGTGATCAGAAAGATAGTTTCTCTCTAGGAATTCCTTCTTTAATAAAAATTTGTTGCATTTATTCGAGTAAAATTGTTCATCATCGCAATTCATGTCTTTATATTCGGCCTCAAGTAATTCGTCGTCATGACCAATCTCATCTGATTTGCTAATAGACGACTCTTCAGACGACGAATCGTTTGACAGTGAATCGGCTGTTACGCTTGGACTCGCAACTTCTAAGGAAGCAGAACTTTCTGTTGAATCTATTACAAGGGGCATCTTTTTTTGTGAATTTTCTGTCATATTACTATATATTATGAATATAATCTATATTCTTGTAACACTTTATTAATATTTGTGATTAATTGTTTCTTCTCTAAATTATATGGTCTTATTGCTTCTAAACACTCATCAATTGTTTTCCATTCTAACTTACTTACCTCTGTCCTCTGAAAATCTTCAAGGTAATCTTCTGCTGTGCTCGTATGTGCCAAAAAATACTTGTGTTTGTATGACTTATGGTTTGTTCCTATATATATTTCCTCAAAAGGCAATATATTCTCTATAATGGTAAGTTTTGAAGCGGATATTCCCGTTTCCTCCTCAAACTCCCTCAACGAACAATCAAGATCTCGTTCCTTATAATTTCGACGTCCCTTGGGGAATTCCCATTCGGTTTCAGACCATTTAGTATGGCTCCGCTCGACAATATCTTTTAAGGTGATTATTTCGTTATGTATATTTACACCCTCTCTGATTGTATCCAACTTTTTCATTGACGCGTGTTCTTCGCTTTTATATTGCCCGCTGTTTGATTCTCCCCACATAGTAGTCCATAACTCGTCAAATGATTTTGTTAAAATGCTCTCCTTTTCAAACAACGACATTTCATCAACGATGCTCTGTAATTGAAAAATATTATATGGCGAATATTTGCCGCGAATAAAGTCAATATAACCGAAACTGTCCTTACGTCGTAGCATAAGAAATTGTGTCCCGTCCAACGACGACCTAAATACAACCATACCATAGCTGGTTATGGGAAGTTTGCACTGGTGAAATGAGTGCCCTTGTTTTCCGCAATTATTACATGTATTCATATTTGGATTTGTATTCATTTATACTTAAATATAATACAAATGATATATTTAAACCCTTTAACATTTCAAATGCCTATTTTTTATTATGATAATATATATAAATGCCGGGATTACAACTATTTAAAAAAGGTTTTTATTCACATATAGGCGCGAATCAGCCTATAGTAGCAGGAACAATTAATTTAGGTAGCACTAAGGGAAGAGGTTCATCTACTCGTATGTTTAATTGGTGCACTAAAAGAACCAACCCTTCGGTATGTATCAACAATTTTACAACAAAAAAGATAGTTTAATAATTAATATTTTAATCGTAGAAAATATTAATGCCGACAGTATATCTAGACCCGAAGGTTTGGGGACCTCATTATTGGTTTTTTTTACATACATTAGCAATGACGTATCCGCATCATCCAAATACTGTGACTAAAAAGAAGTATTATGAATTTATCCAGAACTTGCCGCTATTTATTCCTGTGGAAGAGATTTCAGGCGAAGTTAGCAAACTAATTGATAAATACCCAGTGGCGCCCTATTTAGACAACAGAGACTCATTTGTTCGGTGGATGCATTTTATTCACAACAAGATTAATGAGAAACTGGAAAAGCCGCAAATTTCTCTGAACGATTTCTTTGTAAGTTATTACGATGAATATAAATCCACCAACGATAAACTGGAAAGCTATTACAAGGTTAGAGAGAAGATTATATTTTTCGGCATAATCACCGGACTTTCGGGCGCAATTTATTATTTATATGACAAATAATACAATTATTATATCGACTTTATATAATGAGAATAAATAAAGGAGGAAAAGTGTTGGCATCGGGAGGGTTTGGATGTGTATTTAGCCCTGCGTTAAAATGCGAGGATACACAGAAGCGCGAAAAAGATGGCGTATCCAAGTTAATGACTACAGAGCACGCCGTAGAAGAATATGAAGAAATAACGTCCATCAAAACTAAATTAGATTCGATAAAAAATTACGAGGACTATTTTCTACTCAAGGATATCACATTATGCAGTCCTGCGAAACTCGCACAGACAGATTTAACCGCATTTGACGCGAAATGTAGCGCATTAAAAAAAACAAATATAACCAAGAAAACCATTAACGATAACATACAGAAATTAATGACATTAAATATGCCAGATGGCGGTATTCCAGTCGACGATTATATAAATGAAGCACCCGACTTCCGACGTTTTCTGGCATTACACACACATCTTGTTAAATTACTCAAAAAGGGAATTGTTCCAATGAATGAAAAACACGTATATCACTGTGATATTAAAGATTCGAATGTTCTTGTAAAGGGTGAAATGGCATCAATGAAAACTAGATTGATCGACTGGGGATTATCCACCGAATATAATCCTGTTGGGCACCCGTCATTCCCCAAAACGTGGAGAAATAGACCACTACAATTTAACGTGCCATTCTCAGTAATTATTTTTTCTGATTCTTTTGTTGAAAAATATACCAAATATATTACTGATGGAGGTACTACAGAAGAAGTTCAATTAAAACCGTTTGTTGTAGATTATGTAATTTCATGGATGAAAGAACGAGGCGCGGGTCATTATAAATTTATAAACGAAATTATGTTTTCCTTACATAGTCATACTATCGAATCTGTATCCCAAAAGGATCTTCCGAAAGTAGTCGAATCCCAATTTACTATGCCGTGCATTGTTGATTACATTGTTGACGTGTTGGTCCATTTTACGCGTTTTAAAGAAGACGGTAAACTTGATCTTAGAGAGTATCTTAATACAGTTTTTATTAAAATTGTCGATATATGGGGATTTATTAGCATATATATCCCACTAGTTGAGCTCTTAAGCAACAATTACTCTAGATTAACCCAAAATGAAATGCAGGTTTTCCAATACCTTCAATTTATATTTAATGAGTATTTGTATGAACCAAGGCACGAACCAATAGATATGACAATGCTATATTCAGATTTAAAGGCTTTAGGTGATACATTGAACATTACATTTGCTGGCAAAAAACGAACAACCTCGTCAGGTTCTAAGAGTGCGTTAAAGGAAGTTGATCTTGGTTCCGGAGTCAAGACGCGTAAAAACCGTCGTGGTAGTAAACAAAAATCTAACGGTAAAACTCTTACAGTTATCAGTAGGGATCGCCGCCCAAGGAGATTTAAAAACCCCCTTTTTTTATCCTTAAAATAAAATATAACAATAGTATATAATGAACAGGGATTTTAGTAAAATTTGCATGCCTGCAAAAATTTATTTTGCTATTGCCGTGATTGCTTCAGTTATTGCGTTATTTAGTGGTCTAGGTATTATGATGGTCGCCATGAAATTAGTTTTCGCCTTTATTTGGACCTTTGTTTTAGGATGGTTATGCGACCAGGGCTTTAAGACTCTTTCGTGGTTTTTAGTGTTATTGCCGTATATCTTTATTGCTTTGGCGATGTTTGGCATTTACCGTATGACCCACGGACAACGTAAGCTAATGCGTGCTGTTAAAATGCAGGGTGCTTATGGACAGGAGGCGATGTCATACAAGATGTAAGAGAAGAGGGGGGAAGTAAACAAGATAAAATAATTTAGTAAATGTATAAATTATTTTACACCTCTTAACATTTCAAACGCCGTTTTCGTAATATAATGTATGCGCAAACTTATTGCCTTCTTTTGACACCCACCTTAATATTGATTTTTCTAAATGAAAATTAAACCAAGAAGTAAAATGTGGTTCTTGTAAAATATAATCAAATTTATCTAAAACATAAATATAAGAAATGTTTTTATTATTTTTTATCCATTCTTCAGCTAAAATGTGAAATGGTATTTTATGGTCTACTTCAGCATGTAATCCTAATATTCCATTTGTAACTGGACAAATGCTATTGGGATTTAATAAATTATTTTTACGAAAATCGTTGATTTGTGGTTCTATTGAATTCCTCAATGCCCTTATTAAGTTTGCTTTGTCGTTTCTATTGCCGCCAGAAAGTCGTTTTATAGATGTTGGAAACCAAGTGTCATTCACAAAAATACAAAAACATTTGTTCCCGTAATTGTCATTCACTATGGATACATTTAAAATTTGTGAAGCATTAAATTTTGTGTATTGATCGTCTGGCGTATAAAATTTTTCAAAAATGTGCTTGAATGATAAGGCATCAGTTTCATTCAAAACACCAACATTATTATTTTTAAGATAATTAGACAATATAAAATGACGATTTTTTATTGTTTTTTCATTTATAACATTTTCAAGAGACATTGTATTAATTGATTAAAGCGGTTTGCATTTATATTAATTCAATTTTATTTTAAATAATTTTTAATTCGGCGTTTGAAATGAGAAAGGGTTTAAAAAAATGCCTTAGCGAAAGGAATAGTCATTAGCCAAGAAAGCCTTAAAGAGATAAAACGCCTCTTTGGGCTTGTATGTCGGCACCTCATGTCCCGCAAAATGAACAGTCATAAAGGTTAGCCTAGCCGCCTCCGAAAATGGCGTATTAAATTGTGTAATATATCCTGCGGTTTGCCCATCCACCTCCCAAACATTCCAGTACTTGTTTGTTTTTACTTTGAATCCCAAATCCCAAATCCACTTCTGGGTTCCAACAGTTCCGCAAACACTATCATCGTCACCGGAGTAAACAAGAATTCGCAGATTTTTATCACTACTAGAATTCAACAAATCTTTATAATAATGTTCCATGGGTAACATTTTATCTACGTATTCATATTTAACTGTTCTCGAACATTCCGCCCACACAATATCCGTCCTTACGTGAATAGCACTCTTAACGGCATTATTATTTAAATAATCCGCCGCATAATTATCTTCACACGGCACATATTCTTCTGCTACTGCTGCCTTAAATACGGAAAAAAACGCACTAAGATCGTTTGTATTCTTTGCGATCGACGCGCGGATCATCTCCGTAGTCCGTGCTTGTTGCGAAGTAATACAAACAGGGTAATCGAGCGCATACGGGTTTAGATTGCCGATTTTATTCATAAACTCTATAATATAACTACTACACGCAGTATTATTAAATTGACTATTGACTTCAAGACAACCACTCGCTACATATTTGTCCCACGATGGTTTGGGAAGTAGTTGTTTACCCCAATACGTTTCCATTTCAGCGCCAACACCGGAATAATAATCAGTATATGGGTTTCCGACAGCAAAACCCTTAAAGTTCAAAACACCACCATTTTTCTTGTTATAGTCGACAATTTGAGAAGCCAGCGTGGGCATGTAATGTCCACCGTACGATTCAGATGTGATAAACAGCGGGGACTTGGCCAACTGCGGAAATCGCTTTAAAAACATTAAAATTGTTTGTAAGTTGTCTTCTGCTGCTTGCGAGTCGCCGATTTTATAGTCAGCGCTGTTGTCAGAGTATGAAAACCCGACGCCCACCGGTTGCTCCAAGAATACCATATTTGCGATTGCGTTCCATCTCCATGAGTTTAATTGCACATTTCCATCCTTGTCCGGGCGGAACGGTCCCTGTTCTGTCATAAAACCGATTAGCCCACTGCAGCCAGGCCCACCATTGGTCCAGAAAACAAGTGGGTCCTCGGCGGGAGCCGTCTCTGATTCCACAAACCAATAATGTATTTGTTTTTCAGTGTTAGGCAAGTTTAAATAGCCGCTGAATTGATTGAATTCCAATTTAGTAGTAAGCCCGGGTAAGCTGGTTATCTGATCATTTAGCGCATCGCTTGTGTAATCGGTGCCACGCAGACCTTTAAACGATGAAACAGATGACAAAAATGTCAACATTCCTACAAAAAACAATAGATTCATCGTATATAGTATTTGTATAGATTTTTATTTATTATTTATTATTTATTAATAATATTACGATTATTATTTTATTATTATTTTATTATTATTTTATTATATATAATGAGATTAGAAATATTTGTATTAGGATTGACAGCATTTTTTGTATATAACGCATATTCAGATGGAAAATATACAAAAATGCTACTGTCGTTCAAAAAATACTACCGAATGATTTTTTATGTTCTACTTGGTGTAGGGATATATTTAATGCTTAAACGTAACCCATCTCAAGGAAGAAATATGTTATTATATGCGAATAATGTGGTTAAACTTATGCCTATCGACAAGTCTTCATTGGACATGTTGAGCCCTATAATAGATTTTACGTCTAAAAACGAGACAGACGATGAAGGAGGATTTATGGAATCGTTCAATGGAATTAGCTCACCCGGTTTTTGTGGGGAGAGAAGAATAACCAGCTCGGGTAAAAATGGCACCAAACGCTCTGTAAGTGAGACAAAAAAGAAATACGTTGCTTCGAATCAAAACTGGAAATGCGGTAACTGTAAATCGCAACTAGATCATACCTTCGAAATTGACCATAAAGTCCGCTTAGAATATGGAGGCGGAAATGATGTTCAAAACTTAATCGCATTATGCCGTAACTGTCACGGCAGAAAAACCGCGGATGAAAATATGTAAATACTGAAGGTTTATCGCCAATAAAACGCAAACCCGGGATCAGCCTGTTTAGATTATTATTTTTATATTATTGTCTTTTAATAATATAATAATATATTATGGAACCTGCCACATCATCAAATACAAATGTTTTACCAGAATTAAAAACCCCATCAGTATTATATGCTCTTCTAGCATTTATAATTTTGTTGGTTATTTTTTTATTTTGTTTTGTGAACAAGGTCCCAAATCCATTTAAAGGCAAACCAAGTAAATCAGCGGAAGAAGCAGCTGCCGATATATTTGCGGTTTTATTCTTTATTCTACTAGTAGTAGGAATATGCATAGCACTATTGCCAAACCTTAAAGAGATTAAGAGCTTATTTGAACAAATTAGTAATGTTACCTACGTCGTTATTTATACAATCGGTTTAATATTATTTTTCATGATAACACCCGGTGAAACCATTAACAAATATGCCCATATTATAGCTCCGATTACTATCATTGGATCCGCGCTCATGTTTTACAAGGGAGCCTCAGGTAACTATGTTAAAACATTTAACGTAAATTACGAAAGAATTAAAACAATGATATTGATGTTCTGTCTGATCACAACTTTTATTATTTATTACAATGCGGATCCAGGCGGATATATTCAAAAATATTTTGGGTATTCACTACTGCTAACCATTATAATCGCGGTTTTTGCCTTTTTATATCTAATCGTTTTATTAACACTGCCAGACAAGGTTGTTTCTACGCCGTCTGGATCAAAATCAAGTAATTTTCTGGACAACTTTACCAAGTTTTCATCGTTTACTAGCATAGGATTTCTTATATTTATTATAGCTATTACCATTATAATTGCAAAGTATCCCGGGGGATTTTTTAACGATAAAGAAATGGCCGGTGGCTCGATGATTATATTACTATTAATTTGTATTTTATGGTCAATTTTAGTGGGCGGTAGCGTATTTTCAGACGTTGGCGACAATTCGATAACAAATAGTAAATTGAACATATTCAAACGATCCTTATTGGTTTTATTCGGAATTGTTATATCCGGACTAATAATCGCGTGGGTGGTTTATAATGTCCAAAATTCCGCAGGTAAATCCGGAACAGTAAGTCTCATATTAAATTTACTTGTTGTTATATTAGTTCTTGGGTTGATATATAAAACGGTCGTCGTTCGTTTACCAGCCGGCAACGCAAATAAAAACGCGTTTTTTTCAATGATAATGAATAGTATCTTTTATATTCCGTGTATTTTTAGTGGCATATTCGATAATATTGGTAATATTGTATCAAGTAAAGCGGACGCAAATACAATTGGGTCATTATTAATGGTAATAGCTGTGTCTGTATTATTAGTTGCGTATTATTATACGCCATCTGTATTCAATATAATAAATACGCAAGGCGGCACGCAGCTTGTAAATAAGCCTGTTTATACAAATTCAGTATATTCATTAGGAACATATCAAGATCTAAACGAAACCGACAATTTTGAATACCAGTATGCGATTTCATTTTGGGTGTTTTTAGATGCGTCCCCTCCGAACACAAACCCATCTTATAGTAAATACACATCCTTATTGAACTTCGGTAATAAGCCCAATGTCCTTTACAAGGGCGAAACAAATACGCTAAAAATAGTTATGAACCAGAAGGATCTATCTAAAATAACCAATAATAAATTGACCGATTTTGATGAAGACGGTAACAGAATTATTTATACAAACGACAAGGTGTTACTACAAAAATGGAATAATATAATCATTAACTACAGCGGTGGCGTTTTGGATATATTTTTAAATGGAGCACTCGTCAAATCGAGTGTAGGAGTTGTCCCTTATTACACAATTGATAATCTAACAATTGGAGAGGAGAATGGTATTAACGGTGGAATATGTAATGTTGTTTATTTTAAACGCGCTTTAAATGCGTCAAACATATATTATTTGTACAATATGGTTAAAAACAAAACCCCACCGGTTCTTAACGATTCAAACAAAACAATCTTGGCTCAAAATATAAATCAGGTGAACTCGTCAATAAAGGCGGTTGTTTAAGTATTTCGCTTACCAAGCCAAAATTTATTTTCTAATTAATTCATTAATTTAATTAGAAAATTTCTACGTCTATATTATACAATGAGTCCCTTAACTATCGTGATTACAATTGTCGTTATTGTTCTTGTTTTGATGTTATTAAGATATAGTTTAACAGATCCGTATCTACTTCAAGGCATACAGGATGGCAAAACCTCTTCTACAATTTCGGCTTCATCTTTAGCAACAAACGGAAGTAATGTCCCGGCCAGTAATTTTGCGTATTCAGTCTGGTTTTATGTAAATAACTGGAATTATCGTTATGGTGAGCCTAAGGTGATATTTGGCAGAATGGGTGCGGCGAGCGGACAAGGAGGCGGATCTGTCGATGGTGTAAGCGGATTAGACCCGTGTCCGGCAGTTGTTTTGGGTGCTGTTGAGAATAACATTTCCATTTCTTTAGGGTGTTTCCCGGGGATTGACCAGCAACCAACTACACCCGGAGGAACCACTGTTGTTCATACGTGTTCCGTGTCAAATGTTCCTATTCAAAAGTGGGTGAATTTGACTATGAGTGTGTATGGAAGAACATTAGATGTTTATATTGACGGAAAACTTGTCAGAACCTGCTTGTTACCTGGTGTCGCAAATATTAATAATAATTCTAATATTTTTGTTACCCCTACTGGCGGGTTTGATGGATGGACATCTAAATTACAATACATTCCCAACTCTATAAATCCTCAGGAGGCTTGGAATATATACTCTCGCGGATATTCTTCATGGACAAATATGTTTGGTGCTTATCAAGTTAAACTATCTTTAGTAGAAAATGGAAATACGCAAAGTAGTATAACAATTTAATTGTTCGCAACTATTTAATTTTCTTATTTATTTAATATATATAATGAGCAGTAATGGTACTTTTAATTCATTTTCGACAAATAGTGGAACTTTTGGGACCAGTGAATTTTTAGAGTCTAATAGTTTGATAGCTAAATTCGCATTCTTGTTATTGATCATTTTTGCTTTTATTATCTTATTAAGAGTTGGTATTTCAGTCATGTCTTATTTTTTGAAGCCAAGCGAATCTCCACATCTTATAGATGGTATGGTTGATGCGTCGCAAATGATCGTGTTTGAGCAAGATCCAAGCAGTAATGGCGCGGTTACTATTTATCGATCTGTTGATGCGACTAATGGCATTGAATTCACGTGGTCTGTGTGGTTATTTATTGACAGTATAAATAAATCCGGAAATGCGGGAACATATAAACATATTTTTAGCAAGGGAAATAGTAATTTAGCGGAGAACGGGCTAATCCAACCAAACAACGCTCCCGGATTATATATTGCGCCAAACACGAATACACTTGTCGTGATGATGAATACCTTTCACGTGATAAACGAAGAATTATTGATCCCTGATATTCCTCTCAATAAATGGGTTAACGTTATCATAAGGTGCCAAAATACGACGCTCGATGTATATGTGAATGGAACCATTGCGCGAAGCATTAACATGGTGGGAGTACCGAAACAAAACTACGGAGATGTTTATGTAGCAATGAACGGTGGGTTTGATGGATATATTTCTAATTTGTGGTATTACAATTATGCTTTAGGAACTGCGGCTATTCAACAACTAACTAACGCGGGTCCAAATACCAAGATGATTGGTTCGAATGGAATGAATGATAAAATGTTCGACTATTTATCGTTAAGATGGTTCTTTTATGGTGCGGGTGATTCATATAATCCGGCTGGTCCTGGCGGAAATATGTAAGTTAGCCGATTATATTTCGTAGATTTTAGTCGAAAGGAATAGATTATTTACTGTAAATAAATAAATAATCTATATATAGATGTCAAATTTATATATGTATAATCCTCGTCCGGCGAGAGTGTGGTCTAGAGTCCAAAACCAATGTACTTTTACTGATGCTTCAAATAATGCTTACAACTCTGTCTATATTCCACTTACAAACCAAACGGTTACTTTAGCGCAAGCAAATTATGAGGGCAAATTGTTACAAAAGGGAAATATTCTGCAGTATAAGGGAAATAGCTCACAACTGACAAAAAAACAGAAATATTCGCAATTGGCAAAAGGTTTTGGGCCAAATAGAACCAAAGTATTCGCTACACAGAGTGAAACCTATACGAATCCGAATACAACTGGCTTGCTACGAGTAAATTCTACTACGCTCCCGTTTCCAAATGACCTTGTTGGGCAGCCAAATAATATTTCCGGTCCGTTCCAATATGCCGTTCCAAACCCGAATGGTTGTGCTGGCTTTTCTGTACAAGATGGAGGTAATCTAGTCTGCGGAACATTTGCGAACCCTTGTACCGGTGAAATAATCCAAAGAGGCGCAACCTCTTCGGTAATATGTAATCCTGCTTCGGCTTCCGATGTGCCTGGTTCTGCGACGTTATGTTGGGATACAAAGGTTCAAACATGGTTTCCTAGACAGCGGTATACTATGACGAATAGCGGGAATAAATGGCCAGAGGGATACAAGGGCTTTGTTAGTGCCGTTACACTCGCAGGCCCCTTTTTAACGATTGAGGTTGGTTGTTGTGATGTAGTTTTAAATTGGGTTGTTGTCAGCAACAAGTGTTTACCTATCTCAAGCTATAATATTTACCAAAATTCTATATTTGTAAAATCAGTTCCTTATCCGCTTACATCTACAACAATTAATAATTTAAATTATAATGTGCCTTATTCATTTTATGTAATTTCTATAAACAATGATATTCAGTCATTGCCATCAAATGTAGTAACCGCCTTTATCGATGGTTTAACAATAACACTTTCCGCATCAGCAGTTCCAAATGATAATACACAAGTTACTCTTGCATGGACATCTGATGCGAATGAATGCGTAAATGGTTGGAGATTGTATCAAAATGGCGTATTATTAACCAGTTATCCAGCAGGAACATTAACCGCTACAATAACTGGACTAGTCGCAGGAACCACATATACATATTATGTCAATAGTTTAAATCCGTGCGGGCAAACTTCGCAATCTAATACGGTTACAGTTAACCCAATAAATGATGTAGTACAACAAACCGTAGCAGGGAATTACACTTATACAGTTCCGTCTGGAGCATTATACTACAATAATGTCACTGTTATTGGAGGCGGTGGAGGCGGTGGTGGTGGTGCTGTCATGGGTACAGAAAATGCGCAGGGTAAAATTGGTGGAAGTGGCGGCGGTGGTGGCGGCATAACAATTATTACTAATCAGGTAAGTATAATCTTTCAAACAGCATTTGCATACTTTGTAGGCAGTGGAGGGGCGGGCGGGGCTTTAGCAAATGGAACTATTGGGAACAATTCATCGTTTACAGATGGTTTTGGCACTGCGCTATTTGGTCTTGGAGGCGGCGGCGGATCGTATAATAACACTCTTTACCCACCACCCACCTTTCCCACGTTTAACCCGGGAGGGATTGGTGGATTAGGAATTGGCAGTATTACAAGTGGATCTGGAGGAAATGGAGGTAATTCAGGAGGAGTAGGTTCACCAACAGATAACAATACAGGTTTCAGCCCGGCCGCTACAGCTGGCGGAGTTTCTACTACCGCAAATGGACCTGGTGGTGGTGGAGGAGGTGGATGCGTTTATCGCACAGCAGGGGTCGGAGGCGTATATTTTTATTCATCTGGAAGTGCTGGTGGTAATGGCGGTAATGGCGCTATTGGAGGGACCGCAGGACAATTTCTTACTCCTGCTGGAAATGGTAGTGGAACAATAGGCTTTGGTGGAAGCGGTGGAGGCGGGGTTGGCGGAAATAGTTTTTCTGATTCTATACCCACAGGAATTGCTGGCTTTGGTGTATATGGAAGTGGTGGTGGCGGTGGCGGCGCATCTCATACATCGGGGTATCCTCCAGGAAATGGTGGCGCAGGTGGAACCGGATTTGTAGGTTTTACTGTATATCGAATGTTAATTAATCCCGTGGCGGCCATGGCTTTTATTCAAGCGCCAAACCAAATTTCAAAATCAATTTCAAATCAATCACAAAATCATTCACAAAATCAATCACAAAATCAATCACAAAATCATTCACAAAATCATTCACAAAATCAATCACAAAATCATTCACAAAATCAATCACAAAATCATTCACAAAATCAATCACAAAATCATTCACAAAATCAATCACAAAATCATTCACAAAATCATTCACAAAATCAATCACAAAATCAATCACAAAATCATTCACAAAATCACTCACAAAATCATTCACAAAATCACTCACAAAATCATTCACAAAATCAATCACAAAATCAATCACAAAATCAATCACAAAATCACTCACAAAATCAATCACAAAATCACGATTCATCTCAAGCGTCTTGCGTTATTCATAGCCCAATTACATTTACAGTTCCTGTTCCCGGGACAATTCCAGGTTCTGTTCCAGGTTGTGTTACAGTTACAGTTACAGTTCCGGTTTGTCCTGTTCAAGTTCCAAATATAGATCCGGAGCCTGACCCTATTACTAATATTCGTCCGTTTAACATGACTGATGCCGATAGTGGAAAAATGTACATAATTAACGATACAACTAATGTTGAGAATAGTATACATTTAGAAAATTATATGACGGAAAAGGACCCTGTTGTTACTATTCATAATAACACTGGTAAGCTTCTTACAATAAATTCGTCTGATTTAGTATATAACAACTTATATTCCCCAGACGGTACTAATAGCTTGCAACTAGATACGATGTCATCGGCTAGAATACATAATATTTTTTATTCGGCCGAAAACAAAAATTTAAAGAAGGCGGTTATATTTTAGGCATATTGCGTTAATTTTAACTATTTCAGCTGTACATATGTATTTAGCGCATGTAAATATGGTTATTAAGTTATATTTTTTGTAATATTTATAATAAATAATAAATGTATAAGAATGGCCCCCCCTGCTCTTCAAAATGTCTCTGTAGCTTTGGCTAACATAGCGTCTACTGCCGATATGAATCTCGGTAAAAATTTTACTGTTTCAAATGACAAAACTAGTGGTGTTGTAACAACTGCGCTTCCGATCACGACCACCAACGTCATTACAGCCCAAGCCTTAAATATTGCCGTCCCGGGCGAAGCAAATAGTAAATTAACTATTGGCACTAATGGTGATATAAATAGCGCTGGTGCTTTGTCTCTCGCGGGAAAGTTGGCAATTAACGATGATAAATTTACAGTTTCTGCGGCTGGTGTTGTAGCTGCCGCAGGTGATTTCGCTGTTGCCACTGATAAATTTAAGGTTACCGCATCAAGTGGAGCTGTATCTGCCGCAGGCGATTTTGCTATTGCCACTAATAAATTTAATGTTACCGCATCAAGTGGAGCTGTATCTGCCGCAGGTGATTTGGCAATTAACACTGATAAATTTAAGGTTACCGCAGCGACGGGTGCTGTAGCTGCCGCAGGTGATTTGGCAATTAACACTGATAAATTTAAGGTTACCGCATCCAGTGGTGCTGTAGCTGCCGTAGGTGATTTGACTATTAATGGTAATAAATTTATAGTTGCCGCTTCATCTGGAGATGTTACAACTGCAGGATCTCTTAAAATCGCAACGGGTTTGAATGTTAATGTTGATAGATTTAAGGTTGTTACTGACGGTAGTTTAACAATTAACGACAGTACTACGACTGCCAAGTTTACTGTTAACTCGACCTCTGGTAATGTTGCTGCCGCTGGAGAAGTATCCGTCACGGGAGATTTGAAAATTAATACTAATAAGTTTACGGTTACCGCATCAAGCGGTGATGTCTATACTGTCGGAAAAATCACTGCCTCTGACAATTTGACAATTAACACTGATAAATTTAAGGTTACCGCAGCAACGGGTGCTGTAGCTGCCGCAGGTGATTTGGCAATAAACACTGATAAATTTAAGGTTACCGCAGCGACGGGTGCTGTAGCTGCCGCAGGTGATTTGGCAATAAACACTGATAAATTTAAGGTTACCGCAGCGACGGGTGCTGTAGCTGCCGCAGGTAGTTTATCAGCAGCAGGCGATTTTGCTATTGCCACTAATAAATTTAATGTTACCGCATCAAGTGGTGCTGTATCTGCCGCAGGTAGTTTATCTGCCGCAAGTGCTGCTATAGCAGGTGATTTCGCTGTTGCCACTGATAAATTTAAGGTTACCGCATCAAGTGGAGCTGTATCGGCAGCAGGCGATTTTGCTATTGCCACTAATAAATTTAATGTTACCGCATCAAGTGGTGCTGTATCTGCCGCAGGTAGTTTATCAGCAGCAGGCGATTTTGCTATTGCTACTAATAAATTTAAGGTCACCGCATCAAGTGGAGATGTAGCCGCCGCAGGTAGTTTATCTGCCGCAGGCGATTTTGCTATTAACACTGATAAATTTAAGGTTACCGCAGCGACGGGTGCTGTAGCTGCCGCAGGTGATTTGGCAATAAACACTGATAAATTTAAGGTTACCGCAGCGACGGGCGCTGTAGCTGCCGCAGGTGATTTGAAAATTGCTACTGATAAATTCATAGTTTCTTCTACTACTGGATCAGCTACATCTGCCATACCATACGCGAGCTATACTCCCGCAGCATGCGCCGCAAACATAACTACTACTACTGCAAGCGGGGCAGAACCAGTGATGACATCCGCGACTTCGGCATATTTAACTACACAAGAATACGTCGATAAACAACTTTGGAATCAAACCAAGAGAATTAACACAATTTTAGGAAGTGACTCAACTGTGGTTGATAGCTTTAATAATGTCTATAATTTGGTTACTAAATTCGCAGGAGAATCAGGCACAGTTGCAACACTAAATAATATTACAGGTAAATATGACACTTTAGTTGATAGAGCAGCAGAAATTGTAACATCTGTCAGCGATGTTGTTTCTCAGGCATATAATACTGTTTTGATGAATTGTACTCCATCGGTTTGGCAGGATGAATGTGGCCCTGTGCCAATCCCGGGTATCATTTCACAATATAATACTGATGACGGCTGGTATTTTAAAAACTTTGTTCTAGGTAATAAAATAAACTGGTATGTGCCTTTAAATAACGCATCTATGACAGTCGGCGATATTAAAAATTTATACATGAATATTTTCGCTGTTAGCAATGTTGATTTTCCATACATAACAGTTTACACTACGCCTAAGCCTGCTGATCACGCCCTTTATTCTAAAAACTATGCTTCATGGGCTGGCGCAAAAATTACTTATGTCTATAGCGCCCCCAGTCCTGTTTCAAATGCTAATAAATCATATTGTTTATACACTAACAAATCGCCAATGAATGTTTATGGTAAAACGTTTCTTAGCCCATCAGATGTCGCGACCGCAAATAAGGATAATAGATATAATGGAACAGAGGGAGTGCTTAGTACTGCATCTCCTAAATCATACGATTCAACACTTGTCGATGTAAGCGATGAAATTCTATATATTGCGGTTCATTCCAAATCTGTTTCGTTAGCGAACCAAACTGACTTTATCCTTAATTCACTTAACGTTTGTTTAAAAACAGGAACTACGAATTTTGCGTTCTCTAATGCTGGTGTTCTCTCAAATTTCCTTTACGCTAAACAATTCCAAAATGAAAAACTAAATGGTTATGCTACTTTAGCTACTTTAACTACAGCTGGAACAAATCAAAAACACATTAATCACGTTGCTAAATTTGACGAGGCCTATCATAATACAAATTAATACAAATATGTAAATAATAATATTACAATAATAATTTTATTATTTAAGCCCTTAAATTCGGGTTAATGCACAATTCTTGGCTTGGGAATATATCTCCAGACATGCAATCATCATTTACCCCCACCTCCGCGCAGGTTCTAAAGCCTCTATCTTCGCCTACAAAGCACCAACCAGCTTTGCCTATAGAACTGGATGCCTCGTGGGCTTCATATTCATCATTTGCGCCGCCACCTTGTCGCGTTTGCTGTGATGTATTTAACGCACGGTTAAGCGTATTATTTGCCGTTACGTCGGCTTGCGGGATAGTTCCCTGAACAGATTGTGTCTTTAAACTACTTGGCGCGCCATTTGGAGTAATGCCTTGAACCGCTGTTAGCCCAGTATTTATTACGTTTGCGGAACCACCTACAACCGCCTTGGCTCCTTCAGCCGCAACGTCTACGGTTTGTCCCGTTACAGACAAAGTTGTTCCGAATATTTTTTCCACTAAGGGTGCGAAGAAACTAGTGAAATCTTGTGTTCCTTTGGCTAAATAAACAAAAATGTTGAACCCAAGAAATGCTAAAATTAAAATGATAAGTAACCATGTGGTTAGATTTATATTACTTAAACTATCGAAAAACCCAGAAGAGTCCCCGGAGTCGCCCATTGATAAGCTAGGAGGGCTGCTAGGAGGACTTGATTGTAATATTGAACTTGATAAATTATTCGAGTTATCCATTATAATAAAAATATATATATTAATTTTAATTATAATTGCGCATCTTATTTAAATGTTAATAAATATAGAAATTGATTCATGTCGCCTAAAATTGTGTCACGAACATTATATAGATCAGTGTTGGACATTTTTTTCATTGCGGCGTTATCATTTAAACTGACTAGATAACCCTTAAATGCATCGACTTCTCTCTTTAAGGCTTCGGCTGAACTTAAATCAACAAGTTTTATTGTTTTGTTGCTCATTAAATCTGTTCTCATCCCAGTCTTACCCAAAAGAACCTCTACAAACTCGTCTATGTTCGCGTTTAACTTTGTGTATAAATCATCAGTTGCTTTGTGGGTAGCATAGCTGGTTGTTTTCCAATGAAACAATTTCACCATCAACAACATTTCCAAAAATACAACTGTTATTTCTTTTTGGAACGCAGCGAATGAAGAACTACCGGACATTTTCATTTTGCGCGTGCCTCTAGATTTCCCGCCTCTTTTCATTTGTGTCTTTGCCATTTGTTATAATATTAACGAATAATAAAATAAAAATCTTAATAAACAAATAAGCCCTCTAAAATTTATACTCGGGGAATGAAACTTTCGCCAAACGAGTTCATCGTTTCCAGTTTTTCAATAGTCTTATCTAGATTTGACGATTTTGCGTCCTTGAATAAATACTCCATTCCTGGCGATTCTTCATTTTTCTTAATTTGCATGTAAACTATATTCGATTTTTTAAGAATATTGCCGACGATCTCTTGCTGCGAAGGGCGAATTATTTCTTCCGTGCTAATACTATTTTCAGTTAATAAAGAAATCGCAAAATAAAGAATATTTCTCCTCTTTTTCTGACAACCAGTCGAATATCTTAATGTAAACAAGGAGAGAAGTGCGTCCATTGTTTTTTTAATAAACTTCGATCGTTTCACCGATTCCTTTAAAAATAAATCCCATATAATCCAGATAATATCCTTCTGCGATTTGGAGTCTACCTGTGAAAAGTTTCGCCGCTCGCAAAAGATTTTCTCCTTCTTACCTTTACATATTGTTTCAAATTCCATAAACCATTCTAGCCAGTAACACGCAGTCATAATATTTTTACCTTCTTCAGAAATATTGTATGCGAGTTCATTTACAGCAGGAAACAGTTCTTTTGGGTCTTCGTCCAAAAATACTAACTGAGCATACTTATTATTTGGGGCCTTAAATTTGTCGCGCATTTGCGTCATATCAAAATCCTCCTTTTTAATTTTGATACTATCGAAGCTGTGCTTCCTTTTCGCATCACATAATACACACATTACTTCGCAAAATAATCGCCGGATTTTCTCATTATTTCGCATACGTAATTCATTATTTGAATAACCATTGTTAATAATCTCCTTAAAGTTATTCACTCTTAATTCTAGATAAACAGCTATTCGCGGATTGCCTAAATGAACATGTTTTGTATAAAAATATAAAATCGTCTCCCATAAGTCTCCATAATGTCCGGCGCATATCAACTCCGCACTCCAATAACATGCGGGTTCTATTTTGGCAGATATTAAACTATTTAGCAATTCTTTTTTGACGTCTGTTTTTTTAAATTTTGAAAATGATATACCTTTAAAATCTCCCATACTTCTAATATCATTAATTTCGGAATCACCCATATATTTAAAAACCATACAAAAAAAATAACAACAATATACATATAGATGAAAACATTAAAGTCAATGACAATTTTCTATAACAAACTATCTAATTCTGGAAAAATATTGGTTTTGATTGCTATATTACTAATTTTAATTGTGTTTTTTAAGGCAATAATGCCAGTTAAGGAGGGTATGGTTACATCAGATAAATTTCTCTTTAAACAAGGCGAAGATGTTTATGACAATTTTTATGTCGGAATTTATGATTACCTAGTGTTTAATGGAATCAGAAATGATTATGAGGTTGGGCAAATTATAAATAAAAGTAACCCCACTGAGGCCAGCGTAATAGCAGATATTGGCTGTGGAACAGGTCATCAAGTGGCAAATTTAAGTTCCAAGGGGCTAAAGGTTATTGGTGTTGATATCTCTCCTTCCATGATAGAAAAGGCCAAGGAAAATTATCCCGCGCTAAACTTTCAGGTTGGTAATGCTTTAGATAACGGACTGTTTAAGATGAACTCGTTAACACATATTCTTTGCGTGTATTTCACTGTTTACTTTTTTAAGGATAAACGTCACTTTTTCGATAATTGTATTGAGTGGTTAATGCCCGGAGGTTACCTTATTGTTCATCTGGTAGATAGAGAATCATTCGACCCAATTTTGCCTCCAGGAAACCCGCTATACGTAGTTTCCCCACAAAAATACGCCAAGGAGAGAATTACAAAAACGAAAATTGTATTTAATGATTTTGAATATACCGCCAATTTCAATTTAGACAAGGAGAAGGATATTGCGACATTTGACGAGAAATTTAAGTTTGAGGATGGTAAAGTTCGCAAACAGCAGCAAATGTTGTATATGGAAGATACATCGACTATTGTGAATGCTGCGCAAGAGTCGGGGTTTATTCTTCAGGGTAAAATCGATTTGGTGAAATGCGCATATGAAAACCAATATTTGTATCTTTTCACAAAACCGAATTAAGTATATAATCCAACAAAAAGGGTTTAAAAATTCCGTTGAATAACTATCACGACACATGGAAGGTCTCGATTCAGATATCTTTTATAAAGCTTGTAGCAAGTCTCCTGTAAAAATCGATGACGATTATAATATAGAGGTGTGTATTGAGATCTCCAAGAACAGTTCTGTAAAGTATGAATACGACAAGGCGCGAAATGCGTTGGTGTGTGATAGAGTTTTGCATGCACCATTTAAATATATTTTTAATTATGGTTTCATTCCAAATACGCTGAGTGAAGATGGCGATCCGATAGACGCGATTGTTATTATGGAAGATGAATTGGTGCCTGGGAGCTATATAAAATGTAGGTTGATTGGCGTGTTAGAAACATCGGATGACAAGGGCGTAGACCCCAAACTGATAATGACACCGGCAACAAACGTCGACCCGTGTTATTCGTCATATACAAATATATATGACATTAATCCTGCTACAAGAGAGAAAATAAAGTATTTTTTCTCGCACTATAAGGATTTGGAGGGAAAGTCTGTTACTATTGGGTCATTTAGAAACCGAAATTTCGCACACGATCTGTATAAAAATAGCGTTGACAGATTTACGTCTCAACCCGCAAGCGTTAATAAAATAACGAATTATTATAAGCGGACATAAGTTATTTGGTCAAAAATAAAACATTATGAATAGTATGTTAGAATATTTGTCTTACATACTATTTTTCACAACATTAATTATATTTGTAGTATTTATTTATATAAGATTGAAATTCGGTTTTTGGGCTATCCAGCCGGTGTTTCATGTATACGATTTAGGATTCATGTTGAAGCCACCCGGTATCATTATCAGTTCCCTTCCCGAAAAAAATAAATATACGAATTTCAAAAATATAGATACCATAGTATTCTCCGAGTTGTCGCCATTACAAATTCAGCGATTCGCAAATTTAATTAAAACCCAATATCTTCAAAACAACGACAATATATTCTCTCCTGATGCGCAAAATATAGTTCCTTATTTAGAGGGACATAATGCGGTATCGTTTGTATCTTTTTACAACGAGAATACATATGTTACTGACTTAAAAAAAGGCACCGTCGTTGCGAATAAAACGGTTGTCGGTGCGATGACAACACGGCCAGTATATGTAGTTATTAATAATGGAAACAATGATGCGAATTTTAGCGCATATTATGTCGATTACTTATGCGTCGATAAATTAAACCGAAAAAAGGGAATCGCACAACAACTGATTCAAACGCACCATTATAACCAACGTCACGTTAATAAAAACATTGTTGTATCTCTCTTCAAGAGAGAAGACGAGCTTACTGGAATTGTCCCATTGTGTGTTTATTCGACATATGGGTTTCCAGTTACAACATGGACAAAACCACGCGAACTTTCAGGAGAATACAAGTTGCTTGCGATCACCCCGCAAAATTTCCATTTCTTATTCAACTTTATAAAGGAAAACAGTAAAAAATTTGATATTACAATTAATACAGAAGTCGCAAACATTATTGGACTAATTAAGACCAAGAATATTTTCATTTATGTAATAATGGCAGACGACCATATAATTTCAGCATATTTTTTCAGAAAAACGTGTGTACAAGTAGAAAAAAATATGGAGGTGCTAAGTTGCTTCGCATCTATATCCAACACGAACGATGATATTTTTATACAGGGTTTTAAAATAAGTTTTTGGAAAATATCCGCCGAAAACAATTTTGGGTTTTCGGCAATAGAAGATATTTCGGACAATGATATAATAATTAATAATATTAAACAAAAAACAAAACCAACAATAGTAAGCCCAACCGCATATTTTTTCTATAATTTCGCGTATCCGACATTTAAATCAAACAAGGTGCTCATTATTAACTAAATGTCATCGCTGTCACTTCCGCTCTTCTGGCTTTCGTCGTCCTTTTCACTTTCATCATCTTCCTCGCCTTTCTCTTTTTTCCCCGTAGTACATTCTTCACAATATTTACCTAGCGCGATATATCTTTTGCGCTGCTCTCGGCTCAATTTTTTACATTTACGCATTAGTGAGTTGGTGAGGTTTAGATTTTTAATGTCATTTTTCAGTTCCTGATTAGGTAAGAACACTTGAGGGCCGTGTTCCATCAAAAAAATCTGATTCTTCTTATTGTAAAATAGAATTGGGTTGTCGTCGTTGTCCAACTCAATTATTCCGCAAGTACAATACTCCAAATGTTCAACTTCATCTCCCTTTTTACATCTGATATCAAGAACATCCACGTCATTAATATACTCCTCAAAGAAATCGTGTGCTTGTTCTTTGTTGTCAAACAAGAAAATTTTCGGCGGGTTAATTGTTATGGATGTTAGTCTCATCCTAGTTGCCTCATCCTCGTAGCATTGAAAGTCGTAGCATCCCTCGTGTTTATTATGAATTATAATGTATTTTACCATTATTGTTAAAGTAATATATTGCGTTGGGTTTAAATGGTTTATATTTATTTATTACCTAAATACATATAAAGTATTCCGTTATCTAACATATTTTCCCGCTCGAACAAATGTGTCCGCAATGAAAATAATAAAGATTCCTAGAAATGAATATAAGACAACCTCTTCGGTTACATTGTTTGTTCTCTCGTCTTGTTGCTCCTCTAGTAAGGTTATCATATAGTTCAACTTTTGAAGTAACACATCTTGACTAGGCGTTTCGGGCATAACATAATTCGCTGTATTGTAATAGGGGCGATTTGTAATGTTTTTTTCCGGCGTGTATCCGGTCAGGACCTTTTTATAGTACTCTTCGTTCGTTTTTTTGTTACCATAATTGCTGTAGTCGTTCAAGTCTAAATTATCGGTATTTTCGTAGTTTGGTTGAGGCGCTCTTCCTAATGTTCTAAACATTACGTCATTTGTGGAAGACATGTTTGACATGTGTTCTTTCTGTGGCAAAGTGATTGTTTTCTCTCCACCCATAGACATTGGTTTAGGTGGGGGATTAAAGTCATCCTTATCGTCGTCATCGCCATCCGGGTTATTGTGAATTTTCTCTAAAACTGAATTCACCTTATTTTGATTAATTTCTTCTTTAGGAAATACCTTTTGCGTTCTACTATGCGCACGACGCTTTCTGTTCATTATATTATCCGAATTGTTAGTATTAGATTCATCAATATTATCATTAAATGGAGCTGCAAACATTGCTAAAGACATTCTTATTAAAAATTTAGATTATAATTTGAAAAACAGACTGAAATTGTGCCTTAAATATATTTTAATATTAACATGACGAACTTTGTAAATTTATTTACACTACTTATATCTAAATACGAGTAACAAATATATTTATATTGACTATTTTTGAATACGCTATTTTTATATAATAGATTTAGTGTTTATGACCAAAAGTATAAAATAAATTATATCAGAATATTTATATGGACTTCAAGTTTAACAGCAAAACTACTCTAGGAGCTATAAGCACGCTAACTCTTGTTATTATATTAAGTCAATCGCGCTTCTTCGATTTCTTAATTGACACTGCTTTAGGAAGAGCCGCTCTTATCTGTTTAATTATTGGTATCAGCTATACTCATAAAATTTTAGGAGTAGTTGCGGTCTTGTTTGTTATAATAATGTTTAACCAAAGCTATCTAGGATCGTCTGAAGGTTTTACATCACAGCCGGCTACAACTCCTATGCCGGATGCTGCTAAAATGCCTACTGATACCGCTACTCACGATAAAAAACAGAAATCCTCCACGGTAACAACTACAGTATCAAGTGCGGTTTCAACACCAACGCCGCCGCCGACTACTTCAACGGGAGAAACCTTTGTTGGAGGACGAGAAGGATTTAACATAACGGAGCGCGAGGGAACATTGTTAAGAGGCAAACGATCTAACGAGGTCCCTGTTTTTTCTAATGCTCGCTCTCAGTCTGATAATGTTGAGCCCGCAGATAAATCTGTATTATCGGGAGGATTGTTTTCATCGGCATAAAACTTTTTATCAATAGAATCTATATGAAACATTTGTTGTATGCTTGTTTCTTATTTTTAATCGTGTGTAGTTTTGCGTTTATTAACTCTTCGCCGCGTGTAGAAAGTTTTACGCCAAAAATACGAGCATTTTATAGACCTATAATGAGAAATACGCGTATTGCCGGCGAGGGATTTTATAACAAAACGTCGTCTAATCTGTCTAATTTATTTAGAAAATTTGGTATTATGTAAAAATATAATAATATGTTATTTTAGTAATAATGAATTCTGTTCAACAAGTTAATCCGACGATAACAACTAATAACTCGTTACAAAACGGAGGAAAGACAACAATATTTACACCATTATTTAATGGTCTATCTTATGCTAATCACCACATTATGTATTTGAATAATAGTAAGTTTTTTGCGGGCGTAGTCATGATTCTTCTCAACATTGGATCTAAATTTATTACCATTCAATTTAGCAAATCAACCGAAGAATATCTTAAATACACAGTCAGCAAACAACTTCTAGTGTTTTCTATGGCTTGGATGGGTACACGTGACATATATAGCGCTCTAGGGTTGACAGCTGTATTTACAATTTTGTCAGATTATATCTTCAACGAAGAAAGCTCGTTGTGCATCGTTCCGCATAAATATCGAGTGCTCCATAAGTTAATCGACACGAATAACGATGGGGTTGTGAATGACACTGAATATTCGGCAGCTCTTGCTATCATGGAAAAAGCTAGAAGAGAGAAACTCAAACAGGCGCAGAAAGAAGCGTTCTCCAAATTCGATTTTTATAAGTATAATCTTGACTAGACATACGTAAGACAAAAATAATATGTATTATTATAATTTAATATTATGATAATATTTTAATTCATTCACTTCCTTCTTGTTTTGTTTCTGCCGCCCCTTTTATTGTTGCGCGTTTGATTGTCGGCTTCATTTGGCTTGCTTTTTACCGGTTGATAAACTGGCGGAATAGTATATGGCTTACCGACAAAACTAGCATATGCCTTTCTTATTGCGTTCCATTTTTGCTGACATTTTAACGTCTTCATTTCTTCTGGTTTGATGCTTGTGCCCGGATGAAGTTCCATGTCGATTGTTATATAATACGCTAGTTTCGATGAGTCGAGCGCATCGTCACGTTTAAACATATTTATCGCGCGATTTTGATATGGATTTTGATACGGATTTTGATACGGATTTTGATACGGATTTTGATACGGATTTTGATACGGATTTTGATACGGATTTTGATACGGATTTTGATGCGGAGGCGGCGCGCCACCCCTTCTAGGTGCCGGACATTTATAATCATTTATAAAGAACGATTTGAATTTTTCAAAAAATAACTTGTTGTCCTTTTCATCTTTCGCGTTACATATTGTATTCACAGTTTCGGCGATTGATCCCATAATTTCCTTATAAAATGTGAAGGTACGTTTTGCTTCATTTGCCAATGTATTATAAGCAGCCCCAAATATTATAAATAACATGTAGATAGGAGGCAAATCTGCGGGGTCTTCCCTTTTAAACATATATTTATGTTTTATCTCATCTTTGGTCCTAATAAGGGTCCCATTATTGTATATTGGCGTCTTTACTGTATACTCAAAATGAATGAGCTCATAGTGCGCACCGTGGTAAAATAAAAATAAATATTTATCCCACGTATTATATTCTTGTATAAAATTCCAAAACCTCATGCTAATATTATTCTTCGTATTTGGGGGTTTTCCAACCTCTTCTATAGAAATGGGCATAACGTTTAATTTTAGTTTTGAAGACAACGCGTATAACGCCACTTCGTTTGCCCAATAATTGCTGCTTAGTATATATTCCTTCAGCTTGTCCTTTTCTATAACCTTGAATGGTGTGTCGTATTCATCTATATTAACAGGAACTCCTGTTACATTGCCAACTAAAAAATTGTCGCTGGATTTGTACAAACCATTTGCTATTTCTACATATTGTTCAGATGTAATGTCATCAGCTTGACCGTTCTCTCTCAATGCTTGTTTAATCCCTTGTACATCTTGCGAAAATCTGTTATTTAATTCCTCTACATATACAGGAGCAATATTGTCAAATGCGCCCTCTAATTCAGGCCACACTAGTAAAAAATCATACACTATTGTTCTCAAATATAATGACGTATAAAAATTGACTCCTGAACCAAATTTTTTTCCTACGGGACCACTGATGATTCGTTCATCTTGATTGTAAAAATTGTGGTTATTTATAGCATCTGCTACAGCTATGAAGAAACAATCACCATTTCCCTCGTTGCTAGTTATTTTAATGCTATCTACGCTTGCCGCATATGCGGCCTCACTTAAATTTTTACCTCGCTCTTGGACATTTACAGCTGTCGTTCGTCGTAAAGATGATTGTATAAATGATTTAATCTCGGGAATACTTTTTTGAAATACAGTATTTATTAAATCATAAAAGCCGCGTTTTTTAATTGCGTTTTTAAAGTATGTATTTGACTTGGTCGATATGGCTAATTGAGATGGTTTTTGTGTAGGCATTACTGGAGGCGGGATAGGCTTTGGCGGCTTTGGTGGCTGATCTGGTAATTCTTCTACTTGTGATGAACCATTTTCTATTCTGAGTAGATTATTTTTGTTTCTTAGAACAAGTTGGTTTTGTCTTGCTGCTTCCTCCTCTTTCGCTTTTCTCTCTGCTTCTTCTTTTGCTCTTTTCTCTGCTTCTAATTTTGCTGCGTCTTCCTTTGCTTTTTTCTCCGCATCCTCCTTTGCTTTTTTCTCCGCATCTTCCCTTGCTTTTTTCGCCTCTTCCCTTGCTTTTTTCGCCTCTTCCCTTGCTTTTATATATGCTTCTTCCTCTGCTTTTTCCTTTGCTTTTTCATCTGCTTCTTCTTTTTCTTTTTTCGCTTTAACACCCATTGCGAGATCAGACGCATCTTTAGTATAATTCTCTCCATAAATCAATACATCTGGGATACCTTTTAACTGGTTCTCGCCGCTTATAATATCATCCCTTACTGCCACTTGATATAAATTGGGGTCTGTTATTTTACTTTTATCAATCTCTTCCTTTTTAATCTTGGTTCCAATTTTCCTTTCAGCAGTCGTCCATTGAATATCAGCAATAACATACGGGTTTCCTCCAATATAAATTACACTATTTTCGTTAAAAATTGTATCTAGTGTCACACGAATATTATTATCTACATAACCTTTTCGTGTTGCCTGCATTAAATTTTCTGCCCTAGGTCCATCTGTGTAATTAAGAAGTGACTGAAATAAGCTCCTTTTGAAAAATTGTTTTTTTCTTAAGTCAGCCGGAATCTTATTTATAACGGAGCTATTAAGTTTCATTAATGGATCAAAACACACCGTTCTATCGTCGCTACTTATATCTTTGATTGTCATGGAAGGGGTATATTTTATTTTCTGATACCCAGGAATACTTGTATTAATATTGATAATTAATTCATTCGGTACATTAGACATACTTATATTATTAATATATTATTATACCAATACTTTTTATAAATAAAATTGATTTTTATTTATACAAATACTAAATAAGCAAATAACAAATCAAAATGGCAGCACTTATGCTTAAAATCGATGGACTGGTTGATGGGACCATTGTGAATCGCCCATCAAAAATAATAAAATCACCCTATGTCGCCGACATTCTCTTGCCCGCGTTAAATACAACAATTCTAGGTCATACAGCCTCGCTTGGTTGTTGTGGGTTAGCAGATCGCGAGGCGCAAATATTAATGGCTCCTGTGCCTAAAACAAATAAAAATAATAAAATTAGTTGTGAGTTTAAAGTTTATTTATCAGTCATCCGCGAACGTGATGCTGAAATAGTGGTGGGAATACATCCCAAGTTAGCAGAAAATTTAGCGGAATCCGCAATTAAAAATAATCTATTATCTCGTTTACAGAACGTTAAGGGATACAAAAGAGAGACAACCATATATGTAGCCGGCAAGGTGGATTCGCGATTTGATTTCACAGGCGTTGACTGTAACGGGGTGCCGTTTATTATGGAAGTGAAAAATGTCCCCCTAGCGGATTATGAAGACATTACCACCAAGGATCGGAAAAATAAATGTTACGATGATCGTGACATAAATTCTAAGGTGGCCTATTTCCCGGATGGCTACCGAAAAAAAAGCACCGACACTGTGAGTCCGCGCGCCCTGAAGCATATTCGCGAGCTTACTTTAATCAAACGTGAATCCATTACTCGTTGTATTATGTGTTATGTAATACAACGAACCGATGTTGACCGCTTTCAGCCTTCGATTATTGACCCTGAATATAGGGCAGCGGTCAAAGAGGCAGTTGAAGCGGGAGTAGAAATTATCACCCTAGTTGTTCAGTGGACAAAGGACGGGGAAGCACATTTTGTAAGAGACGATTTGCCAATTACTGCGTTTTACACCCTTGAAGATTTAAAATGGGACAAAACCCACTAAAAATCAACAAGGTTTGCCTATTTCAAGGCATGTAAATTTTGGGTTTACTGGCTCGTCTAAACCAGTTGAAGTATTCTTGCTTCTTGATAAATAAATTGGTCTTTCTTTTTTATTTATCGCATTATAAGCAATTTTATAAATATTTGTTGCACCATTAACATCTCTATTCCAATAACCGCATCCGTTTTTACAACAAATCAGTCCATGAACTAAAACATTACCGCTTCTAAATGGTTTGGGATTTTCCCTAACCATCGTTTTTTTACAAATACCTATTTCACATTTGGAACATCTACACGATGTCCTGAATTCATCTACTAAATATGTTTGAAATCCTGCTTTTCTAAACAAAGTTCGCATTCCTTTTCCTTTGGTTGCTTCTTTGAATTTCATATGTTGTTTCTGTTCGTAATCACCAAAACATACGATAACCTCCTTTTCATTACCAAAAATGCGTTTGAAATTATTTAACATTTTTTGTTCGCTTTTCTTGGTATTTCTATAACTTTGTATTCGTAGTTTCCTGAAAATATATTTTTCGTAAAACGCAAACAACAACCCATTTATTTCACTCTTCTTTTGGATATATTCCTTAAATTTTATTATGTTAATTGATTTACGATTTAATTTTGATAATTCAGTTTCCCATTCTATAATTGTTTTACCATTAATTTTTTCCCTTTTTAATTCCAATTGAATTTTTGAATACTTCTTTTTCTTGGTTTCTTTTCGTCGTTGGTCTTGTGAATATCTAAATTTGTTTGCATCTGTATTATCAGCATCCACGCAATAAATCAAGTCACAAAGTCCAGGGTCTATACCCACTATTTTTTTATTTTGTAATTGTGTATAATCGGTTAGTTCATCAATATATGTTTCACAAGATAACCCCTTTTTCATCATCGGCAATTTCTTTCCTATTAAATCCTTACGCAATAACAATAAAGTGCAACTTATTCCATCTGTTTCTATCATATGATGAAATTCATAATATTTTTTATGAAACATTTTTCGTTCGGTTCTAAAAAAGAATTTCCAAATTTTATTTTCATTTCGTTTCAAGTTTCCTTTTGTTAAATATTCACTTTTAATTCCTTGTTTTTTCGTCATAAGAAGATGAACTAATGTAGTTGTATCTAATCTTATATGTTTTGGTATTATTTCACTACGCATAGGAAATACATTACTAATTGTTTGTTCTTCTTTTTCAACTTGTTTCATCATATTAATCATACAAGGAAAATAATCAAAAGGACTACACATTAAATCATAAACAATATTATTCTTTTTATATGTAGATTTGTTTGGTGTAATAAATTGTTTTTGTTGGTTTATCCAAATATGATACATGGTATATGATTTATAATTTTTAGAACCTTCGGTAACATTCAATAAATCGGTTTTGATTTTTCGCAATTGATTGCATAAATTATTTACTCGTTGTTCCTTTTCTTTTTGTGTAATATTCATTTTTCTTATTTTATTTACAATAAATTTCTTTTTCCAAACAACATTTACATATCGTTCAACATATTCTACATAATGAAACTTGATGTTATTCTCATACATCGTAAGAATATCAATAGTAAGATAATCTAAAATGGTATTCATATGAGTATAATCCAAGTTTTCATTTTGAATAAGCGGTTGAAAATCAGTTTTGTAAAATGCACTCAAAGTATCTTTGAGTTCTTTGATTTCCTTTTTAGGTGGTCTTCCAGTTGCTTTTTCATTACACAATATTTTCATACAAGAATTTATGAATTCATCATTAATGGTTGGTAATTTATTATGCTTATCATAATGGTCTAATAAAAAAAGTTTCATAAACATTAAAGTTTGAATAACAATTTTATTACACTTAATAACAGCATTTGTAATTTTTGGTAAATTTACATCAGGATGTTTCAAGACACTTTTCAAGGAAATTTTAATTCCTTTGAAAAAGTCGGTTGGCGGATTTACTTCTTTTTCCATCCCTTATAATATTCCTAAAGATTTTATTTTAAGTCATTTAACGAAAATATTTATAAATAAAATTGAAATCCAAATAAAGATAATACAATATAGTAAATATAAATGACGCACGAATTAGATAACTGGAAACCATATTTGAGTGAAGAAGATTTTGAATATTTAATAAATTATGTTGAAAATTCTAACAACAATTTACCAAATAATAAATTTCTCATTTTATTGGGAAATGGATGTGCTAATGGCAAGAGTACTTTAATTACAGAAATTGAAAATTATTTGGGTAATGAAAATTTTAGGAGGTGTGATACAAATGGGTCTGCTTTTCTTGAACCTATTGTAAAGTTAATTCATATTTCAGCAATAGATGAATATAAAAAAAAATACATTCAACAATTAAAAAATGTAATTCAATATGGACAATCTATTATTGCGGAAACTAATAATATTGAAAAAATACATAAAAACCTATTAGATTGCGTTAAAATTATAAAGATGGAACACAAATTTTTGTAAAATTATAACTATGCGTTCTAACATATTTACCATCTTTCGTAAATTGAAAATCTTTACTTTCAATAGCATATTTTTCTTTTAATAATTGTTTTATAATACATAACCATGGTCTTTTTCTTTTACTTGGTTCGCCAACTGCTTTCATATTATTAAACGAAAACCATTTTCTTATTTCAGGTATTAGTTCCATGATTTTCTTTTGAATTTCTTCATTATTGTCTAATTCATAAAGCGTGTAATTATTTTTGTTTTCCAAATCTAATATGGTTACAATTTTATCTATTATTTCATCTTGTTCTTTTTTATATAATTCACTTTTTAATCGCATAATGATTGACTATATACTTAAAACAATCTAATTTTTAAGTATATTATTTATAATTTTTTAATTTACGCCTTCTCGTTGATGATTTTCTGTGTAATTTTATTCCTTCTTTCAAATTGTAAGCATGTTCAAAATAATTCTTATAATTTTCAGGTTTTACCTTTTCAATTGCTTTATTTACATTATTTTCTAATTGTTGGTAATTTTCAACATTTCTATTCTTTTTCAAATATGTCTTTACTTGATTAAAATATTCCTCTATTGCATCTGTTTTCGGTGTATAAGGGATGCAAAATAAATAATCATTACCACTTTTTATAATCGCATTTTTTATTAGTTCGTTATTATGACTTCCTGCATTATCCAAAACGATAAGATGGTCTTTGTATTTGGGAAAAATGTTCTTCTCTAAAAATTCCAATAATCGTTCTTTTGTCATACCACTTTTTTCATACAATTCTTTACCTACCCATTTTGAATTACTTATTGCTACTAATAAAGTAAATTTACGAAATACAAATTGACTTGTTGTTTTTATTACACAACGCCTACCTAAATTACATCTACTATAAGTTGGTTTTAACGCAGAACCCACACTTGTTTCATCTAAACAAATAATCTTATTTATTGGAAATTGTTTTACTTTACTATAAAATTTATCTAATTCAGTTTGTTTATCTATTGGTTTTTTGTATCTTTCTTTTGGAAAATGCTTGTGTCTTGTTCGTTTTCTTGTTTTATTGTTATCTCTAACAATCTGTCCTAAATGTTGAGATGTAATATCAAATGTAGGATATTTATTTTTCATATCAACCAATAATTCATTCATAGTCAGTTGTTCGTTTTGTTTCAATAAATCTAACGCAGTATTTACTTGTGGTTTAGAAATTTTATATGATAATGGTTTTCTATTTCTTCTTGTAAGATTTTTAGTAGAATTATATCTTTGTATCCATCTTTGTAATGTAGATTTCTTACAATCAAAAATTTTGCAGGTTTTTCTTATATTGTCTTTATTTTTCAAATAATATTTTACGGCAGAAATTTTATAATCCTCACTTTTATGCGTCATTACTATAATAAAAACAGAAAAAACTTACTCATAATTTGTCCCATTTTAAATCTTCAAGGGTGTAAAGCGCCTACTATGTTTATTACGTTTATGTTCCCTCTTTATTTTTTTTGTTTTGTTTCTTCCGTTTTTGCTCTTTTTATCTCTCTTGCTTTTTCTTTTTGGCATTAACTTTCTTTTATTCTTACGCGTTTTTCCGCCAACTTTTAATGCCTGTGCGGCGGGACGATCGAAACCTCTACCCATGTCGTATGAAGCCGGTGGTTGTCCGGTAATCGGACTCTTATTGCTTCCAAAAACTTCTGTAAACTTTTGTTGAGATTCCTTACCCGCTTGTTCTTGAATATATTGTTTGTTTAAATTTTGTAAGTAAAGCATAATTTCAGTCGGATATGAACCAAAGCTATTCGTAACAATTTCATATGTTGTAGGTAGATTCAATAACAAATACGAGTTTCTTCTATATTGGTTAAATAGTGCCGTAGACTCGGGTGTATCAGATACAAACAAGTTTTGCATAACACTAAATATATCATCACCGCCACCACCTGCCTTTACATTTTTACCCTCTTTAATAAATTCGCGACTCAAAAATCCTTGCTCTTTAAATAATTGAGAGAATAATCCAATCAATTCTGGGTGAGGGACCGGCTTGTTGTTAATACTGCTGTATCTATTTTCTACAAAATATAATAATGCCACATTTACATTTATTTCATTGCCGTCTATACCTTCAAATTTACCCGTTAACGGTTTATCTCCAAAAGTTACTACATTCATTTCTAATAGTTTTGTGAACGAATTCGTAGTAAAAATAGAATCACTTAGGTCCGCCATATTCGCATTATACTCTGCGGTTATATTTTCCATTTGGTTACGATAATTAATAACATCGGTAATTTGTGATATCATGTTGTCAATAAACTCTTCAGTAGTATTTTGGCGCGTAGAGTGTTTTAAGTGCGCTTTCACATATATTTTTTTATCTTGTGCCGATTTATACTCATCGAACTTAAACCCTGCGTTCATCTTAAATTTAATTTCTTTATCCATTATTTGGATATTGCTTGGTTCTTCTTTTACCCCATCCAAATCTAAGTATAATGCTTTAAATAGACGTTTTAGCATGTTATCTTGTGCCTCCTTGACAGGAAGTTCTGTTGAACTAATTTCGCGCGTGTCCTCATCTGCTAGTGTACGTGAGCTTAACATTTTAGGGACCTTTATCGCGGTCTTCACAGTCTTCTCAGTCTCCTCTGTCTTATCCATTGTTGCCGTATATCTCAAAAACATAAATATACCAATGAACCCTTTTATAAACGTGTCCGTTTCGTATGCGTTTTGAACTTCCGTTACAATATTTTCGTCTGGATTGCTTGCGAATAGAGATGCTATCATTGACGTTACATTGCGTATTTCGTCTATTCGAGCCGACAAAACCTTGCCCGATTTGAACCCTTCGGGGACGAACAATCTTTTTTGATTAAATATTGCTCGCATTCTCTGTTTGTCTTCTGCGATGGGTTCAATAACTTGTTCTGGTTCTTCTTCATCTTGGTCTTCTTCATCTGGTTCTTCTTCACCTGATTCTTCTGCGGTTGGTTCTTCTTCTTCTTTTTCTACGGCAGCGGGTGTTTCTTCTTCTTTTGCGGGCTCTGCGGCAGCGGGTGTTTCTTCTTCTTTTGCGGGCTCTGCGGCAGCTGATGTTTCTTCTTCTTTTGCGGGCTCTGCGGCAGCTGATGTTTCTTCTTCTACGGCAGCGGGTGCGAACAAATCGGCAATTATAGCATCAATTCCCAAAACACTACCTTCGGCGGGCGGTTCCATCAAAGTATTTTCTAGATAACTTTTTGCTACGTTCACAATACCTACAAATGAAATATTGTCTTTTCCATTTTCTACCAATTCTTCAAGCAATTTATATAGTTTATCCATAAACATGTTTCGCACTGCATTAAATGTACTATTGTTTAGTGTATTATATATTTGTAAAATAACTATAGTTGTTCCAAAAATAGATGTGCTTCTTTCAAAGAATATATCTGTGCTTCTTGCTGGTTTACTATTGGTTACACAATAATTGTAAGGTGTGCATGTTAAAATATTGCTAGCAACTCCCTTAGGTAGCTTTTTTAAATTGATCGCTAACGCGGCAGGCGTTAAAGCCCCTATTTCGCCTACTCCTTCTCTTTGGTATTCGATTAACGACTTCATAGAATCAATATTTAATGCTAGTTTTTTTTGTATTTCATTGATGCCCGCAATTATCTCTTGTAAATTTTTTAAAACAATTATAATTGATTTATATTTTGGATTGTCCTTATTTTTGTTTTCAATCTTGACATCGGGTTCTACACCTTCGTAAATACCTTTTATATTAGTAACTATATCAGCGATATTTGTATCTATAGATGTCATTATTTCGCTTATAGATTTTTTTCCGGCGAGACTGTACTTAACGTCATCAAATGGAGTTGTTATCTTTGTAAACTCATCTTTAACTAGAATTATTTTTTCCTGATATAATTTGGTGATTTTTGTATTATAAACTTCTGGTGTGAAATTTAAAACCGAATTTTCTAGATTTAAAAATAAATTAAATGTATTGATCTCCAAAAAATGCGCAAGTAAAAAGTTTTGATACGTAAGGTCATTTTTGTAATCAATGGCAATATTTATATTTTTAAATGCTTCATCGATTGCCGTTTTAACCTCTGTAACTAAGTTTGGGACATCTGTATAATATTTTTCAATTACAAAATTACCATCTGTATCCTTAAACGGTTCCAGCATTTTATATTTTGGATTGGCAGATTCAGTTGTAGCTGTCTGGAAAAAGTTATCAATTTGATTATGGACATTTAATAAGTCGTTGCGAATATAGACAGTAAATCCATTCTGGGTATTTGCTATAACAATCGGGCAGTTGTAGTTTAAAGCACACGCCCACGCGATTCTATCGAATGATACGAATGCGTGATTACCATTCGAAACAAAATCCTCAATACCTCCGGCAAGCCCAATGCTATTATTTGTAAACCGCTGTAAATTGAATTTCTTCTTACAACATGATAACGATTGTGAAGCATCTCCTGTTTTTTTTGACAAGACCTGTAATTCTGGCGAATAGTCCATAACCTCATCTAAAAATAACTTCTTTTCATCAGGAGTATTTGTCTGAGTATCAACAAATTTCACGAATCGTTTTAAGTCATAACCTTTTGCGCGATAAGATGCTAAATCCGCACCTTTCAATATGCCCGATCCTTTGGCCGATAATACTTTATCAGAAAATCCAAAATATCTTGGTTTTGTGGGGTCTGTAATTATTAAATAGGCTTCGTGTGTAGAATAATCTCGAACATCGTCTGAACGAATGCCTAAATATAAATTTTTATTCGTATATAACATCTGTTCAGGAACGTCTTGTGAAAATGAGTAAGAGTAATTGGTATCCGTTCCCGGCCATATTGGGTATGGAATAATTTTATCCTCAACGGCGTTTTGCCAACAGAACGCAAATCTACTACCATCCTTTTTAAAATAGTTAGGGCTTTCACTTTTTAATGATGATGATGTCGGGGATGATGTTCTACTTTTTGATGATGCTGCTTTACTTCTTTTTGGTGGTTCTAGTGCTGAGGATTCTGATGCTGAGGATTCTGATGCTTGTTTTACATTTGTTATGAGAATTCCCGGCTCTTTATCTGCAGACCTCACCACAGTATCAGGACGCGTTTTTTTTGGTGGGGCTCCGCCACCTTGACTATCACTTTCAGTAATCACAGGTTCTGAAAGATCAAAATACGATTTATCTGAATGCCACGATGTTTTTCCCGCCGGGTCATAAAGTGTTTGCGCGTTTTGAACCCAATAAAACGTTTGTTTATTATTTCCATCAGCAAATTTTAAATCTTCGCGAACGTTAGCATACGCAACATCACATACAAAAAATATGTCATCCAATATATTTTTTTCTATAAAATATTCTTGTAATAAGGATTTATCGTAAGGGGCATCAAATTTGTGCTGTGGTCGTTCAATATATTTTGCGATATATCTGCTACCAATGTTGTCGTTTAAATTTTCGGACACAAATTTTGGGAGTGATTTGTTATCATTTGACTTGGCATCTCCCTTCAATAATTGGTCATCAATAAATGGGTCCTCTTGTAATGCGGTCTCACATACAGAAATTGCTATATTTGGAATGTTACTTGTTACGTAACCTTGTAGCTTATCTGGATTAAAAATGCTATGGAAATCGTGTTTTGCGTCGGCTCTAGACGATTTGCATCCTTGTTCCGCCGTGTATACATTTGTCATAATTTATATATATATATACTTAAAAAATATATATAAATTCGCAAACTAATCATACTCTTTCACTTAATCTTCATTTGGCTCTTAAACTCTTCCACCAAATTTTCGGGTATATTATTAAAATTTACTAGAATCTTATTTAATTCATATTGCTTATAATATTCTGGGTTATTATCCATTTTCTTTTTGAAGAATTCAGGGTCCTCGATACATTTTTGCGCGGTTTTGGGGCCACACTTTGGGAATACTGACGGAATATTGTCGCTTGTATCCCCCATTATAATCTTAATTTCGAGATCATTTTGCGCATCCCCGGTTGAACTTTTGTTTTCGGCAATATTTTTATAGGCAAGATTGTATATGTGCACATTTGGTGTCTTTAATTGTAAATAATCCTTGTCGCTTGTAATTATGTAAATCTGGCAACTTGGATATCTATTCAATAAATTTTTTACCGATATTGCTATACAATCGTCCGCTTCCAACTTGGGGTGTTTTAAAATAGCATCTGCGCCGCCCTTATAGAATAGTTCCTGTTCATATGCCATTTTAAAGAATGGGCCACCCTTGAAACCGGTGTCAACTCTAGTGCCCTTGTATTTGTCAAAGAGCTCCATTCTCCATATATTCTCTCTTCTACAGTCCTTTCCAACTATTACAATCGGTGTGATCGTTTTATCCAACTTTAATTTTCTTGGGATTTGTTTGAGATTTTCTACGTGGGTCTTCTTAAATTTTTCCACAAATTTCTCGTTCTGAAATGGGTCTTCTATGGGGTCCTCAGGGTTGGCATTTTTCCACCAATTTAACAGCGCATAATAACGGTAAAAGTTGTAGTAACTCCCGTCAACAAATATAAAAGTTGGGTTCATTGTTGATTGATCAAATATATTAATTTCCATTTGTAATATATTTGAAAAACATTTATATCTTTTTCAATTTTATTTATAAGACGGAAACTATATCGGTATTTACAAATACTTTTTGATAATTGATTCGCTTGTGTATTATTTTTATTATTATTTAGAATAATAATAAAATAATATGTTATAACGCAAAGATGATGTTTTCATGGAAAACACCCGTTAACAAATCCCGTAACAATGCTGTTACAAACATCAACAATAATAATCAATCTTCGTCGTCTAATGAGGGAGGTATGAATTTGCGCCGCGAACTTTTAGGCGTAAAGAACGACATTTTAAGTGTCAAAAGTGATGTATTGAATGTCAAGGGTAGCGTTTTAGATGTTAAAAGCGACGTTGTAGATGTTAGAGGCGATGTTGTAGATGTTAAAAGCGATATTGTAGATGTTAAAGGCCTTGTTTTAGACGTTAAAAGCCAGGTACTAGATATTAAAAATTATACTACTGGTGGCGTGAATACTTCACAAGATAATATTACCATAGATGAGGTGGTCGATAGTTTGAACGCATTCAAAACGTCAATATATCGTGCTGCTTATATAAACGATCTAATTGAGCAAAACCAATATAAAATAAGACAGAATGGGTATGACGCAACATTGTCTCCAATTTATAAAAGTAAGTTCTTAGGCGACGAGAGTTATTTCGGTCTTAGCGAAATTCCAGCTGATTTTGACTATAATAATATATTATCTATATCCATATACAAAAAATTTGATTTTTTAATTGGAAAGTATACACATGAAATCGAGAACACAAGCGAGCATCCTAATTTAATCACTCTAGTAACGGGGCGGCGCAAACAAAATGTAGAGATGTTACAACAATTAATAAAAGATAATCCAACCAGTAAACTTCATAATGTAGTCGTCGTTCAAAAATGGATATATGGATATAAAGTATATTCGTATATTTTTAGAAAATCTATAACCGACAATTCGAAATGGATATATACTCAATCTGGAGTAGATTTGAAATCATTTTTACCTAACGCCGAGAATAACAATTTGGAATTATCTTCCAATTATTTAAAATTTGCGCAGGCTATATCAGATGTGTTTGAAGAATTAAATGCTTATACATATTCTCCAGATTCGGAAATGGATATCTGGGAATTTGGCAATCCAGTCAAATTTGCTAGTTTAAAATGCGTTCAATCGGTAACATATCCTTCATTTACAGGACAACCTCTGAGTCAATGTCATATTCCCGGTTCAAATGAAAACCTCCCAAAAACATTATTTAATATCGTAACTGATTTATTTTTAAATTATCCTACTTTATATGATGGACAACTCGCAATTACAACATATCAACTTGATAATATTAATTATGTAGCTATTGTCAAAATGATAACCATTGGCACTACAAAATGTTTTGTACAAAAACAACTAAATATAGAATCGTTCTTTACAACAGAAGTAAACAATATTGTAGGAGATACTGAAATTCACGGATCGCTTGACGTGTTGAATTATAAAAATGAACCTATTATTAAATCGGATAACATAAATAAAATTTTGTGCTTTCACGATAAAGTGGGAATTAATCAAGAACCGTTTGAAGTGGAGGGATTGATGGACATTGATTGTTTATCGAATAACAATATGATTCTTGTAATAAATGAAATTAAAACGCTTTCATTAAACAATTACAACATAGTGACTCTGATAAACCAGATGACAATTTTAAGCCCTACGGTTTTATCAAACCTACAATCCAATATCCCAAATACAAAATTAAATGAATTTAAATCACAGTTTGTCATATTTAAGGTTCCCAATTCAAAAAATATAACTGAAACCGATATTCAGTTTGTATATAAACCTTTAGGACTGGATATTTTCGCATCAAACGCGTTTAAACACGGAACATTTGATACAATAGATGAGATCACAAATGAGATATATAGAATGGGCGACGAACTTAAACACAACGCGTCAAAAACTTTGACCTTTGTGGAATTATTGGCTGACGACAATTACAGTTATCTTACTTCGATGAGTTGTATCATTATGTCAAATGAATTGTATTTTATAACAACATTTAAATCCGCGGAGACATATATTAATGATCTATCTTACAAGAAAAAATACACACAAATTATAGGTGCGTTTGGCAGATTAAACCGGTTTTTAAACTATGGTGCGTTACTCCTTTATAACGAGAGCATATTTTCCAAATTAAAAAATAACGACATTACTGAATTTATGAATCATATAAACAACGGAGAATTCAGAAATAGATTCGGACTCGGATATTCTCCTTATTTTTTCTGTTGGAATGTTTCTGATAATTATACAGATTTATCCAGCATACAATATTTATTACACGAAGTATATCCATATTGGGCAAGCCGTGATGTCCGAAATTTATATATTAAGGGTAGCGATATCAATGTTTCTAATATTGTAAATTCTATATTAACCACTTATAACAACACATATGACATTAAAACTCTTAATAATAACTTTCTTGTAAATTATGAGTGGCAAAATGGAACAAAAGTGTCTTTTGTCACCATAGTTGACGTAAATGGAACAAAATATATGATTGGCACAGGATTAAATTTATCTGATTATATTGATAAGGGTTTAATAACGAGAGCGGACAATTTATTGTTTGGCGATCTATTAGTGAAGGATGAATTAAACCGCGATATGTTCCATATAGACCCAATTAATAATAATATTAACAGCATGTGTAAGATTGGCATTTGTACTGCTACACCGGAATCAATGTTAGATATACGGGATACTAGTATTGAGGATATTCTAAGATATAGGTCTAGCATGTATACTTCTGCTGCGCAAAAAAATAAATTTATTGACCATTTTAAAAATTTAGATTTGAGTACAGTTAATATCACGAGAGAAGTAGAATCCTTTTTCCCAAATCAAAATGACCTTGATTATGTAGCTATTTTACAACTAAACGAAAGCTCGCAGTTAGGAGGAGATGATAAAATGATTTATAATTGGTTATTCACTCGTTTAACTGAGTTTAACACGTTAAAGGAGGTGAATGACGCAAACATTATTGAATTAAAAAATACATTAATTGCGGTATATACAGATTTAAAACAAAACTATAAAATGTTTTCGGGTATTGAACTAGTATATCAGTTTAATTGGGTTAATGGTGCGAGAAGGTTTCGGTATTACATTATTAGAAATGCTATAGACAACAAGTTATACGCGATTATAACCGGAAGCTATTTGACATCATTCAATATCAAGATCAATAGAAATCAAACTATCCGGGAATTTTACAAGGCAGCTACCGGAACTCGCTTTTATATGAATGAAATTATTCAGAAAATTACTAACCCGTCGATCGTTACAAATAGTATTAAAGGCGCTGAGACAATACGTAAAAATATGATCACGAATCCAATTATGAAGTTTACAGTGTATACCTTGGATAATCGCAATTTATTAACTGATTCGTGTGTTGAAGAATACGATTTTAACGCTTTTGTTGAAACTTCCTTTGTTGCGTTTAAGGATCCAGATCAATCTACAAAAATAAAGAATTTACCTATACAAACACCAGAAAACAGAAATTATAGGTCTAAACATGAGTCATTCTTGTTATGTATTTCAAGAAACTACAAGGTTAAAGAGTTTGGAGATGGACATATAATATATGCGATGTATGAGGATTTACATAAGGATTTTTCGGGGTTAATCTACATTTATAAAAACGGTATTAATGGATTGTTAAAATTAATATTGATAGAAATGTGTATAACTGACTACATTAAACCCGCATTAAATATCGAGGGTGACGTAAAATGTAATAATGATTTAATTGTATATGATAAATACACTAACTTACAATATTGCTCTATTGATCCGAATAACAAATTTGTAGGCATTAACACTGATGAGCGATTTATAAATTATGCGAACACATATGCGACAACATCAAATTCAGAAATATTAAATAACGCGCAACAACACCACGTGTATATTAAAAATGATAAGTACCCGAATTTAGTGTGTGAACGAGTTGCTGAAATTAGCGATGGAAGTGATGTCAAGAAAGAAGATTATACTTTATTTAAAACATACAGCGCGTCCACAATGAAAAGGAAGAGCAATTTGTATCTTTTTTCGGACATGTATGAAAACGCCACAAAAAATAATACCCGATATGGTGGGGATATTTCTTTTGAACTTTGTGATGCTACAAATAGAACACAGGAAATCGGAAATATACATATGGTAATAGATAGCATTGATGATAGAAAAATAATCAGGGGTGGGTTCGGTGTGGGAGTTGTTGATACTGATGTGACAAATAATCCAGTAGTTAGACCTGTAATGTATGTAGATAACGCAAGCACTTTACACGTGAGTAATATCGTTGTGGGCAATAATAATGGTGTTAGTAACAAAAATGTCGCGGATGATGCGTCTACACCTGATAGCAATATATCAGTGGATACGATAAAATTAGCAGGATCTGAGTTTCCTTTAACAGTTGCTACATATACAAATAAACGCGGCAATGTTACAGAAAAATTAATGTGGGGCGATATAATGATTGCTAAGCAGGAAAGAAAACACCACTGTCACTAATTTTTTTAGTTTGGAACAGTCTAGAAAATAATAATATTAATTTTATTTTAATATTATTTACATTTTATTTTGGGGTCAGTGGGCGTTTTTTTCATATGCTGGTAGAACCCATACACTCCATTTGACAATTCCGTCATTGCGAATTTAATATTGGTATTTTTTATCTTATATATAACAAATCGCTTCAAACTTTCATGTGGGTGCGCAGGGTGAGGCAAATCGACACTCTCATGGCTTGATTCCCAATCACTGGATGCATGCCATAGGTGTAGTCCATCGATTGATACGCCATCTTGTTCCAACCCGACATGAATCGCCTGCCAGCCATTATGATTGATATTTGCATAAAGATTTGTATCATCTGGTTTGTCGCCGCTATTTTTTTTATTTTCAATATCGGTACCCATAGTATTTTTTGACGTGTATATTATATGTATTATTGTCTTTATTATCTAGAATCAAATTATTATTACTCATTTGTAATCGTATTATTATAATGCAGTATTCAAAAATACCGGTTTTCCCTACAACCGTGTAGGATTTTTGGAAAAATCGCGTCTTGAAAAATCCCTACACATGTAGAACGAAACATGTTATTTTGGGGAAAGTATTTTGGAAAAGTCAATTTTGGACATTTTTTTTGTCCATTTTTGAAAACTTAAAATACTTTACTCGAAATAACATGTTTTAACTGCATAATTGAAATTTATGGTCTGGTCACAGAAAATATAATTTTCGTTTTGTTACGATAATTTTTTATTATTTTTTTTGAAAAGAAGTTAAAATTATTTTCTTGTCAATAATTAAGCAATGTTAGCAATCGCAAAATCGCAAAAAAATCGCAAAGTTTACGAATGTAAATGTTGTGACTATACTACGTGTAATAGTTTTGACTTTGATAAACACAACACAACTGCTAAACACAAAAACAATAGTTTAGCAATCAAACCAGGCGATTTAGCAATAAATATATCGCAAAAATCGCAAGAAAATACATTTATATGCGATACTTGTTATAAGGAATATAAGGATAATTCTGGTTTATGGAGGCACAAAAAAAAGTGCAAACTAGATTATAATTCTGATTCCGAAAATAAACCATCAAATGAGCCAACAGACAAGGATCTCATTATGCTATTAATTAAAGAGAACGGTGATTTAAAAACTATGATGATGAAGGTATTGGAAAATGGAACAAATAACACTACAAATACTACTACTCATACAAATTCGCATAATAAGGCGTTCAACCTTAATTTTTTCTTGAATGAAACGTGTAAAGATGCGATGAATATTACAGAATTTGTCGAGTCAATTAAGCTACAATTATCAGACCTTGAAAAAGTAGGAGAACTTGGATATGTAGAAGGTATTTCCAATATTATTGTAAAGAACCTGAAGGACCTTGATGTTACCCAAAGACCGGTTCATTGTACCGATAAAAAGAGAGAAACCATGTACATTAAAGATGAAGATAAATGGGAAAAGGATGATGAACAAAAGAAAATGCATAAAATGGTAAGAAAGGTTGCGGATAAAAATGCAAGAATGGTGCCCAAATTCAAGGAAGCACATCCGGATTGTGGTAAAAGCACTTCTCGCTACTCTGACCAATATAGCAAAATTATCATGGAGGCAATGGGTGGAAGAGGTGATAATGATTTTGAAAAGGAAGAGAAAATAATCAAACGTGTTTCCAAAGAAGTTGTTGTTGAAAAGGATGACCCTACTTGATTTGATACTTAAAGAATTGAAAATAATGGTCTGACTGCCAAAAAAATAATTTTCAATTTGTGACGATAAGTTTTTTATTATTTTTTATGAAAAGGTTTAGGAGAATCTTATACATATTTTATAATTTAAATATATTATAAGATTATTATAAATGCCAAAGATTGATATTGATTATTCCAATACAATATTTTATAAAATATTCTGTAAAGACCCCGCTATAAAAGGGCTTTATGTAGGACTTACTACTAATTTTGTGCAGAGAAGACACACGCATAAACAAAGCTGTAAAAACGAAAAAGCTATGAATCACAATTGTAAATTGTATAACACTATTCGCAATTCTGGTGGGTGGGACAATTGGCAAATGGAAATCATCGCGTTTCATAATTGTGCAGATAGTTATGAAGCACGTAAAAAGGAACAAGAATATTTTGAGAAGCTTGGAGCAACCCTTAATAGCATTGACCCGTTTCCAAAACCCAAAATAAAGGACTCTGCTGCGAAAATCGTAACAGAAAAACCACAATTATTCTGCGAACAGTGTAAAGTATACTTTTCTCATTGGAAAGCACGTGACGTACATAATCATACTAAGAAACATAACAAAATGGTAGAGATCTATAGTCATAGCACAACGGAAAATTCTCCAAAAATCCATCCGAAATTTAAATGCGAAAAGTGTCATTACATATGCTGTAAAAAAGGCGATTTTAATAAACATTTACACTCTATAAAACATAATACAACAAATATACAACAAGAATTCTCCTATAGTTGTGAATGTGGGAAAGGGTATAATCATAGAGCATCTTTATACAATCACAAAAAAACGTGCTCATTGAAAAATAATTCTGCTATTGAAACAGTCAACATTAACAACTCGTCTTACCATTCAGATAAGGATCATCTTATTATGATGATTGTCAAGCAAAATGCTGAGTTAATTAAAGAGAATAACGTTTTTAAAACTATGATGATGAATGTATTGGAAAATGGAACAAATAACACTCATACTATTTTGATTTGATTATGTTATTATTACAATCAAATCAAATACAAATGCTTTACACAAATTTTACAATATCATATGTGTATGAAACAGTTCATTTATTACTTTGTCAGCCAATGTCATAAAATCATCGCGGCATAATGTTAGGGTAACCCCTTGGGACATCGCCAGCACTAATTGCGTTTTAATAAAGTTATCACTTGGACGAATGCCAAGATTCGCGATTTCAGTATTATTTAGATAATCCTTCAGTGCTGATAAAAATTTATATATTTGAATCTGGTTCGCCTGTTTTGAGTTAGAAATAGTTTCGTTCACTATATTTGTTGTAAACTCAACTATACTATCATAATGTTTTTTGGGGATCTGATTAAGAATATCTGGTGGGTTAATGATGCCAGAGTTTAATAGTTTTATAGCAGATTCCTTGGGGTCCGTCGTGAACATATTTGTCAATACATCAAATAATAAACCCTTATAATTGGCATCTAACTCGTATATAATCCCAAAGTCTATGACTCCTATTTTGTGTTTATATCTCTCGTCTTTCTCGTCTTTAATGAACAAAATATTACCGCCGTGTAGGTCGCCGTGGGTAACACCGTGAACAATCGTGGTTACAAAGCCAAATTTCATTACTTGTTTTGCGAACCCCTCATAATCCGCTTCTTTGATTTGGTTAATTTTCACACCATCAATATAGTCCATCAAAATCGCGTTTGGATGTGCTTCAGTTACCTCTTTGTAGACGGCGGGTATTTTAACATATTTTAGATTTTTACAGTTTGCGCGAATTCTCTCTATATTCGCAACCTCCTCTAAGAAATTGGTTTGATGTTGAATAATATTAATGTTCTTATTGACTAGTTCTGCGAGTTGATACTTATTTATCGTCGGAAAGAAGGAGAGTAAATACATAATGGTCTGAAGATTTTTAATAGCCGCGTCAAGTTTTTCCTCAATATTGTTTCTTTTCATCTTGATAATCATAGGTTTATCAGTATCCTTATCATATGCTTTAAAAACGAGTGAAATCATCCCCGCATTGATGGGTTGTTCGTAGCCCAACTTCAAGCGGAGATTGTTTTCCTCGCTTATTTTAACAATATCGCCCAAACAGACGTCGTCAAAGGTCCACGGCGCATTATCTGTAAACTTGAGTAGGTGATTATTTACATTGTCATCAATTAAACTGTTATTTAATGCGACTGCTTGAAATACTTTCACACATAATATGTTAATTGACACGAGATGACGTGTAATTCGGTCGATAAAGTTATTATAGTCCTTAAATATCATATATAAGAACAATTCAGAGACAATTACGTATCCAACCCTTAATACGAACCATATTTCATTTGCGATTCCTTTCATGTATTACATTCGCACATTTTCTATAAATTGTTTTACGCGTGTAAATATTTTTAATAAAATCATTCCGATCATTTTTTCTGCGAAATTCGGGACAGTCATATTGCTATCAAAGATAACATCCACATTAAAATTGATCCGATGTGGCGTAACAATATTACACACACATTTCAAATCTTGTAGCGCCATTAATTCAGAATCGTCTGGCATTCCTTCCGGTCTATGTGATTTTATTGACTGGGAGTGAAATATGATTCTGTTTTCCTCTACAATTTTTCTCATATGAATAAATGAAAATCTTTGCGGTAATCCTAGATCTTCGAAAAAGTGTTTCATTAGAAGTTCTGCGATAATCTCGCTTTCATTCAGTTTGGTTATCTTGATTTTTTCGTATACATCGCTGTTTAAGTCATAAATCAGCTTAATTAGACCAAAATCGATTATCTTTGATAGGATGATATTTTTATTTTCCATCGAAAATGTAAGTTTATAGTGATTTTTTTCTACTATTGAAAACAAAAATCCGTCTTTATTAATTAGCGTAGCCTCTATAGCCATTTATTATAGTATTGAATAATAAATTGCTTAATATAACGACTGTAACGAGCATTTTAATACAAGGCATCCTTATACATCTTAATAGATATCTCTCTTTGCTGAGAATAATCCACAATTGGTTTGGGGTATCCACAATCTTTATGCTTTTCCCACGAATCGTTCCAATTATGAATGTCTTCTGACGGAACATCTTTTAGTTCCGGAATCCATTTTTTTATATATTCACAATTTTTGTCGTGGTCTTTTGACTGCGTATATGGGTTGAAGTAGCGGAAATATGGTTGCGAGTCCGCGCCTGTGCCAGCTGAGAATTGCCATCCACCGTTATTACTTGCTACATCATAATCCACTAAATGCTTAGCGTAAAACTTCTCTCCCTTACGCCAGTCAATAAGTAATATTTTAATTAAGATACTCGATGAAATCATACGACCCCTGTTGTGAGACCATCCGGTCGCGAGTAATTGCCTCTGACTTGCGTCCACAATTGGTATTCCAGTGATACCTTTACACCAAGCATCGAACCATTTTTCGTTATGATGCCACTTAATTTTGTCGTAACTTGGTTTCAAAGCGTGACCTAATACGCGAGGAAATGAATATAAAATCCCAGCAAAGAAATCCCGCCAATATATTTGTCTAATAAATGGATGATTAGGCTTGAAAGTATAATAGACTTCTCTCACAGATATGTTTCCAAATTTAATAAACGCACTAAGCTGTGAGGTAGGTTTCGATAATTCGTCTCTAGTTTCTGCGTAATGTTTTATATTTTTTGCTGCTATACGAAGTTGTTTAATCGCCTCTTGTCGTCCTCCGTGAACCAAAATATCCGGATTCACCGTCGTAAATTTGTCTAGAGCTTCTTCCAATGTAATTTTGTTGGTTAGATGAGCGCTGCTACTCTTAAAATGCATTTTTCTCATTTTAGCAGGTGGTTCGACCTTCTGTTTAACGGCAGTATTGTAAAAGGGTGTAAATTTGACGTAAGGATTTTGCGAACCGTTAACAATAGTTCCGGGTTCGCAAAGATAATAATCAAAATCGTACATTACATAGGTCTTTGTGTGCTCGCATAGTTTAATTATTTGCGCGTCTCTCTCTTTAGCGTAAGGGGTTATATCTAAATTAAAACAAACTACGTCTATATCCCACGCTTTAATACAATCGGCGACAACCTTGTCATTATGACCGTAAAATGTGTACAATTGTCCACCAAATTTGGATATTTGAGATGCTAGGTCCTGTAGGCTTTCAATCATAAACTGAACCGAATTGTCAGATTTATATTTATTACCGGACCCCACCTGCTCAGGAGTAAAAATAAAAATTGTGAATACGTTCTTACATTTTTCATTTAATAAATTTAACCCGTTATTGTCGACTATTCTTAAGTCGCGTCTAAATATAAACAATCCATTTTCAAATTTAGTTGTCATTATAATAATTCAATATTTATATTTATATTTATATTATCAAATAATTTACTGTGGTAATATAATTTTTGCTCCACTTTTCCCAAAAGTGGATTATTTATTTATTTGAAATTTGTTTCAATCCAGACCAGAAATTCGCTTGATTTTTATTCGCTTTTTCTGTTTGTTGCGCATAATAAAACGCTAATGCTGTAGATTCTTCGTCTTTTAGTTTGTTTTCGTTGAATAGCTGTCGCATTGCCTCGTCCTTACTTAATGGTTTCGTATTCACTGAATCGCGATGTCGTTTATATTCATCAACACTACCAAATTGTTTCATTTTTCGATAGTCATCTTCAGTAACGGGAATAACAGATTCGACGTAAGCTTGTCGTAGATCAGTATACCCCATTCCATCTCCACTAAAGAGAGAATTTGAAGTAAAATTACTATCATACGCCATCAACGCAGACCCGCCAAACGTAGAAGCGAATTGGTCTTTAACACCCGTGTATGTGGTAAGGGTTTGGACCTCTCGCTTCCGTTTCTCCATTTCAGCCGCCATATTAGATTTAGTCACGTTTGGTGTATAAACTATATCTTCGTCTGACTTTAACCACCCACCATAACCTGTTTCCTTATCATCATCGACCTTGTGCTTGTCAAATTGATCGTTAAACCATTTATTAAAATTATTGGGGTCTTTTAAACTTTTGTTTGTATCGAATACTTTATCTAAAACAGCGCCATTCTCGGCTTCAAAATATTCATTTGTGTCCCCTCCCTTTCTGATTTGTATTTTATTCTGAAATTCGTAAATCCCCTTTAATTTGTTGTAAGCCTTTGCGAAAAAGATGTAATATTTCTCATCGAGGCGTGATTTGTCGGGGTGTGTTTTCAAGACAATTTTTTTACACTCCTTCATTGTATCCTCGGATAGGTTCATATTTTTAACACCAAACAAGTTAAATAGGTCATTTCTTGAATAATTTTCAATATCGAGGTCAATCCTGTCGTAATCTGTTTTGCTATATACGGGAAGAACATTTCTCTCTTCATTTGGATTATCGAATGGATTTACATTTTCAAACGGGTTCGCAGCGGCAGTATTTCCACTATTTCTGATCTTGATCCCTCCTTTATGACAACTAGTCATGACATTATTAAGGCGTTTCTCTTGTCCTGGTCTACAGTTCATTACTAATTAAATATATTAATTTTTTATATTAAAATAAACTCAAGTAATTACTACTAATTACGTAAATTAATCGAAATAATATATGTATAGTAATTAATTAGCATGTGCGGAATATATGGAATACTTTTGAATAGCGTGACTAGTTATAATATTTACAACTTAATAATTAATGGGTTGTTACAATTACAGAATAGAGGATATGACTCGGCCGGATTATCTGTTATTGATAATGAATCAATAGAAGTGCATAAATTCGCATCGGTTGGTTCCGAGGACGCAATATATAAGCTACAGCAGTTGAATTTAATCAGCGATAAAATAAGCGTCGGTATTGGTCATAATCGTTGGGCAACACACGGTATTAAAAATGATCTAAATGCTCATCCTCATTTATCAAACAACCGTAAATTTTCTCTTGTGCACAACGGTATAATTGAGAATTATAATGCGTTAAAACAGAAATTACTTCAAGAGGGGTATGTATTTTATTCTCAAACCGACACGGAGGTAATAGTAAATCTACTAGATTTAAATTATAACTTGGTTCGCAATGTAACTGGCGCAATTAGAAAGACAATTGATTCCCTAGAGGGAACATATGGACTAGTCATTCAAACTACATATGAACATGATAGTTTATTCTGTGTTAGGAACGGATCGCCTCTATTAATTGGTCAGGCAGAAGAAATGGTGATAATTACTTCAGAGCAGAGCGGATTTTGTAACATGATAAATAATTATATAACTTTGCGAAAGGACGATGTGTGTGTAATTAAGAAACTGAATGACGCCATTAGCGTTACCACTTCGCACACATATACAAATAAAAAGGTGACCATTTTGGAGACAGATCTATCACCCCATCCGTATAAGCACTGGACATTGAAGGAGATTAATGCGCAGCCGGACATTGTGTTAAATGCGGTGAACAAAGGAGGGCGAATTAAAAACGATTGTGAGGTAAAATTGGGTGGGCTTGAGCAACGCGCGTCGTCATTGGAAAAAATAAGTAATGTAATAATTCTTGGTTGTGGAACTTCTTTCTTTGCCGGGCAATATGGTATGTATTTTTTAAAAAGAATATGTAAGTTCAATACGGTTCAGGCGTTCGATGGGGCCGACTTTAATGACTATGATATTCCGACAATGGGAGAGACGGCGTTTATATTAATTTCGCAGTCGGGCGAGACGAAAGATTTACATCGTTGTATTGAAATCGCCAAGAACCGAAATATAATAACAATTGGGGTGATAAATGTGGTTGACTCCTTAATCGCAAAGGAGGTGGATTGTGGTGTGTATTGTAATGCGGGGAAGGAGGTTGGTGTCGCATCGACAAAGGCATTTACGAGCCAAGTTGTCTGCTTATCTATGATGGCAATTTGGTTTGCGAGTTTACAGAATATTAACGACAAGAAACGGTCGCAAATGGTGCGCGACCTACATAACTTGCCGACTGATATTAGGGCCACCTTAGATGGATGTAGGGACCAAATGGAGGAAATCGCGAAAAAATATACGTCGAATAATATGTTTATTTTGGGAAAGGGGAGCGACGAATATATTGCCAAGGAGGGCGCGTTGAAGATAAAGGAGATTTCTTATATTCATACGGAGGGGTATTCGGCTAGCTCGTTGAAGCACGGGCCTTTTGCGTTGCTCGACAAGAATTTTCCTGTGATTATTCTAAATTTGGATGCTACTCATCGAAGTAAGGTTATAAACTGCTGTCAGGAGGTGGCTTCGAGAGATTCACCAATGTTGGTTATCACAAATGACCTTACTATTGAGCACGAATTGGCGTGTGATAAGGTGTTCATTCCTGAAAATAAAAGTTACGCGTCATTGCTTGGGATAATTCCGTTACAGCTCCTCGCGTATTATTTGTCCGTTAATAGGGGACTAAATCCGGACAAGCCAAAAAATCTGGCAAAGGTAGTGACTGTCGAATAACTTGAATTATTGTAAATATAATATATACAATAATTATATGATGGGTGTTAAAAAACTCGTGTTTTGTGCGTTTTTATTCTTTTTATGTTTTTTACTATTGAGGTTTTTAAGTAGCTCTCAAAATGTCGAAGCTCTAGGTGGGCGTGGTGGCGGTCGAGGTATAGGTCGCGGCGGAGGATTAGGTCACCGTGGCTATTATGGAGGAATTGGTCACCGCGGAGGATTAGGTCGCGGTTATTATGGTGGAGGTCGTGGTTATTATGGTGGTGGAGGATATTATGGAGCAACCCCGGTGTATATTTATGATAATTATGATTATTATCAGTCGCCTTATTGGTATAGATACATTCCGTTCATGAATTATTTTTATTAGTAAAGTCATTCAATCGCTTCTTCGATAAAATTTATTGCGGTAAATTTATGACTTCCATTTAAACTTTTTAATGGGTTGCAACAATTAATATTCTTATTAATATATATAATATGTCAAAATCTGATAGTATTTTTACTAGCGAGGAATTCGTGTCACCGCGATATACGTCAACCCAAGATGATTTTATATCAAGGGCTCAAAATTACGATAAAAAAAGCAGTTGGACCGGTTTATCTGGTCGTGAAATGGACAAAATTTTATCTAAAAAAGAAGATAAACAAGGAGTTAGCAAAAAATCTACCGACGGATTCGAAGGATTTAGCGCAAACACTAGGGAGGTATTCGGATTACCACGATATACGTCAGCCCAAGATGATTTTATATCAAGGGCTCAAAATTACGATAAAAAAAGCAGTTGGACCGGTTTATCTGGTCGTGAAATGGACAAAATTTTATCTAAAAAAGAAGATAAAAAGGGTGGTAAAAAAACAAACAAAAGGAATAAAATGAATAAAATGAATAAAAGGAATAAAACAAACAAAAGGAATAAAAAGAACAAAAAGAACAAAACAAACAAGAAATAAAACCCTAAATCCAATGTAGTTACTTAACGATTTACACTTTATCTAGTTGTAATTTTTAAAACGCAAAATTGCTACTAAATGTATTGATTTATGATCATGCTGACTTCCGGAATTAGGTATGGAAAAAGCGGAATAGAAGGTGGAAGGGTATATGCTTTTACAGATTGGATGTGTGAAATAGGCATGCAAAGCGCGCCTTGCAGTCCATCTACGCGATTTAGCCGAACAGCCATCTTATTTATTCCATTCTGCGATTGATATGTTTCGAGGTTGGCTCTAAATTCGTCTCCATTTGTATCTGTAAATGTATATCTTATGCCCCGTCTTAATTTAAATGGGCTTAGGTTTGTCTGCATAAATAATATGTTGAAATAACTTTATATAGAATTTTATACTATATGAAATTATATTATAAAACCGCAAATCAAGAGAATTAAATATCTAGTGAGACGGTGTTACTAGCGGACTTCTTACGGCGGCCACTGCGCTTTGGCATATTACCTTCAGATTGTAAATCCTTTAGATCGCTAATGCTTATCGTGCTATTGTCGTTATTTTGCTGCGCCTGGGCGGGCGGTCCTTGAATATTAATCGTTTTCGTTTTCAATCCAGAAAGAATATCAGAAATATCGCTAGGTCCCTTCATTTCTGGGCGCGGCGGAGCCTGTTGCTTTTTACTGGTTCTATCTTGAATATCAGGTCTCTCAAAATTCTCTCTAAGACTGAGACCATCGTCTGTAAAAGAGCTGCGACTCATATTTAAGTCCGGTCTTGTTGCGTAGTTGTTGTTACCGGGTCTTCCCATTGGCATCGGAATTGCGTTTGGACCCTGCGTCTGCATTGGGGGCGGAGGACCACCACCACCTCCTCTAGGGGGCTCATTCATCAAACCACCCATAAAACCGGAAAATCCGGGATTCGATCCGGCCATTGTGTTCACTGCGGCAGATTGGAAGGAACGCATCAAGTCGGGATTTTGTCTTAAGATATCATCCATACCGGGCATTGCGCTTTTAAACATTGTATTTGTCATGTGAACCATCATAGCACTACCGCCGAGCTGGAAAAGTAACTTCAATTCTGGGGCCATAGATGCCTTACTCTTGTATTTTTCGTGTAATTCGCCAAAAATGTCATCATAATCGTTAATGTTTTCCTGTAGCTGTTCGCTCCAACCGTCCAACTTGATATCGAATGGGTCAAATTTACTATTTAAAAACTCCATTCCATTAATAACCGCCATCAACATATTCCCTTGAAATTTTACCGAGTTTTGCTTGGATTTTTCGTCCATAATGGTTTCATATTCTCCTTGCATTTCCAACAAAGACGACTCCATATTATATTTTTTTGACAATTCGATACCCTTCTTCTCCAATGCCTCGAGACGTCTGAGAAACTTGAACTTCTCTCGCAACGTTTCTTCCTTTGACAGCTTAGGCTCAACTGGCCCGGTTTTATCGGGATTCATAGGAATATTGTTAAACTTTCCGTATCCGTCCCACGTTTTGGTATCATTTTCAGTCTGCGATGTGGATTTTCCAAGGTTAGGCGCATCATCATAGTTATTCAACTTGACACTGGGCGATTCGCTAAATGAGACGCTGGGGTTGTTAAAAAAATCAGATTTGGGTTTATAGCTGCTACTCTCGTTAGCATCGGATAAATCATTCAATTCATTTTCTAAATTATTTAAATCGTCTAAATCGATGTCACTTGTTGGCTTTTTACTGTCCTTAATTCTATCATTCATGAGTAGCTCAAGGCCTCCGCCAAAATTTGTAGATTTACCAAAGCCGCCCTTGCTTCCGGATGCGTTGTCGTCAAAATCCAATTCAGTAATTTCTATCATGTCTGCCATTATATCTATTCATTAAATAGAACTTTTAATTTTAAGTCTTACGAATTGTAAATAATAAATTGAAATTGAATTAGGTTATAACTTTTTGTTATTTATAAACCACATTCCTTGGAGGAACGAGTCAGAAAGGTCATCCTTCTTTTTGTGTTTGTTAAAGTATTCTAAATGTTCGGAAAATCTGACATCGTTTGTTATAATTCCTAAACATTTGGATATGCCAAGTTTCTTTCTATCGCCGTATGTTCCCTTGTCTTTTATGTCACAATCCTTTAATTTATTGGCAGCAGAAATAAACTCTATATGATGAACTGTCAAATTGGCCATAATAAAATACTGTACAATCATTCCTTGTATGGTTTTCATTCTGGTAGCAATTGGACTGATTTGGTTTTCTATAATGACGTAATCAATTGTTCCTTCTGCTTCGAATAGTTTATTAAATTTTGTTTTAATGTTTGCTCCAATATTGAATAAATCAACGTCGGCGGCCTTTTTGCCTACGATCGGCTGAAAATACTTTGCTTTTATGTCTTCATTAATCATCGCCACCAAGTCGACCTTTTTCGCCTTTATATCGTGTGTAATGTGGTATCCATCTGCGATTTCGTGTAGTTTTTGGATTTTTTGTTTACTAATAAAAGCGGTAGATTGTTCGGTTTTTGGAATATGAAATGACTGCTTCTTAGAGTGTTTTAAACAGTAACATTTATCTTCCTTTCTAAATTTTGCCGGTTTGTCACATTCACAACAATTAACAATATCTTCTTGTTCTGATATATCGACGCTGTCCCATTTGGTTATTTTGAAAGGCGCTTCTGGTTGCGTCTTGGAGAAAAGACAAAGAGCCAGATTTTTTATACCAACGTCAATGGATAGGATTTTCATATAATAATAATTAAATACTTAATATTATATCGTTTACAGCACAAATTACATTTTCACACCAGGCACCACATTTTGATAATTAGCTGGGTTAATTGACGGGGATATAAGTCGAGCGTTTAGCTGTTCACGAGTCAAATAAGGGTTTTTTAAATCACTGTTGCAGTAACCAAAACCGGGCTTGCTTGTGTCAAATGTGCTTTTAAATTTATATGGCACATTATCAGACGGTGTTCGGTCTGATTTTACGTGGGGGTCTAAGCCCAAATCATAGCACGCCTCCATGCTATTATAGTTCATAATCTGAAGGCCGTTGTGCTGTAAATATTGGCGATAACTCCAATTATTCTGAATGCCTTCCTGTCTCTGAATTCTCTCATTTACTACAGCTGAGGGCTGCCACGATGCAAAGTTGCGTCCGTCAGCCATAATCGGCGGGAAATTGAAATTAATATTATTAGATCCGCTATAACAAGTGCTCCAGCTCATATTTATAATTTATATCTATAATAAAATTTCACATAGTTTTTCTTTATCTAAATTATCATAATTAAATAAATAATATTTTGTCCAAAATGATTTTTTATTAGTTTTTGATATTGTTAAAGATTTAATTTTCCCATCTGAATTTCCTAAAAGTCCTTTTTCAATTAATATATTTTCTGGTATAACATAAAAATTTAAAGTATTTTTACAATTTAACCAATAAAAATCACAATCTCCAACTTCATAAGTTTGACGTATTTTTTTTCCATTAATCCTTCCTTTCATTTTACTTAAATTAAAATGATGTGAATTTATATTTTTATGTAGATGACCCCCAACTTTTTCCTGAAATTTTTTATTTCCAATTTTAAAATCATAAACTAAACCCTCCATCTCATTATTTATAAAATCTAAAAAGGTTATTTTTTCTTCTCTTTTTTTACGATATTCATACTCTGTTTGTACATTTTTACATTGAGGAACATCTAATTCGCTTATTGAAAATTTTTTTATAGAAATATTATTGTAATAGTTTTCTAAAATAGATTCAATATTATTTTCTATTTTATATTGATTATATTTTGAATTATCACTAATAGTAAGACCAGTTTTTATATGACTAATTAAATTATTTTCAAATATCCAAGACTTTTTATCTTCTAAACAAATACAAATTATAATAAAATTTTCATAATCTTTACTTAAATCAAATTTATATCCATATGAAGTATTATTTTTTACTTTTTTTTCTGTTGATTTAACTTGTATTCCAATCCATTCATCTACATCTGGTGATATATATTTTGGCTTAATAGCAATATCAGCTTTACATCCATCAAATAGTCTAATAAATTCAAATTTGTCGAAAAGATTATTTTTAAGATAATCTATACATGTTGCCTCAATCATAATTTTATGAATTTTGTTGTTCATTTAATTTATATAAAGAAATTATTTCTAAATAATTTAACGGGGAATAAATTATTGCCTAAATATTTTATATTTTATAGTTCTTTGATAAATATTTTCACCTATTTTAAATTCACAATCTTTTCCTTCAAATATATATCCTTGTTGTCTTAATATACTTCTAATTATATTTAAATATGGTCTTTTACATTGAAAATTTGGTTTAAAAGATGAAATTGTTGAAACAGCAAAATATTTTTGAATTTCTTCCTTTAATTCTATTATTTTATTTTGTTTATTAATATCTAAATCTAATTCCGATAAAAGAATACATCCATTATCATCTAAATTTAGAATAGAAATTATTTTATTACATACTTCTTCTCTTTCATTAACAAATTTTTCACTTAATTTAATACGCATAATATGTATTAAATAAAATTATTTAAATAATATTCAAAATAAAACTTATTCAGCACCAAGCAATTTAAGTAGCTCTTGTTTCTTCAACTTTGAGGCATCCTCTGCTAGTCCTTTATCAGTAACAATACTTCTTAATTTGGGCAAAGGGAGCTTTTTGTAATCAATTGAATCTGCGTGAATTTCGTCTAAATTAATATTAATTGTTTTCAAATCTGTTGCCGAAATATTGATATGGGATCCGTCTAACTGTTCGACAGATGTGGTATTTTCGGCGGCGCGCATAGATAACATTTCAAGCACATTCTTCTTGCTCGATTGCGATTCCTTGCTCGATTGTGAATTGGTGTCGGTTAAATGTTCCATATCTTCATCAATTCCCCCTAAATCTTCAAACTCGTCAATATCTTCAATATCTTCAAAATCGTCCTCCTCAGCAGACGGTGTGGTCATATTTAGAGTGAGTATTTTGATATTTGTTTGGTTGTTATCGTCATCTTCCTCTTCCTCATCATCAGAGTCCTCCTCGTCAGAATCATCAGAATCGCCAATAGAATCATCCATTGATTCGCCGTCAGATACAGGAATTAAATTATCGTCGTTATTTTGAAACAGTTGCATATTTGATTCTTCTAAAGATGGTTGAGTTTGTTGCGGAAAACGGGGCAAATTGGCTCCCCCTGCTCTATTTACCGATAAATGGTGTAATCCCATCTTTACTCCATTCATATCTTCTGCTAAAGTTGAAACTAAACTTAGCATTGACGCTATTTTGTGGTTTTGTTCTCTCGATTTGCTCTCAAAATAAACTACCACAAGAGCTACTACAAGTATTAATATTCCTAAAAACATGAAAAAGGTAGGATTAAATAAGTCCGTCATTTATTACAAAAAGAATATATAAATTAATTTGTTAACTAACGAATTGATTTATTTACAGGATATTCAACTATTCTTCCTTATTGAAGCATTGTGTTCTCAAGTATCTCCTTAGGGTAATTCATTTCTGTTAAAATATTAATGCCTCCCTTTATTTCAGATATTCCGCGCGCGATTTTGTATTTATAACGTATTTTGGAACCAATCTGCTCAGCAACCATTTTACAATTCTGAATACTTTTTGTTTTGTCTAATTTTTTACACACTTTAACAAAATGCGTTGTAAGTAAGCTGGAAACCTTCTTGTATTTTTGTAAGTAAAGCATAAATGCGGTTGCGCTCGTTTCCGCCTCCTCAGGATTTGTTCCAGAATATAATTCATCAAATGCGCAAAAATGGGTTTCCGTCTTATTCGCAGTTATCGTGTCCAGAATTTCCTTACATCTTCGCGCCTCTGCTTGGAATAAACTATCGCGGCCTGATGTGTCCGGGATGTTCAAATAACAATGAATATGCTTAAATGGTGCGAGCTTTGCCGAGTCATAAAATCCACATCCGAATTGTTGTGTGACTATAATATTAATTAGCGTCGATTTTAAAACTGTCGTTTTTCCCGAAGCATTGGGTCCGGTTAAAATAATATTCTTCTTGAATTTAATGTCGTTTTTGATTGGTTTATCGTCTTTCAAGCACGCATAATAACTGTTTACAAATTTACCCTTTTTACTGTCGTCTGTAAATGTCGCATAGCTCATTTTTCTCTCTTCAATATTAGTTTGTAACCCTTTTATACAATCAATATAACCATTGAACCCAAGTGAATACATTATTGCCGCATCATATTCAGTATCAGTGTGTAATTCATAAAAGTATTTAAATACGCGACCGATTTCTCTAAACTTATTGATGTTGTATATGCTGTATTCCGTTATCGATTTAATTTTATTTCTAATATTTCCAAGTGTGTTCATTTTTGTATTGAGTTCCGCGTTAAACCCTTCGTGTGTAGTTAAATCTTTCGAATATAACAAGTAGTTATCCATCGAGTCTAGTGTGTTGTCTAAATATATACCAATATCTCTAAAGTGTGTGTGAATTATTTTCATATTATTATTGAATCTAACACACACCATAATATTTTGGTAAATTGAAAACAAATAAAAAGCAGCGGATACAAAAATATATAGTCGTTCCTGTGCGTTTATTTCCGCGAAATTTACCGTAAATAGCTTACCGATTGCGTTTGTTTCTGCCACCACCTTTAATACATCGATATACTCATTGACTGTCAATGGTAATCCTTTCATTTTCAAAATAAAAAACGGCACTATCAGTATGATAACAGGGACTATGAGAGACATTAACGGCGACAATAAATTATAAATGCTCATTATTTGTAGGAAAAGCTCGGATGTATTTAAAAACTCCAACATTTCCCAATCAACGTAATAATACTTCTCCTTAAACCCGGCTTCTAGTTTTAACTCGCTCCATATGTCAACTATGTTTTTGTAGTTTGGCGATAAACTTATATATCTAGTTTGTGGTGCTACATATGTTTTAATAAGTTTTTGATTATCTTTCAAGAAATTAGTATCGGTTGTATAATATTTCGAAATTTGTTCGGTTATCTTGTTCGACACGTCGTTGTCATTATTAAAGCAAAACGAATAGATTGGATTACACGACGTGTCAACCGTATTTATTAATTCTAAATCTGTGATAATATTCTTTTTCAATTCTACCCGCTCATTGTTATAATAGATTGGGACCTTAAAATGTTCATTAATATTATAAACTATAGTAGAGGGTGCTTCTTTATTTTTATCGGAATCCATTATATTAAAAATTAGAAATATAATGGAGTATTTTTACGAATCAATTTGTACAAATTTTTAACGGGTGCCAGATAATAATTAACAGATACAATTAACGAGTTGTCAAGCACGCGAGGTCGGATGGCATTTCTGAGATTTGAGTTGAATAGTGCGCTTCGATCTCCTTCATTTTTGGAAGATCACGTCTAGTAATAAGATTAAGCCCAACACCCTTTCTACCCCATCTGCCGCTTCTACCGATTCTGTGAAGATATGTGTTAACACACTTGGGGATATCAAAGTTGATCACAATACTTACTTGCTGGATGTCGATGCCACGCGCAGTTACGTTGGATGAAATCAACACACGCGAACGCCCAGACTTGAAATCCACAAACGCGCTGTCTCGCTCACTCTTCTCCATACCACTATGAATGCGGCAAACAGGGAATTCATCCTCCTTCATTGCTTCATACAAATCTTGGACTCGCTTGACACTGTTGCTATAAATAATACATTGAGAAACAGATAAGAAGGAAAAAAGATCCTTTAATGTCAAATATTTCTGTCTATCGTCCTCGACGGCAATGTAATATTGTGCGATACCCTCGAGCGTAAGCATTTCGCGCTTGACGCTAATTTTAATTGGGTTACGCATAATGCTACCAATGATACTATTCATACCTTCAGGCAATGTTGCGCTAACCAAAACGACCTGTATATCCGCATTCAAATATTGGAAAATATTGTACACTTGTTCCTTGAATCCGGATGACAACATTTCGTCGGCCTCATCAAGAATGATGAGCTTAATCTTTTTACTTGATAATCTATCTCGTCGCAACATATCATAGACGCGACCAGGGCAGCCACAAATCACGTGAGGCGTATTTTTATTTGAAAAACTACTTGTTTCTTCGACAGCTGAACCGCCATACGCGGCTTGAACTTTTAACCCGTTTATCATACTACCAATGCCCTCAAAAACCTTTGCTGTTTGACGGGTTAATTCCTTGGTAGGAGACAAAACTAATACTTGAGTGGAATTGTTCGTTACATCCACGTTTGATAGCGCACCAATTGTAAATGTTGCCGTTTTACCGGTTCCAGATTGTGCTTGCGCGATAACATCTCGCTTAAGAGTAATAGGCTTGATGGCCTTTTGCTGAATGGGGCTTGGATTTTCAAATCCATATGCGTAAATCCCTCTCAGCAAATCTGGTGCCAAGTCTAGCTCATCCCAAGTTTTTATATCAAACGAAGACTCATTTTCTCCGTTTTCCCCCAGTGCTTCGATAACTTCTGAATTCGTAGTTGTCATATACTATAATATTAGAAAATCTGTTTAAGCATATTTATTATCATAATTACAATTAATAAAAAATTGATATAAATATTACCTAGCAAGTATATAATATCTGTATGATGGCAACCGCAACAATGAGATATACTCTAGAAACTATCAATTCAATCCTTTTCAACGGATTTGATTATAAACTACCCGATGCTACGCTTGAGACTATCTCAAATATCGCATTACAAGTGGGAGCACCAGATTATGTTAGAACGCCGGTATTTCAGAAGAGAGAAAATCCGATGAAGGTTGAGCCGACGGCAAAGGATGGTGGCTTTAAGCGGGGAAGACGCAACAAGGCGCACGAGATTATTAGTGATGATGACTGGAGTAGTGTAAAAACATTCCAACCTACAAAGCTCGAGGAGAAGGTTGGTTTGGCCGCACAAATTGATAGCATTAGAATATTCTTGAATAAAATGTCGGATAAGAATTATATTGATATGCGTAATAAAATTATTGAAATCATTGACAAGTTGGTACTTGAAAATATTACGCAAGAAGATATGGGATTGCTTAGTGCCGCATTATTTGAAATCGCGTCTAACAACCGATTTTATTCCAAGATGTATGCCGAACTATATTCTGATTTGACTTCAAAATATGAAATGATGTTGAGCACATTTGAGAAGAATTTTGACCATTTTATCGAACTATTTAATGTGATTGAATATGTAGACCCCAAGGTTAATTATGATAAATTTTGTGAAATTAATAAGATCAACGAAAAGAGGAAATCGCTTGCGACATTTTATTTGAATTTGATGATGACCGGTGTTATTCCTAAGGCTCAAATTATTCAAATCACTAGAAATTTGCTTGATCAAATGTATAAATTTATATCCGTCGACGATAAGAAGAACGAGGTTGATGAACTGACTGAGACTGTTGCGATTCTATATAGGAAGGACCTGTATGGAAATAATGATTACGAATTAATTAGTGGTATGACAATCGTTCAAGTTGTCGAACACATCGCAAATAGTAAGGTAAAGGATTATAAAAGTCTTACAAACAAGTCGCTATTTAAGTTTATGGATCTAGTTGAAATGTAAATTGCTGTAAATATATTTGTTAATAAAAACATTAAAAACGATTAATTGTAAAAACATTATAAGTAAATATTAAAATATTTTACACCTTTTTACATTTCAAACGCCATTTTTATATAGTCTTAAACTATATAAAAAATCATTTATAATTCTTGTTTTATTTTTGGAACATATTTTTTTATAAAATTGAATTATACAAAAATATATGAATTTAAAAAGATTTTTTATATTCATAAATATATACTTATGAACAAAAATTTTACAATTTGTTTAAATATGATAGTTAAAAACGAGTCTCATATTATTGAAAAAACATTAAATAATTTATGTTCAAAAATTATTTTTGATTATTGGGTAATATGTGATACAGGTTCAACAGATAATACAAAAGAAATCATTCAAGATTTTTTTAACGAAAAGAAAATACAAGGCGAACTGCATACGGACGAATGGGTTGATTTTGGTCACAATCGAACACTTGCCTTAGAAAAAGCGTTTAATAAAACAGATTATTTATTGGTATTCGATGCGGATGATGAAATGATAGGTGATATTATTTTCCCAAAAAATATGTTTGAATACGATTCATATATGTTATGTTTGAGGTCAAACTCAATCATTTATGAAAGAACAATATTAATTAATAATAGAAAAAAATGGAGATTTAATGGCGTATTACACGAGTATATTGAATGTTTAGAAAAATGCAATTCTACAAGTTTAAATGGCGATTACTATATAATTTCTGGTAAAACTGGTAATAGAAGTAAAGATCCAGAAAAATATATAAAAGACGCATTAATTCTTGAAAAAGCTTATAAAACATCATTAGATAACAATGATGATAACTATATGCGTTATTCTTTTTATTGCGCAAATAGTTATAAAGATGCGAATGATATAAATAATGCGGTAAAATGGTATAAAAATACATTAAAACTAAATAATTGGTATCAAGAAAAATATATATCTTGTATGAGATTATATGACTTGTACGATAAACAAAACAAAATGGAAGAAGGAATATATTATTTAATAGAATCTTATAAATATGATAATACACGTGTAGAAGGAATATATAATTTAATAAAATATTATTGTATACAAAAACAAGATATAGTTTCATATAAATTTTATGAATTAATTCAAAATTATTATGAAAACGATTACATAAATGATAATTTTTCTAAAAAATTATTTGTAAATGAACGTGATTACTCTTTTTTTTTACCATATTACATGATTATTGTTTGTGAAAGATTAAAAAAATACGATATAGGGTTAAAAATGTTTGATATTATTTTTACAAAAAAAAATGTAGATGTTGGAGAATGGTGGATAAAAAATTTGGTATTCAATTTACAATTTTTCATAGAAAAAAATAAAGATATTTCATTTGCGTTTAAATGGAGAGAATATTTATCATTAATAAATCAAAAAAGTTATGATATTGATAAAAATTTGGTAAATAATTATGAAATTTATAACGTATCAAATTTTATTGAAATATATTCAAAAGATAAAAATGATGATAAAAATGATGATACAAAAAATATAGTCATTGCGATACTCGCAAAAGATAAAGAAAATGCGTTGCCTTTTTATTTAAAGTGTATTTATAATCAAAGTTATAATAAAAAAAATATACATTTATATATTCGTACAAATGACAATACAGATAATACAAACTTCATATTAACAGAATTTATAGAAAAATATGGTAATGAATATGCTTCAGTATATTTTAATGATACTAGTATATCAGAAAAATTAAAACAATATTCAAATCATGAGTGGAACGCTTATAGATTTAATATACTTGGTAAAATTAGACAAGATTCAATAGATTATGCGGATAAATTAAATGCCCATTATTTTGTTGCTGATTGTGATAATTTTATTATACCTACAACAATTGAAGAATTATTTAAAAATAAAGATGTTGGGGTAATATCGCCTATGTTAAGAACAGGATTGAACAATAAGTTTTATTCTGATAATAAGTTTTATTCTAATTATCATTATGACGTAACCGAAAATGGTTATTATAAAAAAAATGACAAATATTTCAAAATTTTAAATAATGAAATTACTGGTTTAATTCGGGTGTGTTGCGTTCATTGTGTATATTTAATACCATATAAATTTTTATCTTTTGTAAAATATATTGATAATAGCAACCGATACGAATATGTTATATTTAGCGATATGTTAAGAAAACAAAATATTCCACAGTATATTGATAATACAAATAAATATGGTTATTTAACATTTGTTGAAAACAAAGAGGATTTTGAGGCAGAACATGATTGTAATAAAACGTTATATGCATTTTAATTATTTATTCTCTTAGTAAAGAATATTTAGAAATGAAAAACATATTATTAGATTATCATAAAAATTTTATTTTATAGAATCAGATGAAAATGCTATAAATGATGTAGAATTAAATATTATTATTACCGTAAAAAATGAAACGCTCCTTAATTTAACATTTATAATCGGCATTTGAAATGTTAAAAGATGTAAAATTGAAATTTGTCCTAATTTTTATAATACTTAAAATACCATTTAAAAAAATAGAATAATTATATTATATGACTACCGATAATATTAACGTTGTATTTTCTCTTGAAGATGATTCGAACGCAGCTCTGGATCAATGTGGCGACGAAGCCCTGAATGAATGGTTGAGTAAACACGTTGATAATATAGATATGTATCACGACATTATGGTTTCGCACACGATTAACTATACTGAAAACTATACTATCAAGGATTTATTATTAATTTGTGATTATTATGGTTGCTCAAAAGGGCTGAAATCTAAAAGACGTACTAAGGAGGACATTGTTAATTTTTTAGTAGCGTTTGAAACGAATCCATCAAATAATGATATTGTTTGTAAGAGGAAGAACGTCTGGTTTTATATTGGCGAGTTAAAGAATGATAAGTTTATGAAGAAGTATGTGTTGTGGTAGAATTGAGTTTTTATTGTTTTTCGTCGGTTTTATTATATGTTTCGCAATAAATATATAATAAATATAAAATATTATGGTAAAATATAAATGGTATTATCAAAAATAAATAGTAGCGTAAGTTATCACGAACTAAAAAGCGTTGATTCCGATGATTTAAAAACAGAAGCCAGTTTGTATCAATTAGAAATTAAAGGCGTCGATCTAATTATTGCGGTTGGTGGTGCGAAAAATACATTTGAAAATAAGAATATAGTTTATTTCCCCATTTATTTAGTTAAACACAATAATAAGGTTGTACAAATCGGTTTGTATGAAATAGAGGCCTCGAATTATTTATCATACATTGATGATAAGAATAACCTTGATGTTGAAAAGATGGATTATCCTCTTGTATATTCTTTCGCAACTAAGGAATTCTTACATAAACTTAGATTACAACCGGACGTTCCGCTTAGAAGGGTCGCAGATAAAGAGGCTGATAAAGAGGCTGATAAAGAGGACGAAAAAGATGATAAATCTGATAGCGACGAAGAAGCGGATGAGAATGTAGAATATAACGAACATTATGAGATCCCCAAGGAGAGAGAAGATATATTTGTTATGACGAAAGGAATCCCGCTACCACCATTGCTAAAAGAGGAGACCAAACAGGCTGCTAAAACTATTAGAGAGAAATATCACAGAGCTCCTGATGATAGCTGGATAGAACAGTTTATGGAAAATAATAACTACACTCTTACTGACAACGAAGGCGGAGGTGACTGTTTATTCGCAACTGTTCGCGACGCATTTTCAAGCATTGTACAGCAAACATCCGTGAATAAACTCAGGAAAAAGTTGGCATCTGATGCCACTCAAGAGGTTTTTTTGAACTATAAAGAACACTTTGATATGTACACCGCTGAATTAATCAAACAGACAAATACCATAAAAGAATTAGAAGGGTTATATGTTTCGCTTAAAAAGCGCTTTGCGGAGATTATTGATCGAAATGAACAGAAGATAATTTCCGTTGAGGCGAAGAATGTAAAAACGGAACACGACAGACTTGTTAAAGAGAAAAAAGTTACAGCTGAAATGCTGAAGGAATTTAAAATTATGAAGGGTGTTGATTCACTTGACGCATTCAAGAGTAAAATCACCAAGTGTGAATTCTGGGCTGACACGTGGGCCATCTCCACATTAGAGAGAATATTGAATATAAAATTTATTATCATGTCTAGTGAGCTTTATAGGGGCGGAGACCTTAAAAATGTTCTACAATGCGGGCAATTAAACGATAGTATATTAGAAAGTCGCGGTAGATTTACGCCGGAGTTTTATATCATTATCGATCACACTGGAACGCATTATAAGCTTATTGGGTATAAGAAGAAACTTATATTCAAATTTTCCGAAATTCCATATGACATAAAGAAGCTAATTGCGGAACGGTGTGTTGAAAAGAACGCGGGCCCTTTTTCGATTATTCCTGATTTTCAGAAATTTAAAACGGATAATGTTAAAACGCCTACAAAAGAGCCGGAGTATGAAGACATTAGTGAAGGCAAACTGAGAGGGTTGTATAACGATGATGTTGTATTCCAATTTTACTCTAAATCAGTAGATAAACCTCTTCCTGGAAAGGGAAGTGGAGAGAAAATACCAAATGAAAGGATGAAGGAGTACACGGAGTTAGCTACTATTCCACAATGGCGTAAAAAATTGTCGAATTTTTGGGTAGAACCATTTACCCTAGATAACCATAAGTGGGCAACAGTTGAACATTATTACGAGGGATCCAAATTTAAGACAGGTCATCCTGATTTTTATTTGAGTTTCTCTCTTGATTCAGGAACAGACATGTCAAAGGATCCGCTAATGGCAAAGGGAGCTGGAAGCAAAACAGGCAAGTACAAGGGAGAACTTTTGCGGCCTGTTGAAGTATCCGTTGACGGTGATTTTCGGGGACAGAAAAGCAAAAAGGCGATCTATGACGCACAACACGCAAAGTTTACACAGAATGAAGAATTGAAGGCCCTTTTGTTGGCGACAAATGACGCAAAGTTAGTGCATTTTGTAAAAGGAGTAGAGCCAGACGTGTTTGACGAGCTCATGTTAGTTCGCGATAAAATTCGACGCGAGAAAATAGTGTAATTATGCGCTTTATAATAAAATAATGTTTTTCAATATTTTATCATAATAATTTACCTACAGAACGGTAGGCAGCATCCTTTAATGCTAAGCACGGATTGAAAGCTCAATAAGCTAACACACGAATCAATCAAACAGTCGATTTGATTTATAAAGATGTCTCTCATTGGTTCCGCAACGGGGATTTGTTCATCCAATATCAAAAAATGTGATATAAATTTAAGAACCTCCGCACAAATTGTCGCCTTTGCTTGGGTATCAAAATTGAACTCCTTTATGCTATTTACAATTTCATACAAATTCTGAATGATAGAAATGAAATGAGGAATATCATTCGAATCAATTTTACCATCACTGATTACCTCCATTAGAGAATGTTTAATATTATCTAACGCTCCCGGTGATGAAGAAACAATAGACAATAACATATTAGACGCATTTTTGCTGAGAATAACCTTCATGTATTTCTTTGAATTAACAGCTTCTGCGATCAAATCGGCAAGAGTTTTTGCGGCCGTTTTAGAAAGCGAGTCTGCCATATCAGTTACGGTTTTTACAGCATCTTGTGCGACTGCTGTTGCTTGTTCTACGGCTGCTGTTGCTTGTTCTAAGACTTGTTCCGTTACAGCCGTGATTTGTTCTGTTGCTGCCGCGACTTGCTCCGTTACTACCGCTACTTGTTCGGTAACTAATGAAACCGCCGAATCCTTGGCGATTGCGACTTGCATCGTAATAGCACCAACTTCATCTGTTAACATATCAGTTACTTCGGTTTGCGTATTAGAAATATTTTCAGCGGCGAGCGCAAGTGCTTCTGTCACCGTCTCAACTAGAGGCACAACAACGTTTTCAACGCCACCTTCGGATGTAACAACGGGTGCTTGCGGTTCAACGACCTTCTTCTTTCTTTGTTGAGGGGGCATTTTACAATATGTAAATATTTTGTTTTTAAGTATTTACCGTATTTAACATTTACACCCAGAAGATATTATTTCGCCCCTAAACAATTACTACCATTGCTGTCTACTTTCGAGGTAGAATTATTTGCGCAACACCCATATCGCGTGCCAGCACATCCGCCAATTTGTTTTGGAGGCGCCGTTTCTGGGTGTAAAGGATATCCGGGTCCGGGTCTATACCCCGGGCAATTAGTTCCATAAAAATTCACTCTGGAGTTTACACCATCAGGACAGCAACCAAACGTGGTTTGTGAACAATTTCCTTGTTGATCGTTATGATTTACAACAACAGTTATATTATTCAAAAGAATCAATATGAAAAGAATAATTGCTAAAATGATAATTGTCGAGCTATCCATATATATCTATTTACAAAATTATTAAGATTACAAAATTATTAAGAAAAATATAATAAAAATTAATAACGGAATATAATAAGAATGAAGGTATCTAATCAAACTAAACAAATGATGTCGTTTTTTACAAAAAACAACCATATAAACATAATCAAACAAACCAAACGAACCGATGGCATACTTACTGAATTATATGGCGATATTTGTGAGGCCCGCAAGTATTTAGAAAGTGTCAAGAAACGAGATGGTTATTATAATATTACAACCAGAAAAATTGAAACTGCTAGTCAAATTCCAATGCCTAAATATTTCAATTCAAATAGTTTCCCAGAGACGGTTCGCAAGCATATTGAACAGTTTGCGGCTACAGAGATAACCTATACATTTTCTCTCTTTAACCGTAAAATAACTCTTATTTTTGTAGTAGAAGATGAAGAACATCACATTAAGATCGAGACGTTTAGTAAATATGTTGATGCGATTGTAATGTGGCTCTACATATTAAATCAATATGCTTCCAAACAATGTGCCGAGTCACTGGTAAGCTATTTTTATTTTACTTCTCTCACCAAGAAACTCCCTAGTTCAAATATTTCTATACTCGATGAAATACATGTGAACACCGCATTCACGCGCACGTGTCCAAGAGAGTCAGAAATAATTGTATTCAGAAAAGAAGAGTGGTTCAAGGTATTTATCCACGAAACCTTTCATAACTTCGCATTGGATTTTTCGGATATGAATAATGACACAGTTCACAAGTGTATATTAAACATATTCAAGGTCAAATCAGATGTGAATTTATACGAATCGTATACCGAGTTTTGGGCGGAAATAATGAACGCTCTGTTTTGTAGCTATTTTTCAATAAAAGATAAGGCGAATGTTACTGATTTTCTCTCTACTGCTGAGTTCTTTATTAATTTTGAAAGAACATATAGCTTTTTCCAGTTAGTAAAAACTCTGGACTTTATGGGACTTTCATACAATGATCTATATTCGGATACACAGTATAGTTCGATACTTAGAGAGAATTTATACAAGGAAAAGACAAATGTCCTATCATATTACGTCATTAAAAATGTACTTATAAATAGCTATCAGGATTTTTTGTTTTGGTGCCAAAAAAATAATTACTCCATCTTACAGTTTAATAAAACAATAAGAAATCAGACGGCATTCTGTAATTTTATTGAAAGTAAATATAAAACACATTCTATGTTAAATGGTGTTGCCGAAACTCAACTATTTTTAAATAAAATCTCAGCCAAACAGCATAGTCCAAATATAAAATACATGATGAACAATTTGCGAATGAGTATTTGTGAATTAGGCTAATTCAGATGCGTAGGTTATTTTATTATGTGTCGTACAATATTTGGTCTCACATACGATCTGTCTGCCGCATTTTTTACCAGATTTGTTTAACACACAGCAAATATATTTATAGCTGCCATTTCCAATTTGTTTTTTATTTAATTTCCACATCCTACTTGCTTCATCGAAGTCAATATCTACTTCGTAAACAGCCACCGTGGTAGGAACCCAAGCGCTTCTAGTTTGATCTTTAGTTTGACTTCTAGTCTGCATCATACGTGATTTTGATCTATGGACTATGAACCCGCACGGTTTCATTTTTTTTTAAAATAAAATTGACATTGTTTTATTTGATATAATAAAACAATACAACTACGAATACAAAGATGGGAATCCGGCATTTAAATAAGTTCTTTCGGGAACACGCACCAAGTGCGATTAAATATATTAACTTGTGTGAATTGTCAGGCAAGAAGATTGCGGTAGATATCAGCATTTATATGTATAAGTATGCCTCTGACGAGGTTCTTATTGAAAATATATACTTAATGTTGTCTGTGTTCAAATATTATAACATAACACCTATATTTATATTCGACGGCAAACCTCCCGCTGAAAAAAAGGAACTATTACAGAAGCGAAGGCAGGACAAGAAGAGCGCGGAAGAACAGTATAATAGTCTGCGGGCTTTGCTGGAAAATAATATAAATATGGATGATGCTGAAAAGCAGGAAATAATATCTAATATGGACATGCTAAAAAGAACGTTTGTTCATATTAGTAAAACTGACATCGAGGCGGTGAAACAGCTAATTCGCGCGTATGGAGCAACGTATTATGATGCTCCCGGCGAGGCAGATGAGTTATGCGCATTGTTATCAATTAAAGGTAGGGTTTGGGCGTGTTTAAGCGAAGATATGGACATGTTTGTTTATGGATGTCCCCGCGTAATAAGATATCTAAGCCTGTTAAAACACAGTGCGGTTTTATATGATATGAACGGAATTCTGGGTAATTTAGATATTACTCAGCAAAACTTGAGGGAAATTTGTATATTATCAGGCACCGATTATAATGCCGAAGTTTGTGCTGAGAACGAAATGCACAGTCTTTACGATAATATGAAATATTTAAAAAATTATAGGAAGGATAAGGATAACTCTTCAATGGAATTCTGTAATTGGCTTGGAGAGAAGACAAATTATAAGGTCGATATGGATACATTGTTAAAAATAAATGATATGTTTGATTTAAGTAACACTCATTTTAATATTAAGAAATTTGAAAAAATTAAAATTACCAATTGTGCAGTTCAAAGAAAAGAGTTGAACGAGATTTTAAGACGAGATGGATTTATATTTCCTGTGACATAACTCAGGAAATATAGTAGAACTTTTATTAATAAATTTGTAAAAATATAAGAATATTAACTGATTACATGTTTTCTTATTATTTTTTTTCGAGGACATTTTGCGTCAAGTTCGTCGCACACGGCGGGTGATTCGCACATTTTACGTCGCGCTTCTTCATCGGCTTTTTCATCGGCTTTTTCATCGGCTTCATCCATAAATAAATAGAGTTTCCCTTCTATACATATATCGTCCCACATTAAAGTATCTATAACGGCTTCATTATTATTGTCGACACGGCCAATCCAAACTCCAGCCAATCCGCCTTCCTCACTCCATTCGTTTTTAACCCAGCAATTCGGATATTTGAGTATTAAACTTTCAAGCCATTCAAAATCCGGGTTCCACGCACTCCACATATCAAATATGATGCCGCGACGTCCCCTCTTTTTCATTTCTACTGTTTCGTTATAAATATATTCATCATTCTTTTTGTGTTGTATTTCATTCATAACAAGACTGTTAAGCTCATCAGGGTCCGTTGGGTTTTCGCAGACAATCGTTATGTGATTCCAACAATCATTTGGCATTTTATAAATTTATTAATATTAAGTTTTTAAATCTTTTGTAATAAAATGACTAATTTTATTTCATTAAAAATAAGTGTTTTGTTTTAGTAATAAAAAAATAATTTTCTCTAGATTATCATTTTTACAAAATTAAATTTTAATTGAAGGATAAATAGGGTCTATTTCGGTTTTAACCCTATTTATATCTGTTTCGGGTCTTATTATTACAACAAATCGCAATGTTTCTTTATTTGTAATGTCTACATAACAAGGATAATAAGTTCTCCATGTTTTTTCTCCATTGTTTGTTCCATACGCGGTTGGAACCTTCAATATAGAACTTGTTAGGGAGACCACTTCTTTTTTACGATTTAGTGAAGTTTCCTTAAACCCTTCGGAATTGTTTTTTGTTGCTCTATAATCATAACCAAGCCGTTTACATATTTCCCTTACTGTTATTTCATTATCATATACACGATACTTATTTTCATCTACTTTTACTTCAGCTTGATTTTCAGTTTCTAAATTATTAATTCCACTAACATTTTTGGGATTTACTTTTGTTGCCTTAGAAGTTACACTACCTTTGCCATTTGAATTCACACGAGACGACTTATACTTTGAAGTACTAAAATCACAATCATTATTAAACCACTCTACATATTGTTCGATTGCTCCTTTATCACAATAATGTAAAGGTCGCAAATTAACGTCTACTTGGTCACCTGAATATTCATAATTATCACAATCTCTAGCAGCGAGCGATTGCGCGGTAACTGAAACATCGCGTTTTTTGGGGATTTGTTCATAAGTTGCTCCGATGTGCTGCCTAGAAATTCTTTTTGATGCCCTCCAAAATCCTTTAACCATTATAAGTGTATGTTTTTGAGGAGGCTTTTTCATTAAATTGTCTATGTCATCAATTCTTTCGTCTGAATTATGATCTAAGGAATCCCAGTCTAATTCATCGCATACGGTTTCTAAAATACTTTTTTTAACTGGATCTAATAATCTAAATATAAAATATTTTTTTGTAGTATTTTTATATCTTTCATCCAAAAACTCTAATAATTCAAAATAATCATCTACCTCATCCAAATTAGGAGCATCTAAAATGCGGGTTTCTTCTAACATTATTTCAAACCCTTTATATGACGGACCTGGTTGAATTTTTATAATAGCACATTTTGTTCCCCATTTTTTATAATCGTTTAATACAGCATCAGGAGTTGCAGATATATCAAGCATTTTTATATTTCTCATTTCTAAAACATTTACATCTAAAATACCAGCGTCCTTCAATGTTTTTGCTATTGTCATTTTAATTCCTGATGCTATATGACATTCATCTGGTATAATCAACGCATCTTTTATAGTTCGTAATTTATCTATTTGTTTAATTAGATTTTGTCTATGATATATATTATCTTTAAATGCTGGCAATACACTATTTTTAAACTGTTGTTCCCAATCATTATCTGACATGCCGGTGCAATTAATAATGTTTTCAGAATATATTATTTCTTCGTCATTCGGATTAGTTGCCATGTGAATCATAACTGCTTGAGCTGTTCCAGTTTTACCTGTTCCAGGTTGAGCTATTAAACAAACGGCAACCGCGCCATTTTTAAAAGCGTCTATACATTTATTAGCGGCCTCTTGTTGGTTTGGATAGATAAGTTGTTTCCCATCTACTTCTAAATATTCCTGTTTGTCGTGTATACTTTTTAAAATATTCTCTCTTTGTTGCCTTTTTTTTATTGCTTCTAATTTTTTTTCCCTTTCATTTTTAGTTGTTTTTATAATTTTTTTATCTCGTCTTACTATAACCTTTCTGGGTTTATTTACAGGCATGATATATTCTTCTGAATCTGACATTCCACTAGTTATTATAGTTGTGTTATACACTTAGTTTATCAATTCAATTTTTTTTATAAAGAAGTCGGGGTTAATTATTTGCCGTCTAAATAAATACAGGTTCGTCAATATTAACAAACGTTCCAGACGAAAATTGCGGGGTCTGTTCAAACGACGATGTTTTCAATTTGTCTCTCATTGTTTTAATAAGTTCTCTCCAATTACAGTTTGACTTCTTCTCTTTTAAAGATTCTAATAGAGACCACGTTAGCGCTCCAGATGCCTTGTTATTGATAATAGCATCCGCGCTTGTTTGATTATCTGTGCTTCCGCTAATCATAAACACGCTACCGAGCGTATCTAGTTGTTTGTCGTTTTCGGTGTATTTTTCATAATCAAGACTGTCTAAATATTGATACTTCAAATCTAAAACTGAACCACTGAAACAGCTGTCAAACATTGCGAACAATGTAACCTTGGGCTTTAAAAAGGTCTGTATCAATGATTTCAATTCGTCATCAAGAATTCCATGTAAATCACATGACACAATTAGTTCATCATAGCCGTCTTTTTCATCTCCATTTCTGTCTAATACGTAGGATCCGTGTCCACTATATAAGAAAAACAATAAATCTCCCTGTTTTGAATTAACTAGAAGATTTTTGAATTCCAATAATATATTAGCCCGTGTCGCCTTTTTAGAAGTTAAATCAGTAAGAACATTGATGTCTTTGAATCCATTTGCTGTTATTCTCTCTTTAACTGATTCTACATCATTGATACAGCCATACAATTCATCTGTTGTCCCTGTATAATTAATCCCTATTAGTAGAGCCTTTTTATTGCCATTAATAATAATCGGCAGCGGGACATATTTTTCAATAGCTATTTTATTTTGATTAAATATAGCTGATAGTGTGTTAACGTCTTTATAATATTGATTGACAGCATTATTTATAAGTTGTTGTTTATTTATAGAAGTAATTCGCGCTCTCTGAATACTAGTAACAACGTTTACCAAATTGGAATATAAACGCGCGCAATCCGCATTATATTTTTGTCGCAAATATGCGAGCCGGTTTTGTCGAAAAATTGTTAGTTCGGTGGGAATAATATCTTTCATTTGTTTCAAATCAGAATCCGTATCTAATGGAACAACATAATCGGTTTTCCAGCTATAAGTGTATACAATGCCATCTGTAGTTTGGTTGGTCGAATGTGTAGAATAAGATATAGCATACTTGTTAATTGTCCCGGTTATATTGAGACTGCCAAAGTTATTATCGGTAAATAATGAGTTTTGAACTCTATTATTATTTATATCGCCTGTTCGTGGAGAAGAACCAATTGCTGAGCATCTGATTTCTCTAATAATTAAATTACCACTTGTACATTTGTATTCCGAAACATCTGAAAAATGACTGTCTCCACATAAAAAACATACGTTTCTTAGCCCCAACGATATAATGCCGTCTAGGATTTGTTGTCTTTCACTTGGACAATATAAAAATGTAGAGAGTCCTTGTTGTCCAAACATGGATTTACCAATTAATATAAAACAAAGAGCATCTTTACCGTATGATGTTAAAACGTTAGAGAGAGATTGTAACAAGAATTGAAGCTGAGATTCTCCTAAGATAGATAAAAATAGGTTATTATCAATCCCGGTGGGGTTTGATTTTCTACAGCTAACATCATCTAATGTAATAAATGTAATATCCTTAGTAATTCTAACGTCTGCTCTATATTCACGAGAGACTTCTGAAATTGTGGGAAAATTAGCATTTAACGAATTTCTTAGGATATTAATTAGAGGGGCGTCGCGCGACCCATCATTGCGCGATAATTCGTGGTCATCATTACAAACAAGCCAAGAATGATTTGAGAATATTCCGGTCAAACGTTCATACTCTCTTAATTGTGAATACCCCGCTTGAATTGCCATACCCGAAGTTATATTTAATGGCTCTAGATAAACAATGTCTCCGGTAGAAATAATATAATCTGCCGATATATCCTTAGCAATCTGGGTTAGTTTATTATACAATTCAGGTAGTTTTGGCGCAGGATATCTATAACCAGGAAGTGTCGCACAACTTATTAGCATACAATTTAAATTAATAGAATTCTTAAGGTTTCTTTGCGAATAACTGTAGTCGTTAAAGTTTTGTATTTTATGGTGCTTATAAAATATTATTTTTGTATCTGTTTTAATTACAATGTATACATCTATGGGTCTATTTTGTTGAATCATTTTTTGAAACGGACCAAAAGTAATATTAGCATAATTATTATATTGTACAGTTTGCGCTCCCATGTCTGTTTTATAAGCAACGCAATCGTCTATAAAATAAAAATATGGGCGAATTGTACATTGTTTAGAAAACCAAAAATTAAATGAAACGCTAAATACATCATCTAAAAATTTTGTAGGTTCGTATGATATAAATTCCTTGTCAAAATAAGTGGCATAAAAATCGTTCTTATGTAATCTTTGTAATATTTTTTCGTTCATATGTACACTATTGCCTCGCACATTTTCTTTAAAACCGTTCATTGACTTTGATGTGGATTCTCCCACTTGAGTATTTTCTTCGCCAGACATAAAATCGCAGTTAAACGCGGTGTCGTCTGAATCATTGTTCAAACAATCCTCTATCATCCTTTATATTATAATATATTATATAATGTTATTTGTTAAACATTATATTAGTTGAGCATTTAGGTAAGTATTTGAATTATATATCCTACAAATTATGTAGTCCTTTGCGGACCATATAATTTTTATTTTGTTTTGGTTATTTTATTTTGTTTTGGTTATTTTGTTTTTATTTTATTTTATTTTAATTGGATTGATTGCTTGATTTAAGCAGTGGTGGTCTCAGCCTTGACTGCCTTGGCAAAGTGAGGAGACATATACTTCTGGAGGTTGAAGTAGGTGAGCTCGTCAGTCTTGTTCAACTTGAGAAGAGTCGCAAGCTTGGAGTCAGGGTTGATCTTGCGACCATTGTCCTTGTCCTGGAGCTTGTGAGCGCGGATGTAGGTGTTGATCTCACGGGTAACATCAGTGCGTGCCATCTCGGATCCCTTGTCCTTGCCAAGGAAAGAAGCAAGCTCGTCAGAAATCTTGGTGGGCTTGACAAAGCCAGAGGGGGCACGGTTACCGGCCTTGCGCTTGCGCTTGGAGGACTGCTTCTGGGCAGTCTTGACCTCACGAGTCCACTTCTTCTCAAGGACCTTGTACTCAGCCTTCAAGGAGGAGATGAGCACACCCAACTGCTGGAGCTTGGCAAGGAACTCGACAGATTGGTCGGCAAGGGGGGTCTCAGTAACAGCGTCAGTCGCAGCCGCAACGGTCTCGGCAGCATCAACAACGGGCGCAACAACAACAGGGGCGGGGGTGGCAGCAACAGTAGACTTCTTGGTCTTCTTCTCTGCGGGAGCGGCGGCGGCAACAACGGGGGCAGCAGTGGTGGTGACCTTCTCGGTCTCAGTCTTAGATGTAGTCTTCTTGGGCATCTTATTATACTATATACTAGTATTTACTTTTTAAGTGATTTAACGCAAATAATATATATTGTTACGATAATATGGTAATAGGACGCGCCCTACACACAATTAAAAATAACTGACCGATTGAAAAAGCCAAGGAAGCGATGTAGCAGCCGATTCATTAACTAGAGTTAATGCGCCAAGAACATAATAAGCTCCTAAAGATTTACTGTCGCGATCTACGCCGCTATTAACCAAACATTCCAATATTTCTAATATGACATTTTTAATATTCAAGAGGTTACTTTCGGTGTGAATATAATGCATATTCATATTCCTAAATGGATTACCATGCGGAGGACAAATATTGCGCTTCGTTTCGTGTGTTAATTGAGCCCGATAATCCCATATATCAATTAAATCCCTAACAAATTTAATTAACATTGTTCTGTTCAAAGAGAGAAACCATTTTGGATCAGAATAATTCCCTAAAGCATCTATGTTTTGAAATAATCCAAGGGCTCTCATTTCGGTTGCCTTTTCAACGGAAACCTTGGGCGCGTCGTCTTCATAATCTAGATTTATGTGTATACCTAGCATTTTACCTAGACGGAGCACAGATCTAATTGTTTTTACAAATGACTCAGGGATAACATTTCTGTTGTATGGATTTCTAATAGACTCACTATCTTTAGAGGTTAGAAACAGTTGATGGAGAGAAGCTATATCAAAACCATAAATAAATCCATCTACATCCTTGTAGCTCAAGAATTGATGGTAATTTATTTCGCTGATGGAGTCCATCGTAACAAAATCGTCTACATTTGTACATAAACTGCGATTAAATGCTGCGGGACCGTGTAGCCTTTTATATTTTCGCGCAATTGTTCCTCGAAATACCCTTTGTACCTTAATTATAAATGAGGAAAAATATAAAAAGTTATATACACGTGCAGACAACTCATTCTTATTTCCACTAATTTTTAATTTATAAGTCTTGGCAATCGATTTTAACTGCGTCACATTATAATTATATCTATTTAAAATCTCATAATTTTCTACAGTCGGAATAATTACATTTTCATCGTCGACCTTGACCGCTTTTTTATTGGTCTGTCTCGCGTTTTCACATGTGGCAGAAATGCTATTCATATATTCACTTATTAAGCTATCATTACTCTTATTCTTTTTAATAATCGCGCTCATATATTAGTTATATATATTTTCTTTTTGAGTAGTTTTATTTATATTAATTAAATGATAATGCTAATGAAATACTATTGACACTGACAGCATCACGAGACCATAATTACATTTATATTTTAAAAAAAAATTGATTTAAAGGTAACGCAGTAATGTAATGTATACTAATACAATGGCAAGCGCAATCATCGACGGAACTAATATTGACACGAGTGTATTCTCATACTCTGCTCCTAAGGCTAACCCCTCTGGAGGAAAGGTTGTGAATCTATATAATAAAAATTTCAGAGAAACTCTTACAATTTCGACCCCTCTCATCTTGACTTGGGGCGCACAGGAGGGTATGGACCAATTAAAGAACCCCACGGGAAAGTATACTATGTCGCTTCAATTCCCCAACAAGGATTATCCTAATGCGGACTGTGAGGCATTCTTGAAGTCTATGCGCGCTCTTGAGTCAAAGATCAAGGCAGATGCTCTTACTTATTCGAAGGAGTGGTTTGGCAAGACGATCACAAGCTCTGATGTAATGGATGAGAAGTTTAATGTGATGCTCAGACATCCCAAGAAGGAAAAGGGAAGCATTGAGCCTGATTATGATAAGCCACCAACGCTTAGCGTCAAGGTCCCTTGCTGGAAGGGCGTTTGGCAGCCTGAGATTTATGACGAGGAGGGTGCTCCTTTGTTTGTAAAGGGCAAGACTGCTCCGCATTTGACTCCGCTTGACTTTATCAAGTCCAAGACTCAGGTAATTTGTTTGATTCAATGCGGCGGATTGTGGTTTATTAACGGAAAGGTATCTGTAACTTGGAACTTGAAGCAGGCAATCGTCCAAAAGCCCAAGACGTCTTCATTTGTCGAGGGAACCTGCTTCCTTAGACCCAAGGCAGCTGATGTTGAAAGATTGAAGACACAGGCCCCTCCTGAAGATGATATCGATCCTGATGGCGCAGTTGGATCTACTATTGTAGATGATTCTGATGAGGAAGAGGAGTATGATTTGCCTGCTCCAGCACCAGCGCCTGTTCCGGTTCCTGTAGCAGCACCTGCTCCTGTTCCTGTGGCAGCCGCCGCACCAGCTGCCGAGAGTGGTGAGCCAAAGAAGAAGCGAGTCGTTACCAAGAAGGCTTAAATAAATCATCAAAAATAATAATAAAAATAAATAAACCAAAATACAAACAAATAATAATCAAACAAACAAATAATAATCAAACAAACAAATAATAATCAAACAAACAAATAATAATCAAACAAACAAATAAAACCAAAAATAAACAAATAATAATAAACCAAAACAAAAATAATAAAAATTAGTAGCCAATTTTGGTTACTAATTTTTTACTCATTTTACAATAAACATAATTCAAATACTAATGTGAATTCCTGTTAAACAATCGTTATTTTTACAATAATATCCGTTTTTTCAGATACATCATATATATCTTTTTTTACCTTGGTCAAACCTGCGTTCTTAATTCTATAATATTGAACACTCTTCATATACAATTTATCGACAGGAATCCTAAATTCACGATCAACTATACACACGCAAATAGACCCACCGTCAAATATCGCCTTATTTAAATCCGCACAACAAATGCTAACATCTTCAACAATTATATTATTGTCGTCATCTAATGTGATACCAGGAGGTAACTCAGGTTCGCATATTACTATTATTTCACACCCCGACGCATCAAAGTAGGATTCATTATGCCACAACGGGACTAAAAATAATTCTTTGTTTACATATAATTTATACATATTGTTATTAATAAGGTCTAATATACTCGGATTTAATTTATACACTTCGACAGTTCTATCATACTTTTTGACTACAATTTCACGAACTGCGTCAATAACCTCTTGGCTTAAATGAAGTATATGTCGGTGATTAGAGAGAAATGTATATATCTCAAAGGATGTATCCTTATCTAGATCATCAAATAATTTAGCCGATATTTTCTTTCCTGCGGCCATTATATCAGTTATGATTGCCGATATGATTTCAGTATACTTCCCTTCAAGAACTGTATTCAAAAAACCTCTTAGAATATTAAAATAGAGAGAAGAATCAATGTGCGTGTCGTCATCTGTCTCAGAGTCTTCATCGTCAGGATTTAGGTGATTTATTTCTCTCTTCAAGTAATTATATGCTTCGTTTATCTGCTTGAACTTTGTATTTGACTCTACAGAATTGTTGTTTTTATCTGGATGATTCTTAAGCGCCAATCTGCGATATTGTTTTTTTAAATATTCTAATGTAATGTCGTTTGGAGAAATGATGCGAAGATCAATTTCTAAAATTTCAAATGCTTCGGTGTGATTCATAAAAGTAATAAATATAAAACTTTAAGTCTTAAAAGTTAAATTTTATATCTATCTAATGTATAATGGCTATTCATACAAGCGCTATTACTTATAGAAGAGGTATTCCAAATGGATACAACAATTTCTATTTTGTTGCTCAAGCTAATAACACTATCCCATCACCGATGAGTTTGTATTTGAAAGGCTATTCTTTTTATAATAGAACTGCTCGCACCCCTCTTTCTGGATACAAGACGCTCCCTTGGAGAAAATAAATCATTTGCTAATTACAGGTTATGAATGACCTTTGCTAAATATAACAGATAATTCTCAACGTGATAGATAGGTCTATAATTGTTATTATAATATTTAAAGAATACAAAGGTCTTTATCAAAACTGCGGACAAATGTTCTGCCTTCAATTTATCACTCTTTGTAAGAACAGAGAGAATATACCAAACACAATCGGTAATGTCTATATTATAAATAAAAATATCGTATAAGATATCTCTGAATTTTAGAAAATTCAGTGCGTCTATATTAATCAAGTTATTTATAATTTTATTGCTAGTTATCTTGTGTTGTAACATCAGTTCCTCATTATTAAGATGAATAATTTTAATATTCGTTATATTCTCCGGCGTTATTTGCGACGGTAGTTTTGTTTTAATACATTTTACATATGACGCCTTCGACGGCCTACACACGTTAATTATTTCGCAGCAATTTAATATACTGTCTGGTATAAAACTAAGCTCCTCTGTTATCAGTATGAATTTTAAATCTATAGCTATACTCGTATTTTTTTGCATATAACTATAAAAATTGTCCAACAACTCGCTATGTATATCTTGAAAATTCTTGCAAACTATTATTCCCGATTTTTCTACCTTTGTCGATATAATATCTATAATTTGTTGGTATATTTCGTGCCAAAATAATTTCGAGTTGCAACCAAGCAGAGACATGTCTACTTCATAATGTATATCACTAATCTTAAAAAAATACTGATGTTTATTATATGTAAGACTGAGCTTTTTTTCATATTTCAAGTCGGATGGACTATATCTTTTAATAGCCCGCAACATTTGCGTATACTTGCCTATCCCACTTGGACCAAAAAATATCAAATTCTGCAATTTTGTTAATGAATGGGGGAACTTGTCGTATATTTTTTCCAGTTTTGGATGTAATGTAACCTTATTATTTTCATTTAAATATTCTTCGAAATGGGTTTCAAAAAATTTCATCAGTAATAGTATTAACGTATATTCTTTATTTTAATTACAAACCAAATATATAATATATAAATAAGCGCGCTTCTCTCTTCTGAAAGATTGTCTACAAAATTATATTTATAATTTTAATTATAATTATAGCAATAAATAATATATATTTATTTTATATGATTAAAAATATGATCAACACAATAAATATATTTTTATATTTTTTGTTTATTTTTATTAAATACAAGTTTGGATTTATTAGCTACAATGATTCAGTTAAAAATATGTCTAATGAATTGTCAAAAATAAATATTGTATATGCTAAAATTTTACAATGGGATATTTTAAAAAATGTATCAACTAGCGATGACGATCTTCAATCATATTTTACATTCTTTAACAGCAATGTTCCTTACACTTCAAATGATGTAGATTATGAAACCCTATACAAATTAAATACTTATGTAAAGGACACGAAACAAGATCTAATAATTGAAAATAATTACAACCCAACTAATAGCGGGACTGTTGCGTTAGTTTACAAAGCAACATTTAACGGGAAACCAATTATTATTAAAATGCTACGAAAGAATATTTATAAAACTATTGAAACCGGAATTAATAATTTAATAACAGTAATTAGTTTATTAAATTTTATTTCGTCGTTTTTTAATGATACGAACCCCGCATTATTGACTATAATTAAAAGGAACGCAAAAATACTGTTAGAACAAACTGATTTACAACAAGAAATACGTAATAATGATATATTTCAACCAATTACAAATAGATACAATATTATCGTTCCCTATGTTTATAAAGAATTTAACACCATATCTAATAATATTATTGTAATGGAATTTATAGAAGGTGGATCATTGTTAGAATCAAAAAAAGATACGCGCTTTTTCCAAACAAACTCAAGAAATATACAACGGTTTATACAAGACTCATATTTAATATATAAATTTATACATGCCGACTTACATACAGGTAATATTATTTGTAGAGATGATAAGATAGGGTTAATTGATTTTGGGTTAGTTATTAAACTGTCTGATAAACAAGGGGAATATATTGCCGACCTACTATTAAGTATTAGAAATAAAAATTTTAATCGCTTGGTGAGTTCTATTGGAAAATTAGTATGCAATGGTGATAAACTTTTATACAATCAATTTCTAAATGTATGTAACACGTCTGATAAAATGGAACCACTACGCAATAATTTCAAGTCGTTCAGTTGTAAGCTTATTCTTGATGTAATGCAGATATTTAATTCTATAACAATAGATCCTAATAATGATAGTATAAAAATACTGTTATCACTCGTTTCTAGTTTCAGTGTAATCGATTTATGCCGTATTAACACAAATGAACCGATAGAAGACAGCTTATTTAAGTTTAATAACTAATCCTTAAACGAAAAACATAAAAACGTGGTATTAAAACATAATATATTATGTTTTATATAATATATAATGGATATTGATAATGAATGGTACTCGTTGTGTTCTAAAAATGATGTAGAATTATTACATTTAGACAACACGAATGATTTTAAAATCACCTTTGAGGTTTTAGAGAATTTTGATAATATTTGTGAAATTATTCAACAACACGAACTATTCGAATTGATTTTTGAATTAAATAGAGATGTTCTAACAAATTATTCGGAAATAGAAAATAAAAATGTTAATAATGTAAGATTTAACATTACTTCAAAGGGGTTGCCATCATTTAATACATTTTCAGAAGCAGTTATTTATTTAAGTTATTCAATTAAATATGACAAATTAGATGAGCGTATTAATTTATATTCAAATTCAGTAAATAAACCCAGTAATTCGGATGATAATCACATTTACTTAGTTAATTTTGGGTTCCAAGTAAATAAAAACGCCGAATCTTCACTCGTTACTATCAACTACACATTAGATGACAATATTAATAACGTCTCTAATAAATTTATATCCTTACATTTAAAGAATATATTCTACAAAGTTAAAAAATACTTTGATTAATTTTTACATAATAATAAATTTATAATGATTTTATTATTAAGACCCGATCATTCTATCTAATTTGTCCAATATCATTGAACATATCAAACTTACCATATTTTGTTTTGAATGTTTATGTTGTATTGCTTGAGTAACCATGAACATATCTTTACTAATTTCATTTTCCAATTTATCATTCACCTTTTTAACTAAGGAATTCATTTTGTTTAACAATGTGTCGGTTGTTATTATTTTTTCTCTGTTATCCTGTTGACATTCATTATTTATCTTATTTATTTTTGAAAAGTTTAAACTACATTTCTTAGCCTTCTGTTGTTTCGTATCTATTATATCCTTAGCATCCTTCTCGTCATTTTCATCTATTATATTATTTTCACCCTTAGCATCTATTATATCATTCTCATCATTTATATCATATTTTATAGTATCTTTTATATGATCGTTAACGGCTTCAAATGAAGATGATTGATTTTGGCAGGCATCATTTTCTAGTGTTGGGGACTCATTGCCTTCGTCAATCATTAGAAACACATTACCGGAATCATTTTGAGTTGAATTGCCTGTAATAAACTCTCTATAGACATATGTATTTACATCATTGTTTAAGATTTTATTAATTAGTGCCATTAATTTATTCATATATTTTTCGTGCTCTGCGCGCGGCTCATTTTCTGCAGGCCGTTCATCCGCACATTCCAATATTTCATCATCTATATTAATAATATTATTAGTTTCTATTTCAGAAGGCGTATTGTTACTGATTTGCTCTCGTTTTTTGTCTTCTAACATTTTTTGATGTTGTGATTCCTTAAACCGCTTTTCCCTTACTAATTTTTCTTTTAATTTTTCCAAATAAATAATTCGTTGCTGTATTTGCTTATTTTGTATACCCTTGTTGTTGTTATTAAACATATTAAAATTCATATTCCTATTATAGCCAAATATTATAATTATTTTTTTTGTAAAAGTAATAGTATGCTGATTTATATATAAATGGATTCAGAAGGTTCTGATAAGCAGGATAATTGTCCTCACAAGAGCAACTCAAATATTACTAAGGCGTTAAGTGACGTAATCAGTTTTGGTGTAGTACATCTAGCTATTGTAACTAGCTATGTTAAAAATCATATAGACAAGAACAACAACGAGGATGACGATGAAGAGGAAGAGGAAGAAGAAGACAAAAAACAAAACAAATATGTTAAAATATTTAAGGTGATAAAAAAAAGTATTAAGGATATTAACAAAGAAAGTGCTAATCACCATAAAAACATAAAGGTCATTTCAGACAATACTTCAAAAAAAATGGAAGATTTACTTAAGTCAAAAAGGTCTCACTGTTAGATTGTCGACTATTTAAAATGATATGAGTTGTTTTATAAACGGATAAATATATAACTTAAAAACAAACTAGGTTATATATTAGTATAATGAATATTGTGAAAGGAATCGATCAATACGACGAAAATTATGTGTTTTTTTGCGACCCTATTAAAAATAATGTCATGAACGAGGGTTCATTCATTCGAATCATTTATTCAACGCCAAATGTGGTCTTGAACGGTGTTTATATTTTAATTACGTTAAATGATATTTCGTGCGAGAAATATTACAGTAAATATAGATGTGGGTTCAACGCCTTAGCCCACAAAGAATTAATCGACAATCTGAAAATTATTGAAGACGGCTTACTGAAAAAGGTGAACATTCTACAGAAAATCCCCCAAAACAAAATAAATGAACAGCTTAAGAATGGGAATTTAAAAGTATTTTCAGAGATTACAAATAAAACAATGTGCTCGTTTATTCTTAAAATATCCGGAATATGGGAAACTCAATATAACTATGGTCTAACATATAAGTTTATTAAAGTGAACCATCCGATCTGAACCCACCTGATCTAAAACCATCTGTTCTAAAATATTTAAGAATTATATATAAATTCGCGGTTGATATTGCCGCAAATACTCCCATCAAATAGATCATATTTGTTTGAACACTCGATATTCTTCCTGTTTCTTCAAACAATGGAGTAGAAATGTTTTTATACACGATATATAATTGAATTAATATTAGAATTACATTTATTGTGCTAAACGTATAATATCCATACGAGACACGGTCCTCAATTATCGGCTTTCTATACATTATTAACAAATATAGAATAAATGCTATAACTCCCAACAGCAATAAAAACGGGCCAATTGTTGATAAAATCGCAAATAGCATTTGAAGTGTTGTTTGACCCTGTGTTGGTTTTTTTGATATGCCATATATTAGAATCATTAATATCAACATAATACCTAAAATCAATGCGGAGTAACCGGCAATATAAGCATCCATCGAAACACTGCCAGACGAAAAACTGCCAATTATAAATGCTATTATTCCAGCCAGAATTAATCCTTTGTACATACCGGAATACCAATCCTTCATCTATACTATTGCGTGATAATAATTTTTATCTACTATTATCACCCATCGCTTATTCTTTATTTCTTATTCCTCGTTCCTTATTCCTCGTTCCTTATTCCTTGCTCTTTATAGTTTCCTTTAGCTCGTCAATCTCCTTCTGCATATCCTGCATTTTTGAGACAAGTAGCGGAATCAATTCAATATAATTTACCGTTTTATAACCTAAAACATTATCTTTTACTAGGTTTGGATACAATTGCTCCACATCCTGTGCTATAAATCCGTAATGTACATTCTTATTTGTATCCGCCTTAAAAGAATATTCCATCGGCTTTAAACGTAACAAATTATTCTTATTGTTTTCCGATAATGGTATCATATTTTCCTTTAAGGTTGCGTCGGATGTGTTGTACAAAGACCCCTGCACAATCAAATCATTATTAATATATACCGGTTTTTTATTGTCTGACGGAGTTATTACACGCAAACCACTTGGTAATTTTAAATAAATCCACGGAATCGCGCCACTCACGCCAACTATAAATTCTTTTACATTTTGCGAATTACTAGATTGTTTACCGCCATAATTTGCAACTGTTCCAATATAGGACATTTATATTATACTATTCTATTCTTTTTTTATTAAATTAATGTATTATTATATAAAAAATAAATATAATATTATATAAAACATGCAGGGTTATGTTAAACGACCAGAACAACCACAAGTTTTCAACACGAATACGAATCATCCATTGATACCTAATTCTCAAGAATACATGTTTTATAAAAAATACGTTTCAATACATTCAGAAGATCGCGACATGCTTAAATATCCCAACTCGTCTGAATTTGAGATTATGTTGCCAGAAGATATGTTAAATGTGACAACATTGAGATTATCCGATTGGTCATTCCCGTCTAATTATAACACATTTTCTGTGGAGAACAATAATGTAGTAATGACTTTTAAAATTAATAATCCGTATAATCCCAACGTAAATGGCGTCAGTAACACTCTTGTTCAGCTAACATTCAAATACTTTTTTGAAAACGCTGATACGACATTTTCGATTAAAATTTCGAACGGATTTTATAATCCCGAACAAATGGTTACCGAATTGACGAATAGATTTAATACATCGGTCTCTGCCGCTCTCTATGACTACTTCACTACACAATCAACTAATAGTTCTTTGACCGCACTCGAACGAGCTGAATATGTTCAAGCACTACAATTATTGTCTACTGCGGGAGGTTACACTAACTTTGTTATTGTTTATAACAACGTCGAACAAAAAATTTGGTTTGGAAATATTTCCGACGGATTCATCTTAACAAATACTGCGCAGATCAATCGCGAAGCACTGAACGAGTCATCATTGTGTGTTAATCGTTCGCACAATCCCGATTTCAGTAATTGGGGATTACCCGCCAATTTAGGCCTCACACGGTGCGATATAGAATCAACAACGGCATCTGTGCTTTCCGGCGACGTTTCATTATATAATAGTAAATTTGTCCCGCGATTTTATTATGGTGATGTTTCCCCTGGCGATAACGGGTTTTGGCTTCTACCAAATCCCTCGCTTACAAACTCGAATGTGTATTGGATTGAATCTACTTATAAAATTAATGTAATGGGCCCGGCTTATATGTATATGGAACTAGAGGGACAAAATTGTATCGACGAAACGGCGCCTTATAATGTTAGCGAATTTACATTGAAAACCAATGAAACGAATGGTATTGTAAATTCAGCGTTTGCGAAAATCGCCATCCCGTCGACGCCAATGTCTCAGTGGTTCGACAATGAACATATGCCATATAAGTTCTATTACCCGGCCGCAGAGAGAATCCGAAAATTAAAGCTGAGATTAAGATACCACGATGGTCAATTAGTAAACTTTGGGGTTTTCAATTATTCGTTCACTATTGAATTCATTACACAATTACCCCAAATATTGCGAAAATCACATACTATATCGTATAACAGTAATACTTATTAGTTTTATTAGATTCTAAATATTATATTTTTCTTGTATCCACGACTTTAAAATAACAATATCACATATTTTATAGTCTTCACTCGTTTCTAGCGCAAATGGTTTTATATCATAAAAATTCGGTTTTTTCATTTTTGTTGTCTTATAAAATATATAGTCGCCCTTGGGACCCCGCCTAATCGTAGTAGACGCATTAATTTCGCGGATTAAATTACTCCCCTCTTCGAGATATTTTTTCACATCGTCAAATGCGATATTTTCAATCGGTCTATTACCCAACTCTTTTAATGTTTTGGAATTCTCTCCCCAGCTGATATATAATCCAAATTTTCCTTTGCGTAATATAACATCCTTACCGTTATGCTGCCCCAGAATAAACTGGCTTTTTGCCGTCTTGTTCGTATCAACCAACTCTTCAACCGAATATGCGCCTGATTCTAAATTTGTAACATCAATGTCTTTTTTAATTGGTTTAAATGTTATTTCCTCCTTACCATCAACTTCCTCTGTACATTTAATAACCGGACCATATTTACCAATCATATATGTATTATTATCATCTAGTTTAATCTCTATCTTTGTCTCGTCTTTCAGCCCATCAACCAAGAAATCTATTTGTAAATTACAACTCCTACATAAATCGATCCAGTTTTCTTGTCCCTTGGCAATCTTATCGAGAGAAGCCTCCATAATACTTGTGTATTCATAAGCAAATAGATCGTCAAAATGTTTTTCCAAAAACTCCATTACAACCCGCCCAATCGGCTGTATTACCAGTTTCCCTTTTTCGTTTCCAAACTCTCTCTTTGTTTCGATTTCAAATATTTCATCATTTTCCAAATCATAATCTTTACATACGACCTCCTTACCTTTCACGTCTTCCTTCTTGACATAACCGCGGTCTTGAATCTTATCAATGAGAGAAGAAAAGGTTGATGGTCTACCTATCCCATTCTCTTCTAATAACTGAACTAATCTGGCTTCGGTATAATGTTGTTTTATCCCTTTGATCGTCACCTTCGCAGAGATTTTTTTGTATGGGATTTGCGCATTTTGTTTGATCTGCTGAAGATAATAATATTCCTTATTTTCGGTCGGGTATTTTTTTGCTACAATTTTCCACCCAGGAAAGTCAATTATTTCGGTTGTGTATGCGAACTTATTGTCATGAAACGCTGAAATATTCGCCGTTATAGAATACAGTGATGCATGTGCCATACAGCTCTCCAATGTATTCTCCCAAATGAGCTTATACATCCGCTTCTCCCTGCTATCCATTTTTTCTGGTAGCTCACAGAGAGAAATATTGGTTGGACGAATAGCTTCGTGAGCTTCCTGCCGAAGGCTGTCCTTGACCTGCAGAAGGATGTCCTTGACTTTATCCGCCGCCTTTTTTCCCTTCTTTTTTACAACATGCTCCTCCTTAACAGCCCCTGCGACTATGCTGTCAATATGCTCGCCAATATATTTCTCTCCATCAGCATAAGTTCGTGCTATATATGTCTTCACCCCGGCAATAAACTCCGCACTATATGTCTTCGAATCTGTTCTCATATATGTTATATAACCGCCTTCATATAGTAGCTGACAAATCCGCATTGTTTCTTTTGGCGCATAATGTAGCTCATTACTTGCGACTTGTTGAATCCGTGACGTTGTAAATGGTTCTGGGGGCTTCCTGAAGACCTTTGCTGGCTGAGAGCACGTATAAATATGAGGAAAGTCCGCACTCCCATCTAAAAATTCCGTTACAGAATCTTCCGTTTCATATTTCCCCTGCGGAGTTAACTCAAAACATAGGTTAGAATTAGTAAAATAACCAGTCACGTTATATACCTTTTTCTCGTCGGCAGATTTTATTTCTCGCTCGTTATCATAAATAAGTCGAAGTGCCGGCGTCTGACACCTACCCGCACTAAGAGCACTGTCCTTACCTTTCGCAGTAGTTATAAATTTCCACAGCATCGGCGATACCTTAAACCCTACAAGTATATCGAGTATCTGGCGTGCCTGTTGAGCATTAACCAAATCCATATTAATTGTTCCAGGATTTTTTATCGCATTTTGAATCGCAGTCTCAGTAATTTCATTAAATATAATACGCTTTGTTTTATTTATATCTAATTTAAAAATTTGCGCTACACAAAAACTTATTTTTTCGCCCTCTCTATCTCCGTCTAACGCAAGAATAACTTCGTCAGCACTTTTGATCTCCTTTCTTAAAACTTCTATTTGTTTTTTCTTCATCGGATTATCAATAATTGTATATGTGGGTGTAAAATTATTTTCAATGTCAATGTTCTTTAGTGAATTAATCTCGCGTAAATGGCCATAAGAAGCAACGCATTTATAACCCGGACCCAAATATTCTTCTATTTTTTTACATTTGGCGGGCGACTCTACTATTACAAGGGTGGTAGTAGTTGAATATTTTTTACTCATAACTACATAAATACAAATATATATATTTATGTAATTTTTATATAGTATTTACAGCGATGCGTTGCTGTAAATATAATTTACATATTCATTATTCTTACATAAATAATAATTTTTTATTACATTTTTATCACCCTTAATTATTTCAATTGTTTCAAGCAATTCTTTAAACCAATCATATTTATCAAAAAATATGTCCGTTTGAAGAAGTCTTATTAAAGAAAAACCATTATCATTTGCACATTTTTCTTTATATTTATCATTTGTAAATTGTTTATCAGGACTTTCCCAATTTGAGATTTGTTTAAAATGTTGACAACCATCTAATTCTATAATAATTTTACATTCTGGAATAACAAAATCAAATGGTAGACATTTAATCTTTTTACACCAATCAAACCTATAATTATATTTAATACAAGGATGTAAAGTTATCAACCTTTCAAATAACTTTGCCTCTCCTTTATTAACACACAAAGGGCAACCCTTTCCTCTAAGTAAATTGCTAGGTGTTATTTTAAAATCACAATGTGTTTTACACGTTACTAAAATGTGTGATTTTGTATTTTTATAAACAACATTATTGTATTCATATTTATTGCCGTGAATATTTTTTGCTTCCAATAGAAATTTATCTAATGTTTTAGACCTTTTTGTACACCTAATAACATCTGCGCATTTATTACACCCTTTTCCCTGTAAATGATTTGAAGCTTCTTGTTCAAATTCACCGTGTTCTTTACAAATAATAATAATTTTTGAATTATCATTAAAATAATTACTTTTTGAATAATCATATTTATTCCCGTGTAATTTGATTGAATCTTCAATAAATTTTTCAGGGGTTTTTGTTCTTTTTGTAACCTGTTTTATTTTTCCGCAAGTTGGACAACCGTGTTTTTGTCTAATATGCGAATATGCTTGTTGCATAAATTCACCATGGTCTTTACATATTATTTTTATTTTGCCACAAGCTAATTTATATATTGTTTGTGAATAATCATATTTATTATTGTGAATTTTATTAGCTTCATCAATAAAATCACATAATGATTTTATCCTTTTTTTGGCATTTAATTCATCGGCACATTTTTTACAACCACTACCATTCGAGTGTAATGTCGGAAGTTGTGAAAATAAACCATGCGTTTTACATATAATATCAATCTTTATAGAAGATTTTATATAATTGCTTTGAGAATAGTCATATTTTTCTCCATGTTTTTCAATTGATTTTTCCCTAAATATTTCAGTGGTTATGTGTGAAGGCATATATATATATTAACAGATTATTTTAAATTAAAATATATACAGATACATTTATGTTATTTTGATAAGGGTTTTATTTATTCGTGTGCTTAAATTGCTTCCAACTAATTGCAATCTCCGCCTTTTTGGGCTCAGGAGTTTTTTCAGAGTTCGCGTCTAATTTTTCGGCCTTTTTAAGTGCGCTATCTACATACAACTCCTTCAATAGCGTCCCAATCATAAAAGACCCGTCGTGTTGGTCAAGCTCTCCATCTTCAATTTGTCTTAATACATCTAAAAACTTGTTTAATATATTAATATCGATCTCATCCTTTCTCACTTTGTTAAAAATTTCAGTATAGTAGGTAAATAAAAAATTACTTTCGTTAACACATTCGCTATATATTTTCTCATCATCCCCCCTATACTTTGCCTTTAGAACAATCATATTATTTATTTCGTTTCGCAATATCTGACTGTGTCGCAGATTACGTATTAAACCGGTCTGGTCTTCAACATTATTAGCCTTAATCATATTAGATAACTGTAACCGCTGTTTATCGTCCATTATACCTATAATGACATTTAGTATTTTATTTTTAAACTAATAAAAATCTATATATATTATATAAAATGTCTAATCATGGAATGATATATCCAACATCAAAAGCAATGCTTGCGGGCAATCCTCGCGATTCAGCAATTGCTCAATTACACGGATCAAATCAACGCCAATTAGCCGCAAATGCGTCAATGGCTGGCGGTAAAATGAAACGAAAATACCGCGGAGGGGCGGCAAATGGAAATGGCACTCTTACAGTGCCTGTAATAAAAACCCTTTATGCTCCTCAAGGTGGGCCCGGAACAAACCCTACTGATCAAATGACCGGAAACGCAAAAACGTCTACACAAATGGCGGCGAATCAGGTTTACGATAATCAAGCTACCAAGATGGGCGGCTCTAAAAGAAGAAAAGGTGGCAACCCTAACTGGTTGTGGGGCTGTATGAGCGGTGGGAAAAAGAAGAAGAAGACACGAAAGAATACAAAACGATCGCGTAAAAATAAACAGACTAGAAGAAGACGACATTAAATAACCGCGTTATCCTCTTCAGACGGTCTTATAAGTTCAATAAATGTCATTGAATTCATTTTATTTATGAGAGAACTATAAATATAGGTCAATTCTCTCGCAAATTGTAATTTTCTTGGCTTCTCTTGTCTTACTGGATATAAACTCTTAACGTCCGGAATGCCTAATACGCGATTAAATGTGGGTATATTATCCCAGAACATTTCATATTTAACCGCATATATGCCGTAATTTCTATTAGTTTTTACAGTATAATTGTTAAAAAACTCTGTTACTCCATATAAATCTCGCCCTGTTTTTAATACATCAAATAAACTTATGTCTCCGTTATTTTGACACTTTATATGTTGTAAATGAGGAATATTTGGCCCTGCGGCCTGAGCAAATCTACTAAATATAACAGGAAGCGGATTCCTATAAATAAAAATCACCTTGTAGTTTTTAATTTTGTCTTCCGGGATTACCGTGCTGTTAAACCACTCATTATAAACCTCTTCTGGACTATTTTCCTTTCCGATGTGCGACAATTTACTCGGCGGATACCTGTCGTGAACATGATACACATTGCCAAAATTAGATAGATAATTAAATACAACTGTCGATCCCGAACCACCGTAACTGCAAACTAAATAATTCATATCTTTATTAAAATAATTTTGGGCGATGGCGTCTCTCTTCTCTTGATACGGTATAACTGTTTGTTTGCTATAATTAAACAACTGTAACGAAAATCTACTCATTATAATAATAATGACACATATTATTATTCATCCAAATAAACTTGGTTCCATGAATAATTTTATATTTATAATATAAGTTATGCCATCTGGAAAAAACTGGGTTAATTTTTTATATGTAAATCTAGCATTTGCAATATATATTGCGGGTGTTTTTTATTATAGCAGAGTCGCAGAAATAAAAGCAAATTGGCCTCTATACCGATGTAATCCGATGTATATGCCTTTAGCAGACAATATGGAGGAAAATTTTGTATATTGTATTCAATCGATGCAAACAAATTTTATGGGATACTTGTTGCAACCATTGACGTTCCTAACAAATTCACTTGGAGGTATGATGGGTGGGGTAATGGAGGAAATAAATAGCATTCGAGCCATGTTCAATAAGATTAGAACATTCTTCACCGAAATAGTTCAATCGATTTTTGGTGTGTTTCTTAATTTGGTTATTGAATTTCAAAGAATAATAATTGGTATTAAGGACCTAATCGGAAAGACTATTGGTATTATGGTAAGTCTCATGTATGTTATGGACGGAAGTATTAAAACAATGAATAGCACATGGAATGGCCCACCCGGTCAACTTGTTCGAGCACTTGGTAAATGTTTCCATCCTGATACAAATATTAAACTAGAAAATGGTATAGTAAAGCATATGAAGGATGTTAATTTAGGAGATATTTTAGAGGATGGGTCATTTGTAGAATCAGTTATGAAAATCGATAATACACGCGAACCCATAGCATTATACGAGATTAAAGACGGAGAAGATTCCATTTATGTTACTGGGTCACATCTTGTTTATGATAAATCCGCGCTCAAATTTATTCAAGTAAAGGACTACTCTAACGCCAAAGTGTCCACCATTGAGACAAAATGGTTTACTTGTTTAATAACGTCAACCCATAAGATTCAAATTGGAGCAGAGACATTCTGGGACTGGGAAGACCACTTTTTAAAATACGGAGTTTCACAAATGTAGAGAAATTAATTTCATAAGTATAGACAGTTTCTATATTTATGATATTTGAGATATTACTACACTTTTTTTAAACATATATACTATATGGACAATCCAAACTTAGAAAATATTAATAAAATGTATGAAAAATTAAACTACTTTGATCAATACAGCGGATCAGTTATATTATTTTTTATTATTACCATCGTTCTTTGTTTCCTTGTAGCATACTGTTTCATTATGATAAATACCCAACCTATCATTGCCGATTGGGCGAATCAACGATGTAAACCAAATATAATTCCGTTCGCCGGCCTTATAACTCGCCCATCCGGTATGTCGGCGTTTGAATACACCGCTCAAAACTTTAACTATTGCATACAGAACATTAACTCTAGTATTACTGGAACAGCACTTCAGCCTTTGACCTTTGTAACAAATACGCTAAAAAATATGGCATCAGAAATGAAAAACTCCATCCAAAATATTAGAGGAATGTTCGACAAGGTTAGAACCATGTTTTTACAAATATCACAGGAAATAATGGGGCGCATTATGAATATTATGATTCCACTTCAACAAATAATTATTAGTTTTAAGGATTTAATGGGCAAAATACAGGGATCAATGACCGCGGCCTTGTTTACATTATTGGGCTCGTATTACACATTAAAATCCTTGATGGGAGCAATAACTCAATTTATTATAACCATTTTGATAACATTGGCTATTCTTATTGCCGTATTTTGGGCAATTCCATTTTTTGGATGGGCTGCCGCTATCGCAAATACTATCATATTTATCGCTATTTCGATTCCGATGATAATTATATTGGTCTTTATGAACGACGTATTAAATGTTAGTTCAGATCGACCTATGCCACGTGTGAAATGCTTTGATATAGATACATTAATTGTTATGAATGATGGAACGAAAACAAAAATATCCGACATTAAAAACGGTGACGTTTTACACGGAAATAATGAAGTTACTGCTACGATCAAACTCGAAGCAAAAAATTCGGTCATGTATAATTTAAATGGGATTGTTGTTTCCGATTCTCATATATTGAAATATAACGACAAATGGATACCTGTGTCCGAACATCCAGACGCCATCAAATATGTATCATATGAAAAACCATATTTATATTGCCTTAACACTGCAAATAAAACTATCGAGATTAACGGAATCACCTTTACAGACTGGGATGAAATATATGACGATGACATTAAAGAAATTAAAAACAACGGGCTTGTTAATATTGAACAATTAGCAGATATTCATACATATTTTGATGGTGGTTTTATAGGGTCAACTAAAATAAAACTCAAGAGTGGTCAAGTAAAGGATATTAGGGATATTAAAGTAGATGATGTTCTTGAACGAGGAGAGAATGTATATGGAGTAGTTAAAATAAATGGTGCGAATGTCAACGAACAGGCCAAATATAATTTAGGCAAAAACGCGTTTGTCGAGGGAGGACCCAATTTGGCAATATGCGACAAGAATATTTTAGTAAAAAGCACCATATATTTAGGACGGAATAACAAACAAAATTTAGCTGAAAAACACGACGAATTATATCATTTATTAACGGACACAAAAACATTTTATGTGGACAAAGTTAAATTTTACGATTACAACGCAGCAATTGATCTATTTTTAGTAAAGAATAAAGGAAAATTATTATCTATGAAATATGTATAATATGGATATAACAATACTAGGATATAAGTTTAATGTCGAAATATTAATCTTAATTGGCGTTGTTTACTTAATTTTGGTGGGACATATGTTTTGTGGATGTTGCAACTTTACTATGATGGAGGGACTCTCGATGATGGAGGGTGCTGCCACTGCCGCTACCACTGCCGCTACCGCCGCAATGGCTGACAGTGCTTCGAAAAACGCACATTCGAAAAAGGCGAATTTACATACTCAGGTCGCCGCAGGAACAGATTCTGATATGGCCGCCACCCCCCCGCCATCTGTCCCGACAACTCCTACCAAAGAGGGCTTCACAGGAGCAAACATCAATTACGGCGAATCGTCTGTTTTTGATTTAAGTAGCGATATGCCTGTTGATACCTCGTCATGGAGTGCTCCTAATATGACAGTTGTTCCCGGTCAACCATTGAATGCGGCTGTTAAGAAATTTTTGGCTCGCGAACCCCAACCAGTGCCTCTACCTGAAGGCGAAATGTTGCTTTTTGCCAACACACCATTCAAACCCGAATGTTGCCCCAACACATTTAGCACTAGCACCGGCTGCGCCTGTATGACGGGTAAACAGTACAATTTTTTAATAACGCGCGCTGGAAATAACGTACCCTACTCTGAATATTAAATTTTTAGCATCTAAAATAAAACATTAATTAATTTACTTTAATGTTTTATTCGTGTTTTTCAACCACGACCCCTTTATTATCATATACCCATATTTCATATTTATAGCCTAGTTGTTTGGCGGCATTTTGTTTTAGAAATATATTGTCCTTTTTCTTCTGAGCGGTCCATGTTGATTTAACTTCTATACAACGATTTTGAGACTTTATAAAAATATCAACATAATGTCTATGTTTTTTCCCACTTTCATCATTGTACCATATAGTCGGAACATTTTTTGCCCCAACGCATATATCATTTTCATTAACTAATTCATTTTTAATAAGATCATTTAGAGCAAAAGGTTCATAACCTTGACATGTAATTTCATTTCCAGATGAAAAAACATATCCCTTTAACCTATACGCATTTTTTGAAGCCTTTTCCATAACTTCTGTCGACTGACTAGAATATTCAACACCATATTTTTCTAAGCATGTTTGCTTCTTTTTTTGTTTAACTTCGTCACTCTGATTCGCATTTTCTACACCATATTTCTCTAAACATGTTTGTTTACATTTTGCCTTGAATTCCTCCGTCTGTGAGTAAGTTTCTACACCATATTTTTCTAAACACGTAATCTTACCCTTTTCTCTAAAGTCGTCCACCTGAAGTGTATGTTCTACACCATATTTTTCTAGATTATTTTGTTTCATTGTTTCTAAAACGGTATTCGATTGCGTAGGAAATTCAACACCAAAATTTGTTTTACACGTAACCTTCTTTTTTTGTTTTATTTCTTCCGATTTTGAAGGATGATCCACGCCATATTTTTCTAAACAAGCTTGTTTCTTTTTTTCTTTAACTTCGTCGCTTTGATTTGGACTTTCTACGCCATACTTTTCTAACCATTTTTTCTGTATTTCACACCTTACATCTTTATTATGAAGATTACAAGTTACACCATATTTCTCTAAATTTGTATTCCTTCTTTTTTCTTTAGAATCGTTAGATTGACTAGCATATTCGACTCCGTATTTTTGTAAGTTCGTCTGTTTAATTTTAGTTTTAACTTGTTCGTTTTGAAGAGGATTTTCAACACCATATTTTTCCAAGAATATCTTTTTTGATTTTTCCTTTCCGTGTTCCTTTGAACATAGTAAGCAATACCCGTTCGTTTTCACTAACGATCGAAAACTTTTAGAAAACACATTTTCGCAACTTTCATTTTTACAAATTCCAGAAATTATTGTAAATATATTTACATTTTGACTCGAATAATCATCAGAAAAAGCGATATTATTTTCTTCTGCGAATTTCGCTAAACTTGTATAGTCGTATCTCATTATATAATATGTTAATATTATTTTAGATTAAAATCGCAAAATATATATATTTTAATCGTATTAATATATATATAATATGGCAGAAACCAGAAAGCATTCCAAGAGACGTAAACAAAGCCGAAAAATACGTAGTCAAAAATGTAAAAATCAGGTTACAAGCTGCCCAATAGGATTAAAGCCATTTGAGGTTAAATTTAGTAAATCAGTCAAAAAAAATAAAGACGTATTAAACAAAAAACAATTCGCAAAACAATTATTAAGTAAATTCGCGCCAAATAGTATCAAACCGGAGGACAATTTTTATGATTATATCAACTACCAATGGTTAAAAGATGTCAGTTTAGAGCAACAGCAAAAATATATCGTTCAAATCGACGATTTTAGGTTGGCACAGGATAAAGTCTACAGAGAACTCAATGAGATCATTTTAGATTACGTTAAACACAATAACAACGCACTAGCGAAAAACCTTAAAAACTATTACACGTCTGTAGTTGAAATGAACCCTAAACCGTATTCTAGAAGATTGGCGCGAGAAGCCGAAACTACAGTTGAGAAGTTTTTTGCCAAAAAGGATCCATGGGAAATATTGGCATTTTTTAACAGCGACGAGATGTTGAGTTTTAGAGCACCGTTCACGTGGTCACTAAATCCCGACGACAAAGATGTTAAAAATTATAGGTGCTACGTTGGATCTCACCAATTCGAACTATTAGACTTAAATGTCTACTTTGACGACGGCACAGAAGCGGCGTACAAAAAAAAATACAAGGACGCCTACATAAAAAATACCAAAAAGATTTTTAACGTTGCCCTTGGGAAAAACAATTATAACCCACAAGATGTGTTTGATGTTGAGGTTGAAATTTTCAACGCTCTTGGATGTATTGATGTTACAACGAAAGAAGAAAGCTATAACAGGGTATATGCGCACGAGGCGCTATCTAAATATGGCTTTGACTGGGTAAAGTTCTCAAAATACCTCGGATTTAAAACCGCGCCCGATTTTTTTATCACAAGTAGTCTGAACTTCCTTAAATGCGGGACGGATTTATTCTTGAAAAATTGGGATAGCCCTAAATGGAAAACATATTGGTTATACATTTTATTAAAGAGAATTATTCGAATTACTCGCGGCTGGGAAGATGTTATTTATGAGTTCAATGGAGACTTTGAACGAGGACAGGAGGTGATTAATAGAAGCGATGCTGTAAGCGCATCATTATACATGTCTGTTCCATTCAACACATTTTTAACGGATGAATATGTAAAGAAATATGAAAATCCACAGGCAGTAGAATACGTCAGAATATTATGTAACGATCTTAAAGAGGTGTTTAAAAGACGATTGGCACGTAACACATGGTTAGCACCGTCAACAAAAAAATACGCATTAAAGAAACTCGACCATTTTAATTTCGTTTATGGTAAGCCTGAAGGGCTGCGCGAGGACCCTGACCTTGACTACGGAACATTGTTATATGATAACATGCAAAAAATAAATGATTGGAGACACCACAAATTTATAGAACTTGAAGGAAAGGGTGTTATTGATATTCCAATGATGGATTGGAGTCAATACCCCGTTAAAATGGTCGGAACACAGGCATATATCGTAAATGCCTCTTATACCCCCTCTAAAAATTCCATTTACATTAACCTTGGATACATTCAAAAGCCGTTTGTAGATTTAGATGAAAGAGGAATTGAGTACAATCTTGCGCATATTGGTTTCACGATTTCCCATGAATTGTCGCACGCGTTCGATGACTGGGGCAGCAAATATGGTTGGGATGGCAATATGAATGACTGGTGGACGGATAAGGATAAACAATATTTTAAACAGCTACAAAATGACGTGGTCAAGCAATACGAAGAATTTGCTGCCAGAGATGGAATTAAATTCGACGCATCTATTGGCATCGGCGAAGACTTGGCAGACATTTCTGGAATGGCTATTTGTAACGAATATTTACAAGACTTTCAGGATAAAAACGAGGACTTGATACCTATTAGGCAGTCATCTTATGAGGGGTTTTATACATATTTCGCGTTCCAACAGAGGCAAATTATTCGTAAAAAGGCGTTGAAGGCGCAGTTGAAAACAAACCCTCATCCTCTCGATAAATATAGATGTAATATTCCATTGTCACGCTCGCAGGTATTTAGAGCATTATATAACGTTCAGAAGCAGGATGGTATGTGGTGGCATAATACAGACACCATATGGTAAAATAATCATTTCAAATTATAATATAATTCACTTATATTTTGAAACCTAAGCATCAATCCTTTTCTACCATTACCTCTTTCGAAACCTTCCTAATGATTTTCTCTTCTTTTTCAAAATCATTATCACCCCTTCCGCCCATGGCTTCCATAATAATCTTATTATATTGATCCGAAAATCGTGAAGCACTTTTACCACAATCTGGATGTGCTTCTTTGAATTTGGGTACCATTCTCGCATTTTTATCTGCGACTTTTCTTACCATTTTATGCATTTTCTTTTGTTCATCATCCTTTTCCCACGTATCTTCATCTTTAATGTACATGGTTTCCCTCTTTTTATCGGTACAATGAACCGGCCTCTGAGTAACATCAAGATCCTTCAAGTTCTTTACAATAATGTTAGAAATACCTTCTACGTAACCTAGTTCACCGACTCTCTCCAAGTCGGACAATTGTAACTTAATTGACTCGACAAATTCAGTAATATTCATCGCATCTTTACACGTCTCATTCAAGAAAAAATTAAGGTTAAATGCCTTATTATGTGAATTAGTGTGAGTTGTGGTGTTGTGCGTTCCATTTTTACACAACTCAATCATATGTTTTTGTAATTCTTGATTTTGGCTAACTAACTCTTTATTTTGTTTTACAACTTCTAATACCATATTTGTAAGTAATTTAACATCTGATTCACTCTTATCTTCATTTGTATCACTATTGTCGTCATTATTATCAAAATAAACACCTTCACATTTTTTTTTGTGTCTCCATAATCCAGATTTATCCTTATACGTTTTTCCACATTCACAATTAAACAAATTGGAACTTTTTGGAACCTTTTGGTTGAAAAAGGTTGACGCCTCACCTAAATTATGTTTATCGGTTGTCAAGTGTCTATCATATTGACTTTTTCGTGACGTATAGTAGTCACACTTAGAACAGCAAAACTTATCGGAACCTTTTGGAACTTTTTCAGTTGACATTCGTTGATATATAATCAACCGAAAAAAGTTCCTAAATACTTTTCAATATAAATAGAAAAATTTTATCGTAACAAATTGAAAATTATTTTTTTGGTGACCAGACCATAATTTTCAATTATGCAGTCAAAACATGTTATTTCGAGTAAAGTATTTTAGGTTTTCAAAAATGGACAAAAAAAATGTCCAAAATTGAGTTTCCCAAAATACTTTCCCCAAAACAACATGTTTCTTTCTACATGTGTATGGATTTTTTACCATCTATTTTTCTTAAAAACTCTACACGGTTGTAGTATTTTTGCTATTTTACGGGTCTTTGTCAACCATTACCTCTTTCGAGACCTTCCTAATGATTTTCTCTTCCTTCTCAAAATCATTGTCACCTCTTCCACCCATGGCTTCCATGATAATTTTACTATATTGGTCGGAGTAGCGAGAAGTGCTTTTAGTACAATCTGGATGTGCTTCTTTGAACTTTGGCAGCATTCGTGCGTTTTTATCCGCAACCTTTCTTACCATTTTATGCATTTTCTTTTGTTCATCATCCTTTTCCCATGTATCTTCATCTTTAATATACATGGTTTCTCTCTTTTTATCTGTACAATGAACCGGTCTCTGAGTAACATCAAGGTCTTTCAAGTTCTTTACAATAATATTGGAAATTCCTTCCACATAACCTACTTCGCCGACTCTCTCCAGGTCGGACAATTGAAGCTTTATAGATTCAACAAAATCCGTGATATTCATCGCATCTTTACACGTTTCGTTCAAGAAAAAATTAAGATTAAATGCCTTATTATGTGAGTTTGTATGAGTTGTAGTGTTATGGGTTCCATTTTCTATAACCTTCATCATCATACTTGACTGTTCCATCATAATAGTTTTAAAATCAGATGTTTCTTTTATTAGTTCTGAATTTTGTTTTATAAGCATCAGTATAAGCTGGTCTTTATCTCCTGTTTCAGCATCTATATCGCCATTATCGTCATTATTCTCGAAATGAACACTTTCACATTTTTTTTTGTGTCTCCATAATCCAGCTCTATCCTTAAAATCTTTACTACAATTTTGACAGTGATAATTTTTGCTTAAAATTTGCTTAATTTCGTTGTCATTCGTTGTTAAAACGTTATTTTTGTGTTTATTCGAGTGGTTGTGTGTATCAAAATTACTTTTACGACACGTTCCATAGTCACAAATTGAACAGTAATATTTGTTGCTTAAAAATTGCTTAATTTCGTTGTCAATCGTTGTCATACAATAACAACAGAAATTAAGTTTATATACTTTTCATAAAAAAGAATAAAAAATTATCGTCACAAATTTTGAGGTATTTTTTTGGTGACCACACCATAAAATTCAATTATGCAGTCAAAACATGTTATTTCTAGTAAAGTATTTTAGGTTTTCAAAAATGGACAAAAAAAATGTCCAAAATTGACTTTTCCAAAATACTTTCCCCAAAATAACATGTTTCGTTCTACATGTGTAGGGAATTTATTTTGCGCGTTTTTCTTAAAAATCCTACACGGTTGTAGGAAAATAGACCTAAAATCACGGAGTATTTGACGTATATTCGCAGACACTACAGTATTTTATATTGATACTTCTATCAGGCGAAACATCTATCGTATCTTCGACGAAAACGTGGCAGCATAAACCGTAAATTTTATTGGTACATTGTGTTCTTAAAGATTCTATGGCCAGCTTTCGCTCGAAAAAAAAATGTTTGTTACATTTTATATCAATATATTCGTCGCTAATTTCACATATATCATGCTCTGAATCGTTCATATCTTCAAAGGAGCATATTATACTTTCAATATGATCTAAAATTTTATCGTAAGATCTTCTACAAATTAAATAATAATCCAAACTCATTACTTAATTTACTCGTGTTAAATTTTTAAATAGGTTCTACAAATGTTTACAATTATGTAAGTCCGTTGTTTAATTATACAAACTACGCCAAGTTTCTAGACCATCCGTATCACGCTTGATTAGCTTATCAACAATTTCCTTTGTGACGGCATATGGAAATTCCACTTTCAATGACATTTCACCCTCAAACAAATTCGTTCCAGGTCGCATCAATCTATAAAGATTCAACTTGGTATAAATAATCTCCAAACAGCGCTTCAAATTTCTTACACCGTCCTCTTTATTACAGTGCGTATCGATAATATGACTGAGCACATCATTTGGAATACTAATCTCATCAGTTGTAAATCTAACTTGCTCGCGAATTTTAGGTAGCAAATAATTATTACTGATCACCGTCTTTTCCTTTGGACTGTAACCCTTTGTTTTGATTCTATACATTCTATCTTTTAAAATAGGATTCACCTTATTCTCGTCATTGTAACTGAAGATGAATAAACATTTGCTCAAATCAAAGTTAATCTCCGCGAAATATTTGTCGTGAAATTGAGAATTTTGAGAAGTGTCTGTTAGATGTGTTAGAATGCCTGCGATTTCTTCGCCTCTAGGGGTATCACTGATCTTGTCGAGCTCATCAAAGTAAATGACTGGGTTCATACATTTACTATCAATTAGAATCTGAACGATTTTACCCCAAGTGCTGCCCTCATACGTATATCCGTGGCCGTCCAAGAAGCTACTATCGGTGGCACCTCCTAGAGCAATAAACGCGAATGGTCTGTTTAGAATTTTACTAATTCCTTCCTTTACCAAACTTGTCTTACCTGTTCCGGGGGGTCCGTGAATCGCAATAGCCGTTCCAATCGCCTTTGGATTGGTCAATAGCTGACCCAACATTTGCATAATTTGCATCTTTGCGTCATTCAAACCATACACGGCCTGGTCCAACGTTTTTTGAGCATTTTCCATAAAGTCGTGGCACTTATCGACGCCATCTTCGATACTAATTGGTAATCCATCGTGCTTGTTAAATGGAATGCGCATAAACGTATCAACCCAATTTTTACTTTTATAAAACTCACCGCTTCCAGGCTCCATATATTTAAGTGAGTTGATCTTCTTCATTGCGGCGGATTTGAATTCGACAGGAATTGTGGATTCGAGCAAAGTCATTCGATAGGGCTTTTCAATTCGCGTAATCTTGTTGATCTCCCTCGCTTCCTTGATGATCTTCTTTTGTTGCTCTACCTCTAACTTTTCGTAGAATGAGAAGTCGTTCATCGTGTTCTTGTCTTTTATAATCCGCTTGAAAATTCGCATATTTTTATCTTTCTGCTTGGTTTCCTTCTTTTCTAATCTCACCTTTTGGGTTTTAATTTCATCCTCGTAGACAGAGATACATTTTTTAATAGATTTATCAGTTGGATTTGCCTCCAAGAGTTTTCTTAGTTGTTGAAGAGTATCGGTTTGACTAGGGGAAGCTTCAGATGGAGTTATAGTTGCGGTAGAATTGCTCTTAACAGAAGTCTTTTTTGACCTTTTAATTACAATATTCTCCTCTTCATCAGATTCGTCCTCTTCTTCAGATTCTTCATCATCGTCGGATTCATCGGTTGAGACCTCTTCATCTTCATCTTCGGTAACATCATCCTCATCGTCTTCGTCTTCATAGTCAGAGTCGCAATCCTCCCACTCATCTTCAGTTTCATCCATACCACCAATCGTAAATATAATATTCAAATTTTTATTCTTAACGGGCTCGTCATCTTCGTCTTCGTCATATTCCTCTTCCTCATCATCAGAGTCCTCTATAACTCTCTTTGACTTCTTAGCCTTTTTACCTTTCTTTGTCTTCTTACTCTTTCTACGAACCACTTCATCAGAATCTTCCTCGTCGGATTCCGTGTCGCAAATATCCTCTTCGTCCTCATCTTCGTCATCTTCATACTTATTTTTATTATTTTTAGATTTAGCAGAACCCTTCTTTGTGGGAGACGGCTCATCGTCAAATTCCTCAGCGGCCTTCTTCAATTTCTCACCTGCCTTAATTTTATTACTGAGATGTTTAGACGGAAATATTTGTGAAAGGAATTTACGATATTCATGAACGTCCATTTCGTCATCATCTGAATTACTCTCATCCCCGTCATCACTATCAGAATCTGCAACCTGCTTTTTCTTAGTCGCCATTTCAATACGCTTTGAACGGCGATATTCGGGTTTATTTGATTTAATTTTGCTGTCACGCGCCATTTCTATTCTCTGTATGCTGTAATTATTTATGTTTAAATTAAAATCAATTTTATTTTATAAAATAAATATTGATAAACTCAGCCGTAAAGAAATATTAAGTTATTAAACCTTTTCTCATTTCACTTCGTAATAAACGCACATTATCAACGAAAATAAGTTAAAGATATATTATGTAATATAATAAAATGTATAAGTCTATTAATTTTTTAATACGAAATCGAAAATTATCTACTGAAAGATTTTTCATAAGGAATAAAGAATTCCCTATTTGTTCTAATTGTTTACATTTTATCGAACCTACAAATACAAATCCATATGATGGTTATAGATGTAAAAAATTTGGTGAGATGAATTTGGTTACTGGTGCAATTAAATATGATTTAGCTGCGGTTTGTAGATTAGATAAATATGTGTGTGGAGAAGAAGGTTCACAATATATTGCTAAAAATCAATCTTGATATATTTATTTTATTATAGTTGATAATGGGTGTTTATTACGAAGTGCAATGAGAAAAGGTGTAAAACAAATCATCATCATAATTATTTGCATACAATGTGTGAAAATAAAAACGCAAAAAGAATGTCACTCTTTAAAATAAAATTGAGACTAAAAAACAATATAAATCTATTATATTATATAAGAGAAGATGTCCAAACTAACAAGTTCCAGCAATATGTCGATAAACTGTTCAAAGGTAATTGGCATCCAATTTAGTATCATGTCGCCGGAGGAAATTAGAAAGGCGTCCGTTGCTGAAATCACCAGCAGAGATACATATATAAATAATAAGCCAGTGATTGGAGGGCTATTTGATCCTAGAATGGGAGTTTTAGAACCTGGTCTAATATGTCCCACAGATGGATTGGATTATATGCAAACACCCGGTTATGCGGGGCATATTGAATTAGCCCGTCCCGTGTTTTATATTCAATATTTAACTACAATACAAAAATGTTTAAGATGTGTTTGCTTCAAGTGTAGCAAACTCTTAATCAGCAAGGAGAAATATAAGCAGGCTTTGAAAATGCAGGGAGAGGCCAGATGGAAATATGTGTTTTCCTTGTGCAGTAAAGTTAAGCGATGCGGTGATGACAGTGAGGACGGTTGTGGAACATTACAACCAAATAAAATTAGAAAAGAGGGCCTTGCTACTATATTTGCCGAATGGAAGAACGACAATGCCGAAGCAGAGCCAATTATTATTAAAGTAACCCCAGAAATTGTGTTGAAAAATTTCAAGCGCATCTCGGATGATGATGTTAGTTTTATGGGATTTAGCCCGGTTTACTCGAGACCTGATTGGATGGTTTGTCAAGTAATGTCGGTGCCGCCGCCATCGGTTAGACCGTCCGTTAAGCACGATGCTCAACAGCGCTCCGAAGACGATCTAAGTCACATATTGGTAAATATTATCAAAACGAACAAAACGCTACAGGATAAAATTCAAAACAACGCGCAGGCAAACGTTATTGACGATTGGACGACAGTTTTACAATATTACGTTGCTACGCAGGTTGATAATAATATTCCAGGCGTCGCGTCAGTTGCTCAGCGTTCAGGTAGACCTTTAAAATCGATCAAGGATAGATTGAATGGAAAGGGTGGACGTATGAGAGGTAATTTGATGGCGAAGCGTGTTGATTTTAGTGCTCGTTCAGTAATTACTGCCGATCCAAATATCTCAATTCGCGAATTAGGTATTCCGATGAAGATCGCCAAGAATATTACCAAACCGGTTACCGTGAACAAAATAAACAAGGCGTTCTTAACCAAGCTGATTCAAAATGGACCTGAACAATGGCCCGGCGCAAAGATGCTAGAGAAAAATAATGGTGAAGTGATCACTTTGCGATACTATTTGGATAGAAACTCTATTATCTTAGAAGATGGCGATATTGTTCATCGTCATATGATGGACGGTGACGCGATTCTATTCAATCGTCAACCAACTCTTCATAGAATGAGTATGATGTGTCATATCGCACGTATTATGAAGCGAGGTGATACTTTTAGAATGAACGTTGCAGACACTAAACCATACAATGCCGATTTCGATAAACACACATTTTGTTACCATAAATGCTCTGTCGAAAACAGGAGGCGCTAAAAACGTGTAACCTCCTAGTCAAATGATTCAAAATATAAAACAATATAAAAATAAAATATTAATATATAGAAATGGAACCATCAAAATACCAACAACTATCAAACAAAATTCTTGACGATTCGTCCGAAAGATATTGTGAAATATATAAAATTACAAACCTATCTAATGGCAAGATATATGTGGGACAGTCCGTTTCTCACATATTAAACCATAAAAGATATAGACCATATGGACACCATGGAAGATTTAGATGTCACATTTCAGAGGCCTTCTCAACAAAAAAGAACCAATCGCACTATTTAAACAACGCTATAAGAAAATATGGTGTTGCTGATTTTGAAGTTGATTTAATAGAACGTTGTGAAATAGAAAAAGCCGATGAACGAGAAATACATTACATCAAAGAGTTTAATAGTTTATTTCCCAACGGGTATAATCTAAAGAACGGTGGAGGCGTATTTACTCACAGTGACGAAAGCAAAAAGAGGTTGTCTAATGGTGTGGTTAATTATTTCAAGGATAAAAAAGCCGAAAGATTTAAAGGTGTCGACAAAATTGACGATGATATTGAAAAATACATAAGACCTTTAAATAGAAATAACGAACAATATGGTTGGTATGTTTACATTGAAAAATGTAAAGCAGATTTTGGTGGAGTTCACATTCCTTTAGAAAAAAGTAGAAAAGATGCAATAGAATTTATTAATAATTTAAAGAATCATTTGGCGAAACACCCTGATGCGGGAAACCCCTTAGAGTCTTCAACTACCACCTCTTAATGGAAACATTTTGAGGGAACTCGGTTAATAGCCGAACCCAGCGGTAATAATGTTGAAGAATTGGGCAATCCGCAGTGTTACTTCCTAAGGTCGCTTGGTAGACTACTGGAGGGCACTCAGAGACTGCACCGGTGTTGGTGAGCGATGAAGGAATAACCACCCTGAGCTTGCTTAAGATACAGTCCGACCCCCTTGGAAACATGGGGGACACGTCGGGAGACGAGATGAATTTACATATGCCTCAGGATCCAGAATCTGAGGCAGAATTGAGAAATTTGGCGGCAGTCCCATATCAGATTGTCAGCCCTGCAAATAATGGGTCCATTATTGGTATTTATCAAGACTCTATGCTTGGTTCATACCAATTCACCAGACCAAATATTCGTTTTAGTCCACGAGACGCGATGAATATTCTGATGATGTTTAATGGCGTAAACGAGAAACAATTACTAGATGATGTGAAGAAGGACGGCGGAATTACAAACTTTGACATTTTGAGTCAGATAATGCCTCCTCTTTCGATGAAATATAAGACAAAGGCGTTCAAGGAGGAGGACGACGCAAAAACATCAAATGCGATTATTGAAATCCGCAATGGTGCTTATATTCGCGGACAAATGGACAAGAGTGTTATGGGCGCGAGAACTAAGGGTTTACTCCAGCGCGTGTGTAACGACTTTGGTAATATGGCATCCGCGAAATTTATTGACGACCTACAAAATGTCGTAACTGAGTATATGAAGTCAAGTGCCTTCAGTGTTGGTGTTAGCGATTTGATTTCCAACCAAAAGACAAATGATGAGATTATTCAGGTAATTACAAAGAAAAAGACGGATGTGAAAAATTTGATTAACCAAGTTCAAATCGGCATCTTTGAAAATAATACGGGTAAAACCAATGAAGAAGAGTTTGAAACTCAAGTAAATAGTATTCTTAATCAAGCTACGTCAGAAGCGGGCAAGATTGGTCTTAAGAGTTTGGGCAAGGACAATAGATTTGTAATCATGGTAAATGCGGGATCTAAAGGTTCAGATTTGAACATCTCGCAAATGATTTCTTGTCTTGGTCAGCAGAACGTAGATGGTAAGCGTATCCCATACGGTTTTGAAAACAGAACACTACCACACTTTACTAAATACGACGACTCTCCAAGCGCCCGCGGATTTGTAGAGAGTTCTTATATCAACGGTCTATCGCCTCAGGAATTATTCTTCCACGCAATGGGTGGTCGTGTAGGTCTTATCGATACTGCTGTAAAAACATCTACTACTGGTTATATTCAAAGACGATTGATCAAGGGTCTAGAAGATCTTATGGTTAGCTACGATATGACTGTTAGAACCAATAAAAATAAGCTTGTCCAGTTTGCGTATGGAGATGATAATATCGACACCACCAAGGTCGAAGATCAAGCTATTCCAATTGTGTCAATGAGCACTCAGGATATTTATGCGCATTATCTTATTCCCGAAGAAAACGGAAAGGTTAAGACGCTAAGCAATATATTCTTGAAGAATGTTCTAACTAGACACAAGAAGCAGACAAAAGAGTTTCTTGATAAAACGCAGACGTATATTGACAGTATGATTACGGCAAGAGAGCAGATCATTAAAAACGTCTTCAAAAATAAGGGTGACTCGTCTGTAAATATTCCTGTTGCGTTCTACTACATAATCAACAATATTCAAGGACAGTGTAATATTACGATGTCGTCCTTAGTTGATATTACATTCTTAGAGGCTCTAGAAATGATCGAAAACTGCTACAGTAATCTAGAAAAAATCTATTATGCGCCGCCTACAAAACTGTTCAAGACAATGTTCTTCTTCTATTTATCGCCAAAAGATTTGTTAGTTGTAAAGAGGTTTAATCGCGCGGCCCTAACATTGCTTCTTGATACGATTACACTTGATTATAAGCGATCAATCGTTGCGCCTGGAGAAATGGTTGGTATGATTGCGGGTCAAAGTATCGGTGAGGTCTCTACACAGATGACTCTAAACACATTCCATTTTGCGGGTGTTGCGTCCAAGTCGAACGTTACTCGTGGTGTGCCAAGAATTGAAGAAATATTGTCATTGTCAAGTGAGATTAAAAATCCATCGCTCAGTATATATCTCAAACCGGAAGATGAAAGACAAAAGGACAAGGCACATACCATTATGTATATGTTGGAACATACTAGATTGGAAGACGTTGTGAAATCAATTGAAGTATGTTTCGATCCTGATGATCTTAACACGCTAATTAATGAAGATAAAGACACGATTGAACAATATAGGGTTTTCGAAAACATGGTTACAGAATGTTCTGAAGGCTCGCTTCAAACGGACGAAAATGAAAAGTCCAAGTGGATTATCAGAATGGTTATGGATCCGGAGGTAATGCTTGAGAAAAATATTACGATGGATGATGTAAACTTCACATTAAAGAATTGTTTCGATGAGCAAATCCAGTGTGTTTATTCTGATTTCAACTCTGACAAACTAATATTTAGAATTAGAATGAATGAGGTGCTAAAGTCGGGTGGAGGACGAGGCGGTCAAAAGAAGGCAAAGGTGAATCCCCTTGACCAATCTGACCAAATCTACCTCTTGAAAAATTTCCAGGATCAACTCCTACAGAATGTCGTGTTGAGAGGCACAAAAGGGATCAACAAGGTCGTTCTTAGAAAGATTATTGATAATATGGTCGAACAGAATGGAGTATATAAAAAGCAGGAAATTTGGGTTCTTGATACCATTGGAACAAATTTGTTGGCCGTTCTCGGACTAGATTTTATCGACAACAAAAGAACCGTTAGTAATGATATTGTCGAGATATACAATGTTCTTGGTATTGAAGCCGCAAGACAGGCGATTTACAACGAGTTAGTTGAGGTTGTAGAATTTGATGGAACATATATTAACTTTCATAACTACAGCGTGTTAGTTGATAGAATGACATACACAGAAAAGCTGATTTCAATCTTCAGACACGGTATTAATAATGATAACATTGGTCCTATCGCGAAGGCATCCTTTGAGGAGACGCCTGAGATGTTCTTGAGAGCAGCTAGACACGCGGAGTTAGATACGATGCGTGGAATTTCAGCAAATGTAATGTGTGGTCAAGAAGGATTATTTGGAACCGCAGCATTTCAAGTGGTATTAGATATCGAGGAGCTTCAGAAACTAGAGGCAGCCAGCGAATATAGACCAATGAATGCCGATGACGAATTAGATAAATTCTTTGGAACTGTCACAGATCCGGATGACCCGTGTGGCACGAATAAAATTTCCATCCAAACCAACGTCAACACGATCAAAGGTGAAGATATGGGTGGTGACAATACATATAATCCTGGATTCTAAAAATATTCAACCCCCACATAAAAAAATTAAATTTATAGTTAATATAATATATTAAATATAAGCTATGATATTACACAAGCACTCCCAATGATAACATACAATTTGATTATAAAGAATATCGCTCACACCGATATCGATTTTTTTTCACCCGACTACAGGGCATCCGTTGTCGACCCATTTATCAGGTTAGCATTTAGTATTATACAGGGTGTAAACTTGACAACTGCTGCTAAATATAAATTTTTTTATGATACTTTAAACGGGTTTTTAATCAAGGGTCACGAAACAGAATTTATTAATTATTTTTGTAAAATACAAAAAACATATAACATACTGAACCGGGTTGTATTTAATTACAAGTTCAAGAAAGCAAAGATCGTCACAGATACAGATATGTTTCTGAACAAGTTACATATTAATGACAAAAATATTATATGCATATTTCAAGACAACTCAAAATATCTGTTTAATATTAATGATTTAATTAGAATTAGTTATACCTCACTGACGAATGCTTACATGTTTTTTTCAGAACCGCTGCCTATTAAAAACCCATACAATAATATCCCTTTTAAAAAATCGGATTTATACAACATTTATTTTTTCATTCGACATAAAACGAATCTGTATCCTGATTTATATTTTCATTTTTTTAATTGTGATTTTAACCTTTCTATTTTTAAATATAAACACGAGTATATATTGAGAGACTACTCTATCCGCAATTATGTTTACACAAATTCGGCAGACACGCTTGTTCCTGAAATAATGAAGATGATCAAATATTACAACAATTATTGTATAAAAGGTAGCATAAAAAATAAGATAGCAATTGATGAAGAGTTTCCGGAAGATGTTCTAGTTAAAATTTTTAAGCCGTATCTTTTGTTGTATTTGACGTCCAACTACGCGTTTGTAGGTTTCATCAGGCAGCAAAATCGGGTATCTTTTATACGTAATATGCATCGGTTCTATAAATTTAACCCGAATTTTGGAAGAAAAGTTGTAAGAATACAGTATAAACCAGGTGCAAAATTTGGTAGGAAAATATGTGGAAAAAGAGTTGAGTTTAAAGATGCCCATATTAAATTTAACGAGATAGATAAACAAAACGCCAAATTTTTATTAGATCATTTGGAATATGAAGATCTTCACGCCGGCGAGATAACATCATTAATTCAAAATGAACACATATTTAATTATGATACGGATGAGGAAAATGTGGTGGAAAATGAGGAAGAACACGAAGAAGAGGAAGAAGAGGAAGAAGAGGAAGAAGAACACGAAGAAGAAAATGTGATCATACTAGGCATCATAAATGAAAATGGCATAGTAGATCTCGTAAATGATAACGCAAATGATAACGCAAATGAAAGTGATACCGAGAGCGAAGAGGAAGCATTTGTAAATAACGATGAATACGAGATGTCAGAAGACGATTCAGTAAGTTAAATTATGTAATTGTGTAATTGAATAATTTAACGATTTATTTTGTTTTATTTTTCGCGGTTTTTTTGTTTCCGCCTCTTACGAGCACCTTCTTCCTAGTACGTTTTTTCTTGGCAGGAACAAGAATCTCTTCTGCTGAGATTGGCGAGTCTGATTCAATAACTAATTTGCCCTTCCTTTTGGGCTGTTCGTCAGGCGTGTCATCAATAATAAGGCCTGCCGGTTTTCTCTTTTCATAATTTGTTTTTGTTGGTTTTTCAAATGTTTCCAAATATTCTGAAATGGCAACCTTATTATTTATAGCAGATCTAATATTCCCTAGACATTCTTCATTTAATTTATTGATGGAGATAAATACATCTTTGGTGTCTGATTGGACTAGTCTGTAGACTGGAATATTTTGTGGTCTAAATCCAGGTAATATAATGAAGGCGAAATTATCTTCAGTATCTCCATATCCAACAAATTCGTGCATTTCGTATTTAGTCTGTAAAATCCATTTTTGACATATGAAGATGGTTGGGATTTTATATTTCAAAACCAGAAGCCACAAATCTAATGTTGTCAAAAAGTAGTTATCAGTGTATATAAAACTTGCGAATGAAAGCGTTTGGGCGCGAACTTGGTCCCCAAGAGTCTTTTTCCCCTCTATGCTTAGAATATCAACAATTTTATCGTGGTGTTTAGTGAGATGAGGCTTGTATTCTTCAAACAATATGTTCTTTATTTCATTCACTGATAATTTTGAGCCTGTTTTTCTCTCTATTAAATCGATGATAATGGTAAACGAGCACGGTATCGTCTTGCTATATTCAATTTCTGAGTAGTCGCTTGGAAAACACTTTTTCCATATACTGGAACTAATATGTGGTTTTGTAACCTTTTCGCAAATTTGTTTATTATCTCGATCAACGATGGCGTGGTCCAGCGATGGAATAATATTCTCGTATACCTGAGTCAATCGAGGGTTTGCTTCATCGTAAGAAATGTATTGTATATACTTGTTAGTTACTGCCGGAGTTAAAACGTCAAAATATTGCGTTAACAACGACTGAATTAGTATAATCTCGTCATCTTTTAAATTGTAACCGACGTTGCCGAAGGATAAATATGATTTGGGTTGAAACACAAATGATTTAATTCTACTATATCGAATAACTTCGTCTGCCATTCTAGCATAATAATTTGTTTCGTTGGCGTTATTTGTAATAATATTTTTATTTGGTAGAATTAGGTTACAACTATCCTGCTCAGTAACGCATAAATTCGGTGTATCTGAGCAGGCTGCCGCATCCTTGACAACACACGCCGAAACATTATCAATTAACTTATAAAAGTTTTCGTCTCCTGTAAACTGTATTTTATCCTTTACTAGTTCGCGTAACAAGCCAATCACATTTTTTAATTTTTCAGTATATATAATATACTCCTTTGCTAATTCCTCCTCAATTTTCAATCGAATCTTCGCATTTTCGTAATTATTTACTAGAATTCGAATCGTATTTCTAAAGACATTATAGAAGCTCGTTTCAAGACGAATCTTTTTAATGTATTCAACACGCTCAGTGTCAACGTCTTTTTGTGTTGTAATTGCGATTTCGCTCGCTACCATTGGGGTTGATTTTACATTAACAATATAGTTATCATTATCAATAGATGGTATGTCCAACCCAGATTCAATTTCATCAGGGCGAATTGGCTGAGATAATTGTATAAATTGGTTCGTATCTGTTAAAATTCCCACAACGTGTTCATCTTCGATAACCTTAAAGGCCGGTTTACACGGAATATCTGGATTCTCTCTGCGTTTTCCGCTTCTCTTGGATAATTTATTTAAAAATTGCACTGTGGTTGTATATGTATTCCATAGTGTCAAGTCTGTCATAAATACGACATCAACATCCTTCTTTATATCTTCGAGAGAAGATGGATAACAGGGGACAAATCCACTTCGTTCGGTTGGTGGAGGTTCTTCCGCAATAACGCCGATCACCTTGTTACCAAAATTTAGAACGTATTTTTTGATTGTATACTCATATTTGTCTAGCTTTTGAACCAAGTCATAAAGAATTGGTGCGCGCTTTGATTTATAGACATTCGGCATGCTATCTAATGGCCTACATACAGTATTGAAGAATGGTTTAATTATTTCCTTGAATACAGCTCTCATTGTTTTTGAAAGAGTGGGGTCCATTTCTTTAAATTCCTTGATGATCGAAATTTTGTTATTATGTGTCGTATACGAATATATGGGTTCGTAATATCCGTCTTCCTTCATTAAAATAATAGTGGGCTTTCTAGCCTGATAAAACTCGCTTGAATAATGGTTTGTTGGGCATAATAGACTGACGTTATTTGTGATGTCATCCTTCGGGATTTGAAATATCACGAGATTCACTCCAGTAGGGAAGAGATATTTATTTGGCATACTTATTATGTCCCACAAATAGGTATGGTCAATGATAATATCATCGTCGCTTAAAAAACTATTAAAGTTTTCATACGCGGATATTACCTTTGAATAATATGCCTTGTCTTCGGGTTTGTTCATATCAAGTCTGGAGAAGAGCACAGTATTCTTATATTTATCGACATCAACTGTTTTCTCTGGGTCGTAAAAGTCTATTACCAAGTTACCGTTTTGATATTTTGTAAATAAATCAACATTAATTGCTCTCAATATGCGTTGTCTGAATTCCTTGATACTCAATATCCTTGTTTCATTCTTTGTGTTATCCTTCTCATTTATAACTCGTTTGCCAAAGAAAATTGCGTCTGAAATGCACGCAAGAAAAGACTGTTTATTATTGACTTCTACACCGTGTCGCAATAAGCAGGGATGATCTTCCTTGAGATTCGTATTAGTTTTACTAATTTGGCAATCCGCATTGACCTCGTGGAGCATTGTTTGTATTTCAGGGGGCAAATATCCCCATCTACCAGGATCAAGTGGGAATTTATCGGGACCTTTTATGTATTCATCTTCAGCCTTGTTTGCGACATTTTTTGGTGCGGGCTCTTTTGTTTTATTACCCAAGCATTTACTGTTTTCCTTTATTCTGCCCTCGGTATTATACTTTTCAAAGCAACACGGCACGCAAAGATCCTTTGGATGTGAATCAGGTATTAACCCAGGATATTTTTTATAGTCTTTCTTACCGGGTTTTGGTGTATAAAATTCGTAAACATAATATCCGGGTTTTACCTGTTTCTCACCTTTGGGCAAAACCTTTCCACACGTAGGGTGGACTAATTCTTTCTTTCCATCTTCTCCGATAACCTCTTTCAAATCATTTGGGTCAACAAATGTATTGGTTTTCAAACACCAAAAACGCGGACATATATAATTAAATTGATGTTTTTCATCAGAACCATATTTGATGACATCTTCTGGTCGTAAGAACTTTGGGTGATCCTTGTTAATTTTGTCGAGTTGACTGTCAGTTAAAATAACAGGTTGTCTTCTCATATTTGAACTACAAGTTCTGGGGTATGAATTGAATTGTGGAGTGTCCTCTTTTAAAATTAATATGGGGTCCTTTTTCTCTATCAATGTTTGGAAGTAATATGGTTTGTTAAGTTTCATCCCATCAATATTTCTAACGATATCCTCCTCTTCCTCTTCTGATTCTGATTCTGGTTCTGGTTCGGATTTTGCGTCTTTTTCCTCTTCCGGTTCCTCTAGAACAACTTTCTCAGAAGCAATAGATTCGTCGGCGTAATCAGACTTTGCCTCTACATCCGGCTTTTCTGAAGGTTTTATAGTTTCAACCAACTTTTCTGAAGATTTCGATTCTTCGACTGGTTTCACAGTTTCAACCGACTTTTCAGAAGGCATTGATTTTTCAACTGGTTTCACAGTTTCAGCCGATTCTTCAGAAGGTATTGATTTTTCATCTGATTTTTCTTCTTCAGAAGGTATTGATTTTTCAGATGACACTGATTTTTCAGATGACACTGATTTTTCATCTGATTTTGCCGCAGCTTCAGAAGATATAGACTTTTCTGAAGAGTCAGAGCTCATATTTAATTTTTGAGACGGCGCCGGAGGTTCTTCCTTGGATTCGCTCGAAATGTCGCTCGAAATGGACGATTCTGACCCAGTCTGACCACCTTCATACGAATCTATTTGATCTTCGTCGTCATCATCATAAAACAAACTAAGAGCACCCTTGGGTTTATTCACGTCTACTGTTTTAAATTTAGTATATTGAACTTCTTCATCATCTGAATCCAATGAAGGAACTACTGACTTAGACACAGATTCTTCGACAGGCGAAATAATATCTTCAACTATTATCTCTCCCTTCGCGCCGGCAGCACATAAATCATTTATTTCTTTTGTGGGATATTTGGTGCTCTTCTTTTCCTGTGTCAAACGAACCATTGTATCCAAGTAAATTGGTAAGGTTTGTAGGTAATTAATATTATTTATGTTTTCAGTAGCAATTGTGACAACTCCAGTTTCCTTATCAAGAGAGATTTCGGTTTTAAACCCAGGACTGTTTTTAATTTTAATATCAGATTTTCTAACTCCTCTTTCGACCTCGAGTTCATTCGCAATTTTGCGCACCATTTCTACCGCTTGCTGGCGATCTAATTCTTCCGGGAAGTTTTCCAAGAGAGATTCTATAATCTGGTCTCCTCTGAGCCCCTGATCGGCCTTTTCCAAAATGAAGGCCTCTATGCTATTAAATTTACTATAATTTGAGACACGTTTGAATCGTAAATTGATTTTGCCATCTTTAAACGCATTCGTTTCGTTAATAAATACGCTTGATAGACAACCCTTGTATGCGTCAATATCAAGCGGCTTGTTGATTTTAATTTGTGTTTCATATGTAAGTTGTTTAATTTCAACATTCGCATCATTTAAACTGGTGAATAAGTTTAATTTATATCCACTTTGTTCTAAAAACCCCTTAATTTGACTAATAATAGGATTAATGGTCGCTTTAAATATGGTGTCAATATCATCAATTTCAACAACAGTTTTAAATTCTGAACTAACCGTAATAAAGCCCTCTTCGTCAAACTCGCAAATCACCGAGTCAGTTGTATCGGCAGACTCAGATTCAATATAAACCGCAACGGATTTGTTTCGCGCAATCGTTTTAATTAGCTTGAAAATAGTTGTCTTTTTAAGAAGCGGAATTTTTCTGCCATCTGTTGCGAGTTTGTCCGTAAATAGACGATATACGTTTTCTTGTCTTGCCGATGGGTTGTATTTAATTAGTGGACTATTTTGTGTAGCATGAATGATCTTAAATATAATTTCAAGTGGGATTTTAATGCTGAAATCGGGTCTTAGTACAGCCTTGATATATTTTATGCCTTTAGCAACGTAATTTAACTCGGTTGTTTTCAGCATAAACACATCGTAAAACATATCAATCGTTTTAAATGCGGTGAATGTCTTTTTATCCAATAACTTTTTTGTATTTTCAACTAAAGTGACTCTTTTATCATCCAAATCATCAATGCTGTTAATATTTTTATTATATAATGTTGGGTAGTAGATTTTAATAGTTGTTTCCACTGATAGCCCCTTTTGGTCAACATAAGAGAGAACATCCTCCGCAAGGCATAAATAAATACTGTTGTCAATTATATTACCGCTATTCAATAACAAATGACTATTCAATGTTGTTAGCGATTTACGTGCGGATTTTTCAAAGAACTTGTCATACTCTGTAACATCATAAGGGTCGCATACAAAAGGGTATTCATTTTCGACTATAAAAAATTTTTGACCTAAAACCTTGTTTAAAATGTAGTTTTTATTATCAAAACTCATTTCAAAAATATCATCAAACGTGTATACGTCTTTTTCAACCGGTTTTTCAAAAAGAGCACCCTTTTCATCGCTAACAATATTTGAAATAAACTGATCTAATCTGACTTGTGTTAACGGAAGTTTGCTGTTTTGCGTGAGCGATTCATACACAGAGACAGCATTCAATGTTTCTATTTTTTGACAATATAGATATATCTCGTCTAACGAAATCTCTCGTTTAAGTTCGTTAAGTATTTTAAGTTTAATTGTTCCAATTGAATCGTCGAAATGAATTTGTTGCTCGGAAAATTTTACTGTAATTTTATCTGTTTTGATTTGTTCATTTTCGCGATCAGTAAAAATTTTGCCAAATAATTCAGTTTCAGTTTCTTCTGATCGTTTGCCAGTAAATACAAAAATCGTATTTATTCTGCCATTAGCGAATAGTTTAACTTTATATATATTACTAGCTAAAGGTTGTTTTGTTGATAATGACTTTGACATATATATAACGATACTATTATTTTTAATTTGATTATCACTCAAAGATATTTATTAAATACCAAAAGTATATATTTGGTATTTAATATGAATACATATTTGTAGCGATCTCTCTTAACGAAATAACTACATTATATTTTTATTCATATGTGTTGGTAATCCGTGACCAAACAAAATCATATAAATTAGCACAAGTGCCCCAATTAATACACTTCTATCGATTGCCTTCTCGTTGGACTGACTCAACGCAAATTTCATTATAAAATACAAAACAATAGCTATAATTATAGCGTGAACTAACATCATTAATGCGCCTTCCATTGTAATATATATGCACAAAAAAATTATACTAAATCATAATATGGATTATCATTTATATCCATACCGCAATATTGTTGGGGATTTTTCTTGTAATCGATCGGGTCATATATACCGGCTTCTTTTGCGTTTTGTAGCATATATTTAAAATTTTGCCAGAATTCTTGTTTGTGTCCAACAGACTCTGTCATCACATGCGACAATTCGTGTAAAGCAACAAACGTAAGTGTGTTAATATCAATTAGTTTATTTCCCTCTTTTGTTGTATTTAAACAGAATGCTATTTTCTCTCCTTTATTTTCACTGAAGGCAGTTAATTCGCTTGTTGGTAACGTCTCGCTAATAGTTTTTGGATTGAAGCCTTCTACTAGGCGTATAGTGCGCGGATCTTTAGGGTGCTTTTCCTTCATATATGCAACCATATCCTTCATTTTTTGTGTGACCTGTGCTAAAAGGTTGGCTGCGAGCTCTAGTTTCTCTCTTTCACGGACGCAATATCTGTTTCCATCATCGGAAGCAATAATACATTTAAGATTATAGGCGTCAGATTGAAAATATATCATTAGACAAAAGAAAAGAATAAACGCTACAAATATGTAAAAAAATATGCTATGCTTTTCCATAATATATACTATTAAATAAAATTGAAATATAAAAGACTAAATGTATTTAGATTATCGCTAGGAATGAACACTTTAAATTATATCGGTTGTAAACATACGTTACTAAAAACATTATTACACGTGTGTAATGAGAATATAAGTGATATGAAAAGCAAGTCCTTTATGGATTTGTTTGCCGGAACCGGAGTTGTCGGATTTAATATGTTGGATAATTTTAAAACTTGTGACGCAAACGACCTTGAATATTACAGTTATATAATTAATTATGCTCTGTTAAAGTGTAGTTATACTGAAAATATAAAAAACCAAATAATAATCTGTAACCAATTAAATATGGTTGAAGGTTTAATATACGAAAACTTTTCGCCAACTACTGCGTGTGAGAGAATGTTCTTTACAAACAATAATGCTAAAAAGGTGGACGCTATAAGACAACACCTTAGTAGTGTGTTTACATCTGGTGAAATTACAGAAAAAGAATACCATTTCTTGCTAGCTTCATTATTAGTGTCAATCGATAAGGTAGCAAATACATCTTGCGTTTATGGCGCATATCTAAAAGCATTTAAAAAGACCGCTCTAAAAAATGTGATTCTTCAACCCATTCACACGAGAGCTGAAGCAACCGACGCAAATAATGTTTATAATGGACTAGCTGAAAAATTTGCCGCACCTGAAGGTAAATATTATGACGTAATTTATATGGACCCTCCCTACAATCAGCGACAATATAGCGCAAATTATTCGCCGTTAAATTATATTGCTCATTATAACAAAGATATTGTTCTGAAAGGCAAAACGGCCCTAATAGACAATTACAATAAAAGCGATTTTTGTAAAAAAACAGAAGTAAAGAAAGCATTCACCGAGTTAATAAATGGTGTTAAATGTAATCAATTAATTATATCTTACAACAACGAAGGGTTATTATCTACAGAAGAATTTAAAAATATGCTTTTAAAAAGAGGACAAGTCAAATTATATAAAATTCAATACAATAAATTTAAAGCTCAAGCCGGAGTGGAAAAAAAGTTTGTAGAAGAATATTTGTGGGTTGTAGATATTACCAAAAAAGGAGATACTTTCGAAGAAAAAAATATTGAATTGATTAAATAATTCAAGTCTTCTTCTCCAATGTATGCAAATCGATAACTTCAAAATATTCTTCATCGTGACCGTGATGAAAACCATACATTAAATTACCAAGATTCCATCTAAATTTGATATTATCTCTATGATTGTGAACTTGGAATTCTCCCATTGAAAGTCCATTAATTGTTATAGATGAACTTTCATTCCAATTTTTGTTTTTGTTAATATGACTAAATTTAATAATACAATTTTCAAAATCAATATTCTTATTTTTTTTAATTAACCATAAAATATTCTTATGCTCGTTATAATATACAATTGGACTGCTAAATGTGTATTCAAGATATTCAGTTAATAATTTTTCTATGTTTAGTTGAATATATTCCTTGATTTGTTCGTTTGTCGATGAAGTATCCACTCCAAAGTGTTCACAAAATTTCTTTTTACTTGGTTGTCCTATAACCTGAGGGCAAACTTTAAAATCCTTTTTGGTGGTTTTTGCGCTTAATTTGATGTCTAGTGAATCAACTCCCGTAAAATCATATCTTGCGCCATTTTTCGCAGTATGGATCAGCGTATGAGGAAACGCAACCTTTAAATTAGAAATTTTATCTCTAAGCTGTTCTGCCCTTAACATGCTGTATTTAAATTTGCCGTCGTATGGTGTCCCATATAGCAAACATATAGCCATTTCAAAAATCTTACCCAAATCTTCTGTAACAACCATTGGTTTTTTCTCTCCAGAATGTAAATCGATAAGGGTCCCATCGTCCTCTTCTATCAGTAACTTCTTGCTCATTTTAATTATTATGTATTTTAAATACTAATTAAAAAACTTATTCAATTTTATTTGTTTCCGGTAATAAAAATTGAAGACAAATTATTTATAAAATTATCTGTTTATTGTCCGCCCGATCCAATTTCCAAAGGAGGGCGCATAAAATCAGGCTCGATTGTGCTCTGGTTCCAGGGTCCCACTGACAACTGAGGGTTCGGGGGCTCAGAGCGAATCTGGAGGTTGGCGTTTCTTAGACTCTGTCCAATAGTGTCAATGCCGATGTGGTAACCAGCCTTGAGAAGATTCACGTTGGCAAGCTCGCCCTTACCAGAAGGGTTTAATTGGGCCCATTGGGAGTTGGAATCCTTGGGTAAAAGTTCAGCGGGGTTCTGAATATTTGGCTGGGAGCAAGATGACGGGATACCAGGCATACTGGTTTGGACACCATTTGCGGAGGCAAAGACCTCGTTGCCATTAGGGTCAGAGGGACGAATACCTGCGGAAGCCTGCATGTTAGTATTCTTGTACTGTTGTTGCATTTGAGCATTAGACTCGGAGCCGGGCATACCCTTAGCACCTAGGTAGCCTGCGAACATGCTAACACCATATGCTATAATTAATAAAACAATAATGGCTCCAATTCCATAGTCATTCCAGAGTTTCTTCAAAGAGACTGTCATTATATAAAATTAATGATAAAATAATTTTTAGAATACATATTAATTATTCTAAACATTTGTCAATTTGGTTGTAAAACTTAGAGACCATCTAATTCACTTTCAGAAACCTCATCAATTTCTGCGTCAATGTCGCTATCACTGTCATTTAAATTTTCTAACATATAAGTTTTCTTAATATTCTTTGCTTCTAAATAAGCTAGAAGTGCGTTCTTTTTTGCTGTCTTTGCTTTATTTCTAGCTTCCTTATATAATTCAAAATATACCTGATTCGGTTTTTTAAGTTGAATAGTTTCTAAATTATTCTCTAAAGCTAAAGCTAAATCTAAATTATTTATCTCCTTTAATTCGTCCGGGTTTTCCTCAATGTCTGTATCCAAGTTTTCAAATTCCAACTCTACGGAAATATTTTCGGGGTCTTGGGAAAATTCGGATGTTGTCAATATTTGCGCAGATGCAACTCCTTCTAAACCCGCAGAAACATCAGTTTCTTCTAAACTAGTTACAACTGGATCTACAGTTATAAATGAGTCGTTCTCTATATTATCTATAATATTCAAATCCTGTAGCTCGTGTGTTGCGAAGCCTTTTTCTACAGGCGACACCTCTTGTGTTGCAACATATGTTTCTAAAGCCCGCGGTTCATGTACCAAATGGTTAGTAACTTCATTCGGCCTGTTAATTGTTGTTTTTATTAAACAGTTATCAAATAAAGGCTCATCATTTAGCACCATTACCTGCTTAAGATCAATATCAATTTGGAAATTTCTAGATGTAAACTTTATTCCTTGTATTTCTAAAATTGAAATTATATTTGTTCCATCCTTAATATCCTCTGGCGTTAAAGAGACCTCATTTTCATTATAGATCTTAACAAATGGCGTGCTATTATGACTCTTTACATTTGTTCTCACCAAGTAATATTTACCTGACTTGTAA